AGGACGTAATGGCTGTTTTCAACTGGAACTTTACCAAGTTCAAGCTGTGGGCTGTCCTCTACTACCCGACCGTCTACGAAAACGGTGTGGTTAGTTTTTTGCCGGTCGGTATCGATGTGTCTGCAGCTGAGATATCGTTTGGGTTGAACGAGATACCTACCTGCAACTTGAAGCTGGCTATCGGGCGTGAAGCCACAACAGGTACGGTTGCAAGCTTCCACCACATTATTGGCAGCTTGCGAAGCGGTGTGCCGATTCAGGTCTGGTTGGAGGCGATCGAATTCTCTACTTCGGTTGGGCGTCCCCTGGTGAGCTGGCCCGCTGGCCCGTTTGTCATCTTCGAGGGCCTCCTTACCAATCAAGGCTTTCAAAAGCAAAGTTCCTTCCAGGCTGGTGGGGCTGGGTTCGTTGTAACGGTTCAGCACTGGCTCGGGGCATTGAACTTCTCGTCGGCGCTGTCCCAGTCGAGCCATGTCACCAACCCAGCTCACTATTACAACCCAGCTGGACTTATCCTTGGTGCAGGTGCGCAACAACTTGGCGCCACTGCTTTGGTGTCTTCTGCCATGGGAGCTGGCGCGTTTTCTCCCACCATCCTGGAAACAGACATGTGGGCTGGCATCAACGCGGAGCAAGGGATCCTGGGCTTTCTGCGGAAGCTAACTGAACAAGATATGCTTGCGGTTCAAGAGCTCGGCATTCAACCAGGCCAGAGAACCAACTCCGAGGCTCGTGGGGCTCTTTCTCGATTTGAGCCGCTGTTCGAAGACGAATACAACTTCGGTGTTCCTCTGAAACTGCGTCTCGACGATGCCGCCAACGCCGGAGCGATCAGCCGCGCAATCACGGAAGATATAAGCAACGAGACGTTCGATGCTTCCAGTAGTGTGACTATGTGGGATAAGCTAACTTACGAGTTCTCCGGAAGTTTCTTGTTCTCCGTAGTGCCAATGATTGACAGAGCCCTGGTTGTCCCGTTCATCCCGGGTTTAAGGTCTTTCTGGCAGACAGTTTATGCTGAAGACTACGACACGATAACTATCAACGACGCTACTTCTAGGCCGTTACGAGGTATGGGTCTGTTTACAGGCATCGCTTCAGGTGCCGGAGCCTTTGCTCCGGTCAACATGGCCCCGCCGTCTCTGGGTGGTTACTACGAGAACCCCGACTTTCCGACTGGAGTCATACAGTTCAAAAGCGGACCGCCATGGTTGTCCCGGGTTATGGCCAATTCCCTGACCGGTGTGCAATCCGCAAACCCATTCGGTCCTGGTGGCAGTGCGATGTTTCCTGGATCTGGTCCGGCTCCAACGATGTCGAGCGTTGAGGTCGAGCAGGCCCGAGCCAAGAACATGCTCGATGGTTTCGCTCGGGTGATGTACATCAACGAGATACTTCAAACAAGGACCTGCACTGTGACCGGTCGGCCGCGATTCGATATCGCACCCGGCTCGACTGTTCAGGTTATATTGTCGGAAGAGAAGTTCGTTGCGAACTCGCTTGGATTCCTGGCGTCTGTTGCTCCAGTCTATGGGTCGGTTATTCGCTTAACAACGACCTTCGATGCTGAGAGTAACCACGCCGGTACAAGCATGATGATATCGCATGTGAGAAACGAGCTAGAGAACCAGCTCGACAGTACGTCGATTGCCGACCACCCACTCTGGACTTACCCCTGGGCCGGAGCACCGCTTCTACCGTTCGCTGAGTTTATACCGGCAGACAACGGAGTATTCGGCGAAGAACAGGAGGTCGAGGAGGCGTTATGAGCTTTGACTTTGACTATCTGGAGGACGAATACTCCGAGCCTTACAAGCTCTGGCAAGAGAGACAGGACCCGGCTTCGACAAGCGATCTGTTGAAGGCTCTGACACCTGTTGTCGACTCTGCGGTTAGAACCTACGGTGGAGCCAAGCCGAGCCCTAACTTGCGCACCAAGGCCAAGCTTCTGACCCTGGAAGCTCTGAAGAAGTACGACTCTAAGAAGGCCAAGCTGCGGACACATCTAATGTCCAATCTACAGGGCCTTCGCCGTGCTTCGGTACAAGAGAGCCAGATCATCAGCATCCCGGAACGAGTCGCTATCGAGCTGGGACGAGCTAAGAGCGCTGAAAACGAGCTCCACGATCGACTGGGTCGGTTGCCGTCCGATCAAGAGATCGCTGAAGAGGCTGGGATGTCTTTGAAGCGTCTAGGGTACATTCGACAGGCCCAACCCGGCATGTCGGAGGGGTCTCTTTCAGCCATCCAGACGGACGACGGGTTGGTACAGATGAGTCCGGCAGTCAAGGACAACAACGACGACACCTGGGTTGACTTCATCTATCACGACCTGCAACCGGTGGATCAGTTGATCCTGGCTCACACGCTAGGCCTGTATGGCCGGAAGAAGCTCAGCAAGCAGCAGATCGCCTCGGCACTAGGTTTGTCTGCTGGTGCTGTTAGCCAGCGAGCGGCTAGAATACAGTCTAGGCTTGATCTCAAGCAGGACATGGATTCGCCGCTGCTCTAAAGGAGTTGCAAATGCCGATTTACGCCGACGGTAACTTCTCAGACCAGCTGGCTTATCTGCTTGCGGATGCAGAAGCACTTGCTGCCGCGACACTCAATGACGACACCCGAGTTTGGATGCTGCCGTCTGGGTTTACTGGCAACCCGTTAGACCCGACGGCTTTTGTCCTGTGTTACTCGCGAGAAGATCTCAGCAGTCAGTACCAAGATGTGCTGATCAACGGTGGCTCGGTAGGCGACGAGATGGCCTGTCGAGTTCAGGCCGACTACCTTTCGACCCAGGAACGGGCCATCCGCTTGCGGTACTCGTCATCGGTCCGCAACAAGATCCACGCCGCGGCTCGTCGCGCTGGCCACTCGTACACCAACGGTCCGGTTGGAAACGTGTTCTTCTACGCCCAGAACCTTGTCGCCTCGGGGTCTCGATGAGCTACGACGTCGCTGCTTACCGAAAGTCTGGTACCGAATATGTCAACAGGCTGGCTGACGAGATCAGCAGCGGCGACACTGTTACGGGCATACAGAAGCTAGCTCAGCGTTATCTCTTGAAGCTGATGACGCGCCGCGGCTCAATACCCTACATGGCGACGGAGGGCAGTACATTCATGCCGCTGATTGTTGACGGCGGTGCTGTATCTGAGGCAGACGTCTTTGCTGCTTTTACCGCGGCTTCTGTCGATGTTGCGTCTAGCCTGGCCAAAGAAGAGTTGGCAACTGACGACAACAGCGAGCGGTTCGGTGCAGCGTACCTTCAGAAGTTAACCGTGATGAACGGTTCGCTTCGTCTGGACATAAAAATCAATAACAAGCTGGGAGAGTCGATCGGAGTTCGAGTTCCGATTCAGTTCAGCCTACGCAAGGGAGAATTCTGATGACTGTCTCAGTTACCAGCCTTACCGACCTCACGCAGGCTGAAGTCGATCAGCAGAAAGAGCTCAACAAGACTATCGTTCAGGAGTACAACGCTGAAGTTGACCTGAAGCGGGGGGTAGTCCACGACCTTGTTCTGCAACCGTCAGCAGTTCTGTCTGCGGTAAACAACAGAAACATTGAGCTAGTTCAAGACTCCAGTTCTGTCCAAGCCGTGGTCGACGACCCCGCTGGAGCGGACACGGATGTGGTTGATCGCCTGGCTTCGAATTACCTGATTAGCCGAAAAGCGGGGACGTACGCTACCGGCAACCTGACTCTGGTTTTTAGCGCGTTACAGCCTGTCGTCATCCCAGCCGGTACGGTTTTCACGATCAACGATCTGGACTACACGACAGACGAAGCCTACATGGGTCGGACAAGCTCTGGCTTGGTTCTGACCGACAACGACCGCCTGCTGACAGCCATGGAGGCTGGGCGATGGGGCTTCAACGTGGCTGTCACAGCATCAGCTGTTGGTACGGCCAGCAACGCCAAGCGGGCAGCAACCGCAACGACGGAGGCGGTTATTCCGGCTTTTGTCAAAGCCTATGCGGCTGCTGACTTCACCGGCGGCGTCGACGACGAAACGAACGCAGCGCTAATTGCGCGTGTCGAAGCCGGAGTGGGAGTTCGAGCTTGGTCCAACCGAGTCACCATTGAATCCATGATTCGAGCCCAGGAAGACTTCGCCGACATAATTTCTTTGTCGATCATCGGGTTTGGCGACGCGGAGATGCTGCGAGACCAGCACTCGATCTGGCCAGGCTCTCTCGGCGGTCGGGTCGATCTGTACCTGATTAGCCAGCTGGGTTGGAAGACGACAACGCTGGCCAAGACAGCCACCTTGCTGTCAAAGGTTGGAGCGGTTGGCACCTGGCAATTCAGTGTTACCCGAGATGAGGCTCCGGGTTACTACGAGATCGAGAAGATCCAGCTAACGACTTCGGACGCCACTGCAGCCGGCTACAGCGTTCTCACGGAAACGCGATCATACAGTCTGACCGAAGACGACGACCACGAGTTTATCCCAGACATTACGTCAGCTACTGAGGCTGTGTACACCAACTTCCAGACCAGCACCGTGACGTTTACAGACACGGTGACCGACGCAACAAGTCTAACGACTGGCGTCTCCACGAAGAGTTACAACGTTGTTGTTCGCCACATGCCCCTGGTGTTGGAACTGCAAGCCTACCTGACCCAGCGGTCGGTTCGTCCGACCATGAGTGATATTTGTGTGAAGGCTGCGGTTCCCTGTTTTCTGTCCATCAGCTTAACGGCTAATATCAAGGCAGGTATTACAGCGCCAAGCACAGCTTCGATGCAGCAGGCGGTCTCGGATGCTATCAACGGTCTTGGGTTTGCAGGTTCGCTATCGGCTTCTTTCCTGTCGAACCTGATGCACACGCTGATTCCGACCGGTCTTGTGAGCGTGACGAGTATCGACATGTTGGGCAGGGTGCGAAAACCATCCGGGTCGGAGAGTATTGTTCGGAGCAGCACCTTGTTGACCATTCCAGACGCGCCCGCAGACATGACAACTGGCAGAACCGTTGCTTTGCTTTGCCAGCCGAGTGACGTCGCGATAACAGTCACGACGGTCGACACCCCGAACCTGTAAGGTTACAATCGACAACTGTACACAGAAAAAGGAGAATAACGTTGAAAACTGGCATCCTGTTCCGTGCTCTGGCAATTCTGGCCTGCGTGGTCGGACTTGTCACAGCCGACCCGACAATCGTCGGACCAGATAAGGTCGAGCCGTACAAGTTGGTTCGCCAGAAGATTGACGGCCTAGAAGGTAAGGCTAACGTTGTGTGGGACGTCCAGCCTTTTGCGAAGGTTGACCTGGCCACCGACAAACGAAACCCGGAGCTCATTTTTGTTGCTCCACCCGGCAAGTACGAAATTCTTCTCATCGCAATCACTGTGGATAAGGACGGGGCATCCGTCCCCAGCATCCTGCGAAAGACTGTCGTCGTAGGTAACGCCCCTGATCCAGGACCGGAACCCGGCCCAGAGCCGGGTCCGACGCCAGATCCGGACAATCCTGCTCCAATTCCGGAGGCCGGATTCCGTGTGCTGATGGTTTACGAAACTGCAACCGTTGGCGAGCTGCCCAAAGAGCAGTCTTCAGTGCTATTCAGCAAGAAGGTTCGAGACTACCTAGATCAGAAGTGCGTTGTCGGCTCCGACAACAAAACCAAGGAATGGCGCATCTGGGACAAAGACGTCGACGCTTCGGGCGCTGGTGCTGTCTGGGCAAAAGCTATGAATCGAGACCGTAAATCGATCCCCTGGATCGTCATCTCTAACGGTAAGACGGGCTTCGAAGGGCCGCTACCGGGTACCGTGGACGAAACTATCAAGCTCCTGAAAAAATACGGAGGCGAGTAATGGCTTACAAGATGTGGAACGGAATTCCACTCATTGACGATAGTACGCCGGTAGATGACCTGTTCAACGTCAAGGATGAGAATGGGAACGTCTTCGGTCGTGGATATGTCGAACGGGACTACAACCTATATCCTGAAGAGATGTTTGCTCCCCCGAGCGAAATGAAGGTGATCCCTCGCTCGGAGTGGGCTGCCAGGTGCCAGGAACAGCAAGAGCAGCAAGCTTCTCTGGAGCACATCTACTTGGGTGCCTCTGGCAATCAGCCTCGGTTCACCTGCCTGGACCAGAATGGTCACGGGTACTGCTGGGCGTACTCGACCGGACACACGGTCATGATTTCACGCCTGCGAGACAATCAGCCATTGGTCCGACTCAACCCCCATTCGGTAGCTGCAATCATCAAGCGAGGCGTTGACGAGGGCGGCTGGTGCGGGCTGTCCGCCGAATTCGGGAGAAGGGTGGGCTATGCTGAAGAGGGCAACGGTCCAGGGCAGTGGCCACTCCACTCCCGCAACCTCGCCTACGACACGCCAGCCCTTCGCGAGAACATGAAGAAGTACCGCATCGTAGAAGACTGGGTAGACTTGACGCGTCCGGTCTACTACCAGAACCTGGCCTTCGACCAGGTCGCCACAGCCCTGTTCGGTAACCAGCCATGTGCTGTCGACTTCAACTGGTGGGGACATTCGGTATGTGCTCTGCGCATCGTTCAGGTTGAAGCCGGATCTTTTGGCTTGTTAATCCTGAACAGCTGGAAGAACTGGGGGCGATTCGGTCTGGCAGTTCTTCAAGGTAATCGGGCCATCCCCAACGGTGCAATCTGCACGCGAACCGTCGTGGCTGCGTAAGGAGGCTCTCGTGCTGACAATGACCTTACTGCTGATTCTATCTGCCCCTCCGCAGGCTCCTTGTCCTCCTCAGACGGTTTTGCCGATTGTGGATGACGTTCCCAAAGAGGAACCTGTACAGGTGATCTACCGTATCGGCTCGCTGCCGCCGACGTGGGTGCCCCCGGCTCCGGTGGTCTACCCGCAGGTGGTCTATCCTGCCCCTATCTATGCCCCGCAGGCAGTTCCGTGGTGTCCGCCAGGTGGCTGACGCTGATTCCCAGGGAGCCCGTGCGGCTCCCATTTTTCATTACCGCTTCGCCCCGGTAGATAATCGGTAAAACGTTTATTAGTATGGAGGGACCCCGTGATGCGTCACTTAAGGGGCTTTGCGATGGACAAAAACGTGCGAGACATTCCACGGGTCTTCTTCTGGCTTGTAGTCAGTACGCTGGTTGCAGCCAGTGGACTTCTTCTGGGTCTCTCCGTAACCGCGGCTTGGGAAGGTATGTACTGGGTCTCGGCTATAGCTCTCGTACTCGCCGCTGCCGCCATACCAGCGGTACGCTTTGTAAATTGCGTCCGTCGTGAGATGGTAGACACGTCCGTAAAGGAGGTGGTCCTGGAACACACATACGCGCTTGATCGTTTATCTGAAGGTGCCGCCATCGACTACATCACCCAAACCCTGGCCATACTGCGAATGGACCACGAGTGGGAATACTGTGACGCCATATTCGAGAACGTCGATGTCAACAAGGTGTCGATAGGAGTATGCAACTGCATGCTTCAGACAGCCAAACAGATAGAGAACAGAATTCGATCGTATCCGAGTCTGGAGAGCCGTATTACCGAGAAGTTCAAGGACGAGCCGAGGCCTCTGTAACGTACCGTGGCCACGGATTCGTCGCTAAACCAGTTAGATTGCTACAGTTTAGCTGATACTGGCCACGGAGGAGCCAATGGAAACATGGCAAGCAGCTGTCCTAACCGCCCTGTCGCTAGGCCTGGTTAGCTTGATAACTATAGTTTTCACTGGCTTGAGAGAAGTCGTAACGACCTGGTTCAGGTCTGTTACTAACAACATGCGACGAAAGAGCTACCTTACACACATCAGCCGCGTCGCTAAATTTCTGGCCCTGGTTGAGTCTGTCCGCGACATTGAAGAGGTCCAGAGAGTTGTCCTTTTCCGAGGACATAACTGTGGCGGAGTCCCAGTACCTGGAAAACCCTACACAGTCCGAGCGATCGATGGCTGGACTAGCGACAAAGAGAAACAAGACCCGCTCCAGAAATTCGACTTCGCTTTAAGCGTGGACGCTGACTATGTGGCTATGCTGAAAGAGATGCTGGCGCAGGGCGTCGTAAGCAAGGTGACTGAAAAGATGCCCAACGATTCGCGTCTAAAGGCTTATTACGAGAGTGAGGGTGTTCTGTTCAGCCAGATGTACTACCTCGGTGTGGTGGATTCGGAGCTTATCTATATTTCCGTTGGCAGTTACCGAACTACGAACTTTTCAAGAAAGACGGAAATAGACGTACAACTCGTGGTTGATCGGATCCGCTCGGTCCTTGACGAGGGTGAGACTGCCGGAATATAGTAGCGAGAGACCCTTTACCTATGGAGAAAGCCGTGAACTACCCCTATCCAGCGCTACCGCAGGTCCTGTCCGCGGTGACCGTTCTGGTCGACCACGTTACCGGACGAAACAAAGCTGACCTGCACTGTCTGCTGAACGCTGTATGGACCGTCATCGGATACGGTCTGGACAACGTGACCACCCACCCGACTCCAGTCGGATCGTTCGAGGCAGCTCCTCTGGGCTCTCTTCTGGAGACGCTGCAGACCAATCTCGAGCACCAGGTCAATGCACAGACACCTGTGGTGGCTGCGATCGCGTTCCCCTGGAAGACTCTCATCGAGAGCCTCTACAAGCTGGCTCTAGAGCTTCTCAGCGACAAGTAACACAACAAGACCCGCCGGCTGGCGGGTCTCTTTCTGTAAGGAGCACAGATGTCCTGGGTTAGCCTGGCTGCAATTTTGATCGAGTTCTTGGCCCCGTTGCTGCTGAAGTGGCTGCTGGATCTCCTGAATGACGCAGCTAAAAGTCTGGATGCCGAAAACCTACCTCCCGGGTTCCCCAGCAACGGACAAGCAGCTGAGATAGCTCTCTGGAACCGCGCTGAGAAAATGCTGCTCGAACAGGGCGAGAAGATCTGGTGGCTCAACGTGTGGGGTATCGTGACCCACAGGCACAAGGTCAAGCAGTTTACAAAAGCCCGCCTAGCAGCTTACCGCCGCCGCGGGCAGTTCTTTGCGGCTGCGGCTGGTGCTAGCCCAATCGAATCTTTGACGCCTTTTGAGGTCGCCGAGATTCGGGCCTGACACGAGACACAGCGTTGTGTCGTTCGCACTCGCTTTGAGATAAACTAGACGTATCTCAAAGCGAGGGCAAGATGAACAAGCTAGAAGACCCGAATGCCTTAGCCGAACTTCTAGGCAACTACTGGACCGAGCTCCACGACGACAAGGAGCTCATTTCAGCCATTCTTCGTGCCAAATCTGAGCTAGAAGTCCGAAACTTCCGTGACCTCGAGACGCTCGTAGAGTCCCAGTCGCGGTTTACTGTTCCTCTCGCTCGTCGCGTCCGCTGGCACAGCCTCAAGATCTACCAGGACGAACTCTCGTACGCTGACGCGGTCAGTTACGGATCCGGATACGTTTACGGAAGTCAGCCGACAACCGGGGAAACGGTTTTGTATGGCAGACCCAAGGACAGGAGCGTCAACTACCCAGCCGACACAGACCTGGAGAACTTCCATTTCATCTGCGACCAGATCGTAACGCCGACAACCATCCTGGTTAACGGACTCGACGTGTTCCTGGACGCAGAAAATAGCCGGATTTTGTTCGCAGAAGACCCGTTCGACGGTGGCTTTGCCGTCGAGACTGAAGACGGTCGGGACTTTATTATTTTGTGGCTGTACGAAGTCGACCTTACCCGAACCTGGGTTCAGGACCTCTACGGCGCAGCAGTGAAGCTGTCTGGGGCCTCAACAGAATCCTTCCGAAACGCCGTGAACGGATTCCTGGACAGCATCGTCGGCGGTACCAGTGACTTGACCATCAACGAGATCCTATCCGCCGTATGTGACACCCCGCTCGCCAAGGATTACGAGACAGTTGAGGTTATCTACGAGTCGACCGGACGACGTCAGGTCATCACGGACAAGAACGTCTACGAAGTTAACCCAGACAGTACTTTGCTGGTCAGTGTGGGTGACTCGCTGTCACCTGGCGAATGGCTCGACGACACGCTCAAGGTATATGCGCCAAACAGCGGATCCTATCCGACTGCAGAGGAAATCGACCAGATTGACCTAGATGGCGGGTTTCTGTCCTCTGCTGTTACAGGTACCTTGGGTTTTGCAAACGAAGAAGTGGCGATCACGACCAGCGTTGTAACCGGAAAACTGCGAGTAGCCTGGACGCTGGATGGTGCGGCGGCAGATGTGACCGCTTTCTTTGACGAGATGCACACCAAAGGGATAGCGGCCGGTGTGACGATGGCAGACTGCCTGGACGTCAGAGACAACCCAACGGAAGAACCAAATAGCACCAACTTGCCAGCAACTATCAACCCTTTGCGGTTCTTATTCGAGAACGTCTTTCGACACAACTGTTACGTCGTGAAGATAAAGACCGACCAGGTCGGAGAAGACGCGCTTCCGTTCAGTAACCTGGCACTGCTGCGCAAGTTGATACCGCCGCATAGCGCGGTTATCCTGTATATTGAAAATTCAGGCGGTTCGTCCACAGTCATGCTCGATGACGCCGGTTCTATCGAATAATCCTGGAGGTGCGGTGTGGCTTACAGGGACGTTATCGACGTGATTGCCGACGGCGAAGCCGTTAACGCCAGCATCACCAACCGACCCATCAATCAGCTCCAGGAAAACATCCAGTTCCTGAAGACGGTTCTGGACGACACGGCAGCCAGCCAGGCTATCTTCGATAGAAGCGCTACACTGGAATCCACAGTTCTGGTAGGGCAGCCGGTCTACTACAACACCTCTAACAGCCGCTACGAGCAGGCCCTGGCGGATGGTACAGCCAAAGAGCGGGTGGTAGGTATCTGTTATTCCAAGACGAACAGCACGCTCGGGGACATATTGCTGGCCGGCGCTGTCGAACTAGACATCAGTAACGCCCTGGGCGGTGCTCTCGTTTACGGGCCTTACTGGCTGTCCAACGCTGACGCCGGCGAGGTTGTTGATACCAAGCCAGCGATTGCCATTATGGTCCTGTTTGCTGGACCATCGAACAAGATCTGGGTTTGCCCACAAACGAGAGAGTATCGTGGGACGGCGTTGTCTTCTGGCTCAGGCACTAGCACAGACAGCGATGTTACCGTATTCACGCAGTCGATTACTAACGGAGTAATTGGAGTTGGCACGGTTAAGAATACCGGTGGCGCCAACGGCCTGACTGTTCGGGAAGAAGTAACCGACGCCTTCGGTACCAGCGCCAACCAGGAGAACAACGTCGCTTTCGGCGCCAGTTACAAGCTAGACCCATCCGCTAACGTTGACACAGCTCGGCCACCTTACGTGTCTTACGTTGTCAAGGTCCGGTCGCAGTCGCCAGGAAACGCAACGACTTACTCGGCCAAGTTGTCCGTACTGCCAGATGAGGGATAACAGTGGCCAAAACCTGCACCAACATGGTCGTTGCAACCGTCGACCCGCCTGAACTGAGCGTTGTGGGGGCGTGTCCGACGACCTATGACCCAGCCTCTAGCGGAACTGCGTTGACGGTTGAAGAGAAGGATGGGACACCGTCCTACACGTCCGTCGCCAAGATCCAGTTCGACCAGGACGACGGTTTTTCCATATCTGAGCCAGTGTCTGGAACAGTCCTGGTTAACTTTACGTCGCCAGACGGTACCCAGACTGGTGGAGTTCAGTGGGTCAAGTACGACGTTGACTACGCAGACTTCGCTACAGCTGGCGTAGAGAGCTTTTTCAAGATAGATGACCTGGCCCCGGGTGGCTTCGTCGAAGCCATGGCGATTCACCATACGCAGTCGTTCAGTGGCGGATCAATCAGCTACTACGAACTTGAGCTATACATCAACGGTAACGCCTGGGGCAACACCAGACAAGTAAACTCTGCGCCTAGTGATGGCGTCACTTACAACTACAATTCGCCTTACGCTTACATCTTTAGCTACGGCTCTGCGGTTGATCTTGAGGTCAGAGCAACCTCCAGTGGCGACGATCTAGACGCTGCTACGCAAGGGCAAGCTACTTTCTACCTGAAGATCAACAACATCCTTGAAGCGGTTACGGCCGGCGGCGGAGGTGGCGGATCTGGCACAGTAACGAGTATCGGTTATATAGAGCCCGGCGCCGGTCTAACCATATCCGGAACAAACCCAGTCACCAGCTCTGGTGTGTGGACCTTTGCTCTAGCTGACGACCTTGCCGCTCTGGAGGGGTTGACTGGAACAAACACGATCTACTATCGATCTGCGGACAGCACATGGACAGCGGTTACCGTTGGCACGGGATTATCGTTTAGCAGCGGAACGCTTACGGCTACCGGCGGATCTGGCACCGTTACCAGCGTCGGCATCACCGCTCCTGCGGCAGGCATTTCAGTCAGCGGATCTCCGGTCACGACATCCGGCAACATGACGCTGGCACTCGCTAACGATCTAGCCGCTCTGGAGGCTCTAAGCGGGACAGACACGATCTACTACCGCTCAGGTGCTGACACGTGGAGTGCAGTTACTATAGGCTCTGGATTGACTTTCATAGGTGGAACGCTCGACGCTATATCTAGCGTAAGTGTAAGTGACGGTGACAAGGGTGACATCACAGTTAGCAGTGGCGGGACAGTTTGGACAATCGATAACGACGCGGTGACCTACGCCAAAATGCAAAACGTCTCAACTACGTCGCGTGTCCTGGGACGTAGAACAGCCGGCGCCGGTGATGTTGAAGAGTGTACGCTGACTCAAGTTCTGGATATGGTTGGTTCGGTTGCAACGTGTGACATCCTTTATCGCGGGGCGTCGGACTGGACAAGGCTTGCGGCGGGAACTAACGGATATGTTTTGACGACAAGAGGAACTGGCAGTGCTCCCGAATGGGCTCGCGCTATACCGGCAGGATCCATTCAGATGTTTGGCGGCACGTTGGGAAGCATTCCGTCAGGGTGGCTTTTGTGTGACGGTTCTGCTGTATCTCGAACTACTTACGCTGATCTCTTTGCTGTCGTTGGTACCACCTGGGGAGCTGGCAATGGCTCCACCACCTTCAACGTCCCAGACCTGCAAGGCCGCGCCCCCATCGGTGTGGGTACCGGCTCAGGCTTGACCGCACGCACACTGGGTCAGACCGGCGGCAGCGAGACCCACACCCTGGTCGAGAGTGAAATGCCCGCCCACACCCACAACGTCTTCTACGACGGCGACAGCGGTGGCGTTGCTTATCCTCAGCTCAACTTCGGTACGGATCCTCCTGGAGCATTCGTAACGTCTTCGTCAACGGGTGGCGGGGCAGCCCACAACAATATGCAACCATGGGCTGCGGTCTACTTCATCATCAAGACATGAGGTGTAGCGTGATCGAGGTAAACGTTCCTCTGAAGCAACTGCACTTCGGTCGACTCAAGACAGAGTTGATCGCAGCTGGTGTTCCACAGTTTCCAGGCGAACTGAAGCCGATCTACGCGGGACAAGATCGTCTAATCTTCCGTCTGCCTGACGGAACCGATCCAGGTGTCGCGACAAGAGTGATCGCGGACCACGTTGACACGCGGACGCCGACGCAGATCAAACGCGAGCGGCTCGTGGAATCACTCGCAGCAACTGACACGCAATCCGAACGTCTCAAAGTGGTTATTCGCGTGCTTTACAAGTCGCTGGTGGAAACGCGGGCGTGGTGCAATCAGGTGGCCGACTCGCTCCAGGCTGCGGGGATGCCGACTCCACCACGGCTCCGCAACCGGACATGGGAAGAGGCTGTGCAAGCTGTGATAGAAGAGATCGAGACGGCCGAACTATTAGACCCTAACCCGGTGATGATGGAAAATCCGTTCGCTGAATGGGACGATGACTGGCTTGACGGGTAATCGCAACCAGGCGCCCATAAGCCCCGATGGGTACCAAAACTTCTTGAGGCATGCATGGCTAGTCGAACTCTGAAGCTCACCCGATCCAGTACGGTCCCAGACACCAGTACCTCAGTAACTGGTTACCGTCTGGTTGTTTCCGCGTCGGATGGCAATAACATCGATGACCGGGTCTTCCGTGTACGTGTCCTGACACTTAGCGACGACGCTGAAGACATAGAAGTCATTTACGAAGGAATATGCACGCCGGTCGAGATGAATACACTCCCAACCAGCTATGACTCAACGGTCGGCATCTACTATCGGACTGATAGTGTTTCATTGTTCTACGAGACCTTGGCTGACGCTGACGAGGGTTGGTCGGCAATCAAGGCTGACGTCGATCAGCTCATTGAGACACTCAACATCTCTGACCGGCTGAGTCCGCCAGAGATATACACAGCGGGTCAGTAAGTCATGCGAAGCCTCTTCCTGGATAACCAGGCTATCAAGTCTCTAGCCAAGAAGCGGGAGGTCCGGAAGGTCTTCCCTTTCTTCGGAAAGACGATAAAGAAGTCGGGCTGCTGCGGCAAGATAACCATTGCACCCGACTACGACTTCATCAAGTCAGCCACAGCAGCTCTCACCACCGAAGGAATCCAGACGCTCAAGACTCTTCTCAAGGTCGAGGCCATCCGCGTATTTTTACCAAACGGCCGAGACGTCACACTCACCTAAAAACTCACCAAAAACGCGTCAATTAAAGGTGATACGCCCTTAGGTTTCTGACTCCCAGACCTGAGAGCGTGTCAACGCGTGTCCGGGGGACCGGGTGGCGGCTGGATCGTTTCCAGTCGTCACCTGAAAATAGCTGGCAACAGCTAATTACCGGGTCGGTCGAGTTCGCGCTCGACCGACCCGGAAGCGCGACGCAGCGCTGGCCTGCGTCTCTTTCCGTGTTCCAGAAAACACGGCCATCTCTGTCTGGGTGACAGAGCTCCGGTAGAACTTCCGTAACAGTCCGCATAGTAACTGCGTTAAAAGTTCTCGGTTTCTGTCTTTACGGCCAGGGGGGACCCTGTAAAGACAGCTGCGGTAAAGCTTAACCGCCTGGGTGGCTCCCAGAGAAAAAGCCGGCTCGGCAGGCCTTATTGCCACTAAGGTTGCGAGAGTGCAGCATCGGCCTAGCAACCCGATGCTGCCCGACACTCAAGTCTCCACAGGACTGGCAGCTTGTGGAGGATGTATCTTGCCTGCCAGCGGTGCGAAGGGGTAGCGGCCCCGCACTGGACCCGCGTAGTCCGGATAGACCGGACAAGATCCAGGGTTAACAGATAATCCCTGGCGGTTAGTCTACCGTACAAAAGGACAGGCAGCCCGCCAACCGGATGACCGGAAAAGGGCAAATACATCACAACCTCACTACCGCACAGTCAGTCGATTGGGTGGAGTGCTACATACGTAGCTCTCTATCTTTTCTACTGACGTGCGGTAGTGGGGTTGGTATTTTAGATATTAAGCCTTTCCGGCCCTTATCTTTAACTATGGGTGGTGAAATGTCGATCGACTTCAACAAGGCGGCAGATACTAGCGAGTTCGAGGTGGTCTCGTTCAAGCGAGTCGACACCTGCAATGCTGTCGTGGTCCTCAAGGCGCGTAACCGAGAAAGTCTTCTGTCCAAGGCGGCGAGAGCTAAGGCACAGGAAGAAGCCATCAAGAACGGCTTCGCTGTTCGTGGCTTCGGCCTGGATCGGACGCCAACTCCGGTTAACGAGGCCGGTCAAACCACAGCTGACCTTCTCCGCGGTCACGAGAAGACAGCCGGCTGGCACTGTACTTACGAGATGAACTCTGGTCTTGGTGCGATATGACCCGCGACGAGGCAGCAAAGTTATTTCCGAAGCTGTCTCCACTAGCAATCCGAAAGCTGTGGCGACAGCTAAAGAGAACGGATGAAGAGGCTCTGGGCTTTGGGGAGTCTATCTTCGTCTGGCTTGCTGCTTTGCTGTCCTCGTCGTCGCCTATCTCTCCCGAAGCCGTCGACCTGCTACTTAATAATTATGTCGACGATCTGGTCAAGTTCGGCTGCGAGTTCCAGCCGGACAAAGAAACAGTGATAATGCAACTGGCCATCCTTGATCGCAGTTATGCCGTTCTGTCCGGTCGGGACGGCTTTCTCTGTCTGGCAAGCGGGGATCACCGGCCAACTTTGAACGAAGCCCCTGTCGAAGTAATCACTTATAATATCGGCGCACTGGCTTTGCAGGCCAAACGCAAGCTCGACTCCCTGCAACGACGGAAGGAAAGCGCCGATGTTCAAAGGAAATCAGCTCTGGAAAGATCCTAGCATGTTCGCGACCACTCTGGTCGCGATGTTCCTGGACGCCTACGGCAGTGAAGCGCTGTCCTGGGAGCCTCTGGCCATTGAAATCCAAATCGAGGAAGACAACGGTCTGGAGATTCCGCGAGAGAACTTCGAGCGTCTGATGGCGGCAATCGCCATCCTGACTACAAACAGCTTCTTCCTGAGCGTAGTCGACTTTGCCAGGCTATGCGTTATCCTCTCCGGCAACAGCGTTCCTAGCGACATTCTGGCTCTACCAGACTCCGACGATATCGCCTGGGGAGTGACCGAAGCGCTTCTCCTGTCTCCGCCGGAAACAGAAAACCCGTTTAACGAAGAGATTACAGCGTTTATGGGTAAGGTCCTGGACGCTGAGGGTATCATCACGCCTCCGGATGTGTTGCGGATCGCTACTCGGGACAACAAGCTTGTCGACCGGGTCCAGTACGACTTCTCCGACGATCCGGTCATGTTCAACGCGATGTTCGACATGGAGACTTCGAAAACCGAAACAATCAACGCCATCGTGACCGGGCGAATGCTCGCTCTGGTCAACCAGCTGTCGAAGGCTGGGTTGAAGAACGCCAACACAGAATCGATGAAACGGTTTGTGTCCGGGGCTTTACAGAAGCTGAAGGACGCGCAAGAGGTGGGACTGGGGTAAGAATGTTCATTCAGAATTTCACTGAACACGTCAAAGCCGGCTACGCAATCCTCAATATCAACACAACCGAAGAGACCAGAGCGGTGGACGAGATCCGCCGCTCTGGTTGGCTTCTCGCTAACAAGAAGACCGTCGACCTTACGCCAGCCAACATCGACATCAGCGAGTTTAAGGCTAGCCTGGTATCGCTAGACGAGTCCGCCGAGGAAATGTTTTCCGGCTCAGTCTTGACCGTTGACGCGCCTCTAATGATCAAGATCCTGGACCGGGCAGCTTCTATCGACCAGCCAAAGTATCGGGATCTTGTTTCCAGCATCGAGAATCTGCTGTCAGCCTTCGGATACTCGGTCGTAACCTATGACGTCGTAAGTGGCTTTGCCGGCCTGGAGAAGGGCGCCTGTGTCGGGGATCCCTACGAGGCGCTGCTGTCGACAATCGACACAGACCCGTCCCGGTTCCCGAAGCGGTGCATCTTCGTGTTCCACGATATTCACCGATATGTGGCTGACGTGGATCCCCGGTGCCAGCGAGTGATTCGGTACCTGTTCGAGAACAACCTTCTGGTGTCGTCCTCTTTCAAGCGGCCAATCGTGCTGATGCAGCCAGAGTGGAGTATTCCAGGGGACATCAAGCACTGTTGTGCCAGCTTGGAGTTCGAGAACCCTTCCGAGGCGCAGCTTCGTAAGGAGCTCGAAGAAGTCCTGACCTCAAACGGGTTTGTCGGAAACATCGAGCCACCAGACGAGGCCACCAAATACGAGATCGTTCGAGCTCTTCGAGGCTTAACCAGTACGGAAGCCAACAACGCTCTTTACCTGTGCGGTGTCCGTCACCGCGGCTTTCCACCTGAGGCGGTAACGACTATCAACCGCCAAAAGGCCGCTACGTTCAAGAACGACGATGTTCTGGAATATATCGACGCTGAGAGCATCGCCTCCATGCAGGATATCGGCGGCTACAGGAACTATCTCAATTTTGTAGAGGAGTGCAAGGTCTGCTACTCCGAGGAAGCGGCCAAGGTCGGTCTACGCAAGCCCAAGGGCGTTCTCCTGCTGGGGATCGCCGGGACTGGGAAAAGTACAGTCGCCATGGCGACAGCCAAGGCGATGCGGATACCCCTCATCAAATACGACTTCTCCAGCGTATTCGCCGGGATCGTCGGTGAGTCCGAGACGAGGCAGCGCCTGGCCTTGAAGCGCATCAAGTCGCAAGGTCCATGCGTGGTCCTGATCGACGAGGCAGACAAGGCTTTCGGCGGCATTGACGAGGGTAGCGGAGACAGTGGCGTCAGCCTTCGGGTCTTCGGTCGACTCCTGTCCTGGATGGCGAACGAGAATAGCGATGCGTTCGTTATCATGACCATGAACAAGCTGGCCGACCCAGTGACTGGCAAGATGGTAGTACCTGTCGAGTCAATCCGAACCGGTCGGCTCGACGCAACGTTCTACACGGACTTCCCATCTGCACAGGAACGGGAAGAGATTCTGACCATCCACATGAAGAAGAACGGCGCAAGCTTTTCGACTTTCAAGGCGGCAGACAAGAAGGTCATTGTAGACAGTACGAACCAGTTCACTGGTGCGGAGCTGGAACAGATCTGCATCATGTCCGTGCGCAGAGCCTTCGTACAGCGGCGAGAACTGCAGCCTACCCTGGATGACGTCCTGCAGGCCCACAAAACTATTTCGCCTGTTTACAAGCTGGCAGCAAAGAGTGTCCAGGCTATCATGGACTTCTGTCAGAACAACGCTACCCCAGTGAGCTTGGCTAAGCCACAGTTCACGAGCCAACGACAGGGCCGACAGGCCCATATCAATCCCGGAGACAACTAATGTACATCATCCTCATCGGCGATCCTCACAACGGCTTCGACTTCGTTGTCAACAAGGACAACCAGGTCTTTGCCACTGTCGAGGAAGCCATAGCAGCTGGAGAAGAGGCCAACCTGCTGAACCAGGGGGTGTGGGGCATTAGCCCCGTTGTCAGCATTAACGACATTTCCGTCGAGGAAGCGGACAAGGAACAGGAGCAGTTCAACTCAAGGATGTTCCGCATAGTTCAGCTCGGCATCTCTGCGGTCAAAGCCGAGTTGAAGGACATGACCGAAGACGGTGTGTTCGACACCTGGCCAGACGGGCCTCCTACCGTGGACGAACTCGACGACGTTGTCGAGGCTCTCTTCGAGGGGATAACCAAAGGAGAGGAAGGAGATGACGCAGAACCAGACTGATCGGTCAGTTGTTCTGGTTAATTTGAAAATCCAGTGGTGGCGTGGTCAGAGAAAGGTTCGGAACGCTTCAGTCCAGGTCTCTGGCGAGGAAGTGGCCGAATCGAACGTGACTAACCCGCGCTGGAAGTTGCTACCTGACAAGTGGCACAAGAGATTCTCATCTATCGAATCCGAACTCAGAGGTCTCCTTCGAAGGTTCTCGCTACCGTTTCCGATCGACGGGATCAGCGCGGTCGCAGCTACGAAGGCTGTCGAGTATTTCAACCTCACGGATATGCTCATCAAGACGCAATTCGCGACGGCGGTTGAGGAGTTCGTATCTCAATGGGATGAAATTGTTCAGAGCATTCAGAATGCTTACACAGAGCACCAATTTCGGGAGATCCGAGAATATCTACCAAAAAGTGAGGCGGCTCTTCGAGAGTGTTTTTTAGCGAAACGCTACGTGCTCCCTCTATCTCACGGCGAAAACAAACTGAGCGGAGAGGAAGCGGTTCAGTACGCCAGTGAGATTGTCCGCGAGGTCCAGAGCCTGGTCAAGGAGACTGCCAAGGTCATCGCTAGTTCGATGGAGGAGGAACTGAAGCAAGCGGTTTCGACTCTTACCGAGCGTATCGATACCAAGGGGGTTGTCAAGGAAAGTAACCTGACCGCGGTCAAGTTGGCGCTGGAGAAGATGGAGTCTTTCGGCTTCGTCACGTCTCCTGAAGTTAAAGAGAAGATCCGGAGTGCCCGGAATCTTCTCGAAGTCGGTCACAAGGACCTGAACGACGACAATCGTAAGGGTTCTCGCGACGTCGCATCCGGACTGGTGAAGACTCTTCGACTGTTTGTCGAGGACGTCAAGAACGCGGAAGTTTTCAATCAACGACCAAAGCGCAGTGTGGAGATCTGATATGTCGAAGGCGAGCAAGAAGGTCAACGGTAACGACCTGTGGATTCCTGACGATGGCGCGCTGAGCGTCATGGCAAAGTACGGGGTTGCGGCGGAAGTCCGCGACGTCAAGATTTCGGACATCGACTTTTCCACGGTCAACAACGGGCGAGTTCTGGGCGGTCGTATCGACCAGAAGTACGTCGACCAGATGGTTGACGGGGCCATCCACCACGAGAACCGGTTCCCGTATCCGGTCGTCAACATCCGCAAGGGGAAGAAGCCAGTCATCCTGAGCGGATATCACCGGACGGAGATGGCCAAGATTCTCAAGCTGGCGACCATCCGGGCTTACGTTATCGAGTGCGATGACGACCGGACGGTGGCAGAGCTGCCCATGGCTTTCAACCTGAACCACGGGCGAGATGTGTCTTTCGAAGAGCGGTGCATCTACGCTTCTCAGCTGGTCGATGAGCAGGGTCTGAGCGTCACGGACGCATCTGCCACGGTACAGATCTCTCGGTCGAGTCTGTTGGAATACCGAGAGCGGCGCAACATCACTCAGCTGGTCCTCAAGGAAGGCGTCGACGTCGCGCGGTTCCGCCTGACGCACGACCACATTCACGCCCTGGCTAAGGTCCAGGCTGGAAGCCGGGTCAACACCCCGGTGACGGTCAAGCTGGCCCGACTGATCTGTGAGTTCAAGCCAGTCGGCGAAGATCTGCCCGGTATCGTGCAGCGGGTCCAGGATGCCCCGGATCAGGCTTCGGCCTTGATGGCCCTGGACGCTATCCGGGCTGAAATGGCGGCTACCCGGGAGCGCACCAAAACCAAGACGACTGGTTCACTGACGAACCGGCAGAAGTTTCTCCGCAAGGTGAACGGTCTCACCGAGTCTCTGGTTCGTGCTCGAACGGCCTCGAACGTCGGTATGTCTTCGGCCGAGGACAAGGCTGCGGCAGCTCGGGCGTTCATCACGATTCTCAAGCGGGCAATCGAGCTGGAGTTGATCCAGCCGAATGACATCTTGGAGGCCGTGGAGTGAAACACAAGCAAGTGGTGTATCGGCGCAAGATCGTGGCTTACATTAAGGAAAGGGGAGAAGCCACGACGACTGCCGAGATTCTCGAACTTGTTCGAGACATGATAACGAAAGAGCGAGCCCTGGAGCGTTTCGAAAAGAAGTACGCTTACAGGGCTCGACGTCACAAGGGCGTAAAGAAAGTCCTTGAGTACTCACTTACGGACAAGATCGAACTGGGCAAGCGGTCGATTATCCAGGATGCCATCTACTTCATGGTCAAGGACGGAGCCTTGCAGTACGTCGGTGGCTTCGGTATCAATCGGAAGTACGTTGTGCCCGAATAACGGTTGATTGAGTGGGGCCTTTTGGCCCCACTCTGGAGGTCTGTATGTCTCACGTCCGCGCGATCGAGGTCCAGATAAAGGATCTCGACAGTCTGAAGGAGGCCGTTACCGAACTTGGTCTTACCTTCATCGAAGGCAAGACCAAGTTCGCCTGGTATGGCCGCTGGGTAAATGACTACCACGGCGAGGACGCCGCGTTCAAGCACGGCATCGCCACGGAGGACTATGGCAAGTGCGAACACGTTATCGGGGTTCCCGGGTGTGGTTACGAAATCGGGGTCCTAAAACACCCTTCTGGCGACGGTTTTACTCTGACCTACGATTTCTGGGGGCCTGGTAAAGCAATCGAGACCGCGGTGGGAAAGGGGTGCGAGAAAATCAAGTCAGCCTATGCTGAGAAGGTCGTCGAGAAACAGCTCGACAAGCTGAAGGCTAAGGGCTTTCACCACCACAACACAGTAAAGGCGAACGGGAAGACCGTTATCTCGTTCCGGAGGACCGGCAATGGTTGAGGAAGTGGTGGTCGAGATCGACGAGAACGGTGACGTCTCTGTCGAGGTCAACGGCGTGAAGGGTTCGACCTGCGAAGAGCTTACTCGGTCTCTAGAGGAAGCTCTCGGTAAGGTTACGAAATCTACTCGGAAGCAGGAGTACTTCCAGAATGTCAGCCGAAACCGTGCGAGTGTTCGTCGAAAATGACGTGGTTCGTTTCGTCTACGAAGACGATGTGGCTGAGGCTCTCATGGAGCTTGGGGAGCAAACGACGACCAGGGCCAGCTACGTGGAGCCGGGTGACGGCGGAAGCTGGTATGTCGACATCAGTCCTCTCGGCTGTCAACAGGTGTTCGGCCCGTTCTGGCGTCGGGACGAAGCTCTGGCGTTCGAGAAGAGCGTGGTAGAGGATTATCTGGCGAATTGTCCAGCCGGAGAACCTGAGGCCTCCGGCTGGTGGCAGAAGAAGACAGATCTGATTATCAACCAGGCTGGTGCAGCTTCGCTAGTTCCTTCAGGAAGTCGCGGCTGAGACCAGTAGTGTAGTGCGAAGCCTCTTTGGCCGCAGGTTGAAGGCCTAAATCCGACATCATACGGTCAAAGAGCTCAGCATCCCCACGCGGAAGCGTGGGGAGTACCTCCGCTGCTTTTTCGCTATCAACACGCAAGCCGTCTGAGGTAACCGATTCAGCTATGTCTTCGCCAAACCAGGCTTGCACCTCGGCCAGCTTGACGCGTTCCAGATCCTCTAGTCGGTAGATGCTTCCCGTGATGGTCGTTGTGTAGTCCTTCGACACCGAAGCCATTTTCTCTCGGGTGACGCCAAAGAGGACGTCTTCCAGGCGAGGGAAGGCCGGACCGTATTCCTGAAGCCGGTTGTTACGGTCGAAGTTGTCGATGATCTCCGCTACCTTGTATAGGCTGCCAGACTGTCGCAGCTGCGATGGCTTTTCCAGAATGATCTTGGCCAGCTTGAGCATCTCTAGCTGGAGCTCACCATCCGGTCCAGGCCCCTTACGGCTAGCGATTACACGCCCGGTGATCAGTGAGGCACAGTCCTTGGCTGAGCAGGCACCGTAGCCAGCTTGCTTCTCAACGAAATCAGCCGAGTCTCCCAGGGTGACGCCCAGGGAAGCCGCCTTCTGGAGAATCTTTTCAGCGATCTCCTGTCGAACCCGAAACGGCATTTCGTCCCGGTACTTGTGCAGGTAGTCTGTGGCCGCTTTGATTTCCATCCCGTTGCGGATCGGATACTTGCGGGTCACAGTACCGTCTCGCTCTTTGATGACGATCGCAAAGTCGTCGTCCGAGATGGTCGCCTCTTTGGGCTTGAGCGCCGCCGCTTTCTCGTGAAGGTCGTGAATTTGCTTCCCAATCTGGTGGAAGTTGCCAAAATAGGACAGACGATCTTCGATCGCTCTCTGGTCTTCCGGTGAAAAGTCAGCCTTCTTCGTAAGAAAGAAAGCTGCGCTGGTCCAGGTCGCAGCTGGGGTGTGGCAAGGGAAAAGGCGTCGGACAGGGTCCGCGTACATATGACTGCCAAGCTTTTCCCCGCACAACTCGACGGTGGACGCAGTCTTTACGAACTCCGGAGCGGGGAATGTCCGAACGATCCGGTAGAGTTGTTGTCCGTTCAGATCACGAGACTGATCCATGGTGCCTCCGATAAGCCGGTACATTCAGTGGACGAGCCTGATGGACGTCCTGGGACTGAAATTTGACGTCAAAACCCTCCCCTGTACATGTCAGTGTCCTTTGTGCGTACAAGGGGTTATGACCATTTATCAGGATACCACAGGCCACTCACAATGGTACCACTGTCCGACCTGTCTAAACAGCGGCTGCCTGCTGGAATTAGCCGCACACGTGTGGCGAGTGACACCTGAGACAGCCGGCAAGCGTCTGATCAACTACGGTATCCTGCCTCCGGAGCGGGCAAACGATCGGAAGCTGAAGATCTACACCGAGAAACGGATTCACGACCGGAGGAAACTCAACGAATTTTGGCGGCGGGCTAAGGAAAACGATGTTCGAGCCAACTCGGACTTAAGCCCGTACTTCGACATGTTCATGGGCACGTCAAGCCGCAACATGATTCAGTGGCGCGAAAGGGGTGGTCGTTTTGTAGGTGTCGCAGGCAACAAGGAGATCGAAAGGGTTATTTGGACCAACATTACCGACTACCCGGCGATGTTCACCGGAGCTGGTCGGAAGGACTGGCGACAGGCCTGGGTATCCCCATTTCACGATTTGCCAGGAAGAATCTCTGGCCTCCTTCTAATTTCCGGTCAACACGTTGTCTGGCGAGAAGTTGGCGCAACAAGGCCGGAAGACAAGTTCTCTGGCTTGCTCATGCTGGAGACGATGGAAGAGACCTCGGAACGGTTTGGCGACACGATCTTTGGCTTCGTGGATCCTATTTTGGCCCTTAAGGTCCAGATCGTTTACCTGAACAATCCGGGTCAGAAGAAACCGTTGCCGTGCGTCGGTGTAGTGCCAGATGGGCCACCACCACCGTTCCTTCGAGAGGGAAGTCGAGGGCGTCCGATCACGTTGTGGGGTGACAAGCTCAGTTGCAGCTTGATCTTGCATGCCAGAGCTGTTAACGCTCGGGTAGCCTTTCCTACCGGCGTCACCAACGGGCTAGCCTACATCCGGCAATGGGGATTGAACGTCTGGCTCGATACAGTGGCTCGAATATCCCTTCCGTGGTACGAGTCAGTTGGCAAGTACATGTACCTCTTTACGGACGACGAGCTGGCTCACCTCTGCAACGTTATCAAGCTGGACTCTGGCGACGCGGACTTAATTTTTAATTACGCCAGACCAGAGTACCGAGAAAGGTTCGCCAGGGTTTACGCCTCCTGCAAGATGCATCGTCGAGTGGAGATCGGTGACAAGGTTGTTGTCGAGACGTCTCGAGGCTGGGAGCTGGAGAAAACAAACGAGCTGGTCTCGACAATCCCGTTTGAAATCGACCGCATGGTTTACTCTGATGAGACAGGCGTCAGACAGTACAGCGGCACGGTTAGGCACGGAGACAAGCGGATTGACTTTCTAGCGCCCGCTGAGCGGCTAGAGAGCAAACCTCTTCTCTGGCTGGCAAACCACGTGGCCAGGGAGAATGGCGGCGTTTTGCCGTTCTACAGCAACAAGGCTGAAGCATATGCTTTGGACGTCGCCAAGCGGCTTAGCTGTATTCGGGTTGTTCAGGATCTAGAAACCCGCGGCTGGCACGAGGACAGCCAGGTCTTTGCTTTTCGAGGCTACTTCATCGATAACCGCGGTCGGATCGTTACGACATCTACCGACAAACGTAAGAACCTGTCGCCTAGACCGCGTCCAACCTTTCCGACCCATGTTCGGCTGCTGAAGGACCCGTTCGTCGTGTCCCTGGTCATCAGCGTTTGTCACAACTTGCTCGCCCCCGTGTTCGGTTTCAAGCCTTGTCGAATACTGGTCTTGAACCACGAGGAGGCTGCCAGAAGAATTGTTGAGGCTGTCGGGTGTACCGGCAAAGTATCCGAAGACGGATGGCCATCTGTAGTCACAACCAGACAGCTGAAAAAAGAACCGACGACGGAAAGAAACCTGGTTGTCTTCGGCGCTACGGAGCTGGAGGCAGAGATCTGGCGCGCCAACCAGGCTGGCATACCTCACAGCTGGCACAAACACATTAAGCGATTTCCCGCCGTGCTGGAGAACATCCCGTACGTCATCCCGAACTTTCTCCACTACGTTCTGCAGCATGACGTGAAGTTCTCTGCAAACATGACGAGGGGAAATTGGCTTCACCGTATCCGAAATCTGTTCTCGGACTGGCTGCAGTCGGTAGGTGGTTCCGGTGTTACCGTGACCAGGTCTACAAGAGCTATCCGACGCCCAGACGTTCCTGAAGCCTTCTTCGGGATCCTCCGCGCCCTTGAGCGAGATCGGAGGGAAGGACTTTCCGACTTGCTCAAGGCCAAGGAAGACGGCATCTACGTTTCACTCAAGATCAACGACGTCTTCTTGAGTATGGGCTTACCGCTGCTGAATGCCGACAAGGTAGAGCACTACCTGACGCGGACAAGACGCGCCAGGGATGCTACCAACCGCGGCAGTATAAAAATCCCCATGTGGCTGTGGGAAAAGAAGGCCATTAAGCGCCCAGACCTATGGCGTCCCTAAGTAACCGTAGTAGTCGGCTTCCGGGTACATGGCTTGCATCTGCGACAAGCTCATCTGAATGCCAGCTAGTGAGGCCAGATCGGGCCACGCCTGCATTCTGTGCCAGATAGAGCAGGCGGCGAAGTTGACGGAGTGAGCGAAATCGTCTGTCAGCATGGGGTTGCGCTGGACTGTGTAGATGTCTGGGCCGCGGGCTGTTTCTACCTTGTTCTCGACCAGAGCCAGGAGGTCGTGCAGAAGTCCCCTGTCTTCGTCGCCCTTGTGGTCGTAAGCGAAGAACCGAATAACGCCTAGCTTGATTGCCTGACACAGTGTAACCAAGCTTCGAGCCTTATCCAACTGCCAGTAGGCTCTGGGGTGCTGCTCCACACCAGGTTTGTGGACCATCATGTTAGCGGCAGCCGAACGGTAATACACGATGGGAATGATTCTTTCCGCAGGCATACCGGCCTGGACCATGATCGTCTCTCGACCAGAACCGGCGCCGTTGTAGTCATGCGCCATGAAGTGGCAACCGAAGGCGTTGAACAGGTTCAGAATGCGGTTGGCCTCGCCGAGCTGGTCGTGTGGCGTAAGGAGCCGTTCGCCGAAGATAACGTCGATCTGCCCGCTGGCGCGCCAGCCGAGAATCGCAACGGTCGTAAAGGACACCTCGTCCTCACCGCCACCGCCCCAGTCGACTCCCATGATAATCAGGTCGTAGTTCCGAGATAGACCGATCTGCTCGTAAGGGTCCTTCGGTTTGTTCTGCCACGGCAAGACGCAAGCCTGCTCTATTTCTGTCTTGCTGATAAGCTTGCTGCCGACGTCATAGCTTTCCCCGAGGACTTCGTTGAAGAACTTGGCTGCTGTGTAGTTGAAGGAGCCGTTCTGTTTGGCAACCAGCTCACCCCAACGTTCCTGATCTTCACAGTGCATGGGCAGAATAATCTGCGGCACGTGGTAGCCAGGAAACGTCCAGCGGCGATCTGGGTGCTTGTGAATCCAGCGACCGTCTCTGGGGTCAATCCAGTGCCGACACGATGAAGAGGCGCAGATGGTTGCAGGGACGCCGGCCTTTGGCGTTCGCTTGCCGCGGATCTTGAAGGGCTCCCTAGGCCCGATGCCGTCGTGTACCGGTCCGATCATCTTTTCCAGATCGTAGCCCATACGCGGGATGTTCAGCCGCTTGCAGGATGGGCACGGGATGGCCCACTCTGCCTGGCTAGACTGATCCCACAGGCCTTCGATCGTGTTATCCAGCGTTTTGGGTGTACCTGTGAAGAACTGTAGACGCCAGCTGGAAGCCGACATCGATTCGGCGATAACCGGGATCAGGTTTCGATCGATGTCCTGGCACTCGTCGATACACATCTGGTGTGCAGAAATACCGCGGACACGATCAGCATCCAGGTAGGCAAACGAGAAAATCATCTTGGAGTAGTTCTTGAACGACTTCATCAAGACGCTGTTCTCGGTGCCGCTGTCGACCCACATGTCTTTGACCGGCGAGCGCTCGATAAATGGTCGAACGTACTGCGTAGAGAATCGACGGATCTGTTCGTAGAGTGGTGTGATGTAAAGGGTCGAGAAGTGAGGTATCGCAACAGAAAGGATAATTCCGCGGGCTGCTAGAGACGTCGACTTGCTGACCTGTCGACCGCTCTTCAACAACAACCGTCGTGCCAGTCGTGACTGAAACACTGGCTCAAATGGCGGATGGTCGCGCAAACAGTAAGGCCTGTCGTTAAGATTGAAAACCAACGGCAGGAGCGGAACTAGGGTGCGTATTTCGTTGCTTCGTATGGCCTGACAGAACTTCTCCAGTCTGGCCATGCTGTCATTTTCTGATTCCACAGGAGTCATCCTTGACTAACTTCGAAGAACCGGAGTCAGGTAACGGGCTAGATTGGCTCGAGGACCTGGCTTGTACGGTTATCGAGTTGTTGTGGCTCGTCATCCAGACTCTCGCTGGAATGGTGTGCCATATTTTCCGGGCCGTTCTGTCTCTACTGAACGGCCCACGGTAAGAGTCATCCACACAGTGGCGACTCGAATAACTGAGAAAGACTCTCAAGGTGCCTATTATGTCCGATTCGAGCAACCGGGTCGAGGGATTCTTCTACAGCGTTAGTAGCGGTCTGCTGCAGATCGCGGCGCTGTTATTCATTCTCCTGGGGTGGAAAGCGATGACTTTCATCGGACCCATTCTGATAGCATGGTTCTTCGGCCTGGTGTTCTGTAACGCTCTGGCAAAGCGGTCTACTCAGGATGAACGTCACTGATCTGACAGTCGTTGTTCTAGGGATCTTGGCCCTCTTGCGGCTATGGTTTCGAGAGCGTTTGTTTGCACCGTGGCGTGCCTGGGTCGAGGCATGGCCCGACGGCTTGCTGAAATATGCGATAAGTTGTCCGGCCTGCCTCGGTGTTTATTTCTCTTTCCTGGTGAACTTGCTGTACTGGGTCTGGCCACTTAATTTTTTTGTCTGCAGTCTGGCGACCTGGTTGACAGCAGTTCACCTTTTCGAGGTCCTGTACGATGAGCGCGAAGATGGTTTCTGAGCTGGTAATTTCCGAGATTCAGGAAGCCGCTCAAGCGATTCTGGCTCGATACGGGGAGCCAGCTGCAATCTCGGTGGCAATTTCCTGGAAAGTCGGGCAAGCTGAATTCCCGTTCGGGACGATTGTCACCCGTGAAGGTGACGACCCGCTGAACCCTAAGCTCATCGGAAGCGTTTCCGAGCAGCTTCAGAAGCTGGTGTCGTTCGTGAACGGGAAATTTGTCAGCCAAGTTTTCCAGAAACAGCTCGAAGACCTGAGGAGGCAACTCCGTGAAAAGGACGAAGAGCTCAAGAAAGCCACAGAAGCAAGCGGACCCCCTCCTGCAGGTGGCTCTTGACGAAGTTCTCAAATCGCTCGGGGTAACGCAATGGGACGTGGCGATCGTTGGTGACGGGTCTGGGACAGCCTGGGGTGAGCCTTGCGGTTGGTCTTCGATTCTCCACGAGCGTAAGTCCAGTCTCAGGAAGTGTTTCAACGGTGGGTTCAGTCACGGTACAAACAACCTGGCTGAACTCATTCCCTATCTGCAAGCCATGCTTTGGTACGCCAACGGTCCCGGCAAAAAACGCCTTCACGACCTCAGGATGTTAGATCACAACAAGGTCCTTACCATTCACATCGTTACCGACTCGGAGATAACGGCCAAGCAAGGGAATGGAGAGTACAACCGCAAGGCCAACCGAGAGATCTGGGCAGCTATCGACTCGTTCTGCGATCGTGGGTACAGGTTCTATTGGCACTGGCTGGGACGCAGCAAGACAGGGCTCAACATTCTCGCAGACTACCTGGCTGGAAACAGCAGGTTAGCCATGCGGGAAGCCTCGGCTAAGTCAGCCAAAGCTATGAGCTCAGTCGGTGTCCCACCTGGCTACAGTGTTTACGACTTCAATCATGGAGGGCAAGAAAATGATCCGGTGGATAACTTCCAGAGATCTACACTCCATCGTCAAGATATCTCAACAGACGGAAACGGGGCTGGAAGCCTCTGAGATCCTGACCTGGATGAAGCAGCTAAACACTGTTGGCGTCGCTTACGACAACGACGAAGGTGAACTCATCGGGTTCGCTTTCTGGGACGTTGATGAGGATGACATTCGCCTGACCTACATTGCCGTCGATGAAAAACATCGCAACCAGGGAGTCGGTAGCCGCCTCATCAGTCGGCTTTTCCCTTCATGCTCTCGCCGGAAGGTGAAACCAGTCCGCTGTGTAGTGCCGGAAGACTTTCTAGATTTCCAGCTCTTCTTGCGTAACTACGGCTTCAGGGCTGTGGGCGTGAGCCGGAGACACTTCGGAGATCTGGACGGTTACGAGATGGTCTGCAAAGAAAGGTGTACCGCCGACCAGCTTGTTAAGAGTTAGAGCTTTAAGTAATATCCGACTCTGCTCGGATACATAGCCATTACGGAGTTTCTGATGGAAGTTCTCAAGAGGGACGGTCGGGTGGAAGCTTTCGATTCCGCCAAGATCGTCCATGCGGTTGAACGTTGCCTCACGCAGGTGAACGCAAGCGAAACCGATGTTCAGTCTGGAAGTCGGGATATTGCCGAGAGGGTCGAAGCGATCCTCAAGAAAAGAAAGACTGCGCGCGTCTCTATCGAAGAGATTCAGCAACTGGTCATTCAGCAGCTGTGGGCAGCCTCTTCCTACGCAGCAGCCGAACACTACACGCTGTATCGAGAAGAACGTCGCCTGATGCGGGAAGCCAGTGCTGTGTCACCAGAGGAAAGGATTCTCTTCGCTGACGATGACAAGGTCTTCGAGTCACCAATCCAGCGTTACCAGCTGGTCTCCAAGTTTGCCCGGTGGAGCGACGAGCTTGGCCGGAGAGAGACCTGGAAAGAGTCTGTCGACCGGGTCATGCGTTTCTTCAAGTCTGTCAAGCACATCAAGCTGGAAGAGCGGGAGTGGAACGAGCTTCAGGACGAGTTCTACGCCCTGCGAGTCTCACCGGCGTTGCGTGTCCTGCAGATGGCAGGACCGGCGCTGAACAGATGTCACGTTGCGGCTTTCAACTGTCTGAGCCGCGAGACGGCTTTTATTACAGACAGAGGCGTCCGTACGTTCGCCGATTTTCAAGACGGGGACAAAGTTACGGTTCTGTCTCACACCGGTAACTGGCGAGAGGCTGTAGTCCGTAACTACGGGACCGACACGCTACGGAAGATTACCTTCGGCCGGTCTAAAACACGAAGGACTGTGTGGGCTACAGCTAACCACCGATGGCTTAAGTGCGACGGTACGGAAACGACAAACCTCGGCACGAGAGACCGGTTAATTACGCCACCAGCACCCTTTGCAGCCTGGTCGTATGATGCTGCCCCACCCGACGAGAAGCTGTACTGGGCATACGGATTCACGTATGGTGACGGTACGCTGGTTAAAAAAGGCGGTGAGGTCAGAAGCTCGATGGTCAGGCTGTGTGGAGATAAGGCCAAGTACCTCGAAAGATTCACCGAACTCGGTTTCAACCACAGTCATCCGCCGTCGTGTTCTGGCGAGCCAATCGTCTACACCGGAACTTACCTGAAAAAGTTGCCGTCGTTAGCTGTCGAGGGGGTACGACTGGTTCGCGCCTTCGTTCGTGGGTTTTTGGACGCGGATGGTAACAAAAATACCAACCGACTTACCTCAAGCCCGAACGATTTTTCTGGCATTCAGGTGACGGGACAGGAAGTGATCGATTTCGTGCAGGAAACTTTTCCAGCTGTCGGTGTATATATCACCAACGTCCGGGAAATCACAGGTACCACAAATCTGGGCGAGAGAGGCGACAAGACGGTTTGCTTTGGGTTGCTCCAGGCTTTCGGAAATGCGCCAAGCTCGAATTACTCTGTTCGGGAAATCGAAGGCGAGCGAACGGAAGACGTGTGGTGTCTGGAAGTCGAAGAAGACCGCTCTTTCGTTCTCGCTGATGGCATCGTTACTGGCAACTGCTCCTATAGCCCTCTCGCTGACATCAAGTCATTCGCTGAGATGCTCTACATCCTCATGCAGGGCTCTGGGTTCGGTTTCTCTGTGGAAAGTGACTACGTCAACCGCCTTCATCGGGTCAAGAAGCCCAAGAAGGCAACGGCAGAGAAGATCGTTATCAGCGATGACACAGAAGGCTGGTGTGAGGCACTTCGTGTCGGCATGGAGCGCTGGTTCGACGGGCACGATGTGACCTACGACTACAGTCTCATTCGGCCTGCTGGAGCCAGGCTGAAAACTAAGGGAGGGCGTTCTTCCGGTCCTGAGCCGTTGCGAACGCTGCTCAACTTCGTTCGCGACACTGTGCGCAACAAGGCCGGTAAGCGTCTGGGTCCGATCGACTGCCACGATATTGCCTGCATGATTGCCAAGATCGTTCAGGTAGGTGGTGTGCGGCGGGCAAGCACCATCAGCCTGTCGGATCTCGACGACGAAGAGATGCGCGAAGCTAAGTCTGGCGACTGGTACAACCGAGCCAAGTGGCGGAACATGGCCAACAACTCGGCTGTGTATACGGAGAAACCCCCGTCGATCGACTTCATGGAAGAGTGGTTGTCTCTAGCCAAGAGCAACTCTGGCGAGCGTGGCATCTTCAACCGGGAGGCCGTCCTCAAGTGCATGCCGGCCCGAAGAAATAAAAATTATGTCTTCGGGACTAATCCGTGCTTCCACCCTGACACGCGGCTGAGTACGACCGAAGGTCTGCTACGCATCGGAGACCTGTTCCTGTCTGGCAGCCCAGTCGACGTCGTCACAGACACCCGCGCCGGGAACGGTGATGTTCTCGACTCGAAGGCCTATGGCACCCAGGTCAGAGCAGCAACCCAGGTCGAGATGACGCAGCGATCTGCGCCGGTTTTCGAGCTGCGAACGGCGCACGGCCATCGCGTTGTCTGTACGGCTGACCACAAGTTCCCAACCACAAACGGACGCAAGAAGCTGTCTGAGTTGGAACCCGGCGATACGCTCCTTCTCCAGTCCGACGAAGGGAAGTGGGGATCGTTCGGCGATTACGGCGCTGGGGTTGTTCTCGGGCTTCTGACCGGAGACGGTACCGTATGCAAGGTAAAGACGCACGGACAGTACGCCGCGTTCGTTGACCTGTGGGGCGATAACCTCGTCGACGCAGAAAGGATCGGCGGTTACGTCAACAACCTGGTCGGTGCGGTTTCTTCGACCAGTGGTCGTGACTATGGCGAAGTCGTGTGGACGAACCAGATCGCGACCGTCGACAAGGTTAGGACTGGTGGCGTTCGACTGGCTCGGTGGCTAAACGCCGTCGCCGGTATCGAGAACGTTGTCGACGTCAAGTCTCGGGTTCCTGAGTGCGTCTGGCGAGGGTCGCGTGAGTGTGTTCAGGGATACCTGGCCGGACTGTTCTATACAGACGGAACAGTCAACGCGGCAGGTAAGGGCGCGGCGAGAACAGTCTCGCTCCGTCTCAACCAGAGTAACCGGGCACTGCTGGAGGATGTTCAGGCCCTACTCAGCAACTTCGGCGTCGTTTCCAGGCTTTACCTGCGAAGACCGGCTGGAAGCGCACCCATGCCTGATGGCCGCGGAGGAACTAAGGTCTATCAGCAAGTAGACAACTACGAGCTGATCCTGTCTCGACCAAACGCACTCCGTTTCCAAGAGCGAATCGCCTGGTTCGGTCGTAAAGCTAAGAGACTGGAAGACACTCTACAAGAAAGGGGGCACGAGTGCCGGAAGCCGGAAAGGTTCATAACAACGGTAACATCGGTCGAACCAGCCGGCGTCTCCGACGTCTTCTGTCTCAACCAGCCAGAGACGCACACGGTGCTGGCTAACGGCGTAGTTTCCGGGCAGTGTTCCGAGATAATTTTGCGGCCACACTCGTTCTGCAACCTTTCCATCGCCATCGCAAGGCCAGATGATACGGTCGATACGCTGGAACACAAGGTCAAGCTGGCAACGCTGTTCGGCATGATGCAGTCGACTCTGACCAACTACAGGTACATCCGACCAGAATGGAAGAAGAACGCTGAGGAGGAACGTCTTCTGGGTGTCGATATCACTGGCCAGGTCGACTGTCCTCTGCTGCGTCCCGGAGCTCCCGACAAGGACAAGCTTCTCCAGCGGCTGTTCAAGGTCGTCGAGGCCACCGCAGACACCTACGCCAAACGGTTTGGTATCAACTACCCAGCTGCGCTGACCTGTGTGAAGCCGTCGGGTGATTCCAGTCAGCTGTTCGGCTGCTCCAGTGGTGTTCACGCGCGCTACTCGAAGTTCTATGTCCGTCGGGTGCGAGAGAGTGCCGCTAGTCCAGTAAGCAGGCTGCTGGTAGACGCGGGCGTTCCGCACCGGCTGGATCCGCTCGATTCCAGCCTCAACGTCTTCGACTTCCCGATCAAGTCGCCAGAGGGCGCACCGGTAGTCGACGACTTCTCCGCCCTGGACATGCTCAATAACTGGATGTCCTGGAAGAAGTTCTGGGCCGAACACTCGGTGTCCTGCACGGTCTACATCGACGACCATGAGTGGATGGAATCTGGGAACTGGGTTTACGAGAACTTCGACAGTATCAGCGGTATTTCGTTCCTGCCGAAGGATAATGGTGTGTACAGCGAGTTCTTCCCGCCGTACGAGGCTATCACTGAGGAGGAGTACAACAGGCTCGAGGCTTCGTTTCCGAAGATCGACTGGAGCAAGCTCCGGTACTACGAAAAGGAGGATCAGACAGTAAGCTCGCAGACATACGCCTGTACGGCTAACGGTTGCGAGATTTGACAGAATCTGAAACAGTGAAAGCCACCTCAATTGGGGTGGCTTTCTTTTTGGAGCTTCGTGCTGTGCTTTCACTCGAAGACGTACCAGCGCTCACCTGGTGTGAGCAGCGAGATGGAAAGGAACCAGACTGGAGACTGATCCTGGTGATTTCAGACTACCTGGAAGACCAGGGTGACCTGAAGACATCGAATACTTTGCGGTGGCTGTATCGATGGAATCACTGGCCGCAACGCAGTTTCATTAACAGTCAGTTCTTCTGGTATTGCAGAAACCCTGATTACAGAAATTATTGCCTCTACTGTCGTTACTGCGACGGATTTTCGCGTAAAGACTCGGGTAACTTCAGAGATACATGGCGAATGGCTATTCTTCCTCTGATGTTCAATACCAGTTTCGAGACGGCTGGTCACCAGCCGTTCCTAGAAGGCAAGTTCAAAACCATTTCAGAGTCCATAGACTTCTTCGCCAAGTTGCTGCCGACTCCGTATTTCGACCCGCAGCCAGCCAAATTGTTCCGAGACGTCTTACCAAGAAAGGTAGAAGATCTTGTCTGAGACCTGAGACAGCCAAACAACTGTGGTTTTTACATCCTTAACGGAGAAGTTATCGTGAGTACGAGTTTGACTCTGGGTTTCGAGTTAGTCGTCCCTGAGACGATAAATACCAGCGGAGTGAAGATCCGCACGGCAGGCACGATGGACGAGCCGCTGTTCTGTCTGGCGGATGTGTGTGCAGTACTGGAGATCGGCAATCCAAGTCAGGTCGCAAGTCGGATGGACGCCGACGAAAAGACCACCCTCACTCTGAATGAGGGTGCTGGCGGTCCGCCGAGAGTCTTCATCAACGAGTCCGGACTGTACACAATTCTACTCCGGAGCGACAAGCCTCAGGCTCGTCCGTTCCGCAAGTGGATCACCAAGGAAGTGATCCCAAGCATCATGCGCCACGGGCGATACCCAGCGCCAGCGAGCGGTGAGTCGCGCATGAGCAAGACGATGGCGCTGATGCAACTGGTCCAGAGGATCTACGACCAGGAGGTAGCAATCCTGGAGCTGGCCGACAAGCAGGCTTCACTGGAAGAGAAGATCGACGATGTCGAGCACCTGGCTCAGGCTGCTATGGACACCCAGACAAGCAACTTCGGCTACTACTCGGCCCTGGCCTTCCTGAAGGTCAACGGTTACGAGGTATCACTGAACGACGCCAAGCGACTGGGAATCCGGGCTAGTCGAATGTGTCGCCAACGGGACATCCGTATTAACCAGGTCCGCGACCCAAGGTTCGGGTTGGTAAACACCTACCCGGAAGGACTTCTAGAAGAAGCCTGGTCGTCACTGCAGAATTAGTTACTTTGCCAAACCCTAGAACCCGCAACGGAACAGACAAATCACGTCCGTCCCGTTGCGGGTTCGACCATTTGGAGGAACCGAGTCCGTGACACCATGGTACCACGCGGTGTCGAGCGCAAAGAGGTTCGGCGGGCATCCGGACGACTATGTCCGGATACATGACTGGTTCGATGAGACCAAGCAGTACACAGGCGACTGGACGCACAGAGCTCTAAGGCACCACTCCGCGGGTGTCCAATGGGCTGTAGAACGGTTCGGCCACACAATCACCAACAGCGACGGGAAGCGCATCCCGGTAAAGATGATCGCGGAACAGCATATTGAAGAAGACTGCGGGTTTGTGCCTACACCCGCGGCGTGGCTCAACCTTCTCAAGAAGGGTCCTGAGCTGTGGATGTTACGAGTAGCCAAGAAGTCTTCAGAACTGGAGGAAGGAAATGGACCCTGAACCGTTGCCAAGGAAGATTTACGAGGAAGCCAAACGGCTGAGCGTCTCGAAGATCTTTCTCAACTTTAGAGGCGTCAGTGACGAAGGTTGGCTGAACGTCGGCACAGAAATCGACACGACTACGGACGTTGGCTACGTCCTGAACGGAAGTCAAGACGTTTCTCACAACAATGCGCTCCAGAAGCTCGAGGACGAGATCGAGAGTTGGGCCTGGAGTGCTTACTCCTACGGCGGCGCCGGCGACGGTACCGATTATGGCGACGACATCATCTACGACCTCACTACCGGGAAGGTGACGACCGAAGAGTGGTACATGGTTCGAGAAGACCAAGGTGAGCACGACCACGAGCTGGAAATCGAGGAACCCGAAGATGAGGATGCCGCTGACGGTGCTGATGAACACTCCACCGGAGGAGTGTGAGCTAACGGACTTTATCGGGACAGGCAACACCAAACTCGGGAAAAGAGTCTTCACTTTCAGCCTTCCAGCCGTCCACACCTGCTGGAAGGGCAGCACAGAAACCTGCCGCAGTCTCTGCTACGCCGACAAGGGGTTCTTCACCACAAATTCGGTCAAGGAACGCTTGTGGAAGAACCTGGCTCTGACTGGCCGGCGAGACTTCAAGGACGTCATCGTCAATCTTCTGGCCGACAGCGCGGGCTCGTTGCTCCGCTGGCACGTTTCTGGTGACTTCTACAACGCCGATTATGGCTACAGGGTGTTCCAGATCCTGAGAGAGATCCCGCATGTTTGGGTCTGGCTCTACTCCAGGACCTGGCAGGACCTCGAGATGTTTTCGCTCTTGAAGAAGATCGCCGAGCTGAACCACGTCCAGCTCTGGTTCAGTTGCGACAAAGATACGGGAAACCCACCGGAAGTTCCCAATCGAGTTCGGCTGGCTTACATGCAGGTTGCCGACGACGATATCCCAGACTACGATGTGGACTTGTTTTTCCGGGACGGTAAGGTGAGAGGGACCGTCGTCAAGCGGATCAACGGGACTCTGGTGTGTCCCGTTGAGAACGGTGTAACGGAAGGCCTGACCTGTGACAGGTGTCGAATCTGTTTTACGGACCCAGTCGCCGACAAGACTAGGAGGACCAGAGGAAGGTATGAACGAAGAACTGGATGAAAGTGAGCCGATGGGCATTCTGGCTGACTACGAGATTAAGGAACACGTTTTCATCGACCCGTTCATCGAAACGTGTCCGCCAGGTACAATCTCGTACGGGCTCAGCAGTTACGGCTACGATTTGCGGATCGGAAGAAAGTTCAAGATCTTCAGTCCGGTCCACAGCGTTGCTATCGACCCAAAGAGGGTAGACCCTAAGGCCTTCGTCGACATCGAGGTGGAACCCGGCAAGCAGTTTGTTCTACCGCCACACGGGTTTGCACTGGCTGAAAGCGTCGAGTCTCTCGTCATTCCAAACAACGTGTTGGCAATCTGTCTGGGCAAGTCGACGTACGCGCGAGCGGGGCTAGTGGTGAATATCACGCCTCTGGAACCAGCTTGGCGCGGAACGGTGACCATCGAGCTCAGCAATACGACACCGCTTCCGGTAATCATCTACCCAGGAGAGGGTATCGCTCAGGTCCTGTTCTTTGCTGCAAGCAAGCAGTGTAAAAGGACTTACAACGACAAGGCCGGCAAGTACCAGGACCAATTCGGGATAACGCTCCCGATGGTCAAGTAACAACCGAGAACAGAAGAAGGCCCCGATCGGGGCCTTCTTCGTTGGCACTTAAAAATTAAGTCGACACCAGTCACACGGAGGTCCGCAACCTTGAAACGAGCCGGAGTCGGAGTGTTCATCTTCAACAACAAAGGCCAGTTCCTCATCGGTACCCGGGGTCCAAGCTGTCGTCGAGGTAAAGGACTTCGAGCAATCCCAGGAGGAATCGTCGAAGAAAACGAGACGCTGCAAAGCTGCGCAATCCGGGAAGTTTTGGAAGAAACCTCTGTACACGCTGAGGTTATGTCGACTAAATTAGAACACACGTTCACTCGTGGAGTGATCGGGGTGACAGACCACAACCTGATTCCGCTGGAATCCGAACGATGTAGCTTTGTTACCTTCTGGATGGTTAGCCAACTCGTTTCTGGCGAACCGAAGGCTCAGGAGCCCGATAAGTGTTCTGGTTGGGAATGGATCAGCCTGAGAGGCCTGCGACAGATTTCAGGCGCGACAGACCCATCGACAGCGCAGTTCTTCTGGACACCGTACCCAGTGATCCTGGACATGCTGTTAAGAAACACGACAGGTGAACTGAGCAAGATCTTGCTGGAGGACTATCGAAGTGACAGACAAGAAGATTGAGAAGGTCCTGGAGACCCAAGAGAAGGCACGAGCCAAGCGCCTTCAGAACCTTGAGGCGACCAAGAACATGGTTGACCAGACCGCAGCTGAAGTTCTCGTCTCATCTGAAACGCCTACCAAGACCAACAAGAAGCTATCCGCTTTCTTCTCCAAGCTCCAGAAGAGCCTCGAGAAGATGATCAAGACCGAGCAGCCAAAGACCGCCTAAAACGCTCTGCAAGCTCCTGACAGACTCAGATAGGCAAAGATACGCCTTCTGGGTCTGTTTGCGTTTCTAGGGCCATCCTGGGCGCAGAAAAGGCACACCTCTGAATCTAGCCGTCGGTTGTGTTGAAGCTTTGACCCACACCAGACTAGCATATCTGAACAAAGTATCATGCCGCTAGAACGCACCAGGATCGCTTATAGAGCGTTTCAAAGAGAGAAAGACTGATTCCATACCTAAGTGTGCTGATCGAGCTTATACGTCGAATCTAGGGCCTTAGAAATGAAGATGACCAGCAAACAACAGAACGCACCCGTCAAGGAAGCTTTGTTGCCGCTGCAAGAGAAGTGGCACACCTTGATGCTTACCGTCAGACATGTTCTTGAACCTGACAAGGACAAGATCATCGAAAAGCTTGAAGAACTTCTTGCCGCTGTCTGTGGCTCGCTGGCTGAGTTGAAAGAAGACAAGGTCTGAGAAAGTTGTTTTTCATATTGTTGTCTTCATCTTTGTCTTAACTGTGGCTTTGCCACCAATAATTGGTATCCATCCCAGCCACTAGAGCTGGGAGGATGGATACCTCATTATTGCTAACCTCTTCTTTCTTGAAGAGAAAGATAGGATAACGCACCTACATATTGGATTTACAGACCTGCTAGGTTAAAGTACCCCACGTTTTTTACAAACACGGCAGGGACCGAAGAACAGCCGAATTAGTCTTGACCAAAGATTTCAGATACAGTAGCATGCAAGCATGCTACTGTATCTGACCTACGCACGCAGCGCTTATCTACTCAAAATTCTGCATCTTTACTACGATAAACAACCCCACAGTTTAGACGGCAAAAAAACCTGCAAGCACATTAGAATAAACACCCCTACATTTCGCGGTGTATGTCTGTATACTGCGGTAATCTTTGTTGAAACCAGCCTTTCTAAAACGTGGGGGTGTTTATCCTAGGTGGTGTATGTGTAAAGGCGTACATTACGGTGTAAATTGTAGGGGTGTTTACTATAGGGTTCCCGAAATCGCTTGGATAAACTGCCCCACATCTGTAACTCATCTGTCGTGGCTGTTACGTCCTTGGCTTGTGCTTTTTCTGCACAAGGAGACTTATGTCCACCGAGAAATTGCCCTATCGAGACGCTGTTACGTTTCGAACCTCTGTGTCGGCGCATACAGCCAGGCTCGCTGTTGTCCGACCGATCCTCTATGCCGTCGGTCAGGGTCAGCTCAATACGATCGAATGCGGCCGGGCTATTTTGACGCGGTGGCGCGGTCGTTTCACCGCTCTTCGCTCGGCTGGATTCGCAGCTATACAAGACTCCACGCGGTTCGGTCGGTGCCTGAACTGTTCGCCGGAGCCGATTTATTTCACCAAAGGTAGTCGCAAGTTCAAACGCTTTTTCTGCGGCTTCAGTCAAGTTTGCCCCTGGTGCTATGGGCGAGACGTCTGCCGACTGACGAGTCAGCTGGTTAACGACGACGACTGCGCGATTTTTCCGTTGAACATCTTCGCGAAGAAGTACTGCCTAGCGTTCGACGAGGACCCGTGGTCGTTTTGCGCTCGCGAGGTCGCATCCGTTGCCAAAGTATTCACCAAGCGCCGACGCCCCTTCTTTGGTGGCTTCCGATCCATATCGGTGGCCCCTACTGACTATGGTTGGGAAGTCCGTTCCAGGGTTGCTGTTCTGGACAACCTCAAGCGGATACCGCAGAAACTCCGAGAACACGGCTGGCGTAGCAAGAGGTACGAGAAGCCGACCAGGAGAGAGTTATCTGGCGCGGTTGTCAAGCTGATGCGGTACCCCGCGGAACTGTTCTACTGCGACATCGCCCGTCTTGCTAAGATGCTGAACGACCGTCCGCCTCACTTTCGGATGTCCGCCAGGTACGGCGTTTTACGGGATAGGAAAATTGAAGACACTGGAACTGCTGATTTCGCTGGATGACTTCTGCCTGTTCCGGCGCGGAAAACAGATCATTCTGATATCTATCTCTGGGCGCGCCCCGACTTACGACGAAGTCTACTGGCTCAGTTACCACGAAGAGACCCTTTTACCCATGCTGCGAATTTACCCGGGAGGTAACATTGACCCCAAATGAGAATCTGACACTGCTGGCCAGTCGGTGCGATGTAGACACCGAAGGGCAGCTGATGGTCTGCTGCGGATTCCTGTCACCGCACTTAAAAATTAAGAAGCCCGACCAGTTCGCGACTGTTGTTCGAAAGTTCTCCGCAGATACTGGCCTTTCGACGGAATCGGTTGTCCGGTTACTTTGCCTCGCTGTCGAGGAGAAGAATCTGCGCGACACCTTCACGACCTACGTCGCTTCTGTTATCAAGTCCCTGACGCCCGACGAGCCCGCAAACGAGTCCGGTGCCGATTTCTGTTTTACCCTGTCTAGAGAGGAGCTCAACGAGGCTACCTGTTTGGCGAACCTGGCAGATAAGCCGGAAGGCTTTATCCCGCTTCGCAAGCAGGTCACGCACGCCAAGAAGCCGACCCTGATTTGCTACCTGGACTTGGTCTTGACGGATGATGGCTTGAAGTTTGACATCTATGTCATGGCCGGTCGTCGTGCATTTGCTGGAGTACCTCCACACGAGGATCTCCGGAACTCCTATTCAATGTCGTCGGCGGAGGGCGACATTACCGTATCTGTCAACGTGGTGGAGTAAGCATGGGAAGACAGACCACGACCGAGCGAAAGTGCTTGCGGTGCGACAAAAAGTTTAAGTCGAAGGGTGTTGGCAATCGGATTTGCGATGTCTGTAATCGGTTCAGCTGGGCGTACGATCGCCCGATGGCGAAAGAATATCAGTTCTCATCTTTCTTCGGAGGCCGTTCACGGCGGTCAAGTAACACATCTGACTGACTTTGCCGTCCTATCTACCGGCCACGTGGCCGGCTAGAATGGGTGGCTACGGTGGGCACCGAAAGGTGTCTATTTCTTTAGGTAGAGGGGTTACCCTTGATTTCTGCTAAGGAAAAGGTTGGCCTGGCCGACAAGTTTCGCCGCCTGGTAAAGGGAAAGTCATCCAGGTGGACGGCCGAAGCGTTCGTTTACAAGAAGTACGCCGTCACGGTCAATCGAGTATCCGACCAGCCCGTAATCGTCGGGCTCAAGATTTTTGACAACGAAGGTTCGTTTGTCGACATCGTTTGGCTCGAGGACGGCGAACTGAATGCCGTCTCAGTCAAGTAAACCGATCAAGCTGGCTACTTCGGTAGCCAGCTTGCGGAGGGTCAAATGAAGCCTATCGCTGTGGTATCCTCTGACTGTCACCTGCGGCACAGTGCCTGGGCTGGCCGAGCCAGTATCAAGGGCGACAGTTACTTCTCGATGGAACAGATCTTTCGTTGCGCCGAGGCAAGGAACCTTCCGGTCATCTTGGCGGGAGATGTGTTCGACTCCAGCTTGCCCGACTCAATGTCGGTTCACAAGGCTGTGAGCCTGATTTCCGGCCTGTACCGGCGGACGAACCAAAAGACTTACTTCATTGAAGGTCAGCACGAGATGTCTCACATGCCGTGGCTGGGAATAGCCAGCGGCTCTGTAAATCTACACCGCGGTTCTGCCGAGATAGGCGGACGAACGTTCTATGGTCTAAGCTTCACACGGAAGGAAAACATTGAGGAAGAGTTCAGGCACATACCGCCAACTACTGATGTACTCGTGGCGCATCAGGTCTGGGCCGACATCATGGGTAGTGTCGCTAATCCGCAGGCTTCGTTCGCTGATGTGCCGCACGTTAAGGCAATCATCACTGGTGACTATCACAAGCATTTCTCATCTGTGGTTGACCTGCCTGGTCGTCAGGCCAGAATAGTAAGTCCTGGTTCCATCAGTCTGCGGTCAATGTCGGAAGATCCGAACAAGTACTTCTTTGTGATGTATGAAGACCTTTCTGTCTCTTCTCACCCACTCGTTACGCGTCACTTCTTCTACCGACAGCTGATGCATCCAGACCAGATTTCTCTCCTCGTCAGCGAACTTGACGCATTCTTATCGTTGCCGAGAATGGAGCTACCGGAAGCCATACGCAAGCCCATTGTCTGCATCAACCACAAGACAGAAATCGAAGTCTTCTCTGCGGTTAAGTCTGTTGTTTCGGACCGAGCCTTTCTGGTTCTTCAGCCGGTCAAGGAGAAGGTCGAGAAAGAACAGGAGTACTTTGTCGGGGTCAATTCCGTGGAAGCAGCGACTCTGGAGGCCTTGACGCAGGCTACCGCTGTGGGCGCGGTTCGAGATGTCTGCTCAGATCTTGTTCAAGCTGTCTTCGCCAATCGACTCGACGATGCAGTTTCTTCTGTGGTTGACCGACTAAAAGGAGGTCCACTGAATGCGGCTGTTAAAAGCTTCCTACCGTAACTTCTGTCAGCTAAGGGATGTGGACGTCGAGTTCCACCCAGAACTCAACTGCATCGTTGGACCCAACGGTGCTGGGAAGTCCAACACGCTCAACGGCATTGTCGCGGCGCTAACTAACGACTTCTCTCGCAACTCAGGTGTCAAGGAGTCAAACGTAAACTACGCTGCTAAACCCGGAGATACTGCAGGCGTGTCTCTGGCTTTCGAGCACAACGGAGAGCCTGTTCTTATCGAACGTCTGCTCCGCCCGTCGAAGCAGAAGCTTGTTGTAGGCGGCAAGACTGTGTTCAAAGACAGTGAGATTCGTAAGGAACTGTTCGACCTTCTGGGTGTATCAGATCAGACACTTATGAAGTATGTTTTTGTGGCCCAGGGCGAGATATTCGACTTCGTCAAGATGAAGGACGCAGAGAGAGCTGACGCCTTCCATCAACTGTTCGGTGTCGACCGACTCAAGAAGGTGTATGACAAGTTGGCTGACGTCCGCATCGACGTTCCGGCTGTTACTGGCGATGTTGAATCTTTGTCGAGAGAGATTGCGTCCATTCAGGGCGAGCTAGAGTCTATTGAGCGAGACACCGCAGCAATAACTTCTGTTGATCGGGATTGGAACTACCAATCTGATCCAGCGTTTCTGGTTATCGAGAGCTACCGAGAGCGAGAAACCCTGAAAAGTTCAGTGGCTAACCTTCGAGCAGCCGCAATCCAGGACAGACAGAAGAAAGACAAACTGACCGCAGAGGCCGACACTCTTGCCGGCGAGCTAGCGCTTCTAGACGCAGCTTCAGAATCATACAAGAGGAACTTCCCGAAGGACCAAGAGACTCTCGAGCTTTGGAAGCAGTACAACGCCAATGCAGCTAACCTGGCACGTCTCAAGACAGCCATTGCTACAACTGAGTCAACGCTCGCAGACCTTTGTGTGCCGACTTATCGGCCGGTTGACTTTGATGAACCGGCGTCAGTGCGGTTTCGCATCGAGATGACCAACAAGGAAATCGAATCGCTGAACCGCAAAGCGAAGGCTGTTGCCGGGACTTACGAGTGTAGTTCTTGTGGGTCAGTTTTGGTTGTTGATGAGGAAGATAGGTTTGCTGCTCGAGAAAAGATTGCTGAGCTCAGCGGACAACTCATCGCGCTGGATTACCTCTACAAGCAATGTGTTTGCTACGACAGAGAAGAAAGCATCCGGACTAACAGGCTTCGAACAGAGTCCGATCGACTTGCCTGGCTCAAGAAAGATCTAGATGCTTTCGCGGCTGTATCAGCACCTGCAGAACCGGAAGAAGTGGTTCGGGCCAGGTTGGTCGAACACCATAGACGCGAAAACGAAGCGTTGAAGATCCGGTCGCAGGTAGAGAGCCTGAGGGCTCGCGCAAGCGGTTTGAATCCAGATGCGTTCGAAGACCTGGCAAACAAGGAGCAGGCGAGACTTGACAAGTTGGGGGTCGAGCAAGATGTCGACACGGCGCGCAACACTCTGGCTCGAAAGCAGAACGATTTCTTGGTTCTGTGTAACCTTCATGACCGCAAGAAGTTTCTCGAACAACAACTCTTTACAAGAAAGGAGCAACTAGAAGCCTGTCTAGCGACAAGTAAACAGGCTGATCACGCAAAGAAGGCGAATGACACCATCGCCGAAGTCAGAAAGGTCTTTCACTGGGACAACCTTCCGAGGCTGGTAACCCAGAGCTACCTGGCTACGCTCAAGAAGGACATGAACGAGACGTTAGACCTTTTCGAATCAGGCATGCGTGCAGATATCCTTTCCAACCTTCAGTTTGAGGTGAAATTCGACAACGGAAATGTACAGCCAGTGAATCGGTTGTCGTGGGGCCAGAAGACCGTTTTTGCGTTAGCCTTTCGCATCGCGGTTAACTCTGCGTTTGCGGGTGACCTGGGACTTCTGTGTCTTGACGAGCCGACAGCTGGCTTAGATGAGAGGAGTCTTCTATGCCTCGAAAAGGCAGTACGGAAGCTTCGAGAACTGTCCGCCGCAAGCGGACTGCAGGTTGTAATCGTTACTCACGAAAAGGCAATCTCGAGTTTATTCGATCACGTTATCGAGCTGCCTGGTTCATGAAAAGACTGGAGGCCAGACGTGCAGTCCACGGAAGATCTAATCAGTACAAAGATAACCGTCGACAGTTCTGGCGTCGTCTGGAGTCTCAGAGGGAACGGTCTCCCTTACTCGACTGGTCTACAAGTTCGAAGCTTCTTACTGTCGCTCTCTTCTGGGGAGCTCTGTCGCGTGATTGGGTCCAGGGAGAACGCTAGGCTCCTGGTCGACCTTTTTGACAAGCGGCTGAAGGGCGAGATCGCGGGACTCCAGGTGTGCAGTCCCGTTCTCTGCACCAAAGAAGAGATGAAGGATCCGGAACAGATCCTTTACAAGCTACGAGGTGCGACGGTCCCTGCCAGCCTCGGTGGTTGGCACGATTTTACGGACGACGACCGCATCTGCTACGTCATCGCGTCCGCGATTGCTGACAGTCTCGACCTGGCTGACTTCCTGCTCGTGGCTCAGAGCCATTCGGTCTGGAAGTACCTGACCTTTGTCGCTGATCTCGATGAGTTAGCGGCCTGTCGACTCCTGGGTACGGTTCTTGACCCCAGGTGGTACATAGACCCACGACACCCTAACCGCGGGTCTCGACTGGAGCAGTTCCTGGGCGTCAGTCCGGTTACTGTGGCTAAGCGGGAGCGTAACGAAAAGAGCACGTCGATCAGCCGCTACGAGAACGTGCTGAACTGCTGGAAGAACCTCCCCGAAGCAGACAACTCGGCAGCTGGGCGGTTTCTTTGGCGCCTGTGGGATAGAAAAGGTGCTAGCTTCTCGGCAGACCTTTCTGTGTCTAAGACCTTTCTAGCCTACACCCGTTTCTGCTGGCTGAACGAGGTGGCGATGCCACCACATAGAGGCCGGCTATTTGTTCCGGAGTATTTTTTCTCCGAGCCAGAAACTCTAGAGGCTTTCAACTCCTACCTTGGAGGCAGACGTTGACGACCGAAGAAGTTACCTGGGAAAAGCTTGCGACCAGTTTCTCGAAACTTTTTTCACATCCTGACCTGAACTGGCTTACAGACTTACTGCACGAAGCTGCAGCTAGCTTGCCGGCTGTGGAGCCTGTAAACTACGCTTCCGGTCAGATCGATGTGGAGTGCCGCCTCTGGAACAGGGCCTGTCGTATTCTCGACGAGCGCCGCAAGAGGCTGTGGTGGATCAACATTCTGGGCATCATGGCGGCACAGCGTCGTCGCCAGGTGTTCGACCAGTGCCGCATCTTCGCTGCATTACGAGCGGGGCAGGCCTACCGGTCAATCCACTTTAAGATGGACGCTCTGTTGAGTCCGCTGAACTCGAAAGAAATCACTCTACTGAACGAGCAGGTCTGAAATGCAGAACGTTTACATGCCGTGCCCCTTGTGTGGCGAAGAAGACGCTAGCATGACTGTCCACATCTCCGACCTGGCTGATGAAGGTGAAGTCCATTTCATCTTCAGATGCTGTGATGGGGAGACGTCTATCCAGACCATCCGGGCCATTCTGGACAAGTGGCCCAAGTTTCTGAAAGACCTCGAAGAGTTTACTGAACATGTGAACAAACAAAGCTAACACACCCTTTGACCGGGCCATTTCGGTGGCCCGGTCTTCGGACTTAAAAATTATGTCAAGCATTCTCATTCGCAAGTCAGGGAACATTCTTGAGCTCAGCCACGACGGCGGAGAGCTACCAAGGAAGGTACGCACCGCTCTGGAAGAGGTTCTCTTCTACGACAAGATTGAACACCTGTACGGCCAGCGACGCTATACCGAGTCCATTGACGGAACGCCGCGGCGTATCCTGACAACACGAAAGCACCTGTACCGGTACGACAAGCTCCGACGTTTCGTCTGCGGGTTTGGCTTCTTACCACGCATCAAGAGCATCTTGGCAGACCTTCAGGTGCCGTTTACGTTCAGCAGCGTGGATCCACCGCGCGAGCGACCGGGCTGTTTTCAGCCGCATATTGAAGAGGTGACGTCCAGGTTCAAGTTTCGGGAGAAACAGGAAGAGTGCCTGTTAGCCATAGCCCAGAACTCGTGTGGCCTGGTTCACGCAGTTACTGGCTTTGGCAAGATGGTCATGATTGCGATGACTTGCCTCCTATATCCCAAGGCGAAGTTTATCATCGTCACCAAGCGAAGGTCCTTGGCGCACAAGATCCAGACCTTCTTGTCCAAGTGGCTGCCGAACATCGGCCTGGTTGGAGACGGTAGTCGTAACTTCGGCCGTATTACTGTCTACACGTTGGCCAGCCTCCATCACTGCCCATTCGATGCGGACTTCATGCTTGTTGACGAAGCGCACGAGGTCCTTTCCGACAAGTACAGCAAGTACCTAGTTAGTAGCCTGTATACGCGAAACTTTGCCTTTACAGCCTCACCGACCGGAAGGTCTGACGGTTCCGACATACGTATGGAAAGTGTGTTCGGACCGAAGATCTTTCACATAACGTACGACGAGGCTGTGAAGCTGGGTCTGGTTGTTCCCATCCGGGTTGAGTGGTCTGACGTTCGCCTGATGACCAATCCGTGCAAGAACATGGAGGGGGCGAGAAAGAAGAGATACGGGCTGTGGCAGAACGACGAAAGAAACAAGATCATTGCTCAGAAAGCGAGGACGTTCGGACCAGACGAACAGGTTCAGATTCTGGTAGAGACGATCGAGCACGCTGTGTTCCTGCGCCAGCACCTTCCGGAGTACACTCTGATCTACGCCAACATGAAGCCGGAGGATCGAATTGCCTACATCAAGCACGGACTGTTGCCGGCGGGCGAACCGCTCATGACGTCCGAGCGGATGGAAGAGAATCGGAAGGCCTTCGAGGCTGGAGAGCTGAAGAAGGTTATCACCACCAATGTGTGGGCTGTGGGGATTGACCCGACTCAGCTAACGGCTCTGATTCGAGCCGATGCGGGAGCTAGCGAAATCATGGACGTTCAGGCTCCGGGTCGTGTTTCCCGGACCCACAGTAGTGGCGGCAAGAACGTCGGGATTGTCTGTGACTTTTTCGACCAGTTCGACCATGCGACGTCTCAGCGGGCCAAGAAGCGAGTCAAGCATTATAGGGACATGGGCTGGTCGCAATATGCCGGCCCCGCTGGGGAGGTGTTTACACCAGAGTCGAAGTTGTTCAGAAAGGTGTAGCCATGTCCGATACAAACGTCCTGGCTAACGCCATACGGGCTATCTACATCAAGTACCGCCGAGCCCACGATTCGCTACGTACTGGATTTCCCTCTGACTGGGGCAGCAGTAAGAAAGCCATGGCTCGGTGGGACGGCGGTACTGACAGTCGTGGCGCCCGTCACGCCAACTTCTGGCTGAAGGCTGCCAAAATATTCAAGGCCAAGGGCCTCGATCCGGAATCTGTAATAAACTCTTTGTTCGACTTCTGCGATACGGCAGATGCCCCGGGACCTGAACAGATCATCTCGGAACGGGCGATATCGCTGTCCTACGACTACGCGGAAAGGAAGAAGCAAGAACTCAAGATCAGCATGGACTGCGAGAGAAGGTATGCCTTGACGCAGTATTTCGAGCTGCAGGTAACGACCGACTGGGATGACAAGAAGATCTGGAAATCTGTGATCCTGTCCCCTGGGTCACAGATATCGCCGCTGATGCGATACATCCTGGCCGTCGAAACCAATCAACCGGACCTGGCAGAAAAATACCGAGCAGCTGGGTCTGCCCAGTATTCACTACAGAAGAATCTCTACGACGAGATAGGGATATCTTTGCCGTAACTGTCGAAACAACTGGGAGACTAACGTGGCTAACAACATGCTGCACCCACAGACCGATGATCCGGTCTCTGAAGCACAGATAGATTGTATCTTGCGCGATACGCTCCGGGTTCCTGAGCTGTTCGCTGCAGCCTACTTCCACCTGAAACCAGAGCACTTCCATGCCGCCTCAGAGCCCCATTATCGGGTTCTCTGGAGGGTTGTCCAACGTCTCGTCAAGGACAACGGGGACAACAGTGCCTTCCTTTTCGAGGACCCAAAGAAGGTCCGTACTCTCGTCGAAACTGAGGTACGGACCTACGTCGAGAACAACTCGGACGAGATCATCGACGAGTACGTTGACCAGCTGTTTAGCGACGAGCCAAAGGCCCAGGGCTTAATTCCCTGGATATATACTTCGGATGAGGTGGAGCTCAATCCGAAGTATTCCAGAGTCTACCTGTCGAAGTTCTTGGACGAGAGAGGCGTCCAACTACCTTTGCGACGGGCGCTTGCCGACAGCGGTAATCGATCCGTCAAGAACCTGCCAGCGATCCTTCAGCATCACATCGAGCTATCATCGTCATTCAACTCGGTTAACGTGAATCCGGTGCGGGAGTTAGCTCCCAGCGGCTGGCAACCAAAACCGCAGAAGAAGTTCTCCACGGGCGTCGAATTTCTGGACAAGATGCTCGGTGGTGGTCAGGCCGACGGTGAGGTGTACGGGATTCTGGGCGCTTATGGCTCGGGCAAGACGGTTCTGGGTGTACAGATTGCAACCCAAACGGCTGTGGCCCAGGTGATGCAGAAGAACCTTCTCGCCATGCAGGGGAAGACGTACGAGCCTCGTCACAGTTATCTTTTCCATTACGAAGCAGGGGAGGAAGAAATTCGGGTCCGGTCGTGGTCTCACCTGTGCTCCATCCCGTGGACGGAGTTGCAGGAGTTTGACATGTCCAAACTTTCTTCGACGGCGAAAGGACCGAAACCGTACGAGAGCGACCGGTTCAAAGAAAAGATCGAGTCCGGGACGTTTCTCGGTGAACAGGAACGGTTGAAAGGCCTTTCACTTTACGAGAACTACATCCATCTCGTGGATATGTCCGGCCCGCCAGACAGTCCAAAGCGCGGGACCGGCTATGTTCAAGAGATCGCGCAGATCCTGGCAACCTGGACGAAAGGGCAGTCGATTGGCGTCGTCGTGATTGACTACGCCGGCCTCTGCTCTCGGCGTTACATGAACGCCAACAACCTGCCTCATGACCGGTTACGACACCTGGTCGGAAACTTTGGCGACGAATGTCGTCGACTGATCGCGTCGCCCTTTTCTTGCCCTGTGTGGGTCATGCATCAGCTGGCAGCTGCGCAGAACAAAAGGTCTCCGTCGTCGAAGCAGCACCATTCGGATGCAGCCGAAGCGAAGAACTTCGCAGAGAACCTCTGGTTCAGTTTCCAGATGGGTGTACCAGAGGACGTTTCTCGTTGCCTGTCGATGACCTGCACAAAGGCTCGTCGCGCGGGTATTCCTACTCCAGCCGTCCTGAGGATCGACGGCGCCTTCTCGACCATGGTGGATGCCAGCAAGGACTTCTTCTTCGACGAACTCCAGGGCAAGTTCGTCTCTGTCACGGAAGCCTCTTCCTTCATGGCACAGACAAGCAAGGTCATGGCGACCATCGCCGTCGACCAGAATACAAAGAAAGTCGTTCAAAGCGAGGAGGATATCGACCCCGTTCTAGGTCCGTCTATTCCCAAGAAACCCAAGAAGAAATCCATCGAACTGGACAACTGACATGCACTTACGTCCAGACCTTTATCGACGACTCAATCGGATCCGCAGGCTTGGTGGCGTCGTGGTTGCTAATGAAAACGAAGAGATGGTTGCGCGGGTCTCGCAGGATGGAGACCGGAAGTCTCTTCAGGTTAGGGAGCGTGGTGAGGCTTATCGGGTCAACTGTCCGTTCTGTACCGACACCAGGCACCGACTGTGGATCAACCACTTGTGGGGCTACAAACATCCTGAAACTGGGACACGAAACCTGTGGCTCTGCATCTGCTACAACGAAAACTGTTTACAGACCTACGAGCGACAACGAAAGTTGTTCGACATGGTCTACGATGATACGCTACCTCCGACTGACGACGAACTGGTCCGCAACCACGAAGAGATTCTTGAGACGCCAGATCAAGTAGATTGGCCTGGTGAAGTCGTACCGATAGACTCGTTACCATCCGACCATCCGGCTGTACAGTATCTGGAGTCGAGAAACTTCCCAGTTAGTGTTCTGTCGTCCGCGCTGGGCGTCAAGTACTGCACTAGCGCTGAGAATCGTTACCGGATAGCGAGAGATCGGATTATCATACCTCTCTTCATGCACGGAAAGATGAAGGCGTGGCAGGCACGGTATGTCGGCACACCGCCACTGAAGAGCGTGGTTAAGTACTGGACGACACCGAAGGTCAAGAAGAAGGCCCTCTTGTACAACTTCGATGTTGCCAGGAGTCGAAAGTTCGTCGTCCTAACCGAAGGCCCAACTGACGTGTGGCGGTTCGGGCCAGAAGCTGTTTCCATCCTCGGACATAAAGCTTCGTCAACGCAGTTGCAGCTGATAACCGCTAACTGGGATAGGGTTGTAGTACTTCTGGATCCTGACGCTTCTGATGATGGCGTCGGGATTTACGACATCCTTCGAAATTGCGGCAAGGCGTCGCTTCAAGTGGCTTTGGTGGAGCTAACTGGGTCTGACCCTGGTGATATGGCTACCGCTGACCTTCGAAACTTTGTTTTCTCTGAAGCCTACCGTCAGGGAGTTATCCTGGAGACGACATGAGTTGGTTACGTTATTCGCAAGAAGAGCTGGATCTGCTTCCATTTTCGCCTCTTACGTCCAGCTTTTTGCCGATCCCTGGGGAAGACTTCATTGCGGAGGCAATGAACCTGGGTGACGAAGCGCCTAAGATTGACAAGAAAGACAAGCCCATGAAGCTTCTCAAGAGCGGGCCGGTTCTTGAGAAGCTTTATCGTGAGGCTCTCTACCAACCTGACTTTCGCCTGAATGTCCTGCTGAAGGGTCAGCCCATCCAGGCTACTTTCGTGCCAGGGCACATCTGGGGGTCCAACGGTCACCCCGGACCGCGTCCGGCCGAGATCATGGTTGTCGGTAAGTGGCCCGGCCGAGAAGAACTCCAGCAGTGCCGAAACTTCGTCGGCCCTTCTGGCGATATCTTTCGGCGCGCCTTGGAGGAGTGCGGCGTCGACGACACGGACTACTGGTACGTGACGAACGTTGTCAAGCACGCGAACGTGGATCCCGCGTCGATACGACTCCCCAAGAAGTGGATCGTCAACTGCTTGCCTATTCTGTGGCAGGAAATCAACATTGTCCGGCCCAAGTTCATCCTGTGCCTGGGCAACGAGGCCTCCGAGGCTGTTCTGGGCTCGGTTGGTGGCGTCACGACAACCCAGGGCCGTGTTTTCGAACAGTCCGTTACCTACTTCAACCCGGACGGCTCGACGGAGGAGTCTGGCTACAAGGTCATGACTTGCATTCATCCTGCGGTCGTGGCAAGAAGTGTCGATCAGTACCCTTCCCTGCTATCTGGCGTGCAGCAGTTCGTCGATGCCATCAACGGCTCGGAAGTTGAAGATCGCAAACTGAAACTGGAAAAGATCTACACCCGGCGCCATCTCGACCGGGTTGTGGACGACATACTTTCTGACCCTGAGGGTAACTGCATCGCACTCGACTCTGAGTGGCATGGAGAGTACCCAACAGAGCCCGGAGCCTGGCTTCGGATGATCCAGTTCAGCCATAAGCCAGGCCACGCCTACATCGTCGTCCTTCGGCACCAAGGAGGAAAAACGGCCTTCTGTCCGGGCATCGACGCGGCCAGGGAGCCACTGCGGCGACTGTTGATGGCGGAACACAATAATAAAGTCCGCATCATCGGGCACAACCTTCGTGCTGACTTACCGTGGATCAACAGCTTCGACCCGGTTCTTGGCGAAGCGCTCATGAACCAGTTCACGGCTCCGGATCATGATGAAGACCCGGACGGCCGTGAGCGCCTGTTTGGCTGGCAGAAGACCAGAACCGCGGGCGGCTTCGATACGATGCTGGCGGTCCATTCTGTCCAGGAAGTGGCTGGGCCTTCTGGGTACAAGCTGGAAGTCCTGTGCAACCAGTACTGTGGGATCCCGAGATGGGATCGAGACCTTATCCTCTGGAAAAAGGATTATTGCTCGGAACGAAAAATAAAGGAGAAAGACCTCGAGGGCTACGGCGACTGTCCGGACGATATCCTCATGGGCGACGACGGCGAGGTCAACCACAAGTCTTACGCCGGATGGGACGCCGCGGGTACTCGAGAGCTGTTCGAGTTGCTGAACAAGCCGGGAGGTCTCCTGGACAGCGACATGTACGGCAACGATGCCCGCAAGGCGTTCTGGGTTGCCATGCGTGCTAGCCCAGCGTTTCTAGAGATGGAAATGACGGGTGTCTATTTTGACAAAGAGAAGTCGTCTGAGTTGGCCGTTTCCTACGCCAAGGTCGAGGACAAGCTACTTACAAAACTTCGCCGGGAGATCAACTGGCCAAACTTCAATCCCAACAGCACCCCGCAGTGCCGTGAGCTTCTTTTCGGTTACAAGCACAACGGCAAGCGAGACAAGGAGACAAACGCGTATGTCAAGTTGTCGAAACCGGACGCTGTCAACCTCTGTCTTCAACCCATCGTTAGTTCAGGAAAACCAAGCAAGGACTGGGAGCAGATTCGTCGAAGAGGTGAGGAGCACCTGTTCAGTCCTTCTACCTCGAAAGAAGTTCTGGGCATCTTTCTGGCCAACATGCCTACGGAGACGGAGCAGCAGCAGAAGGCTCGGCGTATCGTAGAGTTGCTTCGGAACATTCGGTTCGTGCGAGCAGTGCTGTCGAAGGTCGTGTGTCCGCCGAAGGTTCGCGACCATAACGACGACAATTTTGAGCCGGAAACGGATGACAATGGGGAGGAGGAGTTCGAGAAGGGCCTGGTGACGTGGCTCCACAGCGACAACCGAATTCGCACGCACCTGTTTCAGACCGCAGAAACTGGACGAGCGAAGTCGGCGAGGCCACCGGTTCAGAATCTTTCAGCTGACGGTGATACCGAGATTCTTACGAGGAGAGGGTTTATAAAGCTCAAAGACCTGACCGAAAGGGACGAGGTCGCCCAGTACTGGACAACGAACAGGACTGTAGACTTTGTCAAACCAGAGCTCCAGGTTCAGCGATACCGCGGCAACATGCAGCACATCTTGGGTAACGACCAGATAGACCTGTTCGTTACAAGCAATCACAGATGCCTTCTCCGTTCACGGAAGACGTACAAGGCTCTTATCGTCAACGCAGAAGATATCAACCCAAGATCAGGAGACTTTAGGTGGGTTCACGCTGGCATTTATGGCGGTGGCGTTGTCTCCCTGTCTGAGGACGAAGTTAAGTGGCTGTGCGCTGTTCAGGCTGACGGCTCTTATGTCTCTGGCGGAGGGATCGTGTTTTCGTTTTCCAAGGAGAGGAAAATCGAGTCCCTGACTGGCGTCCTGGGTCGTCTTGGGGCGAAATTTCGCACATCGGAGAGGGGGACGGGCGTCACTAGCGTTTACGTCGGAGCTAACGACCCGTGGGCTGTCTGGGCCAAGAAACGTATGCCGGACAAGAAGTTCGGTCCTTGGCTATTGGACTTCGATCGAGCTACTCTGGATCTTATCGCAGAGGAAGTTCTTTTCTGGGACGGCCTGTGGACAAGGAAGACTGAGTACAGTTCCAGCGACAAGGAAAACGCTGACTGGATCCAGATTCTCTGGTGTCTATCCGGCTGGCGGGCAAGGATGCGCGAGTACTGGAATAGAAACCCCAAATCCAGTACGCACTACTGCGTTGATATTCCTTCGCTACACCGACGCCGCGATTACTCCCAAACGAAAAGTCTAACCAAAAAGGAGGTCCCCTGGGACGATCTGGTCTACTGTGTAACCGTACCGTCAGAGTTCGTTATCTTTCGTCGAAACGGAAAGATTTCCGTTACCGGCAACAGCAAACGCCGTGAAGCCGACTACAAGAAGATCCTCGGTGACGACTACCAGTACCCTCTTCGGTCGATGCTCTGTGCTTCACCTGGGTGGGTCGGAGTGGAAGCTGACTACATCGGCGCTGAGCTGGCGGTCATGGCGTTGCAGTCTGGTTCCGCCGCGATGGTCGACCACTGTATGCGTGCTGAGCTGGACGACAAAGATCCACGCAAGTACGACATTCACAGTACGGTAACGGTACAGGCCTTCCGACTGACCATCGAGAACGAGAAAGTGTTGGCTGAGGGCGCCAAGGTCCTCGGTAAGGATCCGAAAGATCTAGGCCTGTCCGTGGGCGATCCTCTGCCGCCACTCAAGTTCTGGCTGAAGGCGGCTGGAAAGGCTAAACTCCGCGATGTCGCCAAGTGCGTTGTGGCTGGTTCGCGTCTTTTGACGTCACGTGGCTGGGTTCGGGTAGAGGAGCTGTGTGGTCACCTAGACGCAGACACTCAAGAACGGTTCGACGGCGATCTAACCCTCGTGACCGACGAGGGACCGACTCCGTTGAAAGGTTTGTACCGGGGTCCAGCCTCGCCGTGTATTCGCGTGACGACGGCTGACGGCCATAGTGTGACTGGTACAGTGGAGCACCGGTTCCGTTCTGTCGACGACAAGGGTAGATTAGTCTGGGTTAGGTCGGCAGACATTCGTGTCGGCGACTGGGCTATCGTTTACGACGGTTACGCAGTTGACGTTGACTCTGGTCGCGACAACGAGGACCCGCCGTTCAAGCTTTGGCCCGCGGCGGACAGTTACCGATCGAACTTGAGCCCGATCGAGGTGCCGGAGCACTTCACGGAAGACTGGGCGGCTTTTCTGGGTCTTCATGTTTCGGAGGGTTGCTTACTGAAAGGCAAAACCAGCAGTACGTTTTCTGTCAGCCTCGCTGAAGAGAAAGACCCGTCGTTTGCTGAGGCAAGTGAGGCTCTGCTGCGCCGACTATTCGGTCACCGGCTGAAGGTAGCAACCAGGTTTCTGCCGGGTTGCCAGCGGCAACGATCTTTCTTGGTAGCTTCAAACCAGCTGTGTGACTGGCTGAGGATAATCTGTCCGGGACTGTCTGCGGACCGAATCGTTCCTGATTTCGTGTTTCAGTGGCCAAACAGGCTGGTCCGAACCTTTTTGCGGTGGTTGTTCGAGGGTGACGGCACCGCCAAACGCAATGGGAACGGTTTCCTCATCCAGTATTCAAGCAGCAGTTCTGCCCTGGCTCGTGACGTGCAGATTCTTCTTGATGGTCTCGGCATAGCTTCTCGTCTTCGATCTGAAAGGAGAAAGGACTGCGACGGCGTTTACTGGACTGTTACTGTGTCGAGGAGGTCTCAAGCTCGATTCCTCAGCGACGTAGGCTTCGTGACGGCCAGTAAGCGAGATAGGTGTGCGACTGCCACGGGGTATAGCGCCGATGTCAGTGTGTATCCGAACCAGCTCGATCACTTAAAGACCGTGTTTCCGTACCTCCAGGGTCGGGCTCGGGAAAAGTGTCGCGAGTGCTTACGGACTAACAGCCGTGTCCGGCTCAACCGGAGCCGTCTGGCAGAGATCGTTGCTGCGCTGCCGGCTGACTTACCGACGACGGTTGTAGCCTCAGCAGAGCATTTACGGAACCTTCTTGCCCTGCGTGGCCGTTTCGTTCGTGTTTCCTCTGTAGAGGATGTCGGCGATCACGAAGTCTACGATGTCGAAAGTGGAAACCACCATCTGGTGGTCAACGGTCTTTCAAACCACAATACGTTAATGTTCGGCCTTGCTTATGGCAGGGGTGACGAGGCTGTCATGCGTGCCATCGAGGAAGAGGGCATTACAGCTACGCCAGAGCAGGTAGGTAACATCCGGTCTACGATCTTTCACCTGTATCCTGAGCTGGAAACCTTCTTCGGGAATTGTCAGCAGCGGGTCGTCGACCCGGGCTGGCTCCGCAACTGTTACGGACGCTCTCGACGCTTCCAACCGTCTACCGACCAAAAGGTTGTGGCTGAAATGCAGCGGCAGGCCGGAAACTTTCCCATCCAATCTGCCGTTGCTGACCTTGTAAGTCGGGCACTGGATAAGTTCTACTGGGCACCAGATCGCCGTGACGCTAGTGGACTGAAGTATCGGTTGATTCTTCAGATTCATGATGCCATCATGTTCGAGGTCCGACCCGACTGCCTGGAATGGTTTCTAGGCGACCCAGGCAATCCGGGTTTCCTTCATCGCGTCATGTCTGGGATTCCTATGTACCAGTGCGACCTGTCTGGGAGGCGAACTCCAGGCCGAGACCCAATCTATATGCCGGTCGAACACGGCCTGTACTTGAACTGGGGTGTTCCTATCGACAAGCAGGAAGGACTGAAACTCGGTATCCCCGAGAAATACCTGAAGTAAGGAGGTGGCTGGCACAAACACAGTCGGTCTTTAGCTAAATATCTATAGGCGCTTTTTCTAACGAAACTTCGATCTAAGGTTTAACAATGTCTTCTAGAAATCGACCAACGAATCGACCGGCTTACGACTTCAACAAGCACGGTCAGTCCACTCGTTTCGACGACACCCGGCTGCGCATCGTGAAGAGCGGGTCTGGTGTCATTGTCAAGAAACCGTCCTGGAACGGGACGGAAACTATCTTTCGTCCGTATCCGTCTCTCGACTACGAGAACCGCAGCCAGGTCTATCCTTACCGGTGGGCTGAAGACGACTGCTTCGGCAACTGGATTCGGCGTTACGACTGCGCATGGCAGGTCGGTGACCCCGCGGTCACGTTCCTGCTGGCTCCGGCTGAGGCGACGGATTACTCTTACGACCGAAATTCGACTCCACTCGGGATCCTGTACAACGCAATCAATGCGGCGTGCAAGGCGATGACGGCCAAACCTGAGTGGTATCTGATCACCAGCAAGAACACCGCCAAGGGGCAGTCACTCAAGCGTCCCTCTGAGTGTTTCCTCATCCAGGGTTGCCTGGGTGTGCATAACAGCAAGCCGACCGCTGGTAACGGTTTCGACCCGATCGGCCTGGGTAACAACAAACCCTGTATTCTCGCGCTGAGCTCTGCCGTCGGCCAAGACCTGGTGGCGATGCTTAACGAGGAACGGGCCGACTGGGACGGTGAGGATCCGGACTTCGAGAAGCGCTACGTCTACGGAGATCCGGTGTCCCTGACTGGAGGCAGGTTCATCCACTTCTTCCAGAAAGGTTATGACCCGCGGCAGAAGTATGCAGCGGCACCTGTGGGTGGTTCTTTCGGCGCTGCACCGAATGCCAACCAGACCCGTGGCAGCTCGGAAAACGGTTTCGGGATCTACATCTCGGATAACGCTTCTGGGGCTAGTCCGGTGATCTCGGCCGACATGATGGCCACCGTTGCGGACAAGTGGCGGGACTGGGAAGATGTTCTGTTCTTCCCAACCTACGAGGAACAGGCGCACATCCTGGGGCAGGCCTTCCCTGCCTCTGCGATCGTGTACGCCTTTCACGACTATCCAAACTGGATCTCGGAGGACGTGCGGAAGAAGTCGGTGGAAGCTGTCTCTGCTCCGGTACCTGGGACGGTCCCAGGACAGCAGCAAGGCGGTAACCAGACGGCCTTTGGCCAGGTGGTCCAGCCCCCGTCGGGCATGAACCCGTTCGGTGGTGTTCCGGCTGCCTCAGTGCAGAAGCCGGCACAGAAGCCAGTGCAGTCCACGCCGACGCTGAACACGCCCGTTGTCCCTTCGCAGACGGGTGACATGTCGCAGCTGTGGCAAGCGATGTCTTCAAGCACCAGTGACAGTGTCGTACCGGACGTCGACATCGGCGACGACGAGATCGTCTCTGACGAGAACCTCGAGAAGATGTTCGACAAGGCGAGCGAGGAACCGGTCCCCGCTTATGATGTTGCGGCGCTCTTGAAGAAAAAGAAGTAACCATAGGTGAGGCCAGCCGGTCGAAAGGCCGGCTGGTTTGTTTTTGTTATGGCTAGAAAGAAGCAACAAGCTACGCTCGACACCAGCTCGATCGACGAGATGTTCGATTCAGCAACGTCGCAGAACAAGAAACGGTACAGTGGCCAGATCTTTGCGGGGTCTGAAGCTGAACAGCTACTAATCTGCCTGCCAGTTCCGTCTCTGGCTGTGCGGTACCTACTCCAGCAGGAGGGGTGGCCCTTGGGTAGGTTCACCATGCTCGTCGGGGAGCAAGAGAGCTGCAAGTCAGCTTTCTCTTATGAGATCCTTCGCTGGCACCGCCTTTGTAAGGGCAAGGGCATCCTATTGGATACTGAGTTCAAACCAGCGCCAGAGCTGTTCTGGTCTATCCTGAACTACGATTACAAGGCAGCCAACTACCAGAAGTGCAAGACCATGGATGGTTGGAACTCTGCGCTCAACAACTGGATCCAGACGTTCAAGACGTTGATGGATGGGTCTGGAAAAGAGAAGGGGTTCGGTCGCATCGCACCGGTGTGCTTTACGATCGACAGCCTCATGGCAGCTATCGATGAGAAGGAATATGACCGCCTGGTTGCCGAAGGCATTCCTGAGCGGCACTACGCTGTAACCGCGGGCATGCTAAACGATTACGTTCGAGTTCTGACCAAGGAGATCGACGAGTACCCGTTCTCAGTCATCGGCACCAACCATTTAAAGATCGGCAAGACCCAGCAGGGCACCAACGTCCGAAACATTGCGGGTGGGTACAGCCTCAAGTTTCACGAGACGACTGAGATAGAGATGCGCCGCGTCTCTTCCGTCAATCCGACAACCAAGTCTTCGCAACTGAAGCGGGTTGAAGACGGTAATGTTGTTGACGGCATTGAGTTGCGTATCTGCATCATGAAGAACTCAGCGGCACCGCACTCCTTTGTAGACGTGGAGATGCTCTGGTACACGGACTTCTCCGAGCAGGTCGAAAAGACCGTCTTTGACGACGAGAGTGGAGAAGAGAAGACAGTCATGATCTACCCCCAGCGAACGTTCTTCGACTGGGACTCGGCTTCTGTCGATATTGTCGTTTCACTGCTGAAGGAGAAAACAACTCAGTCCCGTCTGCTGGCTGACGTCCTTCACATCGAGAAAGTTGACCGGAGGTATTGCTGGAGTAAGACCCTGGGCATTTCCGAAAAGGAAAAGATCTCGGCCAGGGAGATGGGTGCCCTCCTGGAGCAAGAGCTTCAGAAGAACCCTTCACTGAGAGATGCCCTGTATCCTGTGCTGGGCATCCGTAGACGTTTCATGTATCGCCCTGGGTTCGATTACCGTGCCTTGCTGGCGAGAATCGCCGAGGCCAGTCACAAGAGCACTGCTGGAGTCCCAGATGAGCAGTGAGTTTCCTCTTGACGATGCTGTGGATGCCTATACCCGGAGCGAAGGATTCGCTAACAGGCGCGAACCGGCGTTTGCTCGTTTCGAGAAGAGAGGAGTTGCCTTCCTGTTGAAGCATTACGGTTTGAAGGACATTCAAACCAGCCTTGTTCGCGGCGTCGCTGAAACAACCGGGCGACACAGGCTGACATTTCATGCCTTTCACGATCGGTACAACAGTTTCCCTGTTTGGCTGGTGATAAGGCCCGTCCCTTTCGCGCACGATATGACCATTGACAAGCTAGCCAACCCCAAACGCCACGCGTCCCTGGCTTTGTTCAGGGCGTACAATCGGTTTCAAGATCTAGTTCCCGGTAGCTGGACCGAAGAGGACCAACCTGTTGGGGTTGTGTTCGAGTGGCTTAACTCCGGAGCCAAGGGCTCGTTGTGGATCGTCCACGACGACGCCTCTGCTCGAGATGCCGCCATTTCTGTCGCGAATGAAGAAGGGCGACGTCTCGGTATCCAGCCGTTCAGTTACTTCCTTGACCGGCTGGGGTGGTCGCCATGAGATCGCTATCTGTTACGCCTAAGGTCCACAAGTTCAACTCTTCCGGCCTCGACGCCTTCCAGAAAGAACTCGAGAGGATCCACAAGAACTCGAATCTGGTTGCGATAGGGGATGTAAGGGAAGTTCTGATCGACGACACAGGCAGAACAGAGGCTGATGGGTACAGGTTCTCTGACTGGGCTCTCTACCAGCTCTGTCAGGGAACCTGTTCAGGTTTACACAGGGTCGTCAACGACTTGCTGACTGACGAATCTTCTCAAAGTCTGTCAATCGCTGTTTCTTCGCTGAGAAATATCCTAAGGGCAAGGTTCGACAGGCTTTACGGGAAGAAGCTAATTATTGACGAATCGACTGGGGTAGTTGACGGTATAGTAGGTTCTGGTTATCGGTGGCTGCCGAGCGAGGAGCTGCACAAAAGGATATCTTTTGCCGTACAACACCATGGCGTAATATTCTTGGGTGCCGTGATCGTCGGTCGCTGGTTGATGCTTCGGTACAGGAGACAACACCCCAGTTTTTCTTTCGGTAACGACCTCTACTACGCCGGTTACCACTTTTCAAACAACGAAGCTGGCGCTAGCAGCATACGTGCTGCCGGCGCCATTTTTCGCGACAAAACGTGGACGGCAGCAATCCAGCCGATGGGACTTAAAAATAAAGTCCCGCATCGGGGTAACTCCTTCGAAGCCAAGCTACAGAGGCTCCTTCAAAAGATTGACGACTCGACAAACTCTGGATCGTATGAGGACTTTTTCCAAGCCATGGAAGACAGTCGTATCTTCGCTCCAGCCGAGTCGTTCTCAAGGCAGGCCGAGAAGATGGAAAAGGTCAGTCTGCGCTTAAAGAAGCTGGGCGTCGGTCATACGGTAGCCCAGAAGGCCGTTCATTCCTGCGTTCTGTGCGGGAGTGACAATAAGGCTGTCTATGCTGGACTTGAAGCAGTGCCACCAGCTGCTTGGGAAGACCGGTCTCTGGTCGACCTGTATAACAGTCTCGGTAACCAAGCCAAACAACTTTCCATTCCGCAACGGGAACGCGTCGAACAGGCTGCATACCGCATCCTGGCCGGACGTTACTAGGAGAATTGCCGTGGAACCGTCACCAGTAGAGATCGCGAAGGTCGTGGACAAGATGCCGCCTGCGCTGCAGGAAGCTGTCAAGAGGATCCGTGTGCAGCTGGCCATGGACGCATCGTCAACGCTGAAACGCAAGTGGCTTATCGGGAAGGAGATCAACCAGGTCTACGCAGATACTACGGGCAAGTACGGCGATGACCCGGTCGGCAAGATCAACGCCGTGGTCGGTTACACGAAGGACTACGCTCGAAAGATCCTGCGTTTTCACAATGAGTTCAGTGAGGAGATGCTGGGAGTTCTGACGGAATCGCGGCTGTCGAAGACTAAGAAGCCGATTATCTGGAACCACGTCCTTTACCTGCTAGAAGTCCCGGCTGACGACCGAGAGATGCTGATCGACCGAATTGTCGATGAAGATTTAACTCCAGCTGCCCTGGGCGAACTGATCCGAGAACGATATCCCAAGGGAGCGAGCGGCAAGACTGGCCGACCGGTCAAAGTTCCTTGCTCGCTGACAGGGAAACTCGACAACTTGTCAAAAGTCCTGACAGTTCTACTAAGAAACAACGACGCGATCTGGGCTGCTGAAGGTCATGGGATCTTGTCCGATGCTTATGACCTGCCGGCAGATAAAGTCGACGAGCAAGTCGAACATCGGCTAGAGGACGATATCGAGCGGGCTCAGGCAGCTATCGCGAGCCTGACTGCTCTCCTCAACGACCTGCACGAAGCCAAAAAGATCGTGGCAAAGAAAAAGGAAGCTGAAGCTCAGCTGGTCTGAGATGGCTAAAAAGCTACCCACATTCAATCTAGCCAAGATCATCACACTCCGGCAGAAGCTCACAGACGAGGTGATGCTTGGAGACATAGGCAACAAGTTTTCCGGGCAGGACTTCCTTGAACTGGTTTCCAGAATCAAGGAAGTCCTTCCTAAGGAAGTCCCAGAGTCCGCTATCTCGGACTCAATCAAGAACATCCTCGGTGTCGAGCTATCGGAAAAGCTGGCTGAGGACCTTGCCTGGCGTCTTGCCGGCAACCTCCCCAGACTGAAGAAAGGTATCCCTGTTCCGGTCTGGACCAGACAGCTGGAAGAGGAGTGGGCGCCTATCCGAGTTGAGTCTGTCTGGCCAAAGACACTCAAGTCAAAGAAACCGGGCATCAAGACAAGAAGCGGTGCCATTATCGTGTTCCGCTTCTTGGCCGGTTTTCCAGCCGGCAAGCTCGTTGAACGGTTCTGGTCAGACGTCATGGTCAGACACTATCGGCGGACTCTCGGGTTTAGCGCGTTTGACGCTAACCGGTACAGCTACGGAGGCGCTAACGGCAAACTGAACCTGCCGCTTCACGATATACGGGAAATCGGCCGGTTCAGGTTTGTAGCGAAAGTCCTGAAGGAAACGTTTCGAGACCAACCGACGTTCGATGCCAGGGACATTCGCTGTCCGCCAGCTTTCGTGAAGTGGAACCAGACGATCCAGAAGCGTAGACAGCGTGTAGGGTTTACTTGCCCCTACAACCTGCAGATCATGTGCCACCACTGTCCGGTGGGTTGGGAGCAGTGCAGTGCCGCTTGTCACGCTCGGAACTTCGTTCAGGTTATCTGTAGTCGATGCAAGAAGCAGAGCTGGTCCGATCCAGAGACGATGGAAGGGGTTTGTGTCGATTGTCGAAAAGAGCTTATTTGAACGGAGAGTTCGTTGAAACAGTATCTCGACCTGCTGGCCGATGTGATGACCAACGGCACGCTGAAGTTTCAGCGCGGTCGCACGGCCGACGGGCAGGATTTGCGCACGCGGGCCGTTTTCGGTCGGCAGATGCGATTCGACCTTCAGGACGGCTTCCCGCTCGTCACTACCAAGAAGATCCACTTTCGTTACATCGTCGAGGAACTGCTCTGGTTCCTCGAGGGCTCCACAAATAACAACGATCTGCGCGCCCGGGGGGTGACCATCTGGGATGAGTGGGCTCATCCGGAGACGGGCGAACTTGGTCCGGTTTACGGCAAGCAGTGGCGTCGCTGGGAAGGCCCGCAGGGGCAGGTCGATCAGATCGCGAAACTTATCGAGGGCATTCATGCCGTCAAGGCCGACCCGCGTTCGGGAGCGGGTCGTCGCCTGATTCTGACAGCATGGAACCCAGCGGACATGCCGGAGGTCGCGCCGCCGGCTTGCCACACGATGTCGCAGTACGACGTGACCGAGGGCCGGCTTTCGTGCCAGCTGTACCAGCGCTCGGCCGATCTGTTTCTGGGGGTGCCGTACAACATCGCTTGCTATGCCACGTTGACGCACCTGCTGGCCCAGGTGACCGGCCTGGAGGTGGGCGAGTTCATCCACACCTTTGGCGATGCCCACATCTACGAGAACCACTTCGATCAGGTGCGCGAGCAGTTGAGCCGGGAGCCACGTCCGTTGCCGCGGTTGATCCTTGACCCGCGCATCACCAGCCTGGAGGGGCTGACCTCCAACCTGTTTCGCCTCGAAGGTTACAACCCGCACCCGGCCATCGTCGGGGCGGTGGCTATCTAAGGAGCCCAACCGTGAAGATTTCGATGATTGCGGCCCTAACCCGCGACCTGGTGATCGCTAACCAGGGTCGCATCCCTTGGCATATCCCACACGACCTGAAGCGGTTCCGAGAACTGACCCTGGGGAAGCCCGTGATCATGGGTCGAAGAACTTATGAGTCGATCGGCAGGCCGTTGGAGGGTCGCGACACCATCGTTCTTACGAACGGCTTTTCTGTCCCGTCGGATGTAGAAAGGCTCTGGCCGACACACAGCGTTAACGCTGCGCTGGACCTAGCCGAACAACTTCGCGGCGTCGACAACGAGGTGATGATCGCGGGTGGGGCTGAGGTGTACACCGCTTTCATGCCTCTGGCTGAGAGACTGTACCTTTCTGTGGTCGAGCCGCATTATGCGGGCGACACTTTCTTTCCTGGGTTTCTTCCCGAGGGATCGAATTGGGGGGTCACCCGCCAGGAGTACTGCTCGGGCGAAGGCGTTTCAGTCCCTTACACGTTCATCCAGATGGGCCGTGGCGAGGCGCGCCAAGGTTCTTTGCGACTGTTTCTGGCCAAGGCTCTGAGTGTTTAAGCGCGCCCTGCACCTTGGCGCGCTATAATCTGCTATCTGGTGTTGACAATGTCGACGCTCTGTCGCAGATTATTGGTATGAAGGTGCGATCATGCGAGAAGGAGACGGTGTGGAAAAGTTATTCCGATTGGTGTTCCGGATTGATTCCGAAGAGAACAACATCGGTGTAGCTGACGTCGTGGCGACGAGCGAAACGGAAGCTCGTCGCCATCTCATTTCCGAGCTGGGTTCGGAAATGCGTATCCGTAAGATCGTTCGACTGCCAACGGCTGCCGAGTTCGGTATCCCTGAAGCAGCTCGAAGCGAGGAGTTCTGGAGAAGCTAATGGCGCAGATTGTGATGCGAGACGCCCACGGGCGCGAAGTTCGTGTGTCGCCAGCGCGAGATATCGCTCACAACTGGTCACACATGGTGACGAGTTGCATGAGTGGTTTCGAGAGGGCAAACTGGGACTCTGTCATGGAGGCCTTCCTCTGCGACAAGGGCATCTCTCAGTACGATCTGTTCCTTACCGCGACGACCTACATCCGCTTTCTCGAGCGGTGTATGGATCCGGCGCAGAAAGACCCCCAGAAACTCCTTCATGACATCGGCTGGTTCACTTTGCACCCTGCCGCTGTCATGGCGTTTTTCTACAAGCTGGGCATGGTGTCAACCGGAATGTTCCATCATGGCGTCCGGTCCGCCTACATGCTCGGGGAAACTAACTACGACGTCGAGCAACTGGCTGCGGCCGGTAAAGCTCTGATGAAGGCTCTCGAGGAAGAAGACCGTGCGGCTAGAGGACAGTCCGAACCCGGTAATCAGGGAGACTGACTTGTTAGCTAAAACGGTGACCGATCTACTGAGTCTTATGAGCGCCAGGAACTTTACCTGTTTTCCTAACTCCTACCTGGTGTTCGATCTAGAGACGACCGGCCTAGACCGCAGGTCGGATCTGATTTGGCAGATCGGTCACTGTCTTGTTAACGACGGGGAAGTGCAAGACAAAGGATCGTTCGTTATCAACTGGCTTGACGACCCAGCCACCGATCGACTCTGGTTGGTGAACAGAATCAGCAAGCTGGCGAGCGCTATGGAGGCTTCAGGACGCAAGAGCCAGCTCACTGTAGAAAAGGTTGCGGCGGGAGAGCCGGCCAAAGTAGTCTTAGACCGGTACTGGAAGCTTCTCACGAAATCTCGCCAGGACCGGTTGTTCTTTTTGACCCACAACGGGTACCAGTTCGATTGCAAGTTCATTGAGGAAGCTTTTGAGCGAACCCTCGGCGGTATCTTCAGGTTCAACGATTACGAGGTCTTCGATACGGGGATGGTAGAGAAGGCCTCCCAGGCTTTGATGGGCGTTCGCGAAGGTGATACGCCTCGTAGCTTTGCGCAAAGGATCGCCGCCAGTCGGTTGAAGGGCGTACACTGGTCTCTCGACCGACACTGCATCCCCAAGTATGATCTGGCTACTGATCACGATCTTGATGTCAATGAGGCTCACGACGCCGGGTTTGACGCTTATGTGACCCATCTTCTGTTCAACAAGATGCGAGAACTGACTGATGCTGATCTGCGCGATCGACCCGGGTAACAAGGGAGCTATTGTTCTCTTTCGTGACAACAAGCCAGAAAAGTGGACACCGATGCCGGCTGTCGACGTCTCTTCTGGCAAACGGGCAAGTGGCAAGGCCAGGGCCAAGAAGGAAGTCCACTTGCCGGACATGGTCAAGGTTCTGGACGAGTACTGTGAGGGTGTAGACCTGGTAGTTGTAGAGCACCCGCCGTTCATTCCAGGAAACGGTGTCTTTGCAACTGCGGCTCTTTTCAGAAACTTCGGCGAGATACGCGGTTACGTCGCAGCCAGGAAGACCATACCAATTCTTGCCGTCTTGCCGACAGTCTGGAAAGCTAACGTCCTGAAAGGCACGGCGAAGGATAAGAAAGCGACGATAGCCTTTGTTCGCAACCTGTATCCAGGTTTCGACATTCGGCTAGATGACGAAGACCACGACGGTGCAGCAGACGCAGTATGTTTGGCCGAGTACGGGAGAAGAACTTTCAGTCCGGCTTGCTAAGAAACTGAGTTTTCTCCTCACCTTTCCCGGCCTTCTGGCCGGGAATTTCTTTTTTGCGAGGGCGACATGGGACTACCCAAGAAAGAAGGAATCTCAACGGCAGACGTGCCGAAGATTTCACTGAATGCCATCAACAAAAAAATTATGTCCCCCAAGGCGACGCTCAGAGAACTGTCTCACGACTTCGTCATCTTCTCGACCGCTCTCCTCCACGTCTGCGGTGGTCTGGATCGCAGTCCGCTCGACGAGTTTCTGGAGATCAACCCGGATATCGAGGTCGGGTGGGTGAATCTCGGCATTCAGTTTCTTCGCACCAGGACGACGCTGCCCCCGGCGTCTATTGACTTGCTTAGTGGACTGTGGGCAGTCGAACGCGCCTCGTGGGACCAGGTCAAGAAGCACCTGCAAGCTACCTCGGCTGTCGATCCAGCGAGAAATAGGGCCTGGTCGACAATTTTGCAGAATGCTTTCATTCCAGACGTTCTCGCCATTGAAAAGAACCTGGTTCGTGGTGATGATAAACCAGAAGCTGCCATCCAGGTATTTACTGTTGCTGCCAACGACGGCATCTTTCTTGTCTCCAGGGACGAAAAGCCGTGGCCCGCTTTTCCCGTTCTGATGAAGGTGGCGCCAGACAATCGGACACTGGAGTTCACAAGATCACTACTTACACGCGGAGAAGGCCGTGAAGATTCGTCTATCGTTACCGGTTGACCCTGGAACTGAGGTCCAGGTCAACAGCAAGCCGCCGGTCGAAGAGGTCTTGATTAGCCCATCATTTGTCAAGGGCATGAAGGTCAAGACTGTGGCGTACTTGGATGTGGAGGGTAAGGCCGGCAACGTCCGAAGCTTCATCCTGTCAGTTAACGCCAGCGACGGTCGACTTCTCCTTCAACCGTTAAAGCCGGTCGACCCTGGTTTTGACTCGGCCCCACCAGGTGCCGAAGACGAGCCAGAGCCACCAGAATCGCAGGAGAACGCTACAGATGTCGGAAACTGAAAGCTACTCCGCTGTCACTGTCCTGAACGGCTACGCGTCGGTGAAGTCGTTCACTTCGCTTCTTTACCTAACTTCGTATGTCAAGGGTCTCTTGGCCGAGACATCGGACAATGATGTGCAGGTTTTCCTTTTCTACGGGCAACCTATCCGGTTAACGCGTGGTGCTCGAAAGTTCATGGTCATTCCCGGGCAGGATCCGATTCCGCTGTTCGAACCAGATGTTCCGGGTGAGATCGACGAGAGCGGTAGCATATCTGGCTCTTCTATCGATTCGAACTACCAGAAACTGAACGCCAAGCTTCTGGAAGAAGAAGCGCCGCCGTCACCACCTCCTGCGCCAGAAGGCGAAGACACGGTCTAAAAACAACCTGTTTTCGTGTCAATTTAATCTGAAGCCCTTTAACGCACACGTCGCGCGTTAAAGGGCTTTAGGAGGATTTTTTTCCCATGAGGAAAAACAACTTCAAAGGGAAACCGAGAAAGTATGAGGAGCCAGCCCCTGCTGGTCCCTCTGTCGAGTTCGCGCTCCTGGACATTCCGGTGTCGGGGGCGCTTCTCCTTACCTTCGGGTGGGGAGTTCTCAGTGGTAGCTGGGGCTACCACGCTGTGGCCTGGGCCGTTACTGGAGCGATCGTATGCCTCAATTGCGTATTCTCTCGGGCCTTGGGCAGGGAGTAACCGAAACAGGTAATACGGTCGACCTTTCCGTCTACAAAGGCAGGAAGGTTAAGCGAGCTGTCAAACTTGATGGCAAAATCAAGGTCATCATCGATGACAACGGCCCCCGGGGAAGCCAGGGGGTCATTTTGTTTATTGACCAAAGCGTCTACGAGCAGGCCGTAAGGCGCTCGTTCCGCTAAGGTCTCGTGTCGGCAGATTAAGAGTCAGCCAGTCGGCTGACGTCTGCCGATATACCAGGAGGAACCAACATGAATCCAGTCATGTTGGACGATGGTCTCGCAACTTCGATCCGTCTGGCGGCTGAGCGCGGCCGGCCGTTGGACGAAGTTCAGGTGTCCAAGCTGCTGAAGTTGGGCCAGTTCGACCGAGGCAAGGTCTTCGAAGAGACCGGGCTTCGTACGACCGTTGTCGGGGCCGAAAGCCCCATGTGCGGTTACAGCCTGGACCAGGTGCGCGGCGACGATGCCGTGCTGCTGCTCCGGGCGGTGCGGGAGCAGTTCCGTGCCCTTGTGGCCGGGCTGTCTCTTGAGGACCGTCTGGTCCTCTGGCACGCGTTCCAAGTGATCGCTGTGCCAGCTGACATCAAGCGTCGGTCCTATGGCATGCTGAGCATGTCCTGGATCAAGGCGCATGCCCGTGTCAACTGGCCCATCGGAGGGTTTTATGGTCTGGAGGACGTCCGGTGCGTGACGCTGGTGTCGCGGCGTCATGTTGGCCACACCGGCCGACCGTTCCACGCACTGGACTTTAAGGTCCACCTGCTGGGTTCGGACAAGACCACCGGCGAAATTCTCGTCGGCGGGCAAAACCGCACGATTGCAGCCAGGATGGCCAACTTCGCCCCTAAAGGGCGATGGAACAAAGACCAGGCGGCGCTGAACCTGGCCCACCCAGAGTCCGTGGAGGCAGCCATCCTTCTCCACATGGAGATCGAAACGTTGCTTACACAGAGCAACTGGTCGGAGGTCGTGCCCTTCCCGGCGACCTATTTCCTCTTTCCAGAAGAGGATACGGTGCAGCCGGAAGAGAGCCCGGAATTCCGCCGGGCTCTGGTCAGTCGTGTGAACGCCTGGCTGAGCCAAGGCAGGCCAGCGAACTTCCCGGCCTGGGCCACCATCGGGAAGGCCGTCCCTGGTAATGTTCGGCCCTGCCGCGACGTCGAGGCGCTGCGGTCACAGATTGGCGACGCGGCATATGAATTTGCCGTGGCCGACTTCTGGGCAGCAAGCATGAAGAAGGTCGGGGGCGTTTACGCCGTCCCAACGGGATTCTTCAGCTTGTCGTCCCCACAGCGGCCGGCAACCAAAGCCATCCGTGCGGTGGTCGAGCTGCCGACGTCGGCCTTCCGGCGGTCGATAATCTCGGACGAGCTGGTCTGGATACCAGCGGTCGCTGTTCGAGATAAGTCCTTGCGTGGTCTGGCTGGGCAGACCCTCTGGGACTTCACTGGATGCCCTTCGGGGCTTGAGTGGATGTACAACAGCTAACCGTTTGACCAGGGCACCTTGCCCTGGTCATTTTTTTAGCTATTGGCTGTCCAAGTCCGTTTGTGTAATAATCTTAGAACCAACCAGGAGACGACATGAGTTACGACGTGCGTAAGGAAAAGGTAGCTTACAACAACTACCGGACCGCTCAGGACTATGCCGGCCTGGACGGAATTGTCATCGCTGATGCCACTCGGGACGGCAGCAGTAGCGCGTATGACGTCCGGAAGCCGCGAGATTTTGTGGTTTACTTGACTGACAAGGCCGGTGGACCCTGCATCCTGATCCGAGCTGAGGAAGTTGAGAAGTACAACCACATCATGCAGCGGTTGATCGCCAAAAACCACAAGATCTACTCAGACACCAAGATGGCGGCGATCGAGACCTACAAGGAATTCGACGCTGAGATGCAGAAGCTGCGGAACAGCCCCAGCGCCCAACCAACCCAGGTTCAGACAGAGGAACCGGCAAAGGTGAAGAAGGAAGCGTCTTCAGAAGTGAGGCACCTGATGGCTGAAGCGACCAAGGCTGTGGCTCCAACTGTACCGGCGGTTCAGCCGCGCAAGGTTACTTTCGAGTTGCCTGGCGCTGGTCAGATCGCGACCTACTACCACCAAGTCATCCGGGCCGAGTCTGCCCTCGTGCTGGTCCTGGATACGTCTCGCAAGGACTCGCCGCGGTATACTCCGCCGGTCCTGGAAGACGAAGATGGGAACCCCAAGTCGTTCGCTGCTCTAGTGGAAGGAGAGAACGGCCAGCCAGATGTCCTGTATCTGGTTTACTACTCGGGAACGACGTTCAAGTTCCAGCACTATGAGTTTTCGATCCTGATTGTGGACCGTGAGCGTTTCATGGAGGAGTAGCTTACAATGGAAAAGCGCGGCGTCGAGGATGCGGACCTTAAGCTCGACAAACAAGCTTCTGCAGAGAAGGAAGCCAAGGACCTGGAAGAGTCCGTCGTTTACCAGAAGATGGCAAAGGCCGCAAAACCGGAGAAACCTCCGAAGTCTAACCGGGAAGATCAGTAGCACGGAGGCTGCAGATGTTCGGCTCGTCAACTTCGCTATCTCCAGGAAGCAGCTGGATGTCCTCCTTGTCGGAGAACTTTCCAGACCCTTTTCTGGACTACGCATCTCTGGCGATGCCGCAGGCAAACCAGCACGTCTTGCGATGGTGTGAATTTCTCTTCTGCACGAACGGTACGTATCGCCAGGCTATCGACCGGGTCCTTAGCTACTTCATCACCGACATCGACATTTCGGATTGCTCGGATGACGAGCGAGATAAGTGGCTGACCTTCCTGGACGAGACCATCGATATACGTAACGCCTTACACATCATAGGGTTAGACTCCGCATGCTACGGGAACAGTTTCACTAGTATCCTCCCCGGTTTTCGTCGCTATTTGGCCTGCCCCAAGGGCTGCATGGAAGCTCCCTTGGCTGAGGTGTACTCTAACCAGGCCTTCGCTTTCAGCTGGTCCAACTTCGAGTTCCGCGCGACCTGCCCCAAGTGCAAGACCTCCGGCAAGTGGAATCACATTGACCGGCGATCTGGCTCTGAGGCGGACTTTAAAATTAAGAGGTGGAACCCCCACGAGATCGAGCTTCTCTGGGACCCACTCACAGAAGACTGCGACTACATCTGGAAGATCCCGGATACCTACCGACGCCTCATTAAAGAAGGCAGACTCTACCACCTCGAACGAGCTAACTGGGAAGTTATCCAGGCTGTTAAGGAGAACCGCCACCTTCTCTTTGAGCGCGGCGTTATCTATCACATGCGTGAGGACGCTCTGGCTGGCCTCCACAACCGGGGCTGGGGTATCAGTCGCGTCCTGTCCAACTTCCGCCAGGCCTGGTACGTCCAGGTTCTGCACCGCTATAACGAAGCCATCGCCCTGGACTACGTTATCCCGTTCCGGCTGATAACGCCCGTCCCGGGTGACAAGGAACGCGGTGGCGATACGCTGCTTAACCAGAACCTGGGCGGCTTCATGTCCCATGTTCACCGCATGTTGCGAGACAGAAGAAAAGACCCAGCCAAGTGGAACACGCTACCGTTTCCGGTTCAGTACCAGGCCATCGGTGGTGACGCCAAGCAGTTGGCCCCTCGAGAGCTTATGGACCAGGGCATGGAAACACTGCTCAACTCAATTGGCGTGCCTGTGGAGCTTTACAAGGGCAGTCTCCAGATCCAGGCGGCACCAGCTGCCCTTCGTCTTTTTGAGGCTTCTTGGAGCACACTGCCGCACAACTTCAACGGATTCCTGCGTTTCCTCGTCAAACAGATTTCGCAGCTTTTGTCGTGGGAGACGGTGAAAGCCAGAATGGCGCGCGTCACGCACGCTGACGACCTGCAACGGCAGCAGACCAAGCTGCAGCTCTGGACTGGCGGACAGATCAGCCCCTCGACCGGTATGAAGTCGGTGGGTCTGGACTACCGCGAGGAAGTTCGCCGCATGATGGACGACCAGCAGTTCCAGGCGAAGTCCGAGGCCGAGCTGCAGGAGCGTATGGAACAGGCCAGCGTCCAGGAACAGATGATGCAGCCGCCCGCACCACCGCAGCAACAGGGGGCTCCGGCCCAGCAGGGTGGCGGGGCTCCGCCAGGACCCGGCGGACAGCCAGCTGGCCCTGCGGGCGCTGCTTACCAGGATGTTCTGGCCAACTTGCCGACTGGACCGCACCAGTCCACTACGCCGGAAGAGCAGTGGTCTCGAGCCGAGTATCTGGCTAACCAGATCATGGGTATGTCGGAGAGTCAGAAAGACTCGACGCTCATCCAGCTCAAAAAGAAGGACCCGAGTCTCCACCCGATCGTCAAGTCGATCATGGACGACAAGCGCCGACAGCTCCAGCGCCAAGGAGGAGAAATGCTCCAGGCGCAGATGTTCGGCAAGACTGGAGGCAGTCGAAAGAAAAAGAGATCAGTACTTCTTGACGAATAACGGAGGTTTCGATGGCCGCAGGGTTTGTGATGCCTTATCGCAAGTGCGACGCAACCTATGCGTTACTGCCTGTGGTAAAGGTGGCGCAGGACTGCGGTCTCGACACTTCCATATTTGTCGAGGGTCCGGTCAGCGAGTCGACTGACTTTGATGCGAGCCTGAGTCAGGTGTCGAACATTTTCAAGTGGCTTCGCCAGATGGACACCGTTGTCTTTTCAGAACCGACCACTGAAGAGGTTATGCGAGAAGCCAAACAGGCCAACGTCAAGACGGTCCTGTTCTTTCTGTGGGACACGTTGACCGAGGAGACGGAAGGCCGACTCAAGTGGTTCGACGTTATCGTCTGTCCTACCAAGTGCTCCGCAGACCTTCTGCACAAGAAGCATCCAGGTAAAGTTGTTTATGTGCCGTTCGACGCGGCAGTTCACCTGACCAGACCTGACTACGCACCATCCAAGAATAAGGCGATCTTGTGGCCCATAGAGGGTAGCCAGGCTGCGAATCAGGACATGGACTTTATTTCTTTGTTGTCTCCTCTACTCAAGGACTTCAAGGACCTTTACCTCACCGTCCTTCATACGGGCGGTCTAACTGCTACCTTTCTTCGTCGTTTGAATCGCATCATGGGTAAGTACGAGCACCGGATAGCTATCCTCTACTCGAACGTAATGTCCAAGAACAGAATGACTTACGGTCGCCATGACTTTGTTGTTTGGCCTACCACAGCAGAAAGCGTTGGCCTCGTCGGACACTGCGCTCTCTCAATGAGCACGCCTTGTGTGACATTTGACCATCCAGTAACGAGAGAGATCGTCACACACGGCCGTAATGGTTTACTGGTGCCTTGCGATCTGGTTAATAACCGGTGTGGTGTGCCAGCAGTAGTTCCAGACTGGAAAGCTTTCGACAAATCGGTCCGGTTGCTACTGAACAGTCCCGGCGATTTGGCTAGAATGCGCCTTGATACACACCGGAAGCTTGTTGAACGGAGATCCGTGTTCAACAGCACCTGGTCAACATTTTTCCAGGAGGCCTAAGTGGAACTGGATCAGGACCTGGAATTCGACCGGCTGAGTTCGGACCTTCTTTTGCCGGCTGTCGAAGACACGGCAGCTAAGTGGTTCTCTGTTCACCGCCGGCTGGACCAGACTTCTGTATTTGGTCACCTGCAGGTCGTTAGCAAGGATGCCTGCGCACTGTTTGACCGAGCTGCGGACGAGATGTCCTTATCAGCTAAGCGTTACTGGACCAAGGTCTGCGAAGCCGCGGGCCTTCTACATGAGAGCATCGTGTCAGGTCGCAGATACGAAGATGTGGTAGCCGCAGCGGACGATGCGGTGGCGAATACGGTGGCTGCGCTGACACCGGACATCCGCGAACCGTACTCTAAGCGGTCATTTCTGCTGGCCAACCGGGTTGGAAACGCTACTCTTATTGCCAAGGCGGTGAAGCTGGCTGACATTGGCAGTGACCTGGAAATGGTTGAGGGCATGGAGATAAAGGCGAGCAACCGATTCGAGGTACGGTCGCTGTTGAGTGAGATGAAGGAGATCCTTCTCTCCATGGCTGAGTTGAGGCGCTCGCCAGCTGTTGCAGCCAGAGTTGATGCCCTCAGGAAAAGGGTTGAAGCTGTTCTCAAGGCAACCAAGTCGAGGTAGCCATGGCTTACGAGATTGTGGTTGAACCGATTGCTGTCGAGCCATTGTCGTCTAGGGGCTTGATCAATTCGCAGAGCTCTACACCGTCGAAAGTAGAGTTCGTCGGAGAGAACTACGAGGCCAGCCTTAGCGGTGTTCCCGTGCAAGATTTCTTTGTTGCAGCGGACCCTACCACAGCTGCCATGATTCTGGCTGCATCAAGACCTGACCTGTCCTTGCTTCCCTTCGCTACGGTCCAGCTGGTTCGTCTATCCGAGATCATTGCGGAAGAAGAGCTGGCCCGATCCCTGTCCTAAAATAGCCTGTTTTCTGCGTCAATATAGTTTGGTAGACCTTACCAGTCTGCCGTCGACTTACCCATTGGGGATTCGACATGATCGACCCGGATTGGGGTGACCGCAACAAGGTCATCCAGAAGATCATCGTGGATTTGTCGGTCGAGGAATTGTTGGAGGGTTACCGTGGCCGGATAAAAAATGCAGACTATCTGGGCGCTGAGGTCGCCGCAGCGAAGCTGGAGCTGTATGCGATTCTCAGAAGGCTGTTTGCGAGAGAAAGTACCGAGTTGTTAAGCGGCTTGGGGCCAACGATTCGAGCGCTGTCGAAGACAGCCGGTTGGCCCACAGAAGAACAGCTCGCTGGCTTGTGGCTAGAGGAGCGGTGAGATGGCAGAAATGATTCCGTGTTTCGACTTCATCGACGTGCAGATGATGTTCGATCAGTTTGCGGAGGAATGCGGGATGAGTTACAAGAATATCGAGGCTGGTAACGAACTCCTCTTCGAGTGCGCTCAGCGCTGGTACATCGGTCGGGTCAAGGAGCGTCTCCCCATGAGCTGCATCCTTGAGTCGGCTGCCGCTGTGGGTCAGATCGGCGATCTGATCCAGTTCCTCCACGGCGTGATCACGTCGGATACCGACATCACGCCGATTGATACCGACACTCTCGAGATTCCATTTTTGAACATCCAGACGACCCAGCACCTCCACCCGGGGGCGCTGGTGCGTCTGCGGCGCCGGACGCACGCAGAGCGCGAAGCTCGCACGGACCTGCCGCCGGTCTCGTAAGACCGTCGGTTTCGTGAAGTAACCAGAGGAGCAGGCCTTCGGGCTTGCTCCTCTTTCTTTTTTAGCTAACCGGAGGCCCAACTTGCCAACTGTAACGGTTGTCGGTGTTAATCGGAGGACTGGCTACTACTGGGTCCTCGCGGAGAACTGGACGCCAGCCGTACCGGAAGGTATCGGGGCGTGGTTCATTTCAGACAGCGCAGTCTTTACTGCAGACGACCGGCGTTTTGGGCTAGCTCTGCGTACGTTGAGTGGTTCGCCCGGAGAGACTCTGGAAGTCGAGCTTTCGGAGTTGGCGTGGTTGGAAGAGGAGGGGAGCCAGATGCTCCTGGTCTCGATAGCGGCTGATAAGAACGGAGCCATGCTATGAGAAAGCGATCCCTGGCCAAGATCTTGGCACATAAATTTTATGTCAAGGTCACCCGAGAAAGCCTGGATCTGTGGTACGTACACTGTATCTACCCAGCCGTGACGGAGACTGGGCACGTCTACAGTCTGTACGACCGGCGCGAAGATCTGCTAGAAGACGCACACATCGCTTATGGCGAGCGAGAAAAGTTCTGTCACGTCGTGGCGTATGCCTTTGACGTGACCTGTTTCAAGGCCGGCGTAGCGCCAGAAGACTCAGCAAGGATCTGGCGCCAACTCAACGTGAAACAGATAACCAAGCTGGCTCACAAGATCTTCGATGAGCACGATCCAGCCAAAGTACTGGCTTTCGTGGTCGAGATGAGCAATCCACCGATCGAGCCGGACTACCGACCGAAAGAACAGTTGCCGGAGGACTACTATGCCAGATGAAACCGTACGCGTGACTGAGCTGCCGTTCAACTGTTTTAACGCCTCCTTCAGCCCCGACGGCAACTTTCTGGCCGTCGCTACCAGACTCGGAGTGGCGGTCTTTGATGCCAGGAGTCTGGTGAAGGTAGGTGAATCGTCGCTAGGGTTAGATCCACTCTGGTGTTCCCCGATACTGTTCTCATCCGACAACAGTGAAGTTAGTTTCGTAAACTGGGACCGCCAATTTGTTCGTGTGGAAATTTCTCGGCAAGCTAACAGCCAGCGCATATTTTGGGACAAGACGTCACCTGTGTGTGCGGTTGCGCGAATTCCCGACAACCGGTTTCTGGCCTGCCTACAGAACGGGAGCGTCCTTGTTCTCGAACCGCAGGGTGGATCGAAGTTAGTGCATCGTATCTCCCCTTCTTACGGAATGGGACCTGTCCATGTTGAGGTGGCACCAGACGCCAGGTGGGCGGCGATTTGCTGGCTATCCGATCGTCTTGAGTTGATTGACCTGAAAAGTGGAAACCGAAACTTGATCCAATCTGTATCGGCTCCGCGAACGGCTGTCTTCGTTGACAGCTCCACACTCTTCGTCGGTACTTCTTCGGGCGAGGTATATCGAGTCGATATAGGAGACGACGCGCCTCAGGTTAGGCAGCTGCTAAAACGGGACACTCGTTGCGTTTCCTTGACACAGGTAGGCGCCAGCGTCTGGAGCTTCAGCCTGGATGGCTGCTGCACACGCATCTCACTCTTCGGCGACGTACAGATGTCTGTGTTGCTAGCCGATCTGTATGGCAATGTCGGCTTCGGTCGAATTAACCCAGCCGGAACTGCGGCTTTCGTCGCGACGGTAAAAGATTCTGGCTTGTTGGTCGATCTAGACCAGCGACCGATGGCTGTGGCTTTCAAGAAAGCTATTGCTGCCGGAGATACGGTAGCAGAGGCGCAGTATACGGACTGGAAGCAAGACAACTAAAGACACACGGAAACCGGCTAGCCCGGTTTCTTTTAGCTATCAGTTGCGGTTGCAACTCGTTTTGTGGATCATACAGTTAACCTCTTGAGGCAAGGATGCCGTCATGCGCAAAGACGCTGTCGAGACGAATGGGGTTGGTTCACCAGTTAACCAGGCCAAAGCGCCTGGTTTGACTGTACGCCGCGCGCCCCTCATTCGGACGCTGGTTCCGTCCGGTCGCCTGAACATTTTCCCGCAACTACCGAAGCAAGCCATGCTTCCATCTACGGCGCCCGGCCCACCAAAGGCTTTGCAGCCGAAACCGTTGCCGTCAGCCAAAATCAATCGGGCTGCCCGAGCTAGCGTACCTGGATCTGTTGAGGGAACAGGCAAACCTCCCGGACTAACAACTGGAGCAGCTTCGTCGGGAGGTCAGGAGAAGATTGCATCTCCAGCTTTCTTGAGTAACCTGGTTCGGCCGTTCAGTCGTATCTACCCAGGTCTGAAGTGGTGGTGGAAGGATCTCGGTGGTACGCACAGCGGACAAACCCCTGGCTTCCTGCGCCGAATGTGGAACCGAACCACAACCCCTTGGTTCTCACCATTTACACGCCAATCGGCGCCAGTGACGACAAAGGTTCTGGGTCGAGTCGGTACCGGCCTAGCTGGCGCGTCACTGTTAGCGGGCGCATTGACTGCACCAAAGATCCTTCGCGATCAGCTGTCGGATACGATTGCCTATGAGCACTTGCGGAACGTAGGCGATCATACAGCCGCGGTAGACATGGAAGAGAAGCTGCGAAAAAACTTTCCGAAAATCGTTAGTCAGGTCGCAACCGAAGACAGCCCATTGGCGGCGAGAACTCGAGAGTTTGCTATCAACAACGCTGTACCCTTTGCCCGGCAGCAGTTGCATAACGTAACGACATACGGCCCGGCTATCCCGGGCGTTCCCCACGAGTACGCACCCTATCTCGGTAAGGTATTGGATGCTAGTCGGTCTATGACTATTCCCGGAGCATTGCTGACGGCAGCAATGCACGGGGCGGCTAAACCCGTGGACGAGAACGAGCTTCGTAGCGACCTGGTTAACACATTCGGGAGAAACCCCCTGGCTTACGGGCGAGATGTCGCAGAAGGAATCGAAGGCAAATCAAATCTGGCGAAGACTTTGTACGATTCTTTGCCGGACGAAGTACGGGCCGCTAACATCTACGAAACGGTCCGAGAAGAGGCCGGACCGTTCAAAAAGTTGTTGCCGAATCCCCGTGAAGTCCCATATCTCAAAGGTATGACCTGGAGGAACCTCCGAACAAGTCTGTTTGGTCCGCCGGTGGGTACTGTAAAAACGCTAGACGACGCTTCAAACGTAGAACGCATAGCCAGGTTGGCACCAGAATCGACTGCTGCGGCTATCTCCAAAACTCAGCGCATGTCCCCGACAGAGCTGTTCAAGTCTGAGTTTACCTCAGCGCCGGGTATTCCAGTTTTGCCGGGTGGTTTGGTCGACCGCATCAAACGACTTCAGGTGCCGTTGCCTTCAGTAGATATGGCCCAGAAGCAGTCCAGCCACTCGCTAACGGATAATTTCGGTGGTATTATGGGAGTTCTCAAGAAAGCGGCTTGTGCCTGCAGAGTCACGGAGGTTGTCTAATGACCAGGACGGTCGAACAACTGCTGTCTGAGACTGTCGAACGTCTCCCAACGGCTGCCGAGAAGATCGCTAGCGCGGTTCTGACCAAGCAGGCGATCTACCCTGTGTACACCCGTGTCCCTTTTGGCCTCCGCCGTATTCAGGGTTTCGGCCAGCCTCAGGGAAACTTTTACGGCCAGCAGCAGCCGCAGCAACCGCAGGTGCCGCGTACCGAGTACGGCGTGCCGGTCCTCGGTCATGGTGCTATGGATCCGGAAACCCTGGATGCTCAGCACACGTATCACCAGCATCAGTTGATCCAGCACGGCCTTCAGCGCGGGTACACCAAAGACCAGGTCAATAGGCAGCTAGACGCCCTGCAGAAGCGTTACGAGACCCAGAGAACTCGACTGCAGGCCTTTAACGACATTCTCGAGAAGCGGCGTGCGGCCGCTGGCCAAACGGCGGGTGCCGCTAATACCAACCAACCTGGTGCAAGCGAATCCGTAGCCGGAGCACAGAAGGCTTATGGCGACTACCTAACCGCACTCAGGAAGTTTTCGGAGCGAGAGAAGGCCATCAGTGAAGGCCAGGCAGATGAATCCTGGCTCCTTCCGCGAGAGAACCAAATTGAGCAAGTTAGAGCACAGAAGAAGCAGTTCGAAGAGGGAGCTAAGAAGTACTTCCAGAGCCAGGGTCCAGCCTATGCGGCTGTGTTCAACAACGGACTTGAGGAGGCTCAGCTGGTCGAACAGTTGAAGAAGCTGCAGAACGACACTTCTGCTGACTTTGGCGACCGGTTCGCCAAAAGTCAACAGATCCGACAGAGACTGGCTGAGTTGAGTAAGTCGCACCAACTGATGACGACGAACCCACAGCAGTTTCTACAAAGTCAGGGCATGACTGGGACTGGATCGGCCTTCGACGCGTCCGCTCCGTGGAGCGGTGGCGCATCAGCCGTGTTGGCTACGCCTGCTCCAGGCCCGAGTAGCTCAGACAAACCACAGCAACCTGCACCGCAGCCAGGTCAGGCCGCACAGACACCCCGGACGACCGATCCGACTACACCGACGCAAAAATCGCCGGAGTTTTTCGGGAACGCAACCGGTCAGGCTCTGGTCCCCAGTCCACCCGTTGCTCCGCTGAAATCGCGGAAAGATTGGCAAATTGCCCGCAACAGACATATGGTCGAACAGGGCTTTGGGATGCCGGGATCTACCTTCCCGGTTGTTGGGTCGAGCTTGGCTTTTTCTGGTTCTGGCGCTGCGACCGAGCAACCAACTATGATCGACGCCGGCCGAGACGCAATCACAGGGCTGGCTAACCAGGCGGTCGGGATTCGAGATCAAGCTGCACGCAACATCGGTGGAGCGGTTGCGGGTCGAGTATCTACTTTTGCGAATAATGTCGCTCGACCGTTTCAGAGCTGGTTCCAGCAACCACTCACAGGGCAGGCAGATACAAGACAGCCGGCTGCCTTACAAGGGGTCCCCGGTGTGGCTCCTTTCGGACGAGAAAATTCTGGCGTCGCTGCGATAGGTGCCGCCGGAACGCAGTCGGAACCGCGTTACCTCCCAAGTCGTTTGCCGGCTATGCGCGAGAATTTGCAGCGAGAGCACCAAATGACGCCTCAAGAAGTTGAGGACTTTGCTCCGTTTCCGGCAGCTTCGAAGCCGCAGGCGCCTCCCACAGTCGTTAATGCAAAGCCGCTTCCGAAAACGCCGCCAGATTCTGCGGTTGACAAGCCAATCATGCAGAAGCGTAACGGGTTTGACCCTGTCTCTAGAATCGCCAAGCTGGCCTTTTCGGCTGGTTACCCTGGCTTTGGTCAGCAGTCTTCTGGATTGGCTGACTATCCAGGCTTCGGTCATTCAGCTGCGCCCTCGGGTTATCCTATGGGCTATAGCAACCGAAGCCCCGCGCAAAGCCAGGCTCAGCAGATCGAGCAGCGTCTACGCGACCTGCAGCTGCGTTGGGCCATGGACGGTGACCCGCAGGCTAAGGCCCAGCTTGATGCTATTAACCAGCGGCTCAATCTCGGGCAGGCGACAACCAGTGGTGACGCCTATAAGCCTGTCTGGGGCTACCCCGGCAGCTCTAATTCGTCCTCTGTCGCGACCGACAAGGTCGACGAGATCAGCCCCGACGACATCGAACGGTACCAGCTGGCTGCGTCGGGTCTGACCTCGGGTGAGGCCGAGCTCAACAAGCAGCTGGAGGCGCTTAAAAATAAAGAAGATGACTCGCTAGATTACAAAGATCTTCTCGACAAGATGAGACAATTGTCGGCCGATAACGAAGACATACTTTCTACGTTTAAGGAACGGCAGCAAGCTCTGGCGAACGCCGCAGAGAATTTTGATCCGTCCGGTGGTACGAGTCTGGCTTACTCAGCTCTCCAGGGTTTGGGCGCACTGGGTTACAATACGCTCGGCTCTGCTGTCGATTACACCGGCTACAGCGGTCTTTCAGCTGAGCACCAGAAGATGAAAAAGTGGATTGACCAGAACGCGCATAGGTTGGATCCAGTTATTGTAGATCGGCTTCGCCAGACGTACTCACCGTACAGCGCCATGTCGGCCGGATTTACCGACAAAGTACGTAATGCTTCCAAGCTGCCGGACTATCTTGAAAAGAGCTTGTCCCTGGATCCAATGCGTGAACTCATTGCGAAAAGGAACGAGTCGTACCGCAAAGCTCAAGAACAGAAGCTTCGCGCCGAGTGGCAGGCTCGACAAAGCAAGATGCTGGCAGACAAGGCGCGGATCGAAGCAAAGTACAAGTCGATCTTCAACGACCCGTTGAAGCGGCAGCGGTTTGGTGCTTCTCCTTACGAGAACAAACCGGCGCCAGTTAGCGGTACGCCAACTCCGCCTGCAGCTGGAGGTCCGACCCCGCCGGTTCAGTCAACTACGCCGCCAGTTGCACCGGTTGGTCCGACCCCACCGGTTCAGTCAACTACGCCACCCCCTACGCCACCCGCGCCGCAGCCAGGGGTGCGCCGAGGTTCGTCTTCTCGCGACATTGCCTCCGACGTCCTCTCTCGCATGATGACGGCGGTTACTAAGCAGGCAGCTGTGTCTGTACCAGCCCTGGCAGCCATGGCTGCGATGTCCGGCAACCAGACGATTGTTCTTCCTGGGCCGAAGAAGAAAAAGAAGAAGCCACCTGTTGAGGAAGAGCTGCCTGTCGAGAAGGTTGTTGACCTGCTCAAGGACCTCCGCAAGCCAAGGAAGGTGCGGTAATGCTTGACCGAGCGCTACTGAAGAAAGCCATCTATCAGTCCGGACGCCGGGGACCTGTTGTCCCCGGCCGGGCTGTTTCACCGTTGGCTCGACCGACAGACCAGCCAGCTGAAGTGGGTGGACCTGAGGACCTCTTGCCGGATGGCCCAGGATCTCCCTTCCCTATAGCCGGTTCGCCGCAAGGTCCGATCACTCCGCCGCGGCCAGAGAACATGCCGCAGGCTCAGGCACCGCCACAACCACAACAGCAACAGCCTCAACAACAGCCCCAACAGCAACCACAGCTAAAGGCTCCGGCTGGTCCCAATCCACCGAAGCCCGGCGGGCAGCTGTTGCAACAGCCACCACAGATGCAACAGCCCCAGCCAGTGATGACTCCACCCAGCCAGGCCAAGTTGGCGGCTTTTGTGGAGCAGAACCCCTTTGTTGCTGGTTTCCTGAAGTGCTGCTTCGATTGTGGGTTGAGCCCGCAACAGGTTGCGCCTCTGGTGAAAAAGGCTTCGTTGCTCCCTGAGGCTCGGGAGGAGTTCGAGAAGGTTGCTTTCTGGATAAACGGTGCCCTGACTGTAGCTTCCCTTCTGCCGTGGCTGTGGCAGTGGTGGGCAGGCAACAAGCAACAGCAACCAGAAGGTCAGACACAACCGGGTACGAAGCCAGGTACACAACCCAAACCACCCGCACCGAAGTCTCCCAACGGAATCGGTGTTACAGAACAACCAGGCGCTACGGTTGCCCAGAGCGTTTCTCCGAACCAGCCGCCCATCCAGCCGATGGCCGAGCCATTGGAGCAGCCTAAGCTGGCCTATGATAAGAAAAGCATGGCTGGCCTAGCTTCCTTGTTCCGGATCCCTGGCCTGGCTGGCTTGCTCGCCAAGATGTTTCGATCAACGCCATCAACCCTGGCCAAGGGTTCTCCTGGAGCCATGGAGTTTGGTAGAGCTGGGATCCTTCCTGGGCTGAGGGCCAAGGGGCCGGTCCAGAGAATGCGATCGTCGATGCTACCTACAAACCCGCCACCGGTGCCGGCTAAGACCAACCTCCTTCCGAATCTGGAGAAGAACGCTATGTGGCCGTGGTTGGCCAGAGCGGGCGGCTGGCTGGCCAATCTTTTCCGTTGGGGCAAGGCTGGGCCGAAACCAGGGCCTACAGACCCGTGGGCCGGTTTTAGGTCAGCAACGCCAAAAGCGCCTCCGGATAGAACCTGGGGCAAGTACATGGCAGATGTGATGGCGCCTTCGGTGATACCGGCAGCGGGCTTTATCGGTCTTGGTATCGTATCAGACAGAGCCCAGCAAGCTCGAATGCAGGCTGCACAGGAAGCAGAGAACCAGAACATCATCCAGTCGGCTGAGCTAGCTGATGTAGCGAGCCAAAACAATCCCAAGGCTGTGGAAGCGTTTGCCCGAAAGTACGGTCTTGGCGACGTTCAACAGCAGGCCCTTAGCAACCTGTACGGAAACCCGTTCATTCAGAATGCTCTGACCGGCCAGGGGCAGGCTGGTGCTGTTTTGAGCGGTCTCAAACAGTTCGGCAGCCTTCCGGGCATGGACGGCATGAAGTTAACCAGAAACCTTGCCAACCAGCTCTCACCCGGGGCTGGTCACGTACTGGAGTTCCCAACCGCAGGAGACAGCCGTGGACCGAACAGACCCTGATTACGCTGATGTCGATCCAGAACTCCTCGATCGCCTGGAAAAGGGTCAGGAGCGCTGGATCCCAGATATCATTCAGAGCTTGAACACACCAGCCGAGAATACGCTAGCGAGTCCCCTTCGCCAGGCCTTGCTTGGTGCCCTGGTCGGCGGCGGTGCTGGTGCTGGTGTAGGTGGTATGATCGGCTCCAAGAACAACGCCACAGGCATTGGCGCTGCTGTTGGTGGACTGGGTGGGGCTGGCCTTGGTGCAGGCATGGCTGCGCTACTTCGGTATATCAAGAACCAGGACAACACCGCGGCGGCTATTCGGTCGGGGGCCAAGAACCCGAAGAAGTACGACATCCTCAACAACTTGGCAATGTACGCTGACTCCGTGAAGTTTGCGTCCAGCCACAGCGGCGACGGCGTGGCGAAGCTACTTGGACTTAAAAATGAAGTCCACGAAGAACCTAGCGAGGACCTCAAGAAGCAGATCAGCAAGGGCGAGAAGCGCTGGATCCCGGACATCATCCAGCACATGAACACTCCGGTTGAGGGCATGATGGCTGATCCGGGTCGTCAGGCCATCTTGGGTGCCTTGGCTGGTGGTGGTCTCGGATCGCTCAGTTTTGCGACAGATATGCATCCGGCCGCGGCTGCGGGGATTACAGCGGGTGGAGCGGGGTTGGGTGCAGGCCTTACTGCACTCCTTCGGCACATCAGCAACGAGGACGTCAAGGTCACGGCTACCCGCGCAGGTGAAGAGAGACCGAGACGCTTTGACGTCATGAATGCACTACCAACGTACGCGCACACCGGGATCGGCGTTGGCGCGAAGTCCATGGTTCCGATGCGCTTACTGGCTCGATTGGCTATACGAGCCATGGCAGACGACGACTTTGGCGGATAAGGAGATCCCGTGAACCAGCAAAGCCAGTTTGCGAAACTCCTGGGCTACATCACCAAGCAGGCCGACCTGGCGGACATCCCAGCTGGGATAAGCGAGGTCTGGAACAAGATGGATACGCCCCAGCGCATTGCTACTGTAGGTGGACTGGGTGCTGCCGGTTACGGCCTGTACAACTCACTCATGGGTGGCGGCGATGACGATGCCGGTCCTGACTGGCTTAGCCCAGCCATCGGCCTGGCCGGTCTAGGTGCGGCCGGTTACGGACTCTCTGGCGGTAACTTCTCCAACCTCTTACCCAACCTGGGCAAGATTGTTGGGATGGGTGTCAATAAGCAACCACAAGCGCCACAGACGCCGCCCCCACCGGCGATGGGTGAACTGGATGAATCTATTCTCAACATACCCGGAGCACAGCACGTTCCGACCCGGACCAGCCTGGGACACTGGGACCGGAAACCGCCAGCCAACCCAGCTGCGCCGGGTAACTTGTTGTCAATTGCGCAGTTTGCAGCGACACCTGAGGGCAAGCAGTTTGTCATGCCAAACGGCAAGCCAAACACAGAGGCCATGCAAGCACTGTTGGGCCAGCAAGGTAAAGCGCTGTCGATGGCGCAACAGCTATTTCCGAAGCTTGACGCCTCCGCCCTACAGGAGATCTACAACGGGATAGAGAATGCTTGGGGCGGTCCACTTAACATGGTTCAGGCTAAGTTGTATTATCCGGAGCTTGCTAAGGTCCAGGAACTGGCACACAAGATTCGTATGGAAAGACCCATAGCCCGATAGCTAAAAAACAGCCTTTTCTGCGTCAAGATAATGTGGTAACCCTGTAATCATCACAAGCCGGCCGAAAACCGGCTTGTGATGACTTCTTTTTTACCCCTTGAAGGGGGGAGAGGAGTGGTGATGATTGTCACCACAGATAGCCACACCGATCACGTTTCGCCACAGGTCGTCCAGTTCGTTTTGTCGCGTTTCGCCCACCGCACAGAGTTCTTTATCGAAACCTTCGACCTCCCGGCGGATCTGCCGGAGGTTGAGTGCGGGTTGTACGGCCCGACGATGGGCGACCCACCTCTGACTGAAGACGAGGTGGAGTGGCGGGCTCGGCCAGGTCGAGCTTACCCAAGTCGGCTGACCAACCGGCCGAGCCGTCCGACTCGGACGGTTACTGTCATTGCTGGCCCTCACCAGGGCCAGCCCTGTGTCCTTTACACGGTCTTCGGGGGTCCGGTCAGCCCCCGCGAGATTGACGACCCGACGTTGCGTCAGGAAGAACGCGACGCCTCGATCGCGTTCTGGCGTGGACACGCGCTGGCTGCCCCCAACGCGTAGAAGTACCCGGGAACGAAGCTCAACGGTAGAGCAGGGGTCTCATAAACCCTTGGAAGTGGGTTCAACTCCCGCCGTTCCCAATAACCAGGAACCCGGACTTGCGTGCGTTGCGCTCGTCTGGGTTTCTCTAATGAAAGGAGGGGCAACATGCCCCGAACCCTGATTTGCGAGAATGCTCTGGCTGCCCGCGACCGCAACCAGTTCGACGGCTGCGTCCGGCGTGAGGAAAACGGTCGCGTTATTCTCACAGCCCTGTGCGGCTGTGAAAATAGTACTCGCCTCGGCGAGTATAACGGTCGCACGGTTGCGACCGCAGACGGTCGCACGTTCCTGTGCAATCAACATGCGATCCCGGACCCAGAAGAGGACTGGGACGAGGTCGAGGACGAGGACGCCCCCGGTATCCCCCGTCGCGGGAACCGGGATTATTGATGTTAATCCCCGCACGCTTCAGGCGTAGCCCGTCGTAGGGCATGCGGGGAATTTCCAGACCACAGTCTAGCACCCGCCACCGTGGCGGGTGCGTAGTGAAGGAGGAGGACAGAATGACCGCGACAGGGCAGGCTTACATCTTCGTGGGCCGAGACGACCGGTGCTACGTTGGAGTCGTTATACAGACGACTCCTCACTCCTGCGTATTGCCGGAGGGTTCGTTGCAGGTCAGCGGGGAGCGCAGCGTGCGCGACCTCCTGGACGGGAAAACGTCCAGCCCAGCCCGCTCGATTCCAGAGCGGCTGGAGCTGCAGATAGCGGCCTTTGTGGCGATCTTTCCGATCAGCCACAAAGAATTTCAGTCCCTAGTTGCTATCGCTGGTAGAGACTGAAATTTGACCGCCCTTCGGGGTGGTCTTCTCTTTCTTGTTTTTATCTATCAGAACCCGAACTGCTACAACCTTGACAGGCCATTGTTTAGAATGGCTCTATCTCAGGGAACGGAGAGTGCAACCACAGACAGAACGCATGGAGGCCCGACGTGTCACGCAAGACCAAAGCCGAGATTCCTTCCTCTGTCTACACCAGCCACGAACAGGTCCACATCGAAGAGCCCGGACACTATCTGATCCTGGGCGACACGCACATCCGGTACCACGATGTCAAGACAATCGAGCTGGCCGTGAAGAGGGCCAAGAAAGACAGGGCTACTGGAATCATACTGAACGGAGATATAGTCGATGCACATGAAATGTCAGACTTCGACCAGGACCCCGGCGCTCCACGCTATAGAGAAGAACGCAAATCAGCCATCGAATTCCTGACCTATCTCCGCCAGCAGTTCCCCAAATCCAGAATCATCTATCGCAAAGGCAACCACGAAGAACGCCTCGATCGTTACATCATCAGACGAGCGCCAGCCCTTTTCGGTCTGGATGCTATTTCACTTCCCCAGCTGTTCGAGTTCGAGAAGAACGATATCGACTACGTGGGGGATCGCAGAGTCATTCACCTGGGCAAGTTAGCTGTCGTTCACGGACACGAGTTTCGTTCTGGCGCCAGCGATCCGGTCAGTCCAGCTAGAACCGTGTTCATGCGCGCTCGCCAGTCAATCATCACCAGCCACTTTCACAGACCCGACGAGTACAATGCGCCGACTGTCTCCGGAAAGCTTCAATCGGCCTGGAGCATCGGCTGCGCTTGCGGTCTGAATCCATTCTGGCTGCCCATCAATAACTGGTTCCGCGGGTTCGCCATGGTCGACCTGCATAGCTCTGGCGAGTTCAGTGTACGTAACCTGCGTGTACTGGGGTCCGAAGTCGTGTAATGAAAAAGTGCCCGGAATGCGTCAATATCCTATGCAGGAGCTTAGGCTTTACTGTTCCTCTTAGGTATCAGGCGTGGCACTTAAAAATTATGTCGTCCTTTTCAGTGGCGCCTCCAGGGAGTCGAACTGGAGGGCGACCAGAGTCATCGTTCACGTCCACGGTTTCGGCAACGTCTACCTGCTCAAGGTAGGCAATCGCTGGCTTCCCCCAATTGAATCTTATCCGACGAGCGTCCTTGAAGAGGCGCTCTTGACCGTTGACAGAGAAGCATACAAGGAGGACGAGTTCTGTTGATAATTCCCTATTACGATTTTGCTTACTGCGCTCCGTCTTTCCTAAACCGGCCAGCTATGTTCACACCTTGGTGGCGGTTCGGTGCCTATCACCTGAATAACGCGGCCGAACTCGGCGGACGCTACCGAGCGACTCTTTGGCCCGGATAGGAGTCACGTGTACAAAGCTAAGCTCTGTCAGGGAGACGGAATCCAGTACCTGGGTACGATACTCAACATTGGTCGCCGAATCGGCCGGAGTGCCAGTCTGCGTCGTCACTCTGGCGCTAGAGTGTGGGGACACATGTGGAACAATCCGATTCTGTTCCCTGGCGCTGATTACGAAGACAACTTTCTTACGATTCTGAACTACTTCTCAGCAGCTAAACTCTGTCAATACGAGGACTGAGAAGTACCATGCAAAGGAGAAGAAGATGGTGACGATCGTTCCCGTTCACGGCTCGAATGCCAACAGCCTGGCTCGACTGGGTGAGACAGCACTTAAAAAAGCGCTCAAGCAACAGCGCAACGGGTCGGGTGCCAAGATCGCCGTCGATCCCGTTATCAAGCTCTTCTGTGTCGCGAAATCGCGAGCCAGGTCGGACGCACGACTCGGTAACTAACTTTTCCTTTCTGGAGAAAGAGACATGTCCAAAGAGATCCAAGACCGGCTCGACTTCCTGGTGTCGGAGTACCCGACGCAGCCACTGAATGCACAAAAGGAAGACCTTGCCATCATTAACCAGCTCCGCGCACAGCTCGGGCTACAGCCGGTCGATGCCCGTCTTCGCGAAGTCGATCCGAAGCCAGAGACACCACCAACGGTCGAGGTCACGTTCGAGCCACTTAAGAAGGATCATTCACTGGCCCGTAACATCTACGCGGCCTACTTGTGCTACGAAAAGATGATGGCCCCTTACCGCAAGTATGCCAACGATGTGGTCTCTGCTACATCCCGAAGGGGCCAGACCCCTGTCAAGCCTCTAGCAACCATGGGTTGTCACGGTGGCCCTCTTCTCTGCGACTTCTGCGGCAAGCCCATCGTCCTCGAAGGCGGCAAATTTCATGGCGTCAATGCGGATGAGGCCTGGAACAACAATCCAAACCGCAGTGACGACTGGGTTTCATGGATTCTGGGCGGCATGGTGGTCGAGCTGGTATCGAACGGTACGGTTCGTGTCTACCACGGCTACATCGGGCGCAGCTCGCACTGCTGCGATAAGGCCGAGAAGGCCAACAAGGAAGCTGCCCAAGCTTTTGTCTCGAGCTGGCAGGAAGAATACACAGACCTCTTGTTCGACTTCTTCTCGGACGAGTGGCCAGACATGTCGTCAGACCAGAAGTATCAGATCATCGGGAGCATCCGGACGTCGGTGTTTTCCTACGATCCAGGGGTCGGCGTCAACCAACCGGACGGAGTTGAAAGTTGAGCACCTGGCTATGGCAAGGGGAGTTTCATGCCTTTTGCGGTGCCAACCTACATGACCTCACCTTTGCGGTCATGTACCCGCGTTACTACACACAATCCGCGTCTCTGGTTTGGGACAAGTCCTACGGTAGAGCGTTTGCGGGACCGCGTAGGCTCGGCTTCATGTATTTGCATTGCCGAGCGCGGCTAGAGCAGCTCGTGTGAGGAGGCCCCGTGAAAGCTTACCTTGGGTTGTCCGAAGCGGCGACCCTGAGTGGTTCGTTCCCTCGAGCCACCCTGGGTCGGATTTCGTTGCGGATATTCTTTTTTTCTGACATCACGTCTGGTAGTCACGCCTGTCTGGTTTATTTTGAAACTCGCCGGATCCCGACAGTTGGACACGCGGCAAAACTCGACGGTTGGTGCGTAGCCAGCATCTAGAGGGAACTATGCGTTTATCCTCGGGAAACACAACCGGCGCCTCTATGAAGCACCGGCTGGCATCTTTCTGTCCATGGCGGACATGGCTTGTGCATGACGGTCTTATACCCATTGCTGGCCCTTTTCTGTGGTACGGCGAGGACAGAGAACCTAGTGCTATGCTGCGCGGCAGGTTCACCGCACGTTTGTATCAAAAAGTCTGGAGGTGGCCCGTATGAGTGCCCTGCTCAACTACGACGGGCGCGCCTACATGGCGGGTCAGTTTCCGTTTGCAGTGATCGGTCGCATCTTTTGGCCGGTTTACCATGCCACCGGTTTTCCGTCGGGCTGCAGGGCCTTGTTAGGCTGTTACCCCAACCGCGATCATCCCTATCGATTACCCGCTACACCCTGGGGTTGTACTGCCAATTTACGGGGAAAACACCGTGCAAGGCTGGGATACGTACGATGATTATGTGTGCAGGAAATAGTGGCGCCGAGCTGCCGCGTGCCGGCGTCTTTCTCTACTTTTGGCGTGCCTGGCTTTTTGGCGGACTCGAGTTACCACTTGCCGGTCAGTTTCTATGCGGTGAAGGCTGGGACGAACCGGCTGCAACACTTCGCCATAAATACACAGCTAACTTACTGCAAAGGAGGAACCATTATTGAGTGCTTTCCTTCGCGACAATTTCCGGGCGACCGCGAACCGGCGTTATATAGCTAGCCTGTCTAGACCAAACAAGTGGTCGGACCGAGTTTGGGATTGGCTAGGTCCTGCTCAAGAAGACAGGGCCTTTCTAGTTCATTCACCGTTTGCATACTTTCCGTTGCTGGCATTTTCCGCGACGGCGAGACTACGCAAGCTCAGTGGAGCTTACTTGCGTGGTGAAGAATGGTTCTGAAAGCAGGGCTATCTGGCACACGCCTGTGGCACGGGGCCGGTAGTCCAAACTGGTTCTGGCTGGCGTGGGCTAGTAGCGGTCGAGGTCGTTTCTCTATGGCTGGGTCTGTGCTAATGCCGGACCCCTATCTTTCTGCTGTGGCGGTTTTGAGTCGTTCCTGTGGTGCTCTGATTTGTTTGAGGTGAGACATGAACTTCACGTATCTGAAACCGGCTGTGGCGGCGTTCCTGGCGTTCGGCGCTGTTTTGTTTATTAGCCGACTGACGCGCAGTTTTCTACTCGGCGCGCCGATCGATTTTCACACGCCGATGTCTGTGACGGAGACTGTGGCTGCATCAGCGGTCGGGCTGCTGTGGTTCTTTCTGGCCAAAGACGTGGGCAGTGGCAGGTTGTACCTGTCGATCTGTGTCAAGTTGAACGGGGACAAAACTTTGGACGAGGACTCCAGGTCCAGAATCATCGCCTTCGTCGAACAGACAGATTCGAGTCTGGGAGGCGACATGCGATTCGAGTACGACATCGTGGAGCCAGAACAGGTCAAGCTGATCTTCTCCACTGCTGACACGTCGTTCCGGGCGCAGGCTCGGGCGTCTATAATCGCTGACCGACTCAACCTGACCAACCCAGGAGGGCTGTCTTGAAACTGGAAAACATGATCGGCCAGAAGATTTCTTTGGGTGTCCGCTTTGGCCATGTAACGTCTGAAACGATCGGCGTTCTGGCCAGCGTGTCCGACGACTCGGTCGCCTTCGAGAACGGTGACGAGCCGTTCACCGTCAGTACGTCTGACGCGGATGAGGTTATCCTCCTTCCGGTCACGGATGATGCGTGGTCGTTCCCAGAGTTCACTCTGGGCGGGTTTCAACCCGGCGACGTCGCGCTCGGTTGCTACAGCAACGAACGAATCTCCGTACGGGTAGCTGGTCTGGTCTTCAGGGCTGACCCAGAGCGAGGTGTTCTGGAGTTGATTCGAGACGAGAGCGAGACATACTCGTACAGCCCGCCACCGGGCTTCGAGAGTAAGATGTATCTGGTTCGTCGGCCGATGCAGTCAAATCATGGCTTGACGCCGGCCGATCTTGTTCGCAGACTGGTAGCAATGATGTCGTCGCTACCGGCGACGGTTGTCGAGAACAAAATCTGAGCTAGGCGACAGCAGGCGCTGCTATGGGGGTGACCTGCTGTCCGTGTGTAGTTGGGTGGTCGGTACCATGAGGGGCTCATAAACCCCTGGAGAAGTCGGTTCAACTCCGGCAGCTACACATTTCCCCTTCGCAACTCTGAGGTAGTGACCATGGACGAAAGCCGATTGAAGGCTAGGGCGAGTCTCATTGTCAGTGAGATTCGTCAGGCCGTAGAGCGCATTTGCGCCTACATGCCGGAAGAGGCCCAGGGATTGATCTCAGTCCGAGAGGCCGTCGTCAACGCGCTTGCTGGTACCGCGTTCGGTGAGGAACGCAAGCGCACCGTCTTCAAGAAGATCGTCGAGGCAGTGTTCGCAATCAGTCTGGTCGGCCTGACGGTAGATCGAGAGAGGTCCTGGGTGTCGCTGACAGCTGCTGACCTGCGAGTGCTTTGCTACTTGCAGTCTCTTCTGCCGCCTGGGCAGACTGCCGACACTCTAGCGGAGCTGGTCAAGCGAGCTGAGGTGGCACTTAAAGATAAAGTCGGCCTGGCGATCGCGCAGGCTCGAGAATCTTTGCCGGAGAACGTTGTAGTTCAAGAGGACGCGCCGATTCTTCGGCGTAACGGTAAGACCCTGGTTGGAGCCTGGGTAGTTCTGGAGGGCGAAGATGAAGGAACTGCTTGTGGCCGCTGCGACTCAGCATGCGGCAAACATCCTGGGACACGTTGCGGACGTCAAGGGTCGCTACCCGACGCTTCCGCAGAAGGTTGCTCTCCTGCTGGAGACGGTGCAGAGAACTGCGACGAAGATTGAGGAGGTCTCCAACTCGGACCTTCCTATCGAAGATAAGCTAGCCCAAATCGTTCAGCTGTCGAGACAGCTTCAGCTGCCCTTCCCTACGTGATTGGCGAGAGCGAGCCTTGTGTTGATCGCAACGGTTGCGGTAAGGTACACAAGCGTTAACACTTGCAACAAGGAGTCTATGGAGTCGTGTTGATGACGTTTGATGAGGAAAAAACTGAGGATCTCCGGGAAGCATCCGGAGCCATGGGGTCGGAAAATCGACTGGTGTGCCTGCTGTACCTGCTGATGAGGGACTATGTCACGCCTGGTGAAATGGAAGAGATGGTGCGGGAAACGGAGAAGCACAAGTCTTACAACTTCTCCAACGGTTGGCTTGCAAAGTATGCGATTCACTTGCAGGGCCGTGTGGAAAACAAGTTTAAGAACTGGTGACAGTTCTTTAGTCAATTGATAGAGCCGTGACAGCTAAGTCACGGCTCTATCTTTTGGAGGTTACAGTGGAAGAGCATTTCAGGATCTATCTGGATGATGGCAAGTTACGCGTAGTCCGAGTCACGGAACACACGTACGGATACGATGACGACAAGTTCCTGAGAGAGGACGACGGAACGATAAAGACGTTCGATGACCGAAACCTGGCGATCTTGTACCTCAACAAGACGTTCAAGCCTGAATGGATCGCGGGCGACTATCTAACGCCCAACAATCTGGCGATGATCAACGAAAAGGAGTAAAGATGGAAACGGTTTACAAGCTGGACTTCTTGTTGGACGGTGGCGCAGTGACCAAGGGCTACTTCTCGTCTGATGCCAAGGCCCGTGAGTACATGCAGAAGCTGGTGTCGGCTTGGCGGGACCGGCAAGGTGAATTCGACATGCGGAGAGATCCCGTAAGGGCATACCTCGAGTCGGAAGGCTTCAAAGACTATGGGGTCTTCGTCGTGCCGGTGGACAACGAACCCGAAGAAGAGCCAGAGGCAAAAAAACCCAAGACGCACCTGGCACGCCGACTCAAGCAGCTCCGGGAGCAAGACGGTCGAACTGTGGAAGAACTCGGGGAGATACCCGGTATCATCTCCTACGACCTGAGCCGAGTTGAGGAGGACGAGCAGTACCCAGAGTTTTACGACATCTGTGCCCTAGCCGAAGCGCTCAACGTCCCGATCATCGAGCTCCTTTCTTCGGCAGATGACTCGAGACCCGGAGTACCGTCGGCGCCAGAGACAACCGCTGAGGCTGTCGGCGAGGGCTCAACAACGAACGAACTCACACATGTCTGCCTTCTGGTCGGCATTAGATCGGACAACACTGACGCGGTTCTCGGTGTTTACGAAAACTACAATGCTGCGAATGCAGGTCTGTACAAGAAAGCGGCTGACCGGGCAAACCTGCTCGTCGGAGATATCGTCACCAAAGAAGCGGTACAAGCCTACCTCACGCGGTTTGACTTGAAGGCGACCAAAATCTTAACATTCCTTGTCGAACGCTGACCGGCGATGGTCAGAAACACCGCAGTCACTAACTGCGGTGTTTCCACTTCTAGAGGTCACCCATGCAGACACCCATGTTGATAAAGACGCCGGAACAGATCGATGGGATCCGCAAGAGTTGTCGCCTGGCCAGATCTTGCCTAGAGTTTATCGAGCCGCACGTCTTGCCGGGTGTTACGACCAGACACCTTAACGACTTGCTAGAGGCCTACATCACGGATAACAAAGCCATTCCGGCTCCCAAGGGTTATCAGGGGTTTCCAGCTGCGACTTGCATCTCGGTCAACGAAGTGGTGTGCCATGGCATCCCGTCGGAGTACGTTCTCAAGGAAGGAGACATCGTCAACATCGACGTGACGACCGTGCTCAACGGTTACTACGGAGACACAAGCACAACGTTCGCCGTCGGAGACATTTCAGACGAGGCTCGCAGATTGTTGTCGGTAGCCGAGCAGGCCTTACAAATGGGGATTCGGCAAGTCAAGCCGTACGCGTACTTCAGCAACATCGGCAAGGCGATCGAGCCGCACGTCAACCGCCACGGGTATTCGGTGGTTCACCAGTTCTGTGGGCATGGGGTTGGTCTTGCCTTCCATGAACCGCCACAGGTCAACCACACGGTCGTGTGGGAGAGCATCCTGACCATGGCGCCGGGGATGACGTTTACGATCGAACCGTCCGTCAACGTTGGCCTGGCTGAGGTTGTTGTCGACAAGGTTGACAAGTGGACGGTGAGAACAGTGGACGGATCCCTGTCGGCGCAATACGAACACACGGTCCTGGTGACAGAGACTGGTGTAGAGGTTCTTACCTGAAGACCTTTTACGAGGAGTGTTTCTATGATTCCAAGTCGAGACATGTTGAGACTGACCCGGATGCGGGTTCCCATTCTGAAAGCTGAAGAAGCCTGGCCAGACATCCGAGACATGGTCGACCGTGTCCTGGCGTACGTCATGTCGCAACCGTACCCGGAACTGTTCGTGGTCGATAACAAGTTCGATCGTCTCGAAGTCACGCCGCTCGTCACGGTCAAGATCCAACGGCTGAACAAGATTTTCTGGCAACCCTGTGCGACAACGCCGCCCAAGGTCTTTCATTTCATCGCTGGTCCATACACGCAGACGCCGTACCCACGGGACTGGCGTGACCCGCGGGCCAAGGAGCGGTTGCAACAGCGCGAGCTGTTGTTCCGGTTGATCCGGCGACAACACAAGAGTCTCCACAACAAGGAGGCTGCCCCCTCGGTCCCGGTGTCCGTAGTTGACGCGTCAGAGCCGGGCTGGATGAGTCTCCTGCGCAAACCTGAAAAACCTCAGCCAGAGGTTTACTGCGCTCGATGCCGGGCTGCCATAAAAGGTGACCAGAGTTCCGACGCAAGTTGAACCAGCGTCACCTTCCTGGAAGATTATCGCGCTGGGTAAGATTTCTCTGTAAAAGTCCCACTCAACTCTCGGCAACTTTACCAGTTTTACACGTGACAACGAAAAAGTGATCTGCTGTCCACCTGGTGGACAGTGTTCAGTAGTTTGGCCGTTTTCGGGGTGGGACTTAATTTTTAAGTAGACAGGAGGCAAAAAGGGTGGGTTACCGTTACTACGCCATCTCGATAATTGGCTGTGCGGTTGCCGCAGACAAGATCGTTCCGGTGGCCGAGACCGAGTGTGGCTGTGAGCTTCACCGGGTCCCTCCCAGGTTCTGTCCGAACTGTGGTAAGCCCTACAAGATTGTTTACAAGGTGGCGGTCGAAGGGCTGGACGGCGACAAGTTTCGTGGCCTGGATGTTGCCTCCGGTCTAGACCACACTCCGGACACGTACTACGTCGGAGTTCGCTGTGTTTACCTAAACGGCGGTGACGAAGACGCGACTAAGATCACCGCGGCGGAAGTTCTGGATGCCATCCGCACGGTCAGGGATGTCTTGGAGCCGTGCGGCCTGTGGGATCCAGACTCGTTCGGGGCCTGGACCATTCTCTCGGGAGCCTGATACACGTGCATCGACTCATTAGTCCGGAGTTACGAGAGCACCTCGGGCAAGAGCTCGCCAACCGTGTCTCCTTTCTTTTCCTGTGGTCTGAGGAGTTGTTCGGAGAAGTTGGTTTTTCCCCCTTCTATTACGAGGTCGGCCTCGACGAGTTCTACCTGACCTGGGAGGCAGGAGACGACTATGCCGAGGCGATAGTCTATTCCTACGAGGACACAGAGTGGTACGGCATCTCGGGCACGGGCACGGGCACGGCCTGGGCAATCGACTGCGACCCTTACGTGGTGCCGGAACTGGTTTTACGAAAACTGTCGGAGCTCTATGACGCACGAGCGTAAGAAGGAAATCGACTCACTCTTCAGTGAACGGCTGGCGAAGTTTCGGATCGACGCTGGTTTAACGCAGCAGAAACTTCACAAGTTATCTGGAATCACCCTTCAAACGATCCGCGGTCTAGAAGACGGTCTCTGGGGACCTTCGCTGGCTACCGCGGTATGTCTAGCTAACGCTCTCAAAGTCAGTCTGGAAGCGTTTATCAAGTGAAAGGAACGAACTATGCGTACGGTGAGATTCGTTTGCCGCGGGCGGACCGACATGCTGATGCACGCGGACAACATCGACTTTTCGGACGAGCTGTCGCGATTTCGTGCGGCGGCACCGAAAGAGATTACCAAGAAGGGCGACGACCGCTCGCCACCGTGGTCCTGGCTTGGATGTCTCTACCACGACGGCACGCACATCAGCATGCCGGCTGACAATCTCTCTTCCTGCTTGCGCCAAGCGGGAGCAACCATCCCGATCCCAGGTACTCGCGGTAAGACGCTCAAGGAAGCGTCGCAGTCGGGCCTCTTCATCCCGGACGAGCACCTGAAGTTTACCATCAGCGGTAAGCAGATCCCGATCAAGCCGATCCTCAAGCTGCGAGACCTGGGAGACAGCCCCGACGATGTGTTTCCAAAGCACCAGTCAGCTATTGCCAAGATGGGCTTCAAGCTCTTCGTTAAGCGGGCAAAGATTTCGAACAAATCGAAGCATGTCCGTGTGCGGCCACAGTTTACGGCATGGGCGGTGACTGGAGAGCTGCAGATCATCAACGAAGATGTCCTGACTCCAACGGCAATCGAAGCGATCTTTGCTGAGGCCGGTAAGAAGGGTCTCGGTGACTGGCGCCCCGGCTGTCCGACGCCAGGGCCGTGGGGCCAGTTTGAAGTCACCTTGAGCTGATTGCACCAGGTTAGGTGTGGTGGGGCTTGGTGTGGTCTGGGCCTACCTTACGGGAAACCGTCAGGTAGGCACTTTCTTGGCTAAGTATGGCAGGGTTCGGCATGGCAAGGCGCGGCTAGGCTCGGTACGGCTCGGACCCACTCTCCAGGAAACTGTCGAGTGGGTATTTCCGCAAGGCCTTTACTGACTGCGTTTAACGTAGCGCGGCAGGGCAAGGCAAGGCGGGGCTTGGCGATGCGAGGTATGGTCCGGACCCACGTTCCCTTAACTGGTCACGTGGGTATTTTCTTGGCCGGGTTGGGCAAGGCCAGGTCCGGTCCGGTACGGCGCGGCGAGGCAAGGACCCATCCTCCTGACGGCGGATGGGTGTTTCTTTTGTGGAGGGTATCGGTGCTTATCCCAAAGAGTGAGAGAATCACCAAAGCGGTGGAGGCGCTCTGGCAGTACACGCTGGCGCTTGACCGCGGCAAGCTGGTTCGCTACACCGTCATCGAACGACTGGCGGGCATGCGACGTCGACATGGTTCCTGGAACCATGTCATCACGAAGTTGAGAGTGCGGCTCAAGGATGAGCGAGGTATTTCCCTAAAGTGTGTCCGTGGCGTAGCTTACAAGCTCGCCGAGATCTCGGAACAGATTCGGGATCTTCCGCAGAGTCATACGAAGAAGGCATTGCGACAGTATCGCAAGGCCGATGACCATCTGAAGTCCACTCCGGTGGAAGAGCTCTCCTTGCGAGAGCAGGTCGTAGTGAATCAACAGTTGCAAGCCAACCGGCTTGCCGAGCAACAAATTCGTCGATCTCGTCGGATCGGCAAGGCGCTGGGAGAACGGGAGGACGGATGAGACCGCATCTAAAGTTCGCAGAGAGACTTCGAAAACTCCGGTCACGGTCTGGCCTGAGTCAGACCCGTCTGGCAACAGAAGCCCGGGTCGGCAAAGGGTCCATCTATCGCTGGGAGTACGGCTATTGCCTTCCCGGCCCTGACGAGGCGACACGGCTGTGCGCAGCTCTCGGTATCTCAGCCAAAGAGCTCATGGAAACGGAAGAGTCTGTCAAACAGGAAGTCAAGGCAGAGGAAGATGTTACGTCGATCTCGGCAAAGCGACGTAGAAAGCGAAAAGGCCTGGCTGAGGTGGATCTCGGCGTCAATGCCCGGTTCTCGGCAAAGCTTCGAGAGCTGCGGTTAACGGCCCGGATGACCCAGGTCGAAACCGCAGCCAAGCTCGGATTTTCCATGGTCAAGTACAGTCGGCTGGAATGTGGTCGATCCGGACCTACCTGGGCATCTGCGGTCAAGGCCGCGCAGCTGTTCAACGTCACTCTGGACACGTTTCTCCAGGAAGCGAACCCGACTCCATTGCCTGGGCGAAGCAATAACGCAAGTCCGGAAAGCATGGGTATCGGGCATCGCATCCGGTTCTACCGGGAGATGCTTGGGCTGACCCAGCTCGAGCTGGCCATGGCTGTGGATCTTCGTGCGTCGGATCTGAGCCGGATTGAGTTCGGGCTTCGATCGCTTCACGTTTCCAAGCTGGTCCCGATCGCAAATGCCCTCGGCATCTCGGTCAACAAGCTCGTGGTCGGGGAAGAGTGATGTTTTACGTAGTCGACAGTACCGGTCCCCAGCGATACGTTTGGGGGCCTTACGAGACTTACGAGACGGCTGTTGCGGCGGCGGGAAGTAGCCGTCGCGTGATCCAGGGTCGAGTTCGCAACGGTCAGAAGCTTACGGAATGGGAGTTCGTGACCCTGGTCCGAATCGGGGCAATCCGGAAGGGTTCTGCGGATGCTTCGCCTTTGTTGCCCTGAGCATCGACGCTAAGGCCCCTAGAATTGATTCTGCGGGCCTTCGATCAGGTAGGTAGATAGATTTGATGTCTTAGGCCCCTAGACTCGTTAAAAGCGATTCTAGGGGCCTTAGCGTTGAAGTCACTTAAAAATTAAGTAAGGAGTAGCCAGATGGACATTCAGCGTCTCCGGAACCTGACGACCGGTCGGCTGCACACGGACACGAGAGACATCGTCAAGGACATCGAACACCTGACGGGCACAAAAGGTCTTCGGACGGATCAACTTCCAGAAGCTCGGCGGGCCATGTTGCCCTGGCTTGAAAAGGTTATCACGGACCCGCGGTTCTGGGACGGACAATTTGATACCACACATGTCGGTGAATACGAGATCGTGCCCATGACGAAGGCAGAATCGGCCGCGTGCATGCACCGGTTTCTAACCCCGCCCAACTACCAAGCACACGAGCGTCAGGTGGCGATTAACCAGCTGGCCTCGCAGATCTTTGTGGCTGGCTTTGCCAGCGGACAGAGCCAGGGTCGGCGGCACGAATCACTGATTTTCGAGGCGTACGAGGCCGCAGAGGCCTTCTACGCTGTTGCGGAAAAGAAGGCAGAGGAGGCTAAGAAGCTTCCTGTTGATTCTCTGTAAAAGTGGTTGAACACAGTAGAGTGGAGCTCCACTCTACTGTGTTCAGTGTCGATTGTCAACGATTAAAGGGTGAAAACATGGCTTCGATGACGGTGGGTGACATCAAGAAGTTCCTGGCGAACGTGCCCGATGAGGTGCCGTTCAGCCTGATGTTGACGGACGAGTCAGCCGAACAAATCGTCGAGGATGACGAAGCGGTCATTCTGCATCCGGTCGGCATGATGGTCGAGGACCAGCCTCCTGGAGTTCCTGGGGGCAAGATGGTGATCATGACGTGCGACATCGACTTCGACGATGCCGCAGAGTATGACGACGATGCTGACGTCGACGAAGATTACGACTAACATTGAGTCCGTGGCGGGGGGTGGGGTTATCCCCACCCCCCGTTCGGACTTAAAAATTAAGTAGGAGAACCTGGAGAATGGTCATAGATCCCAGACACCTGGCAACTACCCAGGCCATGCTGGACGATTTCTATCGTGGCATTCGTATAGACTTCTCACGCAGCGTCTGGCTGGACTACGTAGAGGAGCACAGCTTGCCTGTAGACAAGACCTACGTGAACGGGGTCAAGGTGACCCTGAGTGAGTGGATGAAGCTGGGTCCACAGATTGTTTACGAGCAGCCGGTACCGTCCGTAACGTTCACAGACAGGGAACCCCAGCCGACGCCAGGGTTCTTGTCGTTTCACTGGTCTGTTTACCTGACCGAGTCGTTTGAGGCTTACCGCTACGGTAACAGCAAGAACCTCTTGCCGATGGCGTGGTGGCCGTTCCAGAAGACGAGCTTCGTAGCCGTCTACGCTTCGCATGAGAGGGCTAAAAAAAGCGCCAGCATGCGGGCTATCCGCTGGGCCAGAAAGGTAGGTCGCCCGCCAGCTTACGAGAAACGCATTACCGTCAACGGCAAGTATGCCTACGACACAGACCTTCCGGTCAAGGTCGGGGACAGGGTAATCTTGCCAGCGCATGCCTGTTCGGATGAGTGGGTTGGAAGGGTTACAGACTTAACAAGCGATTACCAGGGCGAGTGCAAAAGGGTTCTCAGCAGACGGGAGTAGGTCAGTGAGAGATCGCACCTATAGGCAAGCGGAGGCACAATGACCGCCGACGACATGTTCCAGGCTGTGGTCGCTGCGACCTCTGAAGAAGGTGAGCCTGACTGGACAACGGTTCTTGTTGCGTCAGACTTCTGCGAAGATCAGGGCGATAACATCACTGCGGCAGCCTGGCGGTTCCTGTACGACCACAACCATTGGCCGTTTGTGCGCACTCCTCAGTTGGCGGGTGTTAACAGTGGCTGCATTTGGTGGGTCTGGCCACCCCACAAAGACTACTGGTTCCACTACTGGCCCGGGTCGACACCTTTTGAGAGCGACACGGATTACAGATACGCCCGAGCCACGTTTCACTCAACTTTTTACTTGACTAGCAAGGTACCTTATTACAGCTTTCTCGATATCTCTGGCGCTCTTGCTTTCTACCTCAGGTTTTATCGCAATCAACCTGTCCACCTGCTAGAGATGTATCCGCCCACGCCTCGCAAGTATCTGACCAATCAAGTACTTCCATCGAAAGGATCCCATGGACCTACAACACCAGAAGATGCTGGATGACATGCTCTATGACTTCTATGTCAATGAAAACCCAGTGGCTGGGCAGGCCTGGCTGGACTACCACATCGACCACGGCATCGAGCTAGACAAAAGCGCGCAGTGCAGAAGCATCACTCGCGACATCAGGAGATGGGTGAATTCTGGTCGTCTCGAGGTCCTGAAATGCCCGTTGCTGGTGGTCACGTTTCGGGATCTCGAGCCGCTCCAAAACGCTCCTACTGACTCCAGGTATTACTGGCACGGATGTAGATCCTTTAACAGCTGTTCCTGCTCTTACCATATCTCGTCAGCCTGGCTCCCGGCAGGCAGTAGTAAGAGTTTCCCGACCAAGGATGCTGCGAAAGCCTGGCTGAGTCGGACGGCTATCCTGTGGGCATACAGCCAAGCACGTCCGGACTTAAAAATTAAGTTGGAGGCCTAGAGTTGACCGACCACAGCGACATCCTGGACGAGATGCTCCACGACTTCTATGTCAACAACAACCCAGTTGCCCGGCTAGCCTGGCTGGACTACCACACGGATCACGGCCTGAGCTTACCGGACAACGCTGACAGAATAGTTACCAGAACGACCACGGCATTGTGGCACATCGAAGGTCCGACCTTGGTTCTGGCTATGCCAATAGTTCGTGTGGTTTTCCAGGAAAGAAGAGTAAACCTTATCGAGCCCGGAATCTGTCGTTGGTATTGTTGCAACAACGCAAGCTGTAGGACAACAATCCACCTTCCGCCGTATCTTCTCAATTCCGCGTGCAAAGAATTTTCTAGCGTAAGAGCGGCAAACGCCTGGCTAAGTCGGACGGCTATACTGTGGGCCTATTTTACGGCCCGACCCCATAAGAGACCGAAGGAGTAATCATGCCCAGATACATTGTTAAGATTGTTGATGACGGCGTACCCTACTACCTGGAGTGGTCCACAATCGTGGACGCTCCGGTTACCTACGGCATGTCGCTTGAGGAGTTCAAGGAGTACTACAAGTCCAAGTACGGCGAGGAAGGCTTCGCAAAGCTCGACGAGCGCCTTGAGCGGGTAGAAAAGTTCGGATCTTCGACAGTGGACGGCTGGACGGCCCTGGATGTCATTTCTGGCAACCGGGCCGGACTCAACGAGCGAGAGCTAACGTTCGATGAGATCGTTCGCAAGTACATTCGCAAGGAGACGGTTGAATGATGGATATCGTTTACATGTTGCTGGCCACGGCAGCTATGGCCCTGGCCATCGGGCTGGCTGGCTGGTGGGATTCTGCGCTGGGTCGACTCCTGGGTTGAGAACCGCTACCTTTGTCTAACCGAACTGAACGAAGAGCTTCGAGCCCGAATCGACGAGCTCCGCAAGGACAACTGGCGCCTGGTAAAGCTGAATGCGGATCTGGCTGACGCAGCGGGTCAAAGCCCGGTCCTGCGATTAGCCGCCTGGAAGCATGACAATGCCGCGGGAGGCTTTTGCCTGTCAGACGCTACCACTACCGGTTACGCACTTCTGGAGCTCTACGACAAGCAGAACGATGTTATCGTCCGGGGTCCTTCCCTGGGCGCTTCAGACAACCCTGTGGAGGCTTTGACTCATTTGGTGGGCGATGCCCTGGAAGAATGGGAGAAGAAGCTTGAGTCATGACCCCGTGGTTAAGGCTTTCGTAGACGACCTTATCGCCCACAAAGAGACCCTGACAACTGCAGCCATCTTTCGCGACTACTTGCTGGAGAACTACCCAAAGGCTGTAAGCCAGGCACTGTTCCTGGAGAGCGTGCCCTATCTGTTGAGCAAGCGAGACGAACAGAAGCTCTTTACCTTGGAGGAGTGGCTGAACTTCCACAAGGAAGCTGTGGTGCTTTATGCGGGCCTGTCAGAGAAAACGCTAGTTATTACGGACCGGATTCCTTACGGTGCCGGCTGGTGGAGCTTTCTAGACCCGTCACTCGAAGACGACCGGTCGCACGTTCCCCTGAAGATCCTGAATTTCCTCGTGGGTTGGCAGCTGCGAGACCTTTCCAATTTCAGCGGATCTTACTTTAAGGCTGAGCCACCGTATCCGTACTCGCTTGCGTTGGCACTGAAAGACCTGAACAAGGCGTGCTGGCATTGGGCGGTTCACAGTTTCAGGGAGTTTTTCGAGATCGAAGACTGATCACTCTGCAGAAAGGAACCCAGTATGAAATGTAATACCCACCTGCGGGCTGAGATTCTTTACCTGCACGAGGAAATGAAGAAAAGTCTGTCCTTGAACGTGTTTGGCTGTCCTGACGGGATGACTGTCGCCATCCGACGTGTCGCCCGGTGGGTAAATTCGACACTCACGGGCGCAAAAATCCTGCGAATCGCGTTGCTGGTTATCGACAACCGTAACGGCCGGACTGTCTCAGCCAGGTTGGCCAAACCAGAGGACTACGTATGAAAGATGACCCACTGGTGGTCTCGTTCGTCGAGTCTCTGCTAGCACGGAAAGACACCCAGGCCACCATTGCGGTTTTCCATGACTACCTGGTTGAGAACTATCCTGACCAGGTAGACCAGATCAACCAGCTACAGACCTGGCTGACAATGACCCACAACCGGCTAGAGTTCCCGATAGAGGACTGGCTAGCCAACCATATGGATGCGGTTGTCCTAGGTGTTGTGGATGAAGACTCTCTGTACATTGAAGATCGTCTCACCTATCGCGGCTACTGGTGGAGTTTCACTGCCGACGACATAGAAGACGACGATTCCGAAGTGCCGCTCGAGGTACTGCAGTTCCTGCCAAACTGGCGGTTGGAAACCTTTTACGCCGGTGACGATTCAGCGCAAATCCGTGCCAGCTCGGGCACGGAAACCTCGATCCCAAGCCCCCAGGACGCGCTGGCTCACGCCTGTTGGCACTGGGCGGTCGACCGTACAAAGCGATTTCTTCTAGGTGAAAAGCTGGAGCCATGTAGGCTTCAGCCACCTATCAAACCTAAAGAGACTGAGTAATGCGTAATGCACAGGAAGACCTGGACAAGCTGGGTACGTTCGAAGAGAAGAACGACGCCTTCGACTTCATGGCTGAGGCTCTGTCTTACTGGCTCAAGCAACATCTGCAAGACCGACTCGAGGTTACAGCCCACGCTCGCCTGCGGGAGTGGAAGAGTGCCCAGAGCGGTCGCTACTACAGCCTGGACGACCAGCTCCTCCACATCATCGGCACGGATGCCAATAACCGGGTCTTGAGCATCTTTGTGGGCCTGGACGCTGAAGACGAGAACATCACGGTTGTGGGTTCCCCGGAGAACCCGCCGACGTTCGGTCAGCTGGTCGACGCGGCGTTGCGGGAGTGGGAGCAACGGTATCCGGGTACCGCTTGACAGCTAAAAGAAGTGGAAGGGTTAGGATGAGTAGTCTAATCAAGAAGACTCCTGGAGTGATGGGCGGGGAAGCCTGTATCCGGGATACCCGGGTTGCCGTGTGGCAACTGGCAGAGCTGTGGACCCATGACGTGTATTTCACAGACGTCATGGGTCCAGACTATTTTCCGTTTCTCACGTTCGATGATCTCTTAGCTGCCAGTGAGTACTGGGATAACAACCAGAAAGAGATCGCCGACGCAATCCGCGCGAACAACGACCAGGGTCACGAGGCTGTCTGATGGCTAAAAAGAAGAGTGATGAGGAACTCCTCAAGGCAAGAAAGGCGCTGAAGCGAAACCAGCGTCTTCAGCGAGAGGCTCCCGGTCAGTTTCTGTCGTATGCGGCGGTGTACGGGATGCGGTGCCGGTTCAAGTTTAATGGAGAGGAAGCCGTAAGACATCGGCGACTCCGGAAGCAGACTGTGGCGTTGCGTTTCAGCTCGTAAACCACCACAAGGAGACGGCAATGAGTAAGGAAGTCAAGGTCGGAGAGCTTCAGGTCAACGACAAGATCCAGGTCACCAACACATACTTCGACGGGGAGTACACAAGGACCGAGACCGGTACTTTGGTCGGCGTCAGGCCCGGGGGCGTCTGGCTCAAGTACAGCTACCAGAAGCAATGGGTCCCGGTTGATTCTGGTACGAAGATTATCCTCCTCCACCGGGCAAAGAAGCGACGCGAGATCACGAAAGAGGAGCTGATCTACAACGTCCAGTCGGGGGCTACCCTGGTCGTTCGGTTCAAGGACAAAACGGTCGACATTACCGGGATCTTCGGCATTGTCTGGCGCAGCAGCAAGTCCTGGATGTTCGATTTTGCATCATTAACGGAGTGTTCCCTGGACGATGTCGAGAAGCTCTGGATTGAAGAGTGATAGTACTTTTTGAGGGCCTACGCTTTATGCGTCCCGGGCGAATACATAAGACGATCGAGCAACTCCAGGTCGGCGAGCAGGACGTGAGGTGGGGGACCATCTTGACGACGATCGCCGACCTGGATTCGCAGGGTGACTTTACCGAGTTCCAGAAGGACCTGGTTCGGACTCTCCTCCCGCGACTTCAGAAGATGCGGTACCCTGACGACATCTATTTCTGGGAACCCTCTGCCGAGGTGGCTCTGGAATGGCGTCTCACCGACGAGGTGGTCTTACGTCTCTTTGTCGCGGATAGCGAGTTGGCTGAGTGGATGCTTTCAGCCCCTAACCAGGACACTGTTTTCCTGTTCGAAACCCCTTCTAAGGATGAAGACAATGACTGACGCATGTAACGGCGGCAAGCCTATTGCACCGAATGAGGTCCTCAAGGGTGACACGGTCCGGATTACCCGGGTCTGGCCCAGCGGCTACAAGGAGATTGACGAGGGCGTGGTAGACTGCCTCTGGTTCAACTCAATTATTTTCGACACCGGCGCAAATCTCAACAGACCCATCGATGCGGTCACTACTGGTCGCAGTTCAGTCACGATTCTCCTCCTCCACCGGCCACCCAGGCGAGTGGAGGTCAGCAAGGAAGACCTGATCCTGAAGACGGCGATCGGGACGAAGGTGGAACTGGTCCAGAACAACGGTGGCGTTATTCACGGCACGTTCCACTTTGTGACACGCTCTGCTAACGGCGTGAATGTTTTCCTTGGTGCGAGCCCATTCGACACTGCCGAAGTCGCCCTCGACAACATCAAGGCGATTTACACGGAGGAGACACAGGGATGAGCGAGCGAGACACCGAGAAGGACCTGGAGTTGTGCAATGCGGCAACGCCGGGACCGTGGGAATCCGTCAGCGGGTACTCAGTCCGAGAGCCGGAAGACGAACGGGGCTACGGACCAATCATCGCCAACATGGATTGCAAAGAGCATTCCGTCGAGCAGATGGTTTACAACGCCTGCTTTATCTGTGAGTCCCGCGAAGCCCTGCCGTACTGGATCAGGCGGTGCCAGGCGGTAGAGGCAGAACTTGCCCAGTCTCGTCGTGAGTACGCTGAGGAGATCGATGAATTCAACGCGGGCTATCAGGCCGCGAAGGACGGCTTGCCGGAATCGGCAGAGCCGGAACACTGCCCGCATGACGTGTGGCTGTGCGGGTACGCATGGGGCGCGTTCGAGGGGATGAAGGCGGAACTGGACCGCCTGCGTGCCGAGAACGCCCGACTCCGCGAGCAGTCCGAGGAATCCGCCCTGTCCCGGCTGCGGGCGTGGGTGCAGCAGCGCGAAGGATTCCGCACGGCAGTCGTCAGCGTCGAAGGCTGCCAGGACGCCGAGATGCTGGAGTTGATCGACATCTGCCACCCGGCGACGAACAAGCGGGAAGTGGTGGTCGTGTGGAACAAGCCGATTGACAGCGACAAGCCGAACCACGTCGGCATCGGCACCGAGGACAGTCCCGCCTCGCTCGGCGAGATGGTCGATGCGGCGTTGGCGAGGTGGGCAGAGTTGTACGGGGAGGGGCTGCCTCTGGCCCTGCGTCCGTCGTCTCAGGAGATCAGTGCCGCAGACCTAAACGTGATACTTGAGGCGGCAAAGAAACAAGGCCAGTGAAACCACCCCCGCCGCGCCGGGTGTCGCGGGAGGTTTAGCCGCGACCGGCTAACCGGCACGGTGGGGAGGGAGGGGAGAGGATGACACCAACCACCGACCTGGAAACCGCCCTGCTCGACGCCCACTACCAGGGCGACCCCGTAGCCCGGTTCGCCTGGCTGGGCTGGTGCGAGGACAACGGCGTGAGGCTCACCGAGGTGGGCATCACCGGCGTCTGGCGGGGGACGCTGGCTGACTGGCTGGAGGTGGGTCCGGGGCTGGTGCGGAGGGTGGCACTGGAGCGGGTGGAGTTGTCGGATCGGGAGCCGGAGTATGACGACGAACATGCGGACTGGATTCGAGAGGAATTGGCGGGCAAGTATTCCTGGTTTGCTTACCAGCACTTAGAACTCCCATACGCCTTACCGGCAGCGTGGTTTCGCAAACGGGACTGGTATCCCTACGACACCCGCCAGGACGCCATCGACGACGCATCCCGCCGGGCGATCCGGTGGGCGAGGGGACAGGGACAAAGGCAGGAGGTGAGGGGGTGACGGAATTTCTGCATCGAGAATTTTGGTGGGCAATACACAACCTGATTGCCCACCCGGTAATGCAGGTGTGCCGCTTTATCAGCTTGTTCGGAACCATTCGCTCTGTGGATTCTTTCGGTGAGTGGCTGCACGACTGGACTACACCAGGGGACAGGAGGTGAGATTGTGACAGAGCAGGAATGGCTGGCGAGTACGGACCCGGTGGCGATGATGTCTTTCGTCGTTCACACACCTCAGTACAAGCCCAGCGAACGGAAATTGCTGCTGGTCGGGTACGCAATGCTGCGCAACGAGGACTTTACCAATATTCGCGGGATTCGGTGGACCAGTTCTCCTGGCGGACGCAGGCTGACGGCCAACGTCCAGTGGGAAGGCAGCAAGGGCGATTACGACGACTACCACTTCGCCCTGGACACAGACGCGGGCACGGTCGCTGATGCTGTCCGTGAGGTGCTCGGCAACCCCTTCCGCCCGGTCACGCTGCCGGTGGGGGAGGTGTGCGGGAAGTGCAAGGGCTTCGGCAAGGTCATCCTCCGGTATTACCAGCAAAGGGATGTTCCGCCCGACTCGCGTAACTGCGACACCTGCCACGGCACCGGGCACGGACCCTCCCCTGTCCTCACGCCCCTCGTCCTCTCCCTCGCCGAAGCCGCGTACCAGGAACGCTGCGAGGACGGTACCCTAGACCCGGACAGGCTGCTGGTGCTGAGTGACGCGCTGATTGATGCGGGGTTGCCGACCGACGAGACATGCTGCCGGTGCGGTGGCACTGGGAGCCTTGGCGGAAACAGGAAGGTGCCTGCGTCGCGGACGAAATTGTGCGATGAGTGTGGCGGACGGCTGCAGTTGCCGCACCCCCTGCTCGCCCACCTGCGATCCGAGGGGCCGCACTACCGGGGATGCTGGGCAATCGACCTACTGACGGAGAGGAGGTGAGCCGTGGACAAGCCAAAAGCCAACAGCCCGGCACCGGAGCGAAGTCGCCTGGACTGCCCCCACTGCCTGGGGCGAAAGGTGCGGTACGTCTGCCGGTGCTTTATCTTTGGCTGTGACGAGACAGGAGGCAAGGCTGACTGGTGGAACGGGTGCCCAACAGTTGAGCTTGTGCCATGCTGGGAATGCCGTGGGACAGGGAGGCAGGAGGTGAGGGGGTGACAGAAGCGGAATGGAGCGTCGGCACAGACCCGGTGGCGATGCTGGACCTGCTGACGCGACGTAATGCGTACCCGGCGGGACACGAAGCGTTGAAGGTGCAGCGGCCCAGCGACCGGAAGCTGCGGCTGGCGATAAACGCGATCGAGTTCAACTTCTGGAACGTACACGGTCGCGGCAAGCACTGGAAGGGGCACTTATTCAGTTACACGCAGCTCCACGATGTGCTCGAAACGCTGTACGAGGCGATTCGTATCCACAACACAGAGCCACAAAGAGAAAATCAACCCCAGATCCTTCGAGACATTTTCATCGACCCATCGGATCCGGTTGTTTTGCCTCCAGAGGCTCTGACTGGGCAAGTGGTCAGTCTGGCTCAGGCAGCTTTCGACAATCGCAATAAATACGGGTTTCTGGACCGAGAGCGGTTGTTGATCATGTCGGATGCGCTAGAAGAGGCCGGACTGTCAGAGGTTGAGTGCAAGAAGTGCAAAGGAGCTTTGACAAGCAGGACACAGACATCTCACGGGTACACAGTCGAGCCGTGCAAAGCGTGTAACCGTACGGGACGCCAACTCCCCCCGGCTCTCGCCCATTTACGGTCAGCGGGACCTCATTATCAAGGCTGCTGGGCTGTCGACCTGGCAGCCGGACTGGTGTAAAGAATGAACCATGAAGGTTTTCTGGAAAAGATCCTCGAAGAGCCTGACGATGACGTTCATCGCCTGGTTTACTCTGATTGGCTGGAAGAGAATGGCTTTACAGCCCGTGCCGAGATCATCCGTCTCGAGGACACAATCGAGACAGATGGCTCTGGGCAATTGCTAAAAACAAGGCTTACTGTCCCCCAGTACGGGGAAGTCCTGGCGATCGTCGCGGAATGCGCGCCAAGTCGGAGGTTTGTACCTGAGCGGCTGGTGTTCAGGAAAGGCTTTATTGAGGAGGTCCACGCGCCGTTGGATGTTTTACTGGAGTATTTGCCATGGATGGCGCACAAGCAGCCAGTCAAGCGGGTTGTGGTGACAGACAGATCTGCCGAAGCTTACACTGAGGACGGCAGCAATACAACCGATGACGCCTTGGCCACCATCTTCACCTGGTGGCGGTGTGTCTACAACTCACAGATCGGTGAGGAACCGGTGGATCCAAATGACCTTCCTATGCGAGTCTGGCGCGAGCTAGACGGCTTCTTCGAAGCGGCTGTCTATTCAAAGGATTACTACACCAGGCAGGATGCCGATGCTGCTCTATCGCGGGCACTGCTAACCCTGGCTAGGAGGACTAAAGTTGACGATGTCTGAAATTGCGCTGTGGGTCCCTCTGGCTGCAGCCATCGCGATAATGTACTGGGTTCTGTTCTCGAAAGCGTCCGATGACTTTCCTCGCTGCAAGAAGTGCTATAAGGCCGTCCACTACGTCAACGTGGCGGACCACCAAACCCAGTGCCGTACTGGGCTCTGCAGGAAGTGCTTTTCCGAGACTCCGGCGCAGCACCTGGTTCTGAAGTACCAGGCTTCCTTTGACAGTTCTGAGGCGATATGCCCGTTCTGCGGGCACGAGTTTGACCCGAACGTTTATGGCTTTGTCAGCGACCGCCGCTACGTAACGGACTGCGAGCACTGCGGCTGTACGTTCTATCTGGAAGTTACCAATATCGTGAAGTACGATACCTACTCGATCAACGCGGATCCGTACGCTGACGACTAAAAAATTAAGTGAGGAGCGCTTGTGCATTACGATCCATTTTTCAACTGCTGGGTTCGGGGAGGCTCGCCCACACGACCTGAGGCGATCCCGGAAGATGTCTTTGACCGGCTCGAGGGCGGTCAGCTATGCGAATTCTACCGCAGGTACGCGACGAAGGAAGAAGCAATGGCTGACCTAAATCGCGCCCTGACAGGCAAGCCTGCGGAAGAGGGGGAAGTTATCACTCTGGACCAGGTCCAACCGGGTGACTTTGTACGCGTCCGGATCGAACACCATGGCACAGACTTTTGCGACTCTTACGAGGGCGAAGTCCTTCGTGTCGAATCGACGTATATCGTTTTCAAAGGTGGTCACGCAGCTCTTTCGGCATATCGGTCGACAAGCTACGTACACGCAACTACCACCATTACCAGACTCCGCAAGTCCCCGACAGTCTTGACCCGGGAAGATCTCCTGGACCCGAAGAAGGTCCCAATCCTTTCAGTCCTAACCCTGCGCCTGGCTGACGGGACAACTATCGAGTCAGCCCCGCTGTACCAAAGGTTTGAAGACAGGTTCGGTTTTATGCTGTTTGTCGGTGAGCGGCGGTTAGCGCTGAAAGGCCTGGCCGAAACTGGCCACGTTCTGGTTTCCCTTCCCAAGTAACCCTCAGTAACAAAAGGCCTACCCAGATCGGGTAGGCCTTGGAGCTTTCCCATGTACCTTTTTCGTAAGGGCTTCATCGTCGGCTGCCTGTTTGCGTGGATCTTGTTCTACGTCTTCCGTCACTATGGCGTGGACTCTTTCTTCATAACCCTGGGCATCAGTTGGGCTGTTTACGAGCTTCTGGCGATTGTTGAGATTCTCGTGGACGCTTCTCGAGGTAACCAAGATGACCGAGGCTGAATGGCTGGCAAGTAGTGATCCCGTCTTAATGCTAGACTTTCTCACAGGCCCACAACAATACGCAGGCGGTCACCAGATAGGCCCGCCAAAACCCAGTGCGCAGAAGTTGCACCAGATAAGGGACGCAGTCTGGGCGCTAGGTTTTTGCCAGCTGCATAAAGCCGAGGCTGATTTAATGCACCTGACGGGATGTGTACGGGATAAACCGAACCAGAAATTTATCCCAGCATTTGTACACATTCTTCGAGATATCGTCGGCAATCCATTCCGTCTGGTTACGCTGCCGGCGGGGGAGAAGTGCCCAATGTGCAAGGACTCGCCCGTTCACGGGAAGCTTTCCCCTGACGGCATGGGTCTGCAATGGTTACCTTGTGCGGTATGCCGCGGCACCGGACACGGACCCTCACCCGTCCTCACACCCCTCGTGCGGTCCCTCGCCGAAGCCGCGTACCAGGAACGCTGCGAGGACGGTACCCTAGACCCGGACAGGCTGCTGGTGCTGAGTGACGCGCTGATTGATGCGGGGTTGCCTGCACAGGCTGGAAATGTCGCCGAATTGGAGCGTGACATCAAGACCCTGCACCTTATTGCGTCGGGGTGTTACAGCGATTCTGCTGCAAGAGGGTACGCAAGAAACATCAACGAAAAGAGCAAACTGCTTGCTGAAGCAAGGCAACCACACCCCCTGCTCGCCCACCTGCGATCCGAGGGGCCGCACTACCGGGGATGCTGGGCAATCGACCTGCTGACGGGGAGGGAGTGACACCGTGACCACGACGACCAAGCGGGCGGATCAGTTGAAGGAGGGGGACGTGTACCGTCCTGACCACCGGCACCATTGGCGGTCGGTCGTGTCGGTGATTGGTGTGTGCCACCTTGCCCCCGATTGCATCACCGTCACGGAATGGATTATTCCACCGTCGCAGCGTGAGTACGGGTGGAGCAAGAATGATTGCTACACGCCACGAACGGGGCTCAACATTCTGCGTCGCGATTTGACTGTCGAGGTACTTACCCCATGACCAACACCGAGGCCGGACTGCTCGACGACATCATCGCCAACCCCACCGCCGACGCCGCCCACGCAGCCCTGTCCGTGGCGTTGCTGAAGCTGTCAAAACACTACTCATTAGAGCGGAATCGGCATGACCAGACGAGAATGGGTTGAAAGGATACGCACCTGCGACGAGAAGGACATTCCATTCCTGGTCGCTATGTTTAACGACTGGCGACAAGAGGAGTTAGGGGAGGACGAGAACTTTCCCGAGGTTTTTATCCGGGCTTCGACGACAGCCGACCGCTGGCTTGCAGAGGGACCAGACCTGTTACGCCTCCAACCGATCCGGGAGCTCAAGCTGCGCGACCTGGTGTGCTTCTCAGCGGGTACCTTTTCAAACCCGCTTATCTCCATCAGATGCGACTCAGGGGACGCAGCGATTTACATCCCGCTGTGGTTTCCGCCGGCAGAGTCTATCTGCGGTCGTACATCCAGGACTTATCGCAATGGGGTGAAACGTTTTTCTGAGGTTTCGAAAATCATCAATCAAAATGCCCTGAACTGGGCTGTCGAGGAAAGCAAGAAGGAACATGGCTGTGACGCTTGAAGAGGCCCTGGAGATCATCCGCAAGTATCCTCGCCACTACGGTAAGTGGTGGGAGGATTACATCCTGCTATGCATTCAGCTCCGAGACGAGAAAGGTAAAGGCTAAAAAGTGAGTACAGACCCTCCGGCGTCAGGCACGACATTCACCGAGGAAATGATCGCTGCGTTACTCGACGCACACTATGCGGGCGACGAAGCGGCCAGGAACGCCTGGCTGGACTTCTGCGAGGACAACAGCATCGATCCCGGGCACGTCGGAAGGCGCGGCGTCTGGTCTGGCAGCTTGTCCGATTGGCTTAGCGAAGGTCCAGACCTGGTACGTCAGCTGGCTATCGTTACGGTTCGGTTCACAGACAAGGAACCAAGTATACGAGAAAACCACTACCTGTGGTTTGGTGGGTATCTCGGCCTCTCCGAAGCGGACGACTTACCTGAAGAGTTTTTCGAAGATACGGCGTTCCCAGGCCTCTTTCATTACTACGACACCCGGGACGCTGCCTTTGAGGACGCTTCCAAAAGGGCTATCATCTGGGCCAGAAGACAAAGGAAATAACCACAGTGAACAAGAATCGACGCAAGGCAGCTAACCACACGCGTGTCAGCCCGGAGCAGCTCTGGGAGACCTTTCACGCCAAGTTTCCAGATGGCGTCAACCCTTACGAGTTTGACCGGCTGGGACCGAAGTTCATGGCGGACATCTCAAAGGTGTCGTTCTCGTTCGAGAACTTTTTCTACAGCCACCTGGACGAGAACCTGGGCCGGGCGGATGGCTTCCTGGGCTATCGAAAGTTCTGGACAAGACTGCCGCTCACCTGTTTCAGCTACATCGGTTGCCTGGCGGGTGGCGACTGGGAGTTCCCTCTCTACTTCCCGATCTACATGGACAAGGACGGCAAGACGTTCCGGGGCTACATCCCGCAGAAGGGTAATGTGTGGAATTACGCGACCAAGAAAGCCTTCGGCAACGACGACCAGGCGGATAAAGAATTTCTCATCCGCTGGGCCAGGCACACGCGTCCTGAGGTTCATGACCGGCTGCGGGCGAGTGACGCCGAGCTGGAAACGGACGATGCGGACATCCTTTCCAACCCAGAAGCCATGGCCAGCGAGATGATGCTTCGTTTCGAGGCGGTCTAATAGCAGAAAGGAACTCGGGAAGGAGAATGTCGAAGCACCACAAGAAGAAACCTAAACGACGGCGCGTCTGCGGGATCTGTCGTTGCTGGGGTATTACTAACACTTCCGGTTACGATGGGCGACCTGCTTACGTCTGTCAGGCGTGCGGTCATTTCTGGACGGAAGGTAAGAAGCCTGGGCAGGGTTACAAGGACTGGCCCGGTTACCAATCCAAGAAACAGGAAGGTACTTAAAAATTATGTCCGATCTCCGTGAAGTTCTCTGGATCCTCTTAGTTGTGTGTGTCGTCCTGACCCTGATTGTGGTTCCTATTGCCTTGGTTTGCTCTAGCGGACATCAACAATGGGTAGAGGAGGCATTCAATCAGGGCTATGAAGCCGGCCTCGAAGGTGCTCCTCCCGAGGTGTGCCCGTTTCAATTCAGTTACAGCGACCGAGAGACGCCGAGGTCGGCCTGGATGAGGGGCTGGCGGAAGGCTAACCTGGAGAGGAAAGAAGATGGCCCCAAGCGCGGAACTAACTAAGTCCCTGCTTGACTGCCACTATTCTGGAGACCCAGCTGCGCGCTTTGCGTGGCTGGGTCTTTGTGAAGACAGTGGTGTCGAGCTACCTGAGTTTGCTGTCTCTGGTGCCTGGGTCGGTACGTTAGCAGAGTGGATGGCAATAGGACCCGACCTGGTCCAGGAGTACCCGCTTCTCCGTGTAAGGTTTTCAGACCGAGAGCCAGCCTGGTCGGCTACACGAAAAGGATACCTATGGTTCTTCTATGTGGATGCCCTGTCCTCTAACCGGTTTCTTGCAGGGCCTGAAGACCTTCCGGCGCATTTCGAACCCGTTGTCCAGATTCCGAGCGGTCGTTCTCTCCAAGAAGCCCCCGCCTTTGCCTCGATGGACGAGGCCCTCGAATACGCTTCGTCTTTAGCTATTCAATGGGCGAGAAGGGAGGGTGGCTGTGACGGCACTTGAGTGGGAGACGATTGATGACGCTGTATTTCTATTCAACTGCATCAACCGCAGCCCGTTTCGGGACAAGAGCGGATTGGCTCGAGCCCTGTTCGGAGGGTTCATTCTTGTTAACGTCTCGTACATTGAAGAATACAACCAGAAAGACGTCAGCATCGTCGCTGACTACTATGATGGCGGTTGTGACGTTTTCACCATACCCCGTGCATCTCTAGCTGCGGCCATCCGGGATGTTTACGCACCTCCTTACCCGTACGCACTTCGGAGCCGTAATGGCCGAGAGGCAGCCGAAGTCATCCAGTCCCGGGCAACTATGTTTGGCTGCTGTGACAGGCACGCTGACTATCGAGCATGTAACTGCTTGGGATTGTCTGGTATGTTTGTTCCGGAGCAGTTCCCAAAGCGCAGTACCGAACTTGCGGAGAGCATTTACCAGGAAATCAGCAAGCAAACTGATCCAAGGCTACCCGCAGACGCCCTGATGGTCCTGTCCGACTCCCTGGAAGAGTTCGGTCTCCCCACGGAGTACCTGTGCTGGGTTTGTCGTGGGAAGGGAAACGATCCCAGAGTCCCGGTAACTCCTGGGCAATTTATCACTGAAGTCGCGTGCGACAATTGCAACGGTGAGGGACACCTTACCCACCCGATTCTGGCTCACTTACGTAACGGCAAGACTCACTTTGACGGCTGCTGGGCACTTCAACTCCTTCGTAACCTGGAGAACGCCAATGGCTGAAGCATTTAACATGGGCACGGTCGTGTTTAGGTCGCGATCGCCGCTAAACTTTGTCATCACACACAAAGACGACCTCCTCGTCTGGGCTGACCTGTGGCTCGACTACAACGAACCTCTCTATGCGGATGCCTGTCGCTGGTGCCACAGGTTCAAGCGTTGGCCGCGGAAATCGTACCTCGATTTTCGGTGGGACACACACGCGTCGAAGTCTGCTTCAGTGAAGAAGAGCCTCGTTCCTGTCGATACGTGCAACCTGTCCAGTACCTGGACTAGTCGGGCTTATCCGACCAGAACCCTGGCCTTCCTGGACCTCTTCAACCACATGGTCAGCAAACCGGCCGCATTCCTGGCAGATCTGCGCGTTTGAACCGGAGGGTGCGTATGACTTCGGAAGCCTGGTGGAACGTGTCGGACCCGAGGACTCTGTTGGCTACGGCGACCAGCGAACAAGCTGTGACCCCGGCAAGTGGTCGGAAACTTTACCTGGTCGCACGCGCCAACTTTTTCTCTGTCGTCTGTCGCGGTAGATCGGAAAAATGGCTTCAAAGTTACGTTGTCAGCATGGCTAAATTCGACGCCTGGGTAGATGCCGGCCACAAGAAAGATGAGCGGTCAGAGACCGTGTGGCATATCTACGGGGAACCGTTAGCCGCGGCCTCACATGCCGCCGAACCGTGGGCTAGACATATCGTCTGCCAAAACATTCGAGAGGTCGTGTGTAACCCTTACCAGAGTGTGATAATCCCCAAAGAGTGTTTAACCCCCGCAGTCCAGGCTATTGCTGCTGCGGCGTACGGTGGACACAAGCTTGACGGCACGCTCGACAACGAGTGTTTGTTGGTTCTGTCTGACGCCCTGGAAGACGCCGGGCTGACGGAGAATAGAAAGTTGCCAGGTGTTCTGGAACACTTGCGGAGTCCAGGTCCACATCTGCGGGGGTGCTGGGCTCTGGACCTCGTTCTTGGAAGGAGCTAATTGTGGAGACAGAAGTTCAGTGCGCATACTGCGACAAACGCTGTGTAACGCCAGAAGAGCTTGAAAGGGCGTGGGTCTGGCCGGGTCGAGGTCGCGTCACCTGCTGTAACGAGTGCGGTGGATACGAGATCTGTCCGGTCTGCAGCACCAGGTGGGAATGCGTTGGCGAACCTGGCTCACCGTGCCTGTCGTGTCGAGATGAGCTGGAACCTAAGTGGCGGTGGCTGCACAGCGTGTCTGCCCGCTACGAAGGCGGTTTCATGGAATATATCGGTGTCACCGCGGATCTAATCGTCCCGCCGCCGAACGAGGGAGATTTGCTGGCCTATTACATCGCCAGCGAGGCCGTTGCAGCCTGGGATGAGGCCCAGCAGGACGATTCTGAGGAAGACGCAGACGCGATCTTCTCAAACCGAATGCAGATAGCAAAAGAACAGCTGGAGCGTCTCGATTAACGGAGGATAGCTGTGGCACGCAGAGAAGTTATGGATTGCGACAGATGTCAGGCCAAGGAGATACCAGCAGAGTGCTGGCTCCAGGTCTGTGTTGGGCACAGCGCCTGTCCAGCTGGCGGACCTGCTGAACCGGACTACGAACGCCTGGATCTGTGTCCGAAGTGCATGGCGGCGCTCCTGGCACAGCTGGTTAAGCTCAACAAGGTTGACGGTCTCGAGCTAGTTAAGCTAGCGAGGAAGAAAGGATAAAGACGTGTCGGACCCAACCAAGTCGAACCAACCGGGACCAGAATCAAGCGGTAGCCCGGACAATTTCCGTGTGAAGATCGTGCTCGGTTCCGGTTTCTGGTGGCTGCCGGGATCTTACACCTATCGCGATGCGTTTGCAGAAGCCTTACGACAGACGGTGGGTGGTCATGTTGTAGAGATCTGCGACGAGCAAGACAACACAGTCGCAACGATTCAAACCTGTCGAGTCTGTCGCGGCAGCGGCAGAGCCATGAACAAGGAAGCGCAATGGGAGACGTGCATCTGGTGCAAAGGCGGGATTGTGAGGTCTTAATGGACGCGAGGAAGGTGTTTGTGGAAGACCTGATCGCCAGGAAAGAAACGATCGCGACAGCAGCTGTCTTCCGGGACTGGCTGCTGGACCATAACGAAGAAGATCAAGCCGAGAGGCTGCGGGTCATATCCAACCCCAAGGTATGGCACGCAAGTACCGGTTTCGAGCTGCAGGCCTGGATGAAGGTCTACGCCTCGTGCATCATCGGCGGCAAGGTTACCCGGGACACGCTGCGCATCACGGACCGGGCACCTTGTTGCGATGGCTGGTTTACGTGGACGAGTCATCTTATCCCCGTAGACCGGTCTGAGGTACCCGAAGACATTCTGCGGTACCTGGTTGGTTACATCCGGTCTGAGCAAGCTGAAGGTGTAGCCTATCACCGAGAGATACCGGACACGGTTCACGAAGAGTATCTGGCTCGGGCCTGCTGGGATTGGGGCTGTGACCAGATCCGGATAATGTTCGGCGTCGCACCACTTAAAAATTAAGTTCGAGGAAACCTAGTGGCTGAAACATCTCTTACTGTCGACGACATACAGAGAATGCTGGCCGAGTACCTGGAAAAGGTAAGGCCGAGTCCCAAATTAGACCGACAGCTTATGCTGTTCGGTCTGAATCTCTACCAAAGGTTTACTTTAGCTACCTACCAGTTTTTTAGAGGAGATCTGGCTTTCATCGACAAAATACCTGGGGCACAGCAGAGTCCGCGGTGGAACCTACGTCTTCACGAGGCTGCGGAGTTTGCTCGCATCTCGATTCGCCACTACTCTGCTGGCACATATCCTTCTGAAGACATGCGCAGGCCTCTTTCACCAGAAGAGATTGAACACCTGTTCCTGGACATTTTCGGCTCACCAGTAGACCGGCTTGCCGAGAGCGTCCTGACACCTCAGGTCCGCAATCTGGCCAATACCGCCTATGAAAATTGCGAGCAGGACGCTACGCTGGATGGCGAAAGGTTGGCTATCCTTTCAGATGCTCTGGAGGACGCTGGTCTGTCGAACCAACGGAGAGTATGCCAGAACTGCCGAGGTTTTGGCCGCGTGTCGTACAAGTCGGCGTGCGGTGTTTGTGGCGGAGCTGGTCTTCTTTCTTCGACCAGTTACTGCCCCGCCTGCACGGCTGGCTTTAACACGCATCAGGTTGAGTGCGCTGCTTGTCGCGGTTTGGCAAACATCGAGATCGCCGATCCAGTTCTAGAGCATCTACGCAGCCCTGGTCCGCATTACGTGGGCTGCTGGGCTGTGGATTTAGCAAGGGGTGTTTAATCAGAGATTCAGTGGAGGGATTCTACCGTGATGAATCTATGGTTTGTGGCTGCGCTGATCCTCCTGGGTAGCGACTCGTTTGAGGACCGCGAGAGAGGTGAAGCGATTCTGTTAGCTGGGCTGCCAGCATCCATGCCGGCAGTCGAACTGGGTGTCAAGGACGCAGACAGAGAAGTCAGTAGGCGGTGCAGAGCAATCAAGGCAGTTCACGATGAACGCGTTACAGCTGTGTGGGTAGCTGCAGCTATCCCCAAGGGTTGGGTTGTCTTGCCGATGATTAGCAAGGTCCCGATCGAGGAAGTTGTCGACACGGAGCCCTACCTGGAAATGGCCAGAGCTGAGGGCTATGTCAACACGGGTCGCTGGGGCAGGGAAGTCGAACGTAGGGCAACGGAACATTTCCTGCGGGCTTGGCTAGCCAAGGAAGAGAACCGACCCAAGTTAGAAGCGCTGATGAAGGAAGCCCAGGCTCGGGAGACAGCCTGGCACAAAATTGCACCTCTAACGCTCCTTCCGGACAGGCCGGAAAACCTACCAACCCGAGCAATAAACCCAGAGGACGACATAATTCCATGACAGAAGCAGAGTGGCTGGCCTGCAAGAACCCAGACGAGCTCTACCACTGGCTCACACAACGCGATCCGACGGGGCTAACTGCACCCGAAGAGCCTTTCAGGATCACAGAAAGACAGATGCGACTGATCGCCGCGGCAGCTGTTCGGTTGCTGTCTTCAGAAGGCACCGTACACAAAAACACGCTCGGTACAGCCGCAGAAATGTTGGCCGACGGATCGTCCTGGGCGACCGTAGAGAAGTTCATGGCACCCGCTAAGACACGCGCGTACTGGGCGACCATTGCTTCCGCTGTAGACTCCTTTCGACAGTCGTTTAGTTGTACTGAGAATCAGAGGCGAGTGGTCCCCGACGTCATCAGAGATATCGTGCGATATCCAGAGGCGCCGGTTGCCTTACCGCCGGGCGATAAATGTAAGAAGTGTCGAGGTAAGGGCACTGTTCCTGCCGGTGCCGGTGGCGCGGTTCCACACCGAAATCTTCGCTTGCGTTGCAAAGCCTGCAGTGGGCGTGGCACGAAGCTATCGCCGATCGTTACTGATACAGTTCTCGACCTGGCCAGGACGGCCTATTCAACACAACTGTCTACCGGCTGTCTGGATCCGGACCGACTAGCGATTCTTTCAGACGCTCTGGAGGAAGCTGGTCTGGAAGCTGGCGCCTGTCCAAAATGCGCCGGAAAAGGTGAGCAGACTTACACATCAGCCGAAGTTGAAAGGTTCCCAACGACTGTCTACACGTTCAGAAAAAGTGCAGCAAGTTCAGCCAGCTGGCCGGAAAGCATTTCCATCTGGTGCCAGAACTGTGCTGGCACCGGTAAGATCGAGCACCCAGTCCTCAAACACCTCCGGAGACCCGGCCGACACTGGAAAGGAATGTGGTCTCTAGATCTTGTCCTCGGAAATAGTTAGCGGTAACAGATTACCTAGCGAGGCCCGACTTAAATTTTAAGTCGGGCCTATCTTTTGGAGTTCGTCGTGTGGAAGCAAGTCGAGGATCTGCAGAAGGGAGATACCTTCTTTGACGGCTACCAGTATCGGTACGCTGTCCGGGTCGAGACAAGTAGCAGCGGACATATCGCCGTCTGGTTCCGTTATATTCACCTCTCTGGCAGAGAAGCTGGTTTTGATGACAAGAACGAGTTCTACCTCGGTTCCGATAACAACCTTACCTTTTACCCTCCGAAAAGCTCCGTCGAGGTTCTGGAGAGCACTATATGAGTCATGCTTTGCATAAAGTCTGGCAGTGTTCAGCCATGTTGAACCGGCGCACAGCTATTGCTAGCGCCAGAGCCAACATTAGGTGGTTTGGCTTCACATGGCCCAGGTTACTTCAAGTTGCGGGTCGGCCTCCTTTGAAGCGATCCGGAGCGCGTTTGATGGAATCCACCCGCGCCTGGCTCGTTCAGGAGGGTCGATAAATGTGGTTCTGTGCCGCGTATCTTCTTCAGGGTCATAGTCGGCATTTTTCGCGGTTTCCCAGAGCATGGTTCGGCGACAGTTACGCCCGATTCCGGTCGGGGTCGGTTTGTATCGTTCCCGTGTTGTCCGGGCTTCCAGTATGGCGCAAAGCGGCCTGGCTCTCAGGAGGAAGGAGATGAAATTGAATCGAGCCGTAGCAAGAGGTCAGTCCCGTACATGGCTTTCCAGCCTGTGTCGGGCGCACCTGGGCAGCCTTTCCTGGGCGTACGCGGCCCACGGTGAGACTGGCTGGAGTATGGCGTGGATTTTGTTTAACCGAAAAAACCCGGGAGCGTTTCTGACCGCAGGGAGGTTACGTTGAATACGGCCAGGTTGCGGGGCTATTCGAGCGCTATAGGCGCATACGGTCAGTTTTTCGGCTTAGCCGTCTTGTTTCGGCGAGACAGAGCCTGTCTACGGTTCTACTTCAATTACTCCTTTCCGTGGCTCGATCATTGGGTCGGGGCCTGCATGAGCCCCGGTTGCTATCTGTGGGAGTGACGCGATGGGAGCTTACTTATCTGGACAGCAAGGTGCCCGGCTCCGCTGGCGTTTCAGTTTCGGTGCGGCCTTCTTGCGACTGCGATGTACGGCCAGAGCTCAGAGGGACTTATTTATCCCGCAGAGAGCAACACTCGGCGCTCTATACGAGGCCCGGCTCTTCGGCTTCGGTCCTTACTGGTGGGGGGCAGCGTGAGTGGAGCCTTTCTCGAGCAGTGGAACCTTGCTTCTCTGCACATATCTCCGTGGTGGACAGGCGGCGCAATGCTTCGTCGAAAGTTGTATCCGTCGCTGCGACAAGGCAGCCACCGGGTTTTTGGGGCGTTGCATTGTGACAAGCAAGAGGCGTATCTGTACCCCGGAAAACCGGAGTGGCATGTAAGATGAACAAAGCAATTTTGAACAGCACAAACATGGCTCTGCTAAGCAGTCGAACGGGATTTGCTTCGGCCCTTCTTGGGCTGGAATCTCGGCCTTGGCTTATGTACAGACCTGAGTACTTCTTCGTCTACGCCCTTCACCGATTCCGCCGCGATGCGGATTTAAGCCACGGAAAGAGCAGGTGGTAAGCTGTTAGCGTTTCTTAACCGAAGAGTTTTTGCCATTCATTTCATCGAGTTCTCTATTTTCCATCGAGCTTGGTTAGACTCTGGCTGGGCGTGCGCAGCTCTCGGGCAATCGGAAGGAGCTGTCCTGGGTTCATCTGTCACAGGAGCGAAGATAGCATGAACGTATCCTTGCGTCAGCACAATTGCAGGTCCTGCGTAGGCGCCGTGTTGAGCGAGCGAACTGCCAACGCCTGGCTTTGGTTTGGCTACAGCTATGCGGGCCGGCACGCACTTTTCGGGCGACCATCTTGCGTGGATTATTCTGGTCGACGTGTACAACGAGCCGGCCTTCGGTCTATTTATGGAGCTTACCTGCGGTGAACACTGCAACAGTCGGCCGGTGGACCTACGGTCCTGTTTTGCATCGCATAGTCCCACGAGCCTGGTTGTTTCACAGCCGGCCTCGAACGCGACTGGTTCGAAGCAGCGCGCTGTGCTGCCAAATTTTACGATGGCGTAACAGAGCGTACTCGGCCGCTTACCTTCTCGAGCCTCAGACGGGGTCACACCTGGCATGAACAGAGCTTTCTTATATGGAAGTATTGATCGAGCAGACCTGTCTGGCACCTTCGGCGCAGCCTGGTTGCGGACGGTCTTGCCTTGGTCAGGGGCTGCCATTAAACATTCTTCTGCTTATTGGCATCGGGAGTGTTTGGCCTGTCTCAACAAAAGAAGCGGAGCCTTACTGGAATGAAACGAGCCAAACTTCGCCGTCGGTCGTACCCTCGACTGGCTGGGCGGTTTCCGGGCGCACTTCGCATGGACACCCCTCTGGCTGTTTTACGGCCATTAGCCTGGAGTCTCTGGTTCGGCTACGGTGCCTTACTCAATTCCAAAAGAGGAGCGGCTATTCTATGAGCAGCGCCGGTCTTCGGTTTTTGTGTCGAAATCAGGCTTATCTGCGAAGCAAGTTTCCTCGGGCCTGGCTTATGCGATGTTGTGTTCCTGGCCTGGTTACCGAGTCTCCTTATGTCGGCGGACCATGGCTGCTTGCCTCTCGGTATGCGGAACTCAACTTCTAATACTTCAGGAGACAACGTGGTACGGTCTGGAGCTTGGTTAGGGTTCTATTCTGTCGGATAGGAAAAGAAATGCTAAACACAGCTAGACTGTCAAGAAAATCCAGAGCTCGTATGTACAGATACGCAACGGGAGCCCTCCTGCCCTCCGAATGCCATGCGTTTTTGGCCTTCGGATATAGGCTTCGGTGTTACACGCGGCTGACCTTTAACTACCAGGCCTGCTTGTGGCAGATTAACTAAGCCTAGCTGGAGGCACTATGGTACGTCACACGGCTTTACTCGGCCGGTTTGATCGAAGCCGGTTAAACCGTCACCTGTATCGCGCCCAGATTGACGGAAGCAGACACGCATACCTGAATGTCGGTGGGTTACGCTGTCAGGCTTACTTGAGCGGGTTGCATATGTCTGCGGCCTGGCTCGCGGCTGGCGCTCCACGAAGACGACATTGAACCCAGACAACGCGGAGGATAACTAACGTGAACCGAGCTGTACTCAATAGTTGGCCGCACGGTGCCAGTCTGTATACGGTTGGCCGTGCCTGGACCCGTTTCGGTGCCTATCCCCATTGTCGGCCGGGTCTCCATCACTGCCAGAGCCGTTACTGGCGTGGCGTTTCTTCAGCGTATTTGAGGTTTTGGCGAATCGGGGCTCGTTGCGTCCAGAGCCGCTAACAGGGTAAACAACTTGACCGAAGCTAAATTGGCTGTCCCCAGTCATTCCAGTTGCTATCGCGGCCATCAGCCGGGAGCCTGGCTTTGCTACAGGCGCCGGGCTTTTCTCCGCTTGGGTCCTATATTTAGGTGTTATCCCAGACTTTCGGGTAGCCGCCGGGCTTTGCTGTACCCGACTGGATGGATCTAACAAAGGTGTCTATGCGATTCTACTCTGCAATCCTTTGTGGTCTCAGCCGCTGCAGGCTGACCGGACAAAATTACGCCTCGCATCGATACAGGAGTGTCGCTTACCTTGTTACGCTGGATTCGCAAGACTGGTCATTCCATTATCGGGCCTCTCTTAGCGAGGTCCACCCAACTGCATGGCTCGAACCGGGAGGTTTCCGATGGCCAACGTACTGAAGGCGAACGTTAAGGCCCTCCATAACTCGCTGTATGCAGCTATTTGCGGCCATTACCGGCGGGCTGCCCTCAGCTACGGTTTCTCTAAAAAGTGGGCGGCGTCTATCTGCTTTCCTTTCTCTTTCCGCGCAAGCATGAGGCAAAGGAATGGGTGCTAAGCTTTCCGGACGGACCAACGCCGTAACTCTCTGGCGTTTAGAGCGTACTCGAGAACGAATTCTCATGCTTTCCTCGTCTACACCGGTAGATGTGGTAAGCACTGGCGGGCTAGACCACGACTTAATTTTTTAGTGGGTGCTTTCCTATGATCAGAGCCTGGCTTTATCCAAGAAAGTCACGAGCCCGCCTGACGGGCTGGCCCCCGGTAACCGGAGCCTGGTTGGGTCGGGCTGTCCTGGTCAGTAACCTCCGACAAGGCGAAACAGTCGGACAGCTTACGAAGTCGCAGGCACGCCTCAATCACTTTTTCGGAGCAAGGTTGTGAGTACAGGGGCTTTTATCGACTCACTCCCCGGCTGGTTTACCAACCAGGCCGTTCTCCGACACGGGTTACGGTCCTATCCACGACACGGAAGGTCTGCGGCCTGGCTCCACAACAGCTTGTTTCGTAAAGCCTCAGCTGCGCTCAGCGGTAATTCCTTTTCTTACCTCATTGACTGGAGCTGACCCTTGCGTGCTTGCTTAACGGGCGGCGGATTTGCCCGCGCCTTTGCTGCGCTTAACCACTGGGCTGCGGCAGCTCATCAACACCACTGTCGAACTTACCTGGCTCAGGGCTGGGGATGGACATACAAGAACTGTCGGCCGTTCCTTAACAACCGTACAAATGCCACTCTAAGGATGTGATGATGGCTGCCAGGCATTCTCCCTTTCGTGGCGGTTGGTGTCAGACTCGAGCTAATTTGTGGTTTCGTAGCCGCGCGATACTTGTCCAGCTGCCTCGAAGGTATTCGGCGCAAAGCAACTTGCGCAGTAACTGGCATCGGGCTTACCTGGGGTTATATCTGGCAGAAGCTGTTCTAAAGTTCGGGTTAAGGAGGTAGTATGGGTGCCTATCTGGTCGGTCTAAATTACCTTTCCTGTCGAGCGATTCTTACCTGGAGCTGCGCGATCATCGGTAAAAAGTACCCAGCGGCCTGGATCAGTCTGGCGGCAAATGCCCGACTCAACCATCGCAGCGCGGCTTACCTTGACTAACAGTAGGAGTTTCTGTGGCTGCAACGTTGCGATATATTCCGTACTCGCGAGCCTTTCTGAGTGGTTTCGGCGCAGCCTTTCACTGGCAATTGTGTCGAAGTTTCCTTTCGGCCGGACGGCGTGGCGCTATTAGGTCAATAACGGGCGTTTTTCCGCGCTACTCACATGAGGCGAAACTCAGACAACAATGAACAACGCGTACTTGGCTGTGCGAGTTTCTTACTTAGTAAGGCAGGCTCGCACAAACCTGGGGTGAAAATGAGTAAAGCCTACCTGACCAGAGAAGTCCGATGGGGGAATTACACGCAGCTGAGCTGTGACGCTCGGCTGTACCGCCATTCCCGTACGCCGTGGCCCGGTCTCAGGAGAGCGATCCTGTACCAGGGTCCGGCCGTAAACAGCGCCATCCATGTTCCAAAATTCACAACCGGACTTAACGGTTTGTGGATTGTAAGCGCGAGGATCTGTCCTAGATGAGTCACTCAGCAATCATTTACTACCCAGGCACCTTACGTAGAATCTGTAGTTCCGCCATTCTTCGACGGTATTGTGACTTGGCAGGTTTGCACCAGGGTCACCTCCAGCTAAGTAGCAGCCTGTTCCAGGGTCTCTACTCCGTCTACGGTGCCGCCCTGTTTGATATTTCCTGCGCAAACCTCCGTTTCTAGGAGAGTCCATGGGATTGTGTTGTGCCAACCTTTGGCAAAGCTACTTCAACTGGTCACGCTACTTTGATCGCAGTCGTGCCATGACGCGCACTGTCAATACTGAGGCTGCGCTACGACCCACGTGGGTTGATGCAAAGGCCAACATTCGCCGACCGGTGGGGAAAGTCGGCTACATGTCTCGCGCAGCCCTAAACACCTTTCCTGGAGCCAGGCTTGGTTAGAAACAATACTGCAAGTCTCGGTTTTACTGGCCTGATTATTTACGGACCTAGTCGACCGGTCCTTTCAAATCTTACCATTGTCGGAGCTTCCCTCAACAGGTTGTGGTACGTCCACGGCTGTGTTATGTCTTTCGGCTGGGTAAAAAGAGTCGCCGCAGCTAACCTGGACGACAAAAGGCCGGGCGCTTTCCTGGTGAGGTACTAACAATGCGTCGGGCTTTTCTTGTCTATCAGAGGTTCAACTACCCGTTCCTGTTTCATGACCGTTCGGCGTGGGCTTGTTTGTCACGCAGCCGCTACACAACGCTGTACAGAAACAAGGCCTTCCTTGGGTCGGGTAAGTATGGCTTGCCTAGTTGCCAAGCGATATCTAACTACGCCTCTCAGGCGATTCTTCGGCATAGGCGGAGGCTGTTCTGATGTCCGGTGCCATTATTTCTTATTCCGGCTACGCTGGCGTTTTTCGCTACGACATGGAAGGCTCTGGTGCCGTCCTCGGTGGTTGTTGCCGCGCCCTCCACGATGGGGACAGTGTGGCCTTCATGTGCGGCGCATACCCGTGGCTGCTCTATGCAGCGTATCTGGGCGACTCGGCAGTCGCACTTCTTGACCAGGGGATGACTTTATGCACGGAGCTGTCTTAACGATCTTCAACAGCGACTGGGACATCTCTTCCCAGCACCACGCGGTTCTCGGTTCAAGCTACTACCAGGGCTGCGGAGCCAGGCTGGACCAACACAGGTCTGCCTGGCTCCAGTCCGGGCGTATCCATCTCTCACGGGCCTGGGTTGGTCACACGGCCATCCCATACTTGTTACAGTGGGGGTCCTATTGTGGATAACGCCTTTCTCGTTTACTGGCGCTCCGGTTTTCCGTCGTTTCGTGCTCGGGCTCACATCGGTCTCGACTACGCTGCCAGACTGGGGCTAAGAACCCCAGCTGCGTGGGTTTCGTTCCGTGTCGTCATGCGTGGTAGCATCTTGCGTGGTAACCGCGCTGCGAGACTTGTTCGCGGGAGGTTATAGGTATGTCCGCGTATCTATGCAATGTGGCTGGCCCTCTTGGGAGGGCCTATCTCAATTTCCAGGCGCATGCCTTTGCCCAGCGCAACGGTTTTGCCTGGCTATCTTCGGGCAGCTTCGAGCTTTGTCAGCGCGCTCTGGTGAAGAAAAGATACAGCGCGGTTATGCGGCAGCAGAGGTACCGACGGGCTGCCTTCATTCCCACCTAAACCAAGAGAACTGGAGCTAACGATGGCGTTTCTGTTCTTTGGCCCAAACAACTATCTCGCCGAAGCTTCTCATGACGGATTCAACGACGCGGCGTTGCGTGACTTGAGTGGCGCTTTCCTGTGTTCGCGTACTCGCCACGTATATTGTCGCGCCGTGCTCGGCTTGGAGTGCGACGCCTTCCTTCACCAGTGGAGGTTCGGATGAAAGCAATACTCAAGCCAGGCGTCCGGTACCAGTTTCAGGCCAGACTCAGTTCTTTTTGTGGCGCACTTATGCCTTGGTGGGACCGAGGCTGGCTCTGGTACGGACCTATCCGGTGCTGCTGCGATGCCGAGGCTTCGCACTCTTATCGTGCGCATCTTTCTTAAGGAGTAGGTGGCTAGATGGCTTTTCTCTGTTTCGGACGACGTTACGCGGCCGAGGCGTGTCACCGAGACGAATTTTGTGCAACCCTTTCGAACTGGTCCGGCCCGTGGCTGCGGTTTGGTAGGCGCAGTAGCCAGCTCACCTGTTTTGCAAAGACGTCGAGCGGTTTTACTGCGTTTCTTCACCAGTGGAGGTTCTAATGGGTGCAACACTTCGTGTGAGTCCATTCTCAGCGGCCGACCGACCACTTTTGCGGGGGCGGTACCATGCACATGCTCGGCTTTGTGTACCGTACCTCTGGTTCGGTCCCAATCAATTTTTTTCGCGGGCGCATCTTATGTGGCTGTCCCAGGCCTATCTACAGCAAGGAAATCGCTAATGCGAGCGACACTGAGAATCGGTCACTTTAGATACTCCGTCGCTTCCCTGCTTGGACGGGGCTACGCGCACCTGTTTGACTGCCGCGCCTGGATTTGGTGTGGGCACAGACAAGTCTACGCTAGAGCCGGTCTTTCAGAAATCTCAGCTGCCTACCTCATGCCGGGAGCACATAGATGAGTGCAGTCCTTAGGATCAATCGACAGTTCTGCTCTTTTGCCGAGCTAAGCTTTTGTTGGCGGGCTTCCTCACTGTCCGGACAGGAGGCCCGGCTATTTTTCGGTGAGTGGCCGTCTGAGCGAGCGTCGCTGGACTTTCTCTTTCAAGCCCATCTCTGTCAATGGAGGCGAAGATGAGTGCATACCTGGTTGTCTGTGTACCCGGGTCAAACACTCTATGGCTATCTTCTCGAGCCTGGTTGTCTTATCACGGCTGGGCCTGGTGTCTGTGGTATAGCGACGCAATGTTGAAAGGTTTGGCCGACGCTGACTTGCGCAAGGGCCGCAGAGCCCGTTTACTGCAGGGGTAAAACATGCCAGCTTCCTTGACCTTTCCGTATGCGCGATTCGCCGACCTGAGAATTGTTGTTCGTCAAGACAGAGCTGTGCTCAATGACCGGTCCGGATCCATAACTAACCGAAACCCGCCTGCTGCCAGGCTTGACTCCCCCAGCTTTTTTTCTACTGGAGCTGTTCTCGGATACTCCCGGTATGCGTACCTTTTTTAGGGAGCAGCTATGCCGGCACACACGGAGGAATCATGAAAGGCGCGATTCTTTCTTCAGGTGGCGTGTTTTCCGCGCGATTGTTTTCAGCCAGCTTGAAAAGGTGCGGCGCGGCTTTCTTATTTCACGGAGATTTCGCTGCCTATATAGGTCGTCAAGAAGCTGCCCGGTTGTACCAGGGTCCTTACTGGCTGTGTCACGCAGAGATATGGTCGCTAGACGTCCTACTCGAAGGCGCTGAGCTTTTCCCGTGGTTTTGAGATCGTGATAAAGGAGATACCTGTGTTTCGCGCTATCCATGGAAACGTTTTAATCACTTGGCGTATCTTTCGTTTACGGGTGAGTGCTCGAGCTTTTCTTGACCGGAAGTTGGCTTCTGCGGTCCTTGGGTGGAGCAACCGGTGTGCTCTGTATCCAGGCAATTACTATTCACAAAGTTCCGCTGCGTTAATTCGCAACCGGTCGGTTGCAGACCTTGAACACTAGGAGACGCTTCTTGTTTACAGCGGCTATCATAACCAGTCCACGTAACCCAGTTTTCTTCGGGTTTCCCGCCAAGGCCTATCTCGATGGGTCAGCGCTGTGTATCCTTGACAGGCGAGCGTTCGCACACTACCGCAGATATGCCAACGCAGTCCTTGACCAGCATTGTCGATGTACACTCAAGACCGGTCCGTTCCGGTGGCAAATACCTGGTGGGCCTTTCTCGAACGTCTGACAGGAGAAACGATGATTAGCTGTTCCGCGACGCTGGTTGTCACGGCCCGCAACGGCGCCGAACGGTTTCGAAGACGAGCGGCTCTCAGTGCGAGTTGTAACTGCGGTTGTTGTGGGACCCGAGCCGGTCTTAGACCGAATACTACGCACAAGCGTTCCGGTGCCTATGCTGGTTCTTGCTGCGGTGGCGCGGCTCTGTTTCGGTTACACCGAACTTTTCTCAGGCACGGAGATGGCGAATGAGTTGCCGAGCAGGTCTGACTTGTTATCGATTCTACAACCCATTCTATGCGTTTTCCTGGGCTTGTCTGACGTACTCGGCTGGAGACAGATACGGCGTCACTCCGTTTCTTAGTGACAGGTGTGGCGGGTACCTTCTTGGATATCAGTACCGATACAACAAAAATGCGCGTCTGGGTTCTTGCGATGTCGGAGCTATCCTCTACCACTGGTGACCAATGGGAAGCCGAGCAAACCTTTTTGTCTTTTTTCCGCAAACAAGTATATACGTCTCAGCTGTAAGCGCCTATTTGATGGTGGGCAGCCGTCCGGCGAGTTACCATCACCAGGCGGTTCTACGCGATAAAGCGAATGCGATTCTAGCCCGCTATTCCGGTGCGGTTGCATTGTACAATTGTTGGGCTATCCTTCGACATCAATGAGGTATTGAAGATGAACAACCGAGCTTCGCTTAACTACCAACGAGCACGCTGTTACTACCGTACTCGGTTCACCGCAGTGCTTGGTCTTGTACGAGGCTTGTACTGGGGTTGTCAAGCGTGGTTAACCTTCGGTCGAGTCCGCGGGCTTTCCTGTTCTGCTTCGCTCGCAATCACTGATCGGCCGTACCTTTCAGGCAGGTATGGCGCTATTCTGAGGCACCAATGAACAGCACAGCTGGTATAACATTTCGCAGTCTTGATGACTACCCACAGACCCGTGACCGAGCGGCGATGAACACGTGCGGTTGCGGGTTCTGCGGCACCTCGGCATCACTTGCGGCCAGGTACTTTGCTGACAGAGGGGCTATCCTCTTTCCTACGGACTTTCAGAATACGGGCGCTTCTCTAGACGCCAGGCTCGGTGCCTGTCTTCACCAGTTCCCGCCAGGAGACGAAGACTCAGATGTACTGTAAAGCGAGTCTATCTGGTTCCCTCTTCGGGACGTACTATCCGTTCTCGTGGGCCTGCCTGACTGAACCTGCGTCTGGTCCTACCTGGAGATGGCAATGGGGGATACCAGCCCGACTCAACGGGCATCTCACCGCCAGTGCCACCCACGGCGGGCATGGTTACGACTCTGCGCCACTTTCTACACTTGACCGAGCGGTCCTTAAGCCCGGTCTGTTCCAACACGAGGAGGAGTACTAGCTTGTCGTGCGACGCAAAGATCCACTACCCTACAACTACCTCACGGAACGGTCACACTCGGTATACGGCTGTACTGGGGTTTACGACTGGCCAACTCTGGTGCTGCCGGGCCTGGTTGGGTTGGGCAGAGAACAGCCGGGCCGGGCTTCCGCATGTCGACTGGGATGAACCTCAAGCCTACCTGAGCCTGGTTAGTGGTGCTTGGCTTTCAGCTGGGAGACCGTGATATGCCGTGTAGAGCTATTCTCTGTTGTCGGAACCGCACGGCATGGCACCTTTGTACCTACAATGCGACCATCGCCGGGTCCGGTCGCTTGGCGCTATTCGCCAGAGCCTGTACGGCTGGGTCATTTGGCGGTGCTCGCTTGCTACACGCAAAAGATCCTGGCCGAGTCGTTTCGATCTTTTTGGTGGCAAGTCTTTGTGGGCGAAGCGATGCGACCCTGGGTCCTTGGAGGTGGTTTGCGTGAATGACCGTGCTTTCTTGAGAGTTCATTCAGGTCGCTCTTACTATTGCTCGCGGTTTCGTGCGAGTCTGCGCCAGGGTAGACATCCACCGCGAGCTCGTCCGTCGCTTCAAGGCCTGTCTGATGCAATCTTGTTTGGTGGCGCTGAGTATTTCAGCCGCGTACCCAACCGTGCCTGGCTCGGTTGGAACATCAGCGCCTATCTTGGTCAGGACTGAACGAAATGAGATGTCGAGCAGCTATCCGCTACTGTTACAGCCTATACGTCTATCACGTCAGATTCGCGGCAATGATTCCTAGCACCCGGTTCCGTTGGCAACCAGGTGCCGTTCTTCACCGGTTCTGCCGAAGTCTTCTAGGCCAAGGTCCAACGGCGTGGGCGGGTGCTTTCCGCCTCGGGAAATGTCAAGCCGCACTGAGTCAGCAACGGTGGGAGGTGTAAGTTGTATTCCTCAGCTACGTTGCGAATGTCGAGAGATGCCGATAACTGGTATTTTGGTTGCGGTTATGCAGCTGTAATGACCGGACCAATCGATCTCTTCTTTGATGTCGAATGTTTCCAGGCTTACTTGTGTTACGAACCGACAGGTATCCGAGTCGGCCAGCTACCCTGGCTGTGGTCGGGAGATTCGTCATCGGGCGCGGCCATGTTTCGCACTTCACGAGCTCTTCTCCGACCCGGGAGGAAAAGATGAGGCCAAGGAGCACAGCGGCCTTATGGCATTGTCCGAGGGAACCTGGGCGAATTCGTCTAGATCTAGCGACGGCCAAGGTCTACGTCACTAAGTCCACTTCGTGGTTTCCACAGGAAGCCGTTATTCTTCAGCACCCGTACGTACGGTTTTCCATTTCAGGTAGTCGGCTCCGCATGCGCGGTAAACTTGCAATACCTATGGCCGGTGCCTACATGCAAAGTCGCCGGGCTTTACTTTCACCAGGGAGATACGCATGAGCTGGAGTGCGATATTGCACCACTGTCCCGGCTACAACTGGTTCTCTTTCGCGACAATTCGGAATGGTCTTCCTTATTTCCTTATCAGAGCGATGGTCGGCAACTTTTACCCCTACGGGTGGCTCGGAGCGGGCGAAGACGCGAACGCCTTTAGTCAGGCTTTCGGTCCTACCGGGCGAGCTGGTCTTAGTCCGGGAGAAAGATAATGCTCAGTCGGGCGTCCCTGTGTCGACATCAATCCGAAGTATATTTCAAGTCTACGTCAGCCCGCCTACTGCCGTCCCGTTCGTGGTGGGGCTGGCTATCGCAGGCCTTTTTCACGCCTGCGTGCGACAAGACTTACGACCAGTGTTGCTGGCTTCGGACTGGCAAAAGGTCCTCAGTGTATGCGTCCGCGGCCATGTCGTGTGACTGCGCGAAGCTTTGTCAAAGGAGATGGAATTGAACTGTCGAGCGGCACTTACAAGTTATACCAACTTTAGGTACGGCTGGTCGCGCTGGCATGCCAACACAGTCTTACCGCGTGAGGTCTACGGAATTCAGGTGCTGCAATGCGCAGCTAACTTGCGACTGTTTTCGGGTTTGCGGTTCATTGCTTCGGATAGTGGACTCCGCCAAGGTCATGGGTACAATCGTGTCGCCACGCACCAAGGCCTTTCTCAGGCCTGGCTTTCACCAGGAAGGAAAGAAGATTGAGCTATGCCGCAAACCTTTATCACGGTGAGCCAACAGCATTTGTTTTCTGCCTGGCTGCTGCCTGTCTAGCTTCTGGAGGTGGCGCATGGCCGTGGCATCGGCGCGCTACTCTTTCCCGTCTGTCGAGCTGCAAGATCCGGTCGCCGCACCAGCTTATCGGGCAAGAAGCACGGCTACTCTGGCGTAGTCGGTCTCACCTACATCAGCGAGGTTGATTCAATGCTGTGCGTAGCTGCACTTCTTCATGGCGTAGGACATTATCGACACTTACTCCGCAACGGTTCTGTTTTTGTCTATAGACGGTATTCTGCGGGCCTCGCGGCCTATCTTAACCGGGCAAGACAAATGGGAAACTCGCATGCCTGGCTTCGACATGGCTACCTTTTCTGCCAGGGGCCTATCCTTGCTGGTCGTCCTCGTGGCTCCAGGTTACTTCAGAGGTACTACAGATGAGCGATGAGGTTTTCTCCATTGAATCTCGTGACCAACTGTTCAATCTGATCTGCGGTGGGAACGACCGGGAAGTTGACCCCCAGGTAAAGGATCGTCTCAGAGAGTTTCTTGGTAAAGCTAACGACGAAGTCAAGGATCCGCTTCTCGGCTTGATTGATGACTGTGTCTTCTGTAGCCTCACCAGCGACGCTGTCATCTGCTGCCTCAACTTTATCTGGGAGCAGTTGGGTGGGACGGTCGAAGAGTTGCAGGCCCGCAGAGCAACAATCGCTGACCCTGACAAGGCCGAGGAACTGCAGAAGAAATACCAGTGGCGGACTTGAAGTGAGAACAGAAAAGTCTGGCCCCAAGTTCTCGGAGGATTCTGGTGCCGATCCAGTCTAAGCATTTACAGCGGTGGCGGAGTATCGCCCCAGCAAGACTGTCTACTTCTCACGTAGACGCGACCTATTTATTTGTCCAAGACGAGAAAGCGACCAACCACATCGTTGTAGACTTCCAGCCAACGCAGAGCGGTGATTGCTTTGTCTGGCGATATCCTTACGACTCTGAGGTTGGCAAGCTAGTCCTTGCCGAGTTAGCCGTTGCTGGCGATCCGCAGCTATCTGCCCAACAGAAGGCCGAGCGGATACTGCCTCCTTTCGCGCTACTAGACCTGATTTGCGACCTGTCTCCGGAATTGCGGCTGTTTATGTCCAAGTTCGGTTTCGTTGAGGATAAATGAATGCCGGCCGCGATTGTAAGACGTTGGCCTACCAACGGCGTCGACACCGAGTATTACTATCTGCACCGGGCTTGGTTGAATCGTCGCTTTGGCGCCACCACCTCTGTCCGAGGTATGTGGCGGCGATATCGAGAGAGCGCTCGGCTGTGTCTTTGGTCTTCAGCGCATTTGCGGTGCAGTCACTTCTGGGCCAACTTTCCGCCCTAAATTAAGGTCATTTCCGGGTCAATAGAGGGTGAGATCACTTTAACCCCCCAAACAAGAGGGAGTCGGGAGATGAGTACTTTTTTAAAGATTCTGACAGTGGCCACCGTCGCGGTGTTTGGTGGCTTCTGGCTGGGTACCCAGTACGTGGGCACCCAGATCGTAATTCGACCGTCGTTGACGGTCGAACATCACGTGGCTTCGATTGCCGCGACAATAACGTCGTCGGATGATCTTATCGACGAGGTTACATCGGATCTCGCCGCTGAGGGGCTACTACAGGAATTCAGCCCGACCGAGATCCGGCCGCATGTCGAGCGTGTGGCGCGGCTCGACGCCGCCGGTCGGAAGGCTTTCGCCAAAGAGCTAGAGGCTCGCCGGCAGAAGCTCGAAATTCCCGAGGTTCCGGGGCAGTTTGACAACCTGACTGTTAGAAATCTGTCGAGCTGGTCTTTCGAGATCAGCAAGACAGAGGAACTACTGACGGGGCTGGCTCGGCAGGACGCCGAGAAGGCGATGGTCAAGAAGATCGTCGCCCTCGGAAAGTTGCAGGATTACCCTGCAACGGTTCGCGAGCGCGTCAAGCGCTTTTCGGCGCTTGACGAAAGTGAGAGAGAGCTGGCAGCGCAGGACCTCACTACGGCCCTGCGCTCCGAGGAGGTCGTCCGGGCGGTGACCACAGATGTGGTCGATCTGGTTCTGGCTCAGTTTGAGCTGGACCGGAAGCTGAAGAGGCTTCCGCCGCCATCCGGGCCACCGCCGGACGGCCTGCCGGCTAAGCCCCTGCTGGGACCGTCCGGCGGGCCACTGCAGTAACAATCTGAGACCCCTAACCGGGTCTCTTTTTTAGCTATCATCCTTTCTAAGTCGGTTCTGCTAGAATACATGCACTGCGAGTTCCGCTGGCTTATAGCGACGTTTACCGTTAACTGGCTGGTGTAGTTGAATGATTCGACACGCTGGGCAGATGCCCGTCTTCGCAGAGCGGCAGCGAGGCACGGTGAACAGCTCCGGGAAAGTCAGCGGAACTCGCAACTTACCCACGGATGGGAAAGATGGCTGAAAACAACCGGTCTCAGAGCATCCTGGACGGCATCGCCGTCGACACGCCGGTTTCTCGCCAAGAAGAGCCGTTCGTAATTCATTGGGATCCACTGTATAAGGCGAGCGAGGCGAAGCTTACCGTTAAGCCAGCGCACAAGAAAGTAGCGGCCGACCTGAGCTACGACATGGCCGGGCGGCTTTACATGTCCGCAGACGGTTGGTGCCTTCTCAGCGTCCCCAACGCCGTTGCTCGCGGTGCTTTTGACGCACTACACGTCCCCGGTATTGAACTACCTCCCGGCTACAATGGCGGCGCCTTCAACGCACACATTACGGTCATGCGCCCGGACGAAGTTGAGGCCATTGGTGGTCCGTCCAAGATTTCCGAGCGGGGCCACACGTTCCGCTACACTACTGGGCCGGTCCGGTCCACCAACCCTTCCGGTTGGGAAAACATCAGTAAGTGCTGGTTCATTGAGGTGACTTCGCCGGAACTGGAGAAGTTGCGCAAGAGCTACGGCTTGTCGGCCAGACCAAACAACAACAAGTTCGACTTCCACATTACGATCGCCGTCCGACGCAAGGGCGTCCTCCAGGCCAACGATACCAAGAAGGCTTCGGACGAAGGCCCAGGAGTCGAGATCAAACCATCTGAGATAGACGGCAAGGGCATCTTTGCGACTAAAAAATTTAGTCCAGACGACGTCATTGTTCCGGTCTGCCTGGTTCCCAAGGAAGGTCAGTTCCATCTAGACTGCTACGACGAAACGGACGAAGCCCGTTACTGTAACCATTCCGATGAGCCAAACGCAGACATCCGCAAGAACCCGGACGACACGGTCGCCTTGATAGCCAAGAAAGCCATCCAGGCTGGTGACGAAGTTACGGTTAACTACCACGACCTGCCCAAGACTCTTGGTGACAGCTTCTACTTCACCTATAAGGACAAGCCCTACTTCGGAGAGAGTACTTCTGGGGCGCCGCCATTCGGGACGAAAGACTCGCTGGAAAAGGCTGCCATGGTCGATCAGTTCGGCAGCTTCCTGCCTGTCCTGCAGCAGATGATTGTCAACCCATTCATCAACAACTGGGCAGCTCAACACGGCCTCCTGTATGCCCCAGGCGCCGGTAACGTTTCGGATCGCCTGAGCAACATGCGTACCTACACTGGCGACTGGCAGGCTACCACCGGAGCCATGTCAGAAGACCGAGGTACGTATCGGCGCATGCTATCTGGTCTGGCTCGGTTAGCCGGTTCCAATCCGGACAAGAACCCAGAGATGCAGCGGGCTATTGATTCAGCCTCCGGTGACATCTCGACCATCGCTCCATACATTCGGATGTTCGCGCCGCAGCTGTGGGACCGCCTGCACGGCTGGCGTGGGTCCGCGGCGAGCCTTGGCAGCCAGGTCTTCCGTACAGCCAAGACGCTCCGAGATCCAATCACCGGTCAGCGAGGGATATCCGCAGATGACGCTACGAGTACTGCCAAGAGAATCTTCTCCAGGCTGTACGGACCAAACGCCAACCGTGCGGACACTTCCGGGTTTTCTGCTTCGCAGATGAGCGACATCTATTCCAACGCCAGTGATCGAGGTCTGTTGTCTTCCCAGACACCCATGTCGCCAGAGCAGACCGCAGACCGGCTGTCTTCGTTGTCGCAACCATTTGCGGCTGCGAGGGATATGATGGCTGAACACATGCCCAAACAGGGTGCTGTTCACACCCAAGCGGAGATGGGCTGTGACGATGAAGGCAACGAGCATCACATTTGCCCGCACTGCGACAAGGCCCTGAAGAAGGAACACATTTACAAGGACAAGAAGGGTTGGTTGTTCTGCCGCACTTGTCTGCGCAAAGGTAAAGGTCCGATCAAGCTGGCCTTCTCTGCCGGGGAAGGGATGGACATCCTGGAGAAGTTGACCCAGGGGCAGCTGTCCAATCTGGATCCGCAGCAGGTGTCGCAGCAGGTTCGGCAGCTGCACAACCTGGCCAAATCCACCCCTGGTGGGCTGCCGAGGCTGTTCTCGCTGATTGGACATGGGGGAGACGTGGCCCAGTCAGCGGGACTGCCGAGGCTCTTTGCGTCCAGAACGGCTCCGGGCGCCGCGGCTTTTGGTCGTGCTTTCGGACAGTTTGCCGGACGACAAGGCTTCAACGGCTTAACGATGGACGATGCGGTCGACCTCGACCAGAGACTGAGAACTTCTGCGTCGAACAGTCCCATGGCCAACATCATGGGTGCAACATTGGCCTTGGAAGACGCCGGCCTCATTCGGCCCGGTACTCCGGCAGCCCAGATCGCGGACAACATCCGGGCTGGCAAACCAGTGATGCCAGACGGAACTTCCCTGGGTACGGTAAACGCGCAACAGTGGGTTGCGCTTTTGCAGCAGTCGGGCGTATCTCCGGGAGCGGCCTGGAACCAGTTCCGATCGCAGCAGGTTAACCAGGAGTACGTCTACAAGAACGGCCTGACCGATATCGTGCGGAATTCACAGCGCGAAGTCGAGGTTATGCCGGTGATGCAGAACTACCTGGGTCAGGGCATGATTCCCACACTGTCTGCGGCGGGCATCGTCGGTCCACAACAGGCTCAGGTAATCGCTCCCCTTATCCAGTCCATGTCGAAGATGCTGACTTCACTGCCGCACGACGCTCTGACGGGATCCAGGAAGGACCTTGTCCAGAATCTGGCTGCACAATTGGCGCAGGCTCACCCAGACGTCGCTCGACAGCTCGGGCCGAACGGTCTGAGCGAGCTAGCGCACACTTCGCTGACGAATCTGGACCAGACGATCCAGTCGGACCCGCGGTTTAAGCCGTACAGGAACACCATCGGTTTGCTCTCTGCCCACCGGCCGGATATCCTCAGGGCCGGTGATGCGGCAACCTCGGATGCTGACTTTGAGGGCCGACTACAGGGTCAGATGGCACACGCTGGCCAGACGGACTGGATCCAGCGTATCTCGGACACGCTCCAGGAAGCGCAGCCGAGCACGCCGTTTACGTCGCTGGCTGCTCAGGGCTTTGGCGCCGTCCCGATGGATCAGCTTGGTGCTGGGCCTGTCAACCAGTTGAAGTTGCCGCCGTCGCTGCAACCGCACGCGAACGAGATCGGACAGGCTAGACAAAAACGAGTTAACGAGTTTCAGCCAACGCCGCCAACCAAGTGAGTGAAGCTATGGACAAGGACGCCATCAGTTTCCGTCAGCGGTTCAGTGTCCGCCCAATGCAAGGTGGCAACGGCTTTGGCCTGTTCATGAAGGACAAGCTGGTCGGATACGCCAACCTGAAGCCAGGGGGACCTAGCGGCACGCCCTCATTTTCCTACCGCTATATCCACCCGTCTCTTCAGAAACTAAACCTGAACAACAAGTTTACTGGCGAGATCCTGAAGCGGTTGCCCGGCGGTTGGACTGGTACCGATCTCCCCATGAACTACACCCCCGCCGGGTGGAAGTCTTTACAGAAGTTCATCAAGCAGCCGAGTATTGAGGCCAGGCCGACTTATTCTTTAAGTGCCGCGACAGATATGGCCAAGCAACCGCTTCGTCACATCCTTCACCGGCTGGGCCTGGGACCAAAGCCAGAGCCGCTGCCCACCTATGGCGACGGGAGCACTTATTTTCTGCGCATGAAGTCACCTGGGGCGAAGCTACCTGTGCCACAGGAGATCGCCAAAAACTTCCCCAAGGCTATGCAACGAGACGCCACGCGAGCTGTTGACACAACTACACCTGCTTATGATCCGGCGGTCACGCCTGTACAAGGAGTACTCAGGGTGCCGAAACAGGGCTCTGTTCTTGACGATCTCATTCGAGCCAAGAAGGAATCGGACCGGGGCAACTATGGAGAGAAGCATTCTCTTTTGCAGAAGCTCTTGAGAATGAAGCTGGAAGAGTTCGATATCGACTCTCAGGAAGGTCGCGAGGTTGGCCTTACGCACAGGCCGACCAGGTTCCGGATCCACATTCCGAAGAAGAAGCTGCCCGACTCTGTCTCTCTTCGGAAGAAGGAGGCTCAAATAACCCCCGTGCCGGCTGGACCAAGAACAGAGGCACAACTCAGAAAGATGTATAAGGAAGTGGAGCAAGAGGAAAAGCAGGCCTTTTTCTGGTCAAGAAAACCGCCAAGTAAGCCACGCATTCCAACCGCCGAGGCGGAAGCGGAGCCCGAGCTGGATAAGTATCACTTCGCCCAGGGCGGCGGCTCCGCTTCGTATTGGCCGGACTCCCCGCTAGACCTGCCGCCAAGCCTCATGGAACGACTGTCGGGAAAGATAGATTTTGAGACCAGACTGACTCACTCGAAACAAGTGCGGCAGAACCTTCTAAACCTGCGTCAGTGGGCTAGAAATTTAACGCCACTCGGCCAGTGGGCGAAGAACCCTTATATTCCTTTCAGCAGCCATCGTTACGTCGACAAGCGGGACTACCGGACTAGAGATGTTAACGAGAAACAAGAAGAACTTGAGACGTTCTTACGCAATAAACGGAAAGAAAACCAGCAACCCCTGCTGGACGCAGTCAAGAGCGTTGTTGGCGACTCATCGAGCGAGCAGCCGGGATTCCTGGCCGAGGTAGAAAAAACGTACGGCAGTCCGATAAAGTCGGTGGCTTCGCTGCCGCTGGCCAAGGGCCTACAGAAGCTCTATCTACCACACGCATTTACGAAGCTTTACGAGATTGATTGGGCTGGGCGGTACAAATTGCGGGGAAGGGCAGCCGAACTGCCTAACCCACCCAACCGTTATGGCTTCTTGAGATTCGAAAATATTCCCCAAGAGGATCTCAACACGTTTGCACCAAAACCAACTTTTCGAGAACCGCCCCTGGAGTCGGAGTGGCACAAGTACAGGCCAGATGTAGCTCCGCCAAAGGACGAGCCTTGGACAAGCGCTGTGTGGCCGTTTGAACAGGCTTTCCGGGACCAACGCGAAGTAGACGCCCAGCGGGCGGCAGACGCCCAGGAAGCGGCGAGGCTGGCTAAACAAGAAGTTGACAGGGCGGACAGAGAGCATCAGGAGGCACTCAACGATAGATCGCGGATAGAAGAGACCGCCGAGCGCAAACGATCGCTAGAAATAAGGGCCAAGCAAAAAGCCGAAGAGAACGCGCCTTCTATGTTCGACGTAACCAAATGGGGTCCAACTCAGTGGGGTCTCGGTGCTCTGGGCGTCGGCGGTGCCGCTGCGGCAGCAATGGCTCTGCGTAGCTGGTGGAATAATCGCCAGAAGAAAGAACTGGAAGAGGAGCGACGCTGGCGTCTCGAACAGGAGTCCGACTAAATTATCGGCAAATGTGAGACAATATACAATGAACTCCCACAGAGTTCAGGGGTTGGCGATCTCTGGACCGGTGTATGCCGGTCCAATTTTTAGCTATCGAGAAGACTATGAACCTTCTAAGTCGTCTGGTTGAGCAACGAAAGCTGGAAGACTGGCAGCAGGTTCCAGACAAGCTGATTTCTTTCCTGAAAGCAGCGGGCGACTTCGTCCCGTCGTTGCGTGAGGCCCTGCGCGGTGCTGACAGCCTTAAGGAAGCCCACTGGAACCCTGACCGTAACGAGCTGTTCATCCAGGTCCACGGCGACGATGTCAACATCACCGAATGGCAGGACAAGCTGGCCAACTGCAACCTGACTGAGGTTGTCGTTGCACCCTCTGGTGAACTTCCCGAGACCTGGGAAGAGGAACCGTGGATCCTGGTCAAGAAGGCTGACCCTGTCACCGAGACTGCGGCTTCTCTGGCCAACTTCATGCCCAGTTCCATCAACAAGTACCTGGGTGGTCCCACTCCCCTGGCTGCGACCTTGACCGGTGGCTTACTGGGAGCTGGCCTTGGCTACGGTGGCGGTTGGCTGGCCGAGAAACTCCTCGGTGAAAAGCATCTGAAGCCAGGTCGACTCAGTCTGGTCGCGGCCCTGGCTGGCGGCGGTCTTGGCGCTGCTCCTGGGTTGTGGTGGGGTGCAACCTCGCACCGCAACAACCCAGACAAGCCTGGCTGGCAAGCCTGGATCGACAACTGGCCTGTAAGACCGCAGGATTTGGGTGAAGAGAACAACGAAGAACCGAAAGAGGAGGAAGAGTTCAAAGCTCCGGCATCGGCTCGAGACCTTATCCAGAGCATTCAGGATCGTCTCCCCGAGGTCGTTGTCCCGAGAGTCTTTAAGAAGATTGCCTTCTCTGTTGGTGGTGCCTTTGCTATCGACAGCATGCCGACCATCCCGAAGAACCAGTTTGGCCAGACGGTATGGCAGGACCAGCAGACGCCGCTTCCCATTCGCGCGGCTACAACCGGACTGCTTGAGTCGGCTTCAGCCCTTCGCGGCGGTACCAACTTTGTCAGTCCAATGGACGTGGCCCGGATCGGTCTGGGTATGGGCTCTGGCTACCTTTCTGGAGCCATCGTCGGCAGGACCTTGGGAGCCCTTGCGGGTTTGCAACCAGATACACAAAAGTCGCTTCAACAGGCAGGAACCTGGGCAGGCATCCTGACCAACGTCGTGCCCATGGCCTTCGGGAAGTAAGCGACCTGAATAGTTGCCACAAGCGTGGCAATATGTGTTGAGGTTGTTTTACCCTGGAGGTCGCCATGTTGGATCTTCTCTACACCGCCGGACAGGCGGTGTATATCGTGACCGCTGTCTCCTTGATTACCTGGGCGATCAAGGAGTTTCTCTTTACCGTGCGCGGTGAAGAGGACTAAATTTCCGGGGTTTTGGGGGCATTATAGATTGAGATCCCCTTAACCCTGAACAAGGAGTGTTGCATATGTGCAACACGTGCGTTCACTGCGGACAGTGCGGCCTCCAGCCTCGCGTCGAGTTGGAGGACCGAGAACACTGCTCCGGTTACGCCGGAGTGGTGTCTCGACGGGCGGACGAGGCCAAGCCTCGCATCGTTCGCTTACTACTGGTTGACCTGAGAAAGGGGCAGCCAGTAGTAATCGCCGCCTCGGAATAAGGCGGCAGAAAACGGGTCGAGGATCGACCGGCCCGTTTTTTTAGCCATTAGGAACAGACAGTCCCGATACATAACCTGTATCGGGACTTTTCTTTAGCTATCAGGATCGAGTATCATGGGGCTGGCTACAAGGAGAAATAACATGGCGGCAGAAGGCAAGAGCTACCGTTTTCGAGACCTCCGCTTCTGGGCTGAAAGCGGGATGATCTGCATCGAAGACGTCAAGACTGGTGAGTTCGACGTAGTGATGGTTCGCGAGTTCCTGCTCCGGGCAAAGGCCATCAACGACTCGATCGGCCGACTCCGGTACTCAGATGAGCGCAACGAACACCAGGACTTTGTCGAGCATGCGGTTGAGTCCTGTAGACACGCCCAGAAACAAGGTCGACCGGACGACCCGAAGGCTGTTGCAGACATGATCCGACACAAGCGGACAAAGACCTTCCAAAGTAACTTCAGCCCCTGCGTTGAGACACGCTACGACGAAGCACACAAGGAAATACCCAAGATTCTCGGCCCGGACGGACTGCCGTTCTTCCGGACGGAAGAAGAGCGACGAGGAGACAAGTGATGCTCTCGAAACGAGAAGCCTTCAAGGTCGGTTTTCTTCTTCGTTGTGCCGACGAAGGTCTCAACGAAGAGCAGGTCAACCAGAGAATTGAGAAGCTGGCCTTCTCCATCCTTTCCCCAACCACGGCTGGAATTCTTCTAGCCGCGGGTATCGGCCTGCCACTCGCCCTTGGTGCGGGAGCCGGTCATGTTGCGGCCAAGGCGCAAGAACAGCCGATCGACGTTGATACAGTTAAGAAGCAAGAGCTGATCGCTGAGTACAAGCGCCTCACCGATCTGGCTCGGCAGCAAAAGAAACTGAAGATGATCCGATCGAGGTAAGAAAATGAGCCTGATGAAGTACTTCGGCGAGCAGTCCGACGATCATCTGGGTCACCTGTTCTGGTCCAAGGCTCTTGGAGGCATCCCCTTCCGAGGGCAGTCCGCACCGATTCTGGCTGGCGACGAGATCATGGACAAGGTCGAGGTCCACTGGGACTTCAAGTTCCACGAGTTCGACCTGGCTGACGAAGAGGATAAGAAGTACTACCAGTACGTGATGGATCGTGCGGTCAACCAGTGGTTCCAGATCCAGCACCGGGAACATACCAAGGACGAGACCACGGGCCGGATTCGGTTTGTCTATGTGGAGTGGGCTCAACCATACGGGCAGTTGACGCCCGAAGCACATGCGAACAGGGGACTTCAAGATGGCCAGTAAGTTGACAGAGAAACTAGCTGCACCTGGGCCGGGCCTGTGGTGGTGGTTGTCACAACCCAAAGACCCCGACGCTCCGCCAGGATCTGGAATCCCGCAGAGCACGCTCGTCGATCTCGTAAAAAAACCGCGTAGCGACTCACGTCCGACGCCAACGGGTCCGCCCCTGTCGGAGCTCGTCCATATTGTTCGGCATACGCCCTCAAATAACCCCGGGTCCAAAAAGGACTCCGAACCCGTAAAGCCGACGTTTCCGACAGGAGGGACGGTCGGGCGTATATACAACCAGACTGAAGCTCCCAAGACTGAAGCTCCCAAGACTGAAGCTCCCAAGACTGAAGCTCCCAAGACTGAAGCTCCACCAAACCCAATCGGAGCGAGGATGCTGGGTTCGCTCCAGAACACGTGGAGTTCTCTCACGTCGCCGTCGAAAAGCCCAGCTCCCGTCGACACGTCTGAGTACGTCCCGCTCAGCCAGAAGGCTGACGACGAGTCAAACCGAGCAGCACTGAGCAAGGTCCTGCAATACGGTCTTGCTTTTGGCGGTGCGGGATTGGCTGGCGGCGCTCTCTGGCACCTACTTAAAAATAATGTCTTCGCATCACCGGAACCACGTGAGACGGTTACCGCGGTAGACCTCGCCTTTCCGGAGCGGAAAAAGAAGAAGAAACGCGGCAAGTACGCTATGGCTAAGGTTGGTGGAGATGGCGATCCTGTTGCGCCTCTCATCGACTGGGAAAAGCTTAAAAGCTATATTCCGTCGTTTGAACTCCCAGACATGAGGCCGGAAGGTGACCTGGCACCGACCTGGGAACAGGCTTCCAAGTGGTGGTTCCTGCCCGCGGCAACCGCGGCTCTCGGTGGTGGCTACCTCGGTGGCAGCGCCCTTGCTAACTGGCTCTCCAAAAAGCGGGAGAAAGTCGACCGCAAGGGTGAGCTCGACCAGGCCAAGGAGGAGTTCGATGAAGAGCTCCAGAGCATGTACGACAAGGCAGCCAACTCCAAGGTCCTGGATGCCTGTTTCGACGAAATGGAAAAGAAGGCCCTGTTCGGGTTACCGGACGCCCGAGACGTTCTTGGCTTCGGTACCGGATCTTACTTGACCATTGCTGGCCTGCTGGCTGCCCTGGCTGCTGGCGGCATGTACCATCACACTCGCGGACAGGCTCCGGACAGAAACATTGAGAAGGCTTTGGCTATTCGAGCTCAGTCTCGCGCTCTGCAGAACCCGCCCGAGATTTACATCTCGCCCAAGAAGCTCGACAGAGACGACGAGGAAGAGGCAGAAGAGCTCAGCTAAGGGGTGACCTGTGATCAGCGTCCTGGATGACGACAAGGACAAGGACAAGGAAGTCCTCTCTCCGGTCAAACCGTTGACCATGAGAGACTTCACAGACGTGACCGCCACTCGCCGCGCGATCTACGACAATGTCCTGAACTCGTTTCGTAGCCTAAAGCCGGTTTCCAACTCCAGGTACCAGCTGAGTCTGGCCGACTTGAACTACGAAGACCCGGAAGAGTATCCGCTCAAGAAGCAGAAGGAAGCCATCCTTTCTGGTACCACCTTGAGTCGGCGTATTCGTGGTACCTGGCGGTTAACGGATCCGGCCGGCAATCCGGTAGCTGAGAAGAAGTCTACCGTAGCCCAGGTTCCGTTCCTTACGCCTCGGGGCACGTTCATCATGAACGGCACCGAATACGCGCTTATCAACCAGATGCGGTTGCGGCCTGGCGTCTTTACTCGCGTCAAGGAAAACGGTGAAGTCGAGTCACACTTCAACGTCATGCCGGGCAAGGGCCTGTCACACCGCTACTTCCTGGATCCGGAGACGGGTATTTTCAAGATCAACATTGACCAGTCGCACATGCCGCTGGTTCCGGTCATGCGCGCACTGGGTGTGACCGACAAGGAGATGAAGGAGGCCTGGGGTCAGGATCTGTACGCTGCAAATGCGCTCAAGGACGACCCCAAGGTCATCGACAAGATTTACGCCAGGCTGGTCAAGCGAGGCAACCCCAAAGCCAGCTTCCAGGAAAAGCAACAAGCCATCGCGGCTGCCATGCAAAAGATGGAGTTTGACCCAGAGGTTACTTCGCGAACACTGGGCCAGAAGTACCGTAACCTGGACAAGACCGTCGCTCTGGCAGCGACCCGGAAGCTACTGGACGTCTCCAGAGCACAGGCCGACCCTGACGACCGTGACCATCTGGCTTTCCAGAACTTTCTTGGCCCAGAAGACCTGTTTGCTGAGAGAGTCAGTCGAGCCGGAAACGCCCTTAACCAGCTTCTGTGGAAAGCCACGTACAAGAACAATCTGGACGCAATCCAGCCGAATGCTTTAACCAAGCAGGTCAATTCGGCCATCTACGACAGCGGATTGGCTCAAGGTCTGGAAGAGATCAACACGGCTGAGATCCTGGACCAGCAGACCCGGGTCAGCCGAATGGGTGTTGGAGGTATTCCCTGCTATTCAGCCGACACAGATGTTCTTACCGATAAAGGTTGGGTTTCCTGGACGGAAGTAACCGCAGACACAAGGTTCGCTTGTCACGTTAACGGTGAGCTAGTTTTTGAGGAAGCTTCAGCGCTACACGTAAACGATTACCGCGGACCTATGTTCGGAGTGTCGACCGACCGGGTAGATTACCTGGTTACGCCCTGTCACCGGGTATACGGGTCGTTCGAGCCCTCCGGCAGTTATATGTTTCGAGAGGCGCAAGAGGTTCACGGCAACACGTTTACCGCCTTGGTGAGTCAAGATGGCAAAGAGACGGCTCTTGTCGCCAGAACGACAGAGAGCAATCCGTTCTTTATCGAAGACTATAACGCCAAGGTCTATTGCGCCAGCGTACCGGGTGGTTTGCTTTATGTCCGACGAAACGGTAAGTGTCACTGGTCCGGTAATTCCATGGATTCAATCCCAGATGAGGCTCGTTCAGTCCATCCGTCTCAGCTGGGTTACATCGACACGATCCGTACCCCGGAATCCTTGAAAGCAGGTGTCGACAGCCGCCTGGCCTTTAGCACACGCAAGGGCTCCGACAACAAGGTCTACGCCAAGTTCTTGACTCCGAATGGTGAAGAGATTTGGCGATCGCCTCAAGAAGTTAGCGACTTCGTCATCGCCTTCCCCAACGAAATGGGGAGTGGCAAGGAACACGTCGTGGCCATGGTCAACGGCCAGACCAAGATGGTGCCGCGTGAGAGCGTTCAGCTGGTCATGCCCCATTTTGAAAATGCGTTTAGTCCCTTGGCAAACATGATCCCACTCAAGGGATCGAGCAAGGGCCAGCGCGTGGCTATGGGTAGCCGCTTCTTGACCCAGGCTCTACCGCTTCGGGATCCGGAAGCGCCGCTGGTTCAATCGGGTATGCCCGGCAAACCGAACACCAGCTTTGAGGAGCACTACGGACAGTACCTTGGGGCTGTCCGCGCCGCTGACAAGTTAGGTCGCGTCCGAGCAGCCGATAACGACTCGATCACTGTCCAGTACGAGGACGGCGAGACCAAGACGTACGACCTGTACAACAACTTCCCGTACGCCAGAAAGACCTTTGCCCACAGCACTCCGCTTGTCAAGGAAGGAGACCCGGTTCGACCTGGGCAACTCCTGGCCCGCTCCAACAACACGGACGAGAACGGCACGGTAGCTCTCGGTAAGAACCTGAAGGTTGGCTACATCAGCTTCCGTGGGCAGAACTACGAAGACGCGATCGTGGTCAGTGAGTCGGCTGCTAAAAAATTAAGTAGCGAGAACATGTACCAGAGTGGTGTCGAGTTCGACAAGAGCAGCAAGAAAGGAAAGAACAACTTCGTCAGTATCTTCCCAACCAAGTACGAACGTCGACTTCTTGACCAGATCGACGACGATGGTGTCATCAAGCCGGGTACTGTCGTCAAAGAAGGCGACCCGTTGATTCTCATGGCGCGGCAGCGCGACGTCTCGCACCGACAAGTCCACTCATCGCACGGCGGATCCTTTTCAGATAGTTCGGTGGTCTGGGACCATCACAACGAGGGTGTTGTTACAGACGTGGCCAAGACAGCCAAGGGCATTACCGTAGCCGTCAAGGCTTACGCGCCGCTGGTTGTTGGTGATAAGCTGGCCAATCGGTTTGGCGGTAAGGGTATCGTTGCGGCTGTTGTGCCAGACGGTGAGATGCCACACAACGAAGCCGGCGAAGCTATGGAAATCCTTCTGAACCCCCTGGGCGTCATCTCTCGCGGTAACCCCAGCCAGATTATTGAGACCATTCTTGGGAAGGTTGCTGCGAAAACCGGCAAACCTTACAAGGTTCTCGACTGGAGTGAAGACGTCCAGGACTGGACGGATTACGCACAGAAGGAAGCTGAGAAGTACGGTATTCGAGATACCGAGACGCTGATCGATCCTGTCAGTGGTCGCCATATCAAGGATATCCTTACCGGATCCCAGTTCATTCTCAAACTTCATCACACCAGTGAATCGAAAACTCAAGGCCGCGGTCTCGGCAGTTACAACGCGGAGGGCATGCCAGCTAAAGGCGGCGGTGAAGGTGGACAGTGCTTCGCTCCACGCCAGCTGATTGCAACAACTGACGGTCCTGTTCGCATCAGTAAGATTTGCGAAAAAAGACTCAACGTCAAAGTTAAGACATACGACTTCGAAAAGAATGAGTGGACTTACGGGCGAGTCGTAGACTGGTTTGTTCGTCGCTGCAATATAGCCGCCCTCGTCACCGTGAAGACATCCGACGGTCGGGCTATGCACGTGACTAAAAATCACGAAGTATTCCGACCTTCCGGTGAGAAGGTGTCGATAGGTGAGCTTCGTACCGGCGACTACCTGGCTACAGCTGGGTTGGTACCCACTAAACACCAGTGGGAGCTTATGTATGGTTCGATGCTCGGTGACTCATCTGTATCCGTAAGTGCGTTTACATTTGAGCACTGTATTCAGCAAAACGCATACCTTCGATGGAAATACGAAATCCTATCCAGCTTAGGTGCCGGCATCTACGATAGGCCGTCTCGGATTCAACCTTGCAGTATTCGTGGTGAGATTGTCAGGTCTTCTGCTTCTTCTGTTGTGTCTCTGTGCTCGAGGCATATATTCGAACCTCTGGCAGAAACTTGTTGCTCTGGAATTAAGCGCAAGAAAACAGTTACGGACGCGTGGTTAGAAAAACTATCAGGCTTGAGTGTCGCGGTCTGGGTTCTTGACGACGGGTCCATAGCGAACCGGGCCAAGAAAGAAGGATGCGTTAACTATACGGGCAACATCGCAACAAACGGATTTACGCGAGAAGAGGCTAAGAAACTAGCGACCTGGCTGTCTCGGCGATATGAAGAACCCTGCACCGTAAACGCTGTTGGGGCTTTGTGTCTATCGGCTGCGTTATGCCGACAATTGATCAAAGAAATCGCCCGCTGGGTGCCGTGGTCAGTGATTCCAGCAAGCAAAAAATTCCTCGCTGAATCCGTACGGACTATTCAAGAGAACCAGTCCGTGATACCGATCGACAAAGATGCCCGGCTGGGGTTGGTTCCTTTGCGTATCAAAGAAATCAAAGCGTACGTACCAGAAAAGAACGTCGTCGAGACCAACGTCTACGACTTCACTGTGGAGAAGACGCACAACTATTGTGCCGGCCGGACTCTCGTATCAAACAGTAAACGACTCGCGCTTATGGATTGCAACGCCCTGCTCTCTTCTGGCGCAACGGAGGTCCTTCGGGACGCAAAGCTGATTCGTGGACAGAAGAACCAGGAGTACTGGTCCTCGTTCATGAGCGGTTTCCGCCCGGCCACTCCCAAGGCTCCACAGGTCTACGAAAAGTTCATCAACAGCCTCAAGGCTTCCGGTATCAACGTTCAGCGTGATGGTAGCCATCTCAACTTGATGGCCCTCACTGACAAAGATGTTGACTCCATGGCGGAGGGCCGTGAGCTCCAGAACGTGGAAACCGTTGACTGGAAGGACGGCATGAAGCCAATCAAGGGCGGTCTGTTCGACCCGACCCTGACCGGCTCACATGGCGGTAACCGCTGGAGTTATATCAAGCTCCACGAGATGATGCCTTCTCCAGTCATGGAGGAACCCATCCGCAAACTCCTGGGGTTGACCCAGAAGAAGTTCGAAGCTGTTCTTGGCGGTCAGGAGAAGCTTGGCGATACAACCGGCCCAGAAGCCATTTACAACGCACTGAAGGCCATCAACCTGGACCAGGGCATTACCCAGGCCCGGGAAGACATTCGGTCGGGTAAGAAGACCTTGCGGAGCGATGCGGTTAAGCGACTCAATTACCTGGCGGCAGCCAAGAAGACCGGAGTCCACCCGTCCGAGTGGATGATCAACAAGCTGCCAGTTCTTCCGCCCATGTTCCGCCCAGTTTCCATCATGCAGGGAACCGGCGGTCAGCTGGTGTCGGACGTGAACTACCTGTACAAGGAGGCCTGGGACGCCAACGAGAACCTGAACGCCATCAAGGGTCAGGTTGCGGACACAGCCGAAGAGCGCGTAACGCTTTACAACGCTATCAAGGGTGTAACTGGTATTGGAGACCCTATATCCCCCAAGAACCAGGAGAAGAAGATCAAGGGCGTGCTACAGCAGGTCTTTGGGTCGTCGCCGAAGTATAGCACTGTGCAGTACAAGCTTCTTGGCGCCAACATGGACCTGGTTGGCCGAGCGGTGGTAGCACCAAACCCTGACCTGAACATGGACGAGGTTGGCCTGCCAGAAGACCGAGCATGGGCTGTCTACACCCCGTTCGTGATCCGCCGACTGGTTATGAACGGTGTTTCCCGGGTGAATGCCCTGCAGTACGTCAAGAACCGGGACGAGATTGCTCGTAAGGCCTTGCTAAGTGAGATCGACTCTCGGCCTGTGGTCGTAACTCGGGCTCCAGTGCTTCACCGCTACGGCGAGATGGCGTTCTGGCCGAAGCTGACGAAGAGCAATGTGTTGCAGGTTAATCCCACGATTGTAGGCTCTTACGGCATGGACTTCGATGGAGATCAACAGATTGGAATCGTTTTTGCCTCTATTGACAGGACCTGCCTGAATAATATAGACTGGATTGTAGTAAACGACCAATCCAATCTAGCGGAGCATCGAATGCCGTTTTCAGCTGGTCTGCGTCTGCCAACCCTGGACAACAACGACGACCTCTATGTTTTCAACCTGGAGGACTTCCCGCATCTGGAACAGATCGAAGAGACTAAGGGGCAGTTTGGTCGAATTGAGTGGTATCGTGTTCCTGAAGGCATCAAGGTTCTGTCGCACGGACCTGACGGACAGCTAACCTGGACTCAGGTCTCACGCTGGTCTAAGCATCACGGCTGTCCGGTGGAAATCGTCAATCTTCGATCTGGCCGACAGATCTTTACTGACGACGACCCCCGAGCCGTGTACGGTGTGGCGGCAGGGACGCTCGAGCTCAAGAGGTTTCGACCGGCAGCAGCGGTTGAGGCGCGAGTCCTTGTTCCGCGTGTTGTCGAGATGCCGGAAGCATCTCGACCAGAACCAACGGTAACCAGTCTGGCAACGGTCGGTTATGCCAACGCCGCGTCAAATAGAGAGTTCGGAATGTTCGACAACATTTCGATCAACGAAGATCTTGGCTATCTTGTCGGTTGCGCTGCTGGAGACGGTTGGGTACCGGAGGAACGCAAGGCGTTCGTTCTGTCTGGCATTACCCAGCCGATTGTCGACAAGGTCGACCAGATCATCGGCAGACTGTTTTCGGACAAGAGACCGGCTTGTCTGCGAACTGAGTCGAAGACATCCTACGGAGAGAGCCAGTGGCATACTTGGAATAGCACCCACCTGGCACGCATGCTTGCTGAGTTGATCGGACAAAAGTCGCAGTATAAGCACCTGCCCGTGTGGTTCTTGAAAGCTCCTAGGGAGTTTCGTCTGGGACTGTTCGCGGGCATTATGGACACCGACGGTAGTATCTCGGTTTCCAAAGCCAAGAAGAAGCCACAACTGATGGCTAATGTAACCAGTACTAGCCTCCGCTTGACGCAAGAGGTATCTCTACTGGCGCTGTCGCTTGGCATTCGAGGACGTATCACGAACTCCAAGACCCCGGCAGGCAATCCGTGCTGGGTCTGGTCGCCGTCTAACTACGACATTCACCAGTGGGGCGGTCGTGGCATGGTCCATCCGAACAAGCTAGCTGCGCTGGAATCGGCTCCTGTAGAGATGTCAGGACCGCTTGCTCGTCACGACGTCGTCCCTGTTCCGACCGCGATAGCTGACCTCATCTGCAAGGCGATTCCGAAACCGAATAAGGAACGGAAGACCTGGCTGCCGGGTCACGGCGGGATGTACTCGGCTTTTCACGACGCAAAGAGTTCCGGCCACATCACTCGGTTGGCCGCAGAGAAGATCGTCGAGTTCATTCCCGGCGGTAAGGTTGACCATCCGGAATGGGATACCTGGCGTACTGTAGTGGCGAACACCTACATTACTTGGGATCCAGTCGAGAGCTTTGAGAAGACAGGTCAGGTCGAGATCGGCTACGACCTGACTGTTCCGGGTCCGGAAACGTTTATGGCGGCGGACGGTGTCATTCTATCCAACACCTCCAACTACTACGTCCCGGCAACTGACGAAGCTCGTGACGAGGCGGTTGCCAAGATGATGCCGAGTCGTAACCTGTTTTCTGTCCGGACCTTCAAGGCTGACACCTACAAACCGAGCCAGGAATACGTTGGCGGTCTGTGGGCTGCGACCGCTCAGGTTGACAATCAGAAGAGTCAAAAGACTTTTGCTTCCGTCAAGGACGCCATCCGCGCGTTCTACAACAACAACGTCGACATCGACCAGCAGGTTTCGGTGCTGGAACATTAACGCCACTTGGCTGTACAATCAGACGTACAGCGCACTAGCGGAGTCTCCTAGCCAAGGAAGGGCAAGATGGGTCTCAACTTAGATCTGGTCAAAATGGCTAAAGCACGACAGAAGCGAGCATTCGTGCCCGCTCCTGGTGGCGCTATGCCGGCCGATCCAGCGGCCATGGGCGGGATGCCGCCCGGTGGGGCACCACCGATGGATCCCTCAATGATGGTTATGCCTCCTGGTGGAGCTCCTCCCATGGATCCGGCCATGATGGGTGGGATGCCTCCTGGCGGGGCACCACCGATGGATCCTTCGATGATGGGCATGCCGCCAATGGATCCAGCCATGATGGGTGGGATGCCGCCTCCGCCACCTCCCCCGCCCGACCCAGCCGCAGGTGGCGGCGGAGGCGGTGGAGACATCCGTAGCGCGATCCGCGACGAGTTGTCTGCTGCTGGCCTTCTCCCGCAGGGAGGCGGCAAGGGCGGTAAGGCTCCCAAGCCAGACATCAACACCATTGCCACGGACGTCTTCCAGCTGAAGAAGATGTTCCTGCACTTCCTGCGAATGCAGAACATCGAGCTGCCTATGGACATTCTCGACGGTCCTAACCGCGACCCGATGACTGGAGCCCCAGCCACGGCTGAGTCCGGTGGTTCTGACGTGACTCCAGGGGCTTCTCAAGTCCAGAGCGCTATTCCGCCCATCAGCCCCATTCAGGGCGCCTTCCCGACGCCTCCTGGTGGGGACGTCGGTGGAGGCGGAGAAAAGGCGGCAGCGGCCAATATTGGGACGCCAGTGGATCACAAAAAAATTATGTCCAAGGCAGCCGCAGTGGCTTTGATGCTCCGGCGCAAAAAGGCGTAATCCATGAAGCTTGAGATTCACAATGGCCTCGGCGAACCACTGGTCGTCGAGGCCACCCGTGTGCTTGTGCGAGACGACATGGGTAACCCAGTCGCCTTTGCAATTACTTACCAAAAAGATCGAGTCAACGGCCGGGAACACATTCGAGCCAGTCACGCTCTCGACAAGGACTTCCTGGCTCAACTGAAGATGTGCGGTATTGCCGACACCGTCGTCATCGACCGCATGGACCTGAACAGGGAATGAGAAATGCTCAAGACTACGGTCGGACAGCTGCTGGTCAACCAGGTTCTTCCGCCTGACTTGCGCAGGTACGACCGTATTCTTGACAAGAAGGGCATTCAGGATCTTCTCCAGGAAGTTGCAACCAAGCATCCAGACAAGTACCGGCAAATCGTATTTGACTTGAGCAAGATCGGTTCTCAGGTTTCTTATGCGACTGGTGGCAATTCGTTTGGCCTCAAGCACCTTAAAAGGTCGATCGCTGCCAAGGCCGCTCAGATGAAGTTGCAGAAGGAAATCGGCAACATCTATCGGTCGGACCTTTCTGACACAGAAAAAGAGCAGAAAGTTGTCGACCTTCTGATGTCGGAAGGGGAGTCGCTCCAGAACCGAGTCTACGACGAGAGCCTCCTGGAGAGAAATCCGCTTGCGCACCAGGTCCTGTCTGGAGCCCGCGGTAACAAGACAAATTTGCGCTCTCTGCGTGCAGGCGACCTTCTGTACGTGGACCACCACAACCGACCTATACCCATTCCAGTTTTGAAGAGCTACTCGGAAGGCCTGTCGCCGGCCGAGTACTTTGCAGGATCGTTCGGCGCTCGCAAAGGTGTCGTCGATACCAAGTTTTGCCTGGCTGCATATGAGAAGGTGTTTCTGAAGGACTACTTCAGCATCCCTATCTGCCTGGTCAAACCCGGGGACAAGATCCTTGGCGCGGACATGAACGGCAACACTGGGTTCGTTACCGTTGTCGCCAAGTTTGACAACGGTCTCCGCAAGTGCCGTTGCTTCCGATTCGAAGACGAGATCACGGTTCATGCCACGGAAGATCACAAGATCCTTGCCCTGGCAGACGGTTGCGCCAAGCCAGAGATGGTTGCTCTTGGCGACCTGGACTATCGATACTCCGCTGTTCTGGCGGACTCGCCAGATAAACCGCTAGTGCGGTTCGTCGGTTCCGATCCCATCGGTGAGATCCAGACCTTCGACCTTGAAGTCGATCATACCGACCACATGTTCGTGCTGGAAAACTTTCTGACCGTCTCTAACAGTACCCAGGATGCGGGATTCTTTTGTCTGGCTGAAGGTACGTCAGTTCGTATGGGTGACTTCAGCTGCAAGCCTATTGAGGAAATCGCACCCGGTGACGTTGTCCTCGGAGCAGACAAGGCCGGCAACACTTTTCCGGTACCAGTGTCTGCGGTTTTTGACAACGGTCCTCGCGACGTTCACAAGTTTAGCTTCCGCTGTAGCGGAGCCAGCACAGAGCTAATCGGGATTGCAGCTACTGTAGACCACAAGATCCTGACCACTAAGGACAGTTGTTCCCAACCGGAAATGGCTAAGCTGGGTGACCTGGATGGAAGTTACTCAGCTGTGCTTGCTGACTCTCTTGCGCGTTTCGTCGATTCGACCTACGTTGGCGTAGAACGTACATTCGATATCGAGGTAGCACATCCTGACCATTTGTTCGTGCTCGCTAATGGGGCGATCGTGTCGAACAGCAAGCAGATGACGCAAGTCGCGCACCGACTTGTAGTTACGGCGCTTGACCGGGACGGTGATGGAGAGCCCGATACACCTGTCGGCTTGCCAACCAGTACCGATGACCCAGACAATGTGGGTGCCCTGCTGGCTGTTTCAACCGGCGGTTATCCGCGCAATACTGTTCTCAACCCCAAGATCATCACTGACCTAAAGTCTAAGGGCATTGACGACATTCTGGTCCGCAGCCCGTTGACTGGTGGCCCGCCCGAGGGTGGCGTCTACGGGCGAGATCTCGGTGTTCGAGAAAAGGGAGACATTCCACCTGTCGGGGACTTTGTTGGCATAGCTGCTGCAAATGCCCTTGGCGAACCGCTCAGTCAAAGCCAGCTATGCCTGGCTGAAGGAACATTGGTCAGGATGGCGGACTGGAGCGTCCGGCCAATTGAAGCAATCAACGTCGGAGAAGAAGTCCTAGGTGCCGACCGTAGTGGTTGCACTTTTCCGGTTCGCGTTTTACGGACCTTCAATAACGGCCCGCGCGACTGCGTCCGGACACTGTTCAGAGTCGCTTCCACGCGAGAATTTATCGAGCTGGTGTCAACACCAGACCACAAGCTGTTAGCTACAGCCCGCTACTGGAGCCTGCCGCACGAGCGGAAGATTTGCGACGTCTTGCCAGTGGCGGAGAAGTGTGTCGGTTATGGCGCAGAAATGACGACAGCGGTATCCTTTACCGGCGGTTCGGCAGAACCGTACGCGCTTCTGCTGGGGTTGCTTCTGGGCGACGGCTGTTATACTGAGTCGGTTCATGGCGTGCATCTGTCTTGCTTCGATCCTTCGCTGATTGAAGATATTCAGCCATACCTACAATCACTCGGTCTCAAGGCCAAGCTTCTTGCCGGGCAGAAGGGGTACTGGCGTATTAGCCAGGTCCGCGACACAGTGAAACAGGATAAGGCCACAGGGCGTATGCTGCCTGGCGATCGTAACCCAGCTTTGATTAAGCTAAAGTTCTACCAGATGCACGGCAAGTACGCACACGATAAGGTGATCCCTGAGGAAGTCTGGGGCTGGGACCAAACGTCGGTACAACAGTTAATCGCCGGGCTATACGTCACGGACGGTTCTCTGTATGCGGCCTCCTCTACGCGTGACACAGCAGCTCTGCATATTCAGTTTGGCTCAACTTCTCTGCGGATGGTCGAGCAATTACGCGATCTTCTACGTATACGGTTCGCGATTCACGCTGGCCGTATTCACTCGACGGGGTCTAGTCGAAAGCGTTTGCTACACTCGCTCACGATCACGAGGCGTCCGGAGGTTTTGAAGTTCCTTGACTGTATCCCTCTGTACGGGGTGAAGAAACATACGGCGGAACGGATTGTAGCCGACTGGAAACCACGTCTCGACACGGACTGCAGTAAATACTATCGCCGTTCGCAAGAGCCAGTTGGCTGTCTGGCAACCTACGACATTGAAGTTGACCATCCTGACCATCTGTTCGTGCTAGCTAACGGTTTAATTGTCTCGAACAGCTCCAAACACTCAGGTGGTGTCGCCGGCGCGGCTAAAGGTGTTAGCGGTTTCAAGCTGGTCAACCAACTTGTCCAAGTTCCAAAGACCTTCAAGGGCGGTGCCGCACACGCCAAACTGGACGGAAAGGTTACAGGCATTCGTGAAGCCCCACAAGGTGGCCACTACATCACGATTGATAACCAGGACCATTACGTTGCGACCGGCTACAACCTAAAGGTCAAGCCAGGTGACGAGGTCGAAGCCGGTGACGTCATTAGTGAAGGTATTCCTAACCCCGCAGAGATTGTCCAGTACAAGGGCATCGGCGAGGGTCGCCGTTACTTCGTTAACGCCTTCATGGACGCCTACAAGGAATCTGGAATTCCAGCGCATCGCAGGAACGTTGAGCTTATCGCTCGCGGCCTCATCGACCACGTCCGTATGTCGGACGAAATGGAAGACTACTTGCCTGACGACGTTGTCCAGTACAGCCGCCTAGAACACGATTACCGGCCGCGTGAGGGGTACACAATCATGGACCCCAAGAAGGCTGTAGGTATGTATCTGGAAAAGCCGACCCTGCACTACACGATTGGCACGCCGATTCGACCCAGCACTGTCAAGCAGCTACAGAAGTTCGGCGTCAATAACATCGCAGTCCACCGAGACGAACCACCATTCCGTGCTGAGATGGTTCGAGGTATGGAAAACTTGACGCATGACCCCGATTGGATGACTCGGTTCCTGGGTAGCTACTTACAGAAGAACCTACTCAAGGGCGTTCACCGCGGCGATAAGTCCAACGAACTGGGTACCAGCTATGTCCCAGCCCTGGCCAGAGCCGAAAACTTTGGTCGCGAGGGTCTGACTCAAGGATACGACCCCAAGAAGGTCAAGTCTTTGGAACTTCCACCAAAGAAGCCCAAGCAAGACTCCGTTCTAGCGGACCTTGAAGGCGAGTGACTTTGAACCAGAGGATGGTTACCATAGAGTAAACCGTCTCAGTCAACCTAAGTCCATGGATGGACCATGATTACCAAAGCAGCCAGCCAGGCGGTAAGGTTCAAAAACTGGAACAACAGTGCGTCCGGTACTTCGCCTGATTGGTGGCGCAAGTCCGCTTCGCACTGGCTCCAGGTTTGTCGTAACCTGTCCCTCGGCAACCGACGCGTCAAGCTCGCCGAACTCGGTGGCGACCAGGACATGCCGTTTGAAACAGCGTTTGCTAATCTTGCTAACGCTTACATTCGTGACAAGGCTCCCAAGCTTCTCGACTTCATGGTCGGCTTCCAGTTGATTGAGAAGAACCAGGACAACACCAAAGCGGTTGGTGTCTTCGGCTTCAAGATCGGCTCCCAGTGGTTGTATGTTCCGGTGTTCTTCCTGAACGGCGACCTGAAGGGTCACGAGCTGCTATACATCAAGAACCAGGACGCTTTCATCCCGCTGAAGGAGAACTGGCTCAACTACTTGCTTGGCCGCAAGCCCAGTGTCCTGGGTGAGACCACCGACCGGAACCTGTCCCAACTGGGCGTGCAGGCTCCACACTTCTACCAGCTGGCCCGTTCGCCGTACAAGTTTGCATCAGCCGTCGCCAAGTGGTCTCTGGAAATCCTCCCGTCGCTGGCTTACTTTGCCACTACGGATCCAGCGACGGACAAGAAGTTCAGCAAGGTCGCTGGCTTTGCTGATTTTGTTCTTGAAACCGGTGCCCCGACGGTGAAGTACATCCTGGAGAAGGTTGCCAGCCAGTACCCGTCAGTGTTCAAGGCCATCGACGAGTTCTACCCGGGACTTCTCGATCGGGCACTTAAAAATAAAGTCGAGAAGAAGGCTAGCATCCTAGCCGACGATCCGGTCAAGCCAACCGGACCAAAGCCGCGTCTGCGGATCTATGACCTGTACAAGTCTGGCGCAGCTCTCAACGAGCTGGACGCTACGGAGCGCGAAGAGCTTCTCAGGGAAGAGGTTCTAGTCAAGGATGACCGCTTCAAAGAAGAAGTGACGCACGCCTACAACGTCATCGAACCTGCGGAGATGCAAAATCCGATCGAGACCGGTCTGTACGAGGTCTTGACTCGCCCAGGCAACTTCGAGCGGTGCCTGGTCGTTATGGCACCGTACAGTAGTGCCGGTCGACATCAGTTCTGCACGGTCATCCGGGCTGACGGCTCTCGTGCGTTCCTGAACACGCACCCAGCCAACGTCTGGACCAAGGGTCAAAGCAGCAAGGAAGTCTTCCGCAAGTGGCTGGAAGATAACGGCCAGGAAGCCCAGAGCCTTCCGCACGACGGTAAGTGGATCCTCCTCAGTCCCAACGGCGAAGGGTCTGCGCCGTTCAAGGTCCACGACGAGTATCCAGGTGACGAAGCGAATGGCCGCAGCGAGTCCTATGACGTCTGGTTTGACGACTACGCCCAAGACCGGTCGCCCGAGTGGCTGAGCCAGCCGCCGCGGGAAAGACTTGACCCAGTAGACTCGTGCTGCAGCTGTGACAGCCGCATTGTCCTGAACAAGCGGCCCGGGTCGGCCATGCGAGCGCATGGGACTGACCTGTTCGTTCCAGACAATTTCCGACTGATCCGTGTCAGCCCTGAATCGGATGACGAGAAGCGGGAGCCAATCCGACCTGGGCGCATTGAGGACGTCCAGATGGCTCTCCTGGCCGAGACTTCGGCGCTTAAGATCTTCTCCAACGGTCGAATGGTTTCTGTCAACGATCAGGACCAGCAAACGCGCAAGGAAGCAATGATCTCCTTGGTTCGTGATCACGGCTTCCGGAAAGAGGCCGCTGATCTCCTGTTGAAGACAGCCGAGAAGTCGTACACCAAGGTTGCGGAATTCCGCGTCAAGTACGCTGAGCCTATCGGTGACCTGGCCAAGTACACGCCGGGAGCGCCTAGCTTCCCAGAGCCGTACTCAGGTGGCGACATCATGACGACGAACGGCTATCCGTCTGTTCTTCACTCGGAATTCCAGCTACCTGTCCCAGACCTGATGGCAGCCAACACGGACAGAAACATCTACGACCCGCGTGGACCTGATCGACGCTCGATGGAAATTGCCCAGCAGGCCGCAAATAGTGGTCAGCGTGAAGTGTTTGACACTGCCATGCTGGGTTCTCTGTTGGGTGTCGTCCGTCAGGAAAACATGATCGACCGGTTTCTCGGCGACATGATGAAGGGTCTGGATCGCCTCGGGCGCGTACTGTTCCTGTTCTACTGGCATGGTGAAGCCTTTGAGGATCGGTACGGTAAGCAAGATATGCCAGAGCTGGAAGACAGCCTCCGCAATGCTTTCGAGGCGGTCGGAGACATTGTCCTGGCGCTGAAGCGCAAGTCGGTCGAGCCGTTCCCAGATGAGGGCATGGACATTGACCTTGGTGACACGGCCAACTAAAGGAGCGTTAAGTGGCGAACAGAATTCATTCAATCCTGTACACAGACGACGCCCAGGCCCCGGCCAAGGCCAAGGCTGCTATCACGATTGGTACGGCCAAGCGCAAGGTCACCAAGCTGCCGGCTTACTCGGAAGGGCGTCTGCATCGCGTTTATGTGAAGCAGGCTTCTGGCACAAATGCCGGCTTCGACGTCGAGGTCCTGGCTTCCTCTACACCCTACGGAGACGGTTCTGAGGCTGAAGCTGCCTACAACGCGGCTGCAGCTGTCGACGTTGGGTTGTTCCGAGTCATTGCCAAGCAGACGGCCACGTCGGGAAACGCTGTAGATTGGCGTTCCCAGGATTCGGCCAGCGGTAGCGACGGGCACCCATTCATCAACATGGATCAGGCGTCTCTTACCGTGAATGAACGTTATCTGTATCTGGTCATCATCCCGAACAACTCTGCGGATGCATCGACCTGGGACGCTTCTGTAACCTTTGAGACCTTTAGCTGATGTCTTTGCATCTACACAAAGACAGCCCGCTTCGGCCCCCAGATTGGAGGTGGGAGCGGGCTGCGTGGCTCCTCACCGGCGGTAAGTACGGGAAGCATAACGGCGAAGATCCGTTCGTTATGCTTCTCCGGCGCTATCAGGCTCGTTACAACCAGTCGCAGACCGAGCGTGCGTTGGAGAACCTGCTTGAGGCCTATCCAGGCTTGGCTCAGGCACACAGTATTCGCAACGACGATCGGTATAAGACGCGTTGGGTCCTGGAGGCTCGGTTGTTGACTGGCGAGCCGGTAGAGAGAATTTCCGCCAGAACCTGTATCTCGACCGAGACGATTCGGTGGTATGAGAAGTGTTTCTTCAACGTCGCTGACCGACTAGAAGCGCCGGACTGGGTCTGCAATAACGTGATTGGGGCAGCTATCCAGCGCGGCCTCTCTGACCGTGACTACGACGTTCTCTGGAAGATCTTCGGTTACAGCGGTGGACCGCTGGTTCTCGATGCTGCCATTACAACCATTGGCAACCCGGTCGCTGACCGCTGGTTCCATGCAGATGCGATGAGCACCTTGGCGCGCAAGGCAGCTATATCAGCGCGGACAATGCCGGTTGCTTTCAACCACGCGGCACTCATGGAAGCCCACGCCAGGTTTCGAGAAATTGCCAAGGCCGAGGGCGCTGGCGCTTCGCAAGCCGGACTCCAAGAACAAGTCCGCGCCCTGATGGATCATGTAGGCCAGTACTTCGCCCCAGGCGCCCTGGATTCAGTAGCGTCTGAAAAGTTTTTGTCGTACGATAAGAAAGCAGTAGAACTTCGGGCTAGCGAAACACTCACCGTTGCTGCTGGCGGAAGTATCGACTACCACAAGGACGTGGATTGGACGTTTCCGGAGAAAAGCAAGGATGCGCCGAATCAGCAACCAAACTGAGGCCAAGCTCACCGAAGCTCTGGAACAAGTCACCGACCTGGTCAACGACGGTGAGCACCCAACCGCGGCCATCATCAAGGTGGCAAGCGACAACCAAATTCTGCCGGGCCATATCCGTCTCATCGTGCAGGCTTACAACAACGGTAGAACCGCTGTTCAAAGGAAATCTGCGGATGACCTATACGAGAAGATTGCCACTTTCCCAATTGCGGACGCGAAGGAAGTACTTGAGGCCCTGTACCCAGAAGACGGCAAAGTTGTTGCTGAAAAGCAGGCAACAGATGCCGTGTCGGAGGACTACTCAAGATCACCTAGCTGGCTTCGCGACAGGGAACGACAGGCTCGACTCGTACAGACAAAGGTCGCCAGCACTCAACAGCCCTATGTCGATCCTGAACATCTTCGAGAGTCTGCTATCTTCGCTATTCGGGATCTGAAGACAGTCGAAGATCGCAAGCGAATGATGGTGTCCTCCTTGCGGGACAAGGTCGCCAGCTGTGTTGCCGAGCTGGACGACTACTTCCGGCGCGTAGACGCTATTCCGTTCCGGGATGTCTCTCGGGAGGTAGGCGCTTACTACGGCAAGGCTGGGCTCGATTTCCTGTCTTGTATCAGCCAGAACAACGAGTCCATCACCAAGCGAGCCTCCGCTGGATTCGTTTCGGTGAACTGGAACAAGGCGCCTTTCCTGGCGATCAAGCAAGGCGTCATGGCTTTGCAAGGACATGCTCGCTACCGAGCTGACCTGGAAGCGTTTCAGAAGGACGCCACAACCAAGATCGAGATGCTGACTCGACTGATCGATCCGAAGCGTCCAGAACCGAAGATGACCTCGGTCATGGAAGACTTTGTCGAAAAGCAGGCCGCAGGTGTTGGTGACGCGATCAAAGCCGTCTTTGCTCTGGAACTTGCCCGCAAGGTCGTTGGCAAGGCTCCTATCGTCGGACAGCAGAAGACAGACGACGAGCACCTGGACGACACTGTGGCCAAGTTTTCGGATCCGGGTCACGAAAGCAACCTGAGCAACATCCGAAAACAGTACATGCTGTCAAACCTGCTGGCCAATGACGATGTCATTAGCGGTTACGACCCTAACGAAGTTGTTGACTCCTACAACCAGCTGACTCAGATCGCTCCACGGGCTTCTAGCCAGGAGATGCTGGTTCGGGCCATGCTTCGTCGGAGTCTTGCCCAGGGGCAGGTCGACACACATGAAGTTGACCAGCTGACCGGCATCGAGAATCAGCTCAAGCAGCGTGACGAGCCGACAGACATTCGAAAGATGCCGTCGCGCCTGCCGTACGCTAACTACAAGGTCAAGGCTGGGTCAGTTCTCGAAGGAGTCGATGAATGAAGCTGAACAACCCAGCCTGGCTCAAAGGTTCCATGTCCGATGCTCTTCGGATGGTGGTCAAGCGTGCGTCTGCCAGGAAGCAGATGACCAAACTAGCTGAAGGCGAAGAAGGCGGCTGGAGCGAGTGGCTCAAGAACCTGGGTGGACAGGCCTCTGAGTATGCGAACCAGATCGGCACTGGCGTTACTGAAGGCGCCAAAGCCATCTGGGCAAACCCGCACGCACAGAACGCCCTGATTGGTGCTGGTGTCGGTGCAGGGCTAGGTGGACTGAACAGCCTTGTCAACAAGGACAGACGCAAGCGGTTCTTTAGCGATGTCCTGACGGGCGGCTTGATGGGCGGTGCGATCGGTGGCGGCGGTAGCGCTCTCTATCACTACGGCCTCAAGGGTGAAGCACCAATTGCAGGCGCCAACAATCCGACAGTGGATCCAGCTAAAGCTAGAGAAGAGACTGACAAAATTCTCCAGATCGGATCGAGCGACCCAGCCAAGGCAGAAGCGATCAAGGCCTGGCTGCCAAAACTGGATAAGGCACGCGCCGTGGTTGACGCAGCAAAAACACCAGACGCCCGATCAGCAGCAGAGAAAAAGCTGAACGAGCTGATGCGAGAGGCCAAAGAGAACGTGCGCGCAACGAACAGCGGTGGTATGTACGGTCAGACGTTGCTAAATGCTGGGAGTTTGGCGGGCCAGGCCCGTGCAGTTGACACGCTGGGTGCCGTTGATCCAGGTTTTAAGGCGTTCGCCATGGGTATGGGCGACCCTCACTCCTACAAAGACATGTGGGACACTGGTGAGACTGTCGCGACACCCATCGCGTCTTTGTTATCTTACGGAGCAATGCGTCGCTACCAGCACGACATCCCCGGTTTAAAGGAGATGTTTAGAAGCCTCATGGGAGGCTCGACGAACGCTGAGCTTTCAACCTACTTAAAAAATGAACTTGCTAAGCTACCGCCAGGCTCTCCGGCGTACGAACAAATCAAGAAAACGCTCGGCGGAGACGAGGTAGTCAACCAGATTAACAGAGTTGTTCGTCCGGGCGACGTAGTTCAAACAGAAATGAGTAAGGCAGACATTGCGGAGAACCAGCGACTAAACGCAGAAAACGTAGCGAGAGCGCGAGCTGGTCACGACCAGAATGTCGAGGCGATAAGAAATACGAACAAAGGCTTACAGAAGCCATACTTGAAGGACCTAGCTAGGACAAAATCGCTGAATTCTGTCCTTGCTCAAGCCAAAGCCAGGTTAGCCCAACTTAACGTTCCGAACGTGCAACCTGTCCAAGCCGCTGAGATAGCCAAACTCAATAGAGTGATTGCGTATATCGAGGGACCGCAGGGCCTTGGTAGAAACCCTGTGGCAGCTCCGAAGCTCATGTCGGAGCCAGTTTTTACCGCTCCCGGTGACATTCACCCAACCTCCGGCACTCGTAACATGACTCGAAGCGAGATTGCCAGAGCGCGTGAAATTCTCCGTGACTATCGACGTAACAATACCAGGCACTTCAGTTTGGCTAATACGCCAGCCATTATGGCAGGCCTGGCTCCTCTCGTATATCGCGAGTTCTTCAGCCCCTACAGCTGGCGTACTGGCGAGAACCATCTGACCGATGCGTTCAAAGCCCGGAGTCCGTCCCAATGATCAAAATCATTCCTCCTGGCTCCCAGGACTTTGGTGACGATCCAGTCAGCCTGATCAAGGTGGCCTCCTCTGGTCGCCTTGCTGGCAATGACTTGCGCGACTTCATCAAGCGAGCTGGTTACAGCCTGGCTGATGAGTTCCGCAAGGTCGCCTTCGCGCCTGGTGAAGTTCCTGTCCACCTGATCGCGATGGGCAGCTCGGACTACTACGGGTGCTTTGCCGCCGGAACACCGTTTGCGCTTGCAAACGGCTGTTACATTCCCATTGAGGCTGTTGAAGTCGGTGACATGGCGCTGTCCGCCATGGGTAACGCTTATGCCGTTTCGCACCTGTTCCGTCGTCGGGTTGAGTCTTCCTTGCGGATCAGTACGAACGGTCTGGTTGATACGCTGCACTGCTCAACAGACCACCCGTTCCGAGTGGCCCGGGGTGAGAAAGACCTGGATAAGGCCGACTATGTTCCTCACACCTGGATCAAGGCAGAAGATATTCGAGAGGGTGACTATCTGGTTTGGACTAGTCCGAACATCGAAGCGCCGATCGACTTAACGGTCGACACGGCCTATCAGCTGGCCGACTGGCTTGGAGACGACAAGAAGACGACATACGGCGGCAAGGACAAGTGGTGGGTGTACTTCCTCAACGGCCCGACAAAGGTGCTGCCACCCTGGGTTTGCGGCCTGCCGTTTGAGGTACGTTCTGTCTTGTTGCACCGGTGCTTCCAGCACTTCTCCGGGCGAAGCAACTTGACGGCTAGCCTTGCCCTTGGGTTCCAGCGTCTTTGCTGGTCGACCAATCTGGCTGTGTCCTGCGCGAAGACCGGACGAGGTTGGTCTGTTGCCCTTCCAGTCGAGGGACAAAAAAATAAAGTCCGGCCGTTCTTCAGCGGCGGTCGGCTGTATCTGCCGGTCACTCGGATCGAAAAGGACGGCCCGGTGAATGTCTTCAACCTAGAAGTTGAGGGCGATCACACTTATAGCGGCCCCAACGTTGACAGCCACAACTGCAACCGCAACGGCGATGGGTTCGACACTGACACCTGCCGCAAGTACCACGATACGTTCGTCAAGAATGCCCGGCTGTATCTCAATCACTGCTTCGTTGCCGGCACTGGGATAGTCATGGCTGATAGACAGCGCCTGGCTATTGAAGAAGTCCGCGCCGGTGATACGGTTGCAACCCTGGCAGGGCCTAAAAAAGTCATCCGCACTATGCAAACGCCTTTCAAAGGTACAGCTTTGCGGTTTCGAATCAGCGGTATCCCGACGCCTGTGGTAGTGACACCGGAGCACCCTTTGTTTGCTCTAGTCCGAAGCCAGGTCCATTGTCGGCACAGGTACAGCCGGTTGGGACCAGCTGATCACGGACAAAATTGTCGCGAATGGCTTGCCGGGTTGAATAACATTACGCCAGAGTACAGGGAGGCGGGAAGTCTGTGTGCTGGTGACTATCTCTTGATCCCTAGACCAGAACATGGCTCTGTATCTGTCAAGCCAGAGTTTGCTCGTCTGGTTGGCTGGGTCGCTTCTGAGGGCTACCTAGGTAAGAAAGGTTCGATCCAGTTCACCTTTTCTTCGAAGAATACAGCAGATCTGGCGTCTGTAACTGAGTGCTTAAAGGCAAACGGTCTTCATGTCGGCGTCACGCCGAGGGCAGAAACTGGTTGTACGATGCTTTCTGCTTGTTCCAAGGAATTAGCAGCAGAGCTGTCTGAGTACATCCAGGGCGTGAAATCCACCAAGCGTTTAACCGGCAAGGTCTTGACTTGGAACGAAGCGTCACTGAGAGAACTCCTTACGGCCTACATTGACGGAGACGGTTATGTCAGTAACGCGAGGTTCAACAAGGGACAGCTTCGCATCCGGTCATCGTCGCCGCAGATGCTGAATATGTTCGCAGACATTCTTCGGGCTATAAATATTCCAGCTACGATCCAGTACGATAATCCACCAGGGCCTGTGGTCTGTCCAATCAACGGTAAGATTTATCAGGGATCTGGATCAGGTGTCGTAGCTGTGAGCTCTAGCTACTCACCGCAGATTACTAAAGATGCCCGGAAGAACACCGTTCGGGAAGTACTCAAGAGGCGGACAGCCGGCTTTGTCGACGGTATGTGGCTGGCCAGAATCGACGCAATCGAAGAAGTCGAGATCGATGAGCCAGTGTACAACCTAGAGACGGAAGAACCGCACCACTACGTCGCAAACGAGGTGGTGGTCCACAACTGCAATAAGGACCCACAGAAGAGCTATGGCGTCGTCAAACTATCAAGCTACAACGAGCCCATGCACCGCATTGAGCTGGTCGTTGCTCTTAATGGAAACGAGGAAGCGGCTCGACGCAATGGTGGCCTCGTTGCAACAAAGACTCTCGAAAAGCTAGCCCGTGGTGACGTCGGTGTTTCGATGGCTTGCCACGTTCCGTACGACATCTGCAGCGTCTGCGGAAACAAGGCCAGAAGCCGTGCGGAGTACTGCAAAGGCGAAGACGAGGGCGGTGACTGCCCTGGTGGCGGTCTCTTCAACAAAATCGCAACCGTCCTCGACGATGGTACTCAACTGTTCGCGCGAAATACGGTTGTCGATTTCTTCGACATCAGTGACGTACCCAGACCGGCAGACCGAATCGCCTATACAGCCGGCATCTTGAAGGCAGCTAGCCAGCACAAGGTCGGTGGCGCTGAACTGGCGGAGCAGATGGGCGTCGCTGCTCCGTTATCGGTTGTCCTGGGTTACTGTGACCCAGCTACTCAGGAATCAGCTAGCCTGCTGGAAAAGTTGGCTGGTGTCGAGCTGGCCGTATTTGCGACACCGGAGAGCAACCTGAACCTGGCGTTCTTTGAGAAGCACGCCTCGATCGACATCCGGGTGCCGTCAAGAAACTTGCTGGCTTCCCTGGCGGCAGAGAAGATTTTTCTGCCTCTAGAGAGCTACTGCAAGATTGCTTCGGATATCAACGCAGAGCCTGGCTTACTTGCTTCGGCCAATGCTTTGCTTCCAGGCATCTACAACCGGATCATTGAAACTCAACCGGAGAAGGTTGCCCAGGACGTCGCCTCGTTGGTTCGATCGGTTTGGCCGGCGAGCCAAAAGGTTCGCGACAAGATTGCTAGCCAGTTGGCTGGCTTCTCTCTGGCGAGAAATAACCTTCAAACCCGGATGTACAAGGCTGCTCTGCACGGCACTGTACCAAGAGTTCGCAATCGGGTCGCTTTGCGTCTGTCTTCAGCAGCAGAAAAACTGGCTACAGACTACGCCACCCACAAGCTGGCGTTTCTACAACTTGTTAAAAATAACCGAGATACCGATTTCGACTTGACCTGCGAACTTGCAGTTCGCCAGAACTGTTTGTAAACTTGATTTTGTGAACTGGCTGTGGTCGCAGGAAGCAGCCTAAAGCTAAAGGAGTAGCGGTGATGCCGCAGGACGTTTACAACGACTCAGTGCTCGGGCGCGTCAACTCGCTAATCGCGCAGCTTACGGCTGAAAAGCGAGCGAGCGAAATGGACACGTCTGGCTCTGGTTCGAAAGATCCGGGCGGGTACATGGGAGCTTCCTCGCATCCGACGACTGATGCAGACTCCAACACTCGCTCGGCTCCTATGGGCGCTCGAGCCAAAGAAAACGAAAAAGACGTCAAGGATACTTACCCCACCGGAGTGGACAACACCAGTCCGACCTCGGGCGGCAAGCAAGATTCTCGTCAGCTGAACATCGGCACTCAACAGTCTGCCGTCGGCGAAGACCCATCAGTTGAAGACAACTACAAGGGCGACAAAGAAGACCCCGGTACAGATCACCCCGCCAACGCCGAAGAAGTCGGCGACAAGTACGCTTCTGTCAGTACTGAGAACCTGGTCAAGAGAGCCTATGCTCTCATGAACGAGTGCTTGGCTGATATGGCCAACGGCGAAACTGTCAAGGAAGCTGGGGTGTCGGCAGCGAGCCTCGCGGCTCAGGCCGGTTACGAACTGGCTGCGGCGGCTGGTCAGGGTGACACCCAGTACCAGGCAGAGAAGCGGGCCTTTGTTCAGAACTTTACCGAGACGATGCTGAACGATGCTCGCCACGACGCTGACCTGGTTGGCCGCTATCTGACGAGCTACCACAACGAAAAGGTCGCAGCCATGAAGCGGGCTGAAGGACCTTCTCCTGAAGAGCTTGCCATGGCTGGTGGACCTCCGCCCGGTCCTGGTGGGCCTGGTGGCGATATTCCTCCTGACATCATGCAAGCCATGGCCGGCGGCGGTGGTGGCGGAATGCCCCCAGAGATGGGTGGATCTCCGGAAGTTCCTCCTGAAGAAGCTGGCGAAATTCCCGGTGGACCTGGCGGGGAAGAGGCAGCCATCAACGAACTGGCCAACGCTCTCATTGAAGCCGGCATCAACCCAGAAGAGCTTCTTGCCGCGGTCCAGGATGAAGTCAGCGGCGGTGGCGGTGGTGGAATGCCGCCGGACTCGCCAGAAGCCAAGCAGGCAGCGGCCAACCGCAGACGTATTCCGGCCGAAGACCGCAAGCAGATTCGGAAGCTGGCCAGCGACGTTCGCAACCTGTACCGAAAGGGTCGCGTTCGCCTGAAGGAAGCTTCTCCAGGAAGTCGTCTTCGTCAGGAACGTGACGAAGTTATCAATTACGTGCGCGAAGTGTGCGGCCGTTAAGGAGACGGCATGCCTTTCAAAAGTAAAAGACAGATGCGGTTCATGTTTGCCCGCCATCCAGAAATGGCCAAACGGTGGGCAGACCACACGGACAACATCAAGTCCTTACCAGAGAAGGCTGAAACGAAGGCAAAGGAGGCCTGCTCGATGACTCTGGAAGAGAAAGTGATCGAAGCTTTCCAGCTGGTTAGCGCCGCACTGGAACGCACACAGACCGAAAAGGCAGCCGCTCAGCGAGAGAAGGTCGCGAGCGCCAGTGCGATTTCGAGTCTGGTAAAGGAGGCAGCCGACGCTCTTGCAGCTAACGGGTGCATCCAGCAGGACGAGATCGGTCGAGCCGTTAACGCTCTAGCCAATCACGAGAAGGCGCTCAGGATTCTGATCAAGACGGCAGCGTTCCACACTCAGGAAGCCGAACCGGCTGCTGCAAGTCTTGGCAGACCAACTGGCCAGGACGGCAAAACTTCCAAGGAAGGAAATACGCAAAGCCGTCGATCTCGTGACGAGCAGCGTGAGTCCGACCGGATCTTTCTCCAGCGGCTTGGACTTCCGCACCTGATCAACAACGATTAACTAGGAGGCTGTAATGGCTCTGCCGAGTCAGATGTTCGAACACGCGCTCAACCCGACCCGGGGTTGGCCTTCTCCAAACCCACTGCAGTACGTTGCCAAGGCTGCATCTGGTGTCACGGTTGTTCCAGGCATGTGTTGCAGTCTGGACAGCTCGGGCAACTTGATTCTTGGCGTCAAGCGTCACCGTATGGGTCTGTTCGCCTTCCAGGGAACTGACTCGTTCGATGTGAATAGCACCGGCAACAACTACTGGCAGCCGATCAACCCACGTGGCTACATCATGTGCTTGGTAGCCAAGGGTCCGTTCGAATTCGAAACTACCGAGTTTGATACGGCTCAGACGTATGCCTACAACGACCCGGTCCGCGCGCACACTGACGGCAAGTTGACCAACCAGTCGGTCACCCTGGCGTCGCAGACGGACTCCCCGCAGACGTCTTCTACGGCCGTGGTCGGTATCGTTGCGGCTCCCAAGACGACCAACATCCATGGTGTTTCTGTCCTGCGTATCTGGCCGGTCTGGTACCCAGGCCGTTCTGACGAGTAACCCCAACTATCGACCGGTGACGGAAACCGGTCGAAAAAGGCACACGGAGGTGCGTGCGAATGGCCACTCGAGCCGAGTCCAGACTGGTTAACGAAACGCTGTACGACCAGCTGGCTACTCCAGGTATGGAAAAACAGGCGATCGACGCCGTCAATGACTTCACGCGGGCAAGAATGCGTGAAGACGGCTTCTACCGTCGGATTCTGCCACCGCTGCAGATTTCGAATGACGATCTCGATCGTCAGGTAGACACAGACCTGCCTGTCAAGGTTGTCGATATGGAACCTGGTAGCCCAGCCGCTGCTTCGGTGCCATTTGCTTCGATGCCAGAGGGACTGTACATCCTTGGTCCGCGTTATCGCGTTCTCTTCAACCGCATCATGACTCGGCGGTTTTCGAAGGACGTGGATACGCTGCGAACCTGGGTGATGGATATCCGGCAGGTTATGTCGGACAATGCCATCAAGGACATGCTGGCTGAAGAGGACAGCGGCTTCATCAACGCGGTCAACACCATGTTGAACGCCGTTGACACCGCGGTCACTGCCACCGGCGTCGTTCAGTGGGCTTCCATCTCTGGTGGCATCACCCGCAACACGATCGTCGATGCCTTCAAGATCATGCCGAAGTCAACCGGCCGTCTTGAGGTCGACACCGTCCTCGTTAACAACGTCACCATTCGCGAAATCCAGAAATGGGGTCGTGATGAGATGGGTGGCGATTTCTCCCAGGACCTGGTCAAGAACGGCTGGGCCGAACGCGAGTTCATGAACGCTCGCTGGATCATCACGATCAAGCGGGACCTGGTTGCTGACGACAGCATCTTCATGTTCGCTGATCCGAAGTTCCTGGGTAAGTTCTACCTGCTCGAAGACACCACCATGTATCTGAAGCGCGAAGCCTTCATGATCGAGTGGTTCGCTTACGAGTCTCTCGGCGGTGCCATCGGTAACTTCTCGGCCGTTGCACGAGCCGACTTCGTGTAATCTGGGGCGGCTTAACCGCCGCCTTCTTTTAACTGGAGACTAACCAGTGTCGAACCAATTTCCACAGGCTGCGTACGAGCAGATGATCAAGAGCGTCTACGCGCCTGTGTTCTTCGCTAAACTGGCCAGCGACTATGGCATTGTCCCGCAGACCGAGGCGGAATGTCAGGAGCTGCTTGAGGCTGCAGCTATGCTGCGCCCTTACGATGACCAGGCTCAGCAGGAAAAGAAGGCATCGGCCAGTTCGCTGGTTAGCGAGGCGGTCGACGGCCTGAAGTCTGCTCTCAGCGGTCAGGGACGCCAGACCCCGCCATCGACCTATCAGCGGCTGACCAAGAACGCTGCTGCGGAGCTGGCAGAGAATCCTGTTATCCAGGAAGCTGCCCTGGCTCTGGGTCAGTTCATGCTCGCGAATGCCGAATAACAAACGGAGGTAAAAGTGGCCGCAAAGATTCAGACGGTAATTACCAATACGAGCGGCGCTTCCCGTTTCTTTGGGTATTTGGGACCCCGCGGGAAGACCCTTGCCAACAACGGCACTCACACGGTCAGTGGCGATATTCGTACTACGATGACCGCTACCGAAGCTGCTGCCCTGGATCGCGACGAGACGGCTGGCGACATTACTGTCGCGTTGCAGGTCACTTCTTCCTCGTTGAAGACCAGCGACGGGGTCGGTGCAGCCAACGGGACCGGCGTCTCGGCCGTAGAGTACGGGGATGGGGCGGTTCACAAAACTGTCCTGACCCTTGACGATGTGGCCATCGCCTTGACTGACGAAGCTGGCGTGGTTGCTTACGGTGGCTTGAAGGTTTACGACTTTCCGGCTGGCGCCATTGTCTTCCTGGGTGCAACGGCAGACCTGGCCGTAACCAAGTCGTCTGCTGGTGTTAACGCCACCTGGGACGGCGACTTCGGTCTTGGTACGGTCACGGCAAGTAACAACGCCACCCTTGCTAGTACAGAACAGAACCTGATTCCGACTACGGCAACACCACAGGCAGTTGACGGTGCTACTACGGCGAAAGGCCTGTCAACTTCAACTGAGTCTGGGGTTGTTTTCAACGGCACCAGTACCGCAATCGACGCTTTCCTTAACGTCCTGGTCGACGATGCCGACCACGATGTCACCGGAACTGCGTGTAACCTCATCTTCAACGGTACGATCACGCTCGTCTGGGCTAACCTCGGCGACATCTGATCCTGATAGCTAAAAAAATCCGCGGGTAAGGGTTTGTTCCCTTCCCGCGGATTGTTCATTTAGGCAGCCGCGCGTAAATGAACACCGTGACTGCTGTTGCCAGGCCGGTGGCCCAGAATGGCTGGCCTACCCAGGCCATAAACATGAATACGCTGGTCGCCATAACCAGCAGAGCCAGTTCTCTTGTCCATTTCATTTTCACCTCCCAGAGCCGCGGCACTTAAAAATTAAGTGCTAAAGCGATCTCAATGTATATTGACGCGTTTCCTTGTGGCCTGTAGCCAGCGCTAAATTACGCCCATTTCCGGGTCAATAGAAAGTGATATCACTTAACCCCCAAACAGGGAGTCGGAAGATGAGCACCTTTTTTAAGATTGCGGTGGCTTCGGCTGTTCTAGCGGCCGCGGGATACGGCTGCTACTCCGCCGGTTGGTATGACGGCGACAGTGCCGGCTTCAGTTCTGGGCGCAAGGGCCACAAGGAGGCCCTGGCGGCTATGAATAAAGCCGCATACGAGCGCAACGTCGCTCAGTTCGAGGTCGAGTGGCTGCGCGAACAGCTTGACCGAGCGCCCCGGTTAACACGCAAGGAGGTCCGGGACGACCTCCGAGCTATCCGGTACAGCGTGCCGTCGGAGGAGGTCCGCTCCGCCGCTGTCGATAGCTATATTTCGGACCTCAACGCGACGGAAGAGCACGCGCTGAGGTCCGCGCGAAACCTTTTCGAGTCCGCAGTCGAAGAGCTGCGACTCGAAAAGAACAATGGGGTTGGTTACCTTTGGGTAGCCAACCCAATCTCGGCAAAGATTGCCGAGGAGCCCGTGGCCGAGCTGCTCGGCTGGGCCAAGGAAGGCTCGAGAAACGAAAGGGTACGTGCGGCCATGCTAAATGGCTTGGCCGCGTGTGTCCGGTATCGGGCCATCATGGCCCGATGGTCTACGCCCAGAAGTTTTGGGATCATCGATCCCAACCGCCCGGAGTAAAAAAAAATGTTCAACTTTAGGAAGCCTCTCTTCACAGAAGAGAGGCGAGACGTAGCCGAACTACTTGGCTACGTCAGTTTTCTGGCCGCGATTGCCTTTGGCATCGCGGCCATCTTGTTTTCCTGACCCTTCAGGGTCAAGGGGAGATCCGATCTGGATCTCTTTTTTTAGCTATCAGTGGCAGCTGCAATTACTGGCAGGTAAACTATAACTCAAAGGATTCAATTCTGAGCACATGGAGGTGGCTCGTGGCTCTCAATCTCGCAGACCGTATCGCCGTGCGGAAGGTCATCGTGGACCGCTGCACGGGTGCCGTGACCAACTACGCCCTTTACATCCTGGGCAACGCCCAGGCGACCGAGGGACAGAAGGGGTGGGCTCGCGAGGCTATCCGCAACCCCGGTGCCGTGGGCGAGTCGGTGAGTTGGCACATCCTGAACCAGCCCGACTTCATCGACGACGGCTCGTCCATCGCGGACAACGTGCTGACGGGTGCCGTGGAGGCTGCCATCAACAGCCATTACATCGTCCAGGAAGTAACTCCGTGAGGTGAGGCATGGCGAGCGTCACCAACTACGCCGGGTCGGCGGCGATGGCCACCGGCGGCCCCGGACCAACGGCTTACGCCGACTGGTCCAACCCCGGCAACGCCACCACCTCGAACAACACCTACGCGGAGGCGGACGCGACGGCTGTGGGCATCCCTGGGTTCTCCTCGCGGTGGCTGCACGCCACCAACTTCGGTTTTTCCATCCCGTCCGGGGCGACCATCGACGGCATCGTGGTGGAGTGGGAAGGAAAGTCGCTGGACACGTTCGAGGCCAACACCATCTCCCACGTTCTGCTCATCAAGGGCGGAAGTCGCTCGGGGGACAACAAGGGCACGGGGTCCTGGACGACGACCAGCGACGAGTGGAAGTCCTTCGGCGGGGCGTCCGACCTCTGGGGCAACACCCTCACCCCGACCGACGTGAACAGCTCGTCGTTCGGCTCCGCCATCGCCGTCACCGAAAACAACGCGAACAACTCCGTCAAGACGGCGATTGACGCCTGCCGCATCACGGTTTACTACACCGAGGCGAGTGGCGGGCAGGCACCCCGGAGCATGCACCAGTACCGGATGAGGGGGTCGTAAATGTTCTTCCTGCGACAGTCCACCGCCAGCCAGGAAATCCCCCTCGGCCCCTTCGTGGACAGCACTGACGGAAACACCGCCGAGACGGGGCTGACCATCGCCAACACGGACATCAAGCTCCTGAAGGCGGGCGGCACCAGCGAGTCCAACAAGAACTCGGGCGGTGCCACCCACATCGCCAGCGGGCGGTACTACGCCGTCCTTGACGCCACCGACACCAACACCGTGGGGGCGTTGCGGGTGTCCGTCCACGTCGCCGGGGCGCTGCCCGTGTGGCTGGATTGCTGGGTGCTGGAGGAGGCGGTCTACGACGCCTTTTATGCGGCCAGTGCCGTGGGCTACGTCTCGGGGGCACTGGTGGCGCTCAACTCGGACTACTACCACGCCGACATCCAGTTCACCCGCGACCAGGCAAACACCCAGGACGAGTGGTCTGTGACGTGGTTCAAGAACGGCGTGCGGCAGACTACGGGCATTACCAGCCCCACCTTGCAACTGGTCAAGCGTGCGGACGGGACAGACCTGAAGGCAGCCACGACCATGACGCAGATCGGCTCCACGGGGAGCTACCGGCTCGACCTGACCAGCACCGACCGGGTGACCGTGGGCGAGGCGGTCCTGGCAATCGCCAGTGCCACCATCGATGCGGGGACGCGGACTTTCTCCAGGCTCATCGGTAGGGATAGCTCGTAATGCCGTTCCTCTCCGGCTACACCCTGCGCAAGCAAATCACCATCTCGCACGCACAGGTGGACAGCGACCTCACGGACTTCCCCCTCTTCGTCTCCATCAGTTCCGACTCTGACATCGGCGGCGAGTGCCTGGCGAACGGGCACGACATCCGCTTCACGTCCTCCGATGGGACCACCCTGCTCAAGTATGAGCGGCAATCCTTTTCGGTGTCGGGCGGGGCAGCCACGGGAACCTTCTGGGTCAAGGTGCCGACCGTTGCTGGCTCTTCCGACACGACCATCTACCTCTACTACGGGGACAGCGGGGCTTCGGACGGGGCAGACCCAACGAACGTGTGGGACAGCAGTTTCCTGGCGGTCTACCACCTGGAGGAATCCGGCAACGGCACCTCGGGGGAGTACAAGGACAGCACCAGCAACGCCCGGCACCTGACGGGCGGCTCGGGGGCATTCCCTTCCCGGTCCACGGGGCTGTCGTCCTACGGTCAGACCTTTGACGGCACCAATGACCACATGGTCGGCTCTGCTCCCACCCTAAACGGGTCGTCTGCCGCCACGCTGGAACTGTTCTTCAAGACCAGCACTAACCAGACGGGCAAGTACCTGGCAAGCAACCCGCTATCGTCAGCGGGAAGCAACGGTTTTGACATCCACCTCAATGGGACGGCAGCCATTGAAGGGTGGATGAATACGACGACCTCGGCGGGAATCAACCGGACATCCCTTACCTACGCCGATTCCGCCTGGCATCAGGTAGCCCAGACCTACGGCGGCGGAGACTACAAACTCTACTTCGACGGGGCGCAAGCGGGATCGACGGTTTCACGATCCGGCAACATCTCCTCCACCACTGAATTCAACATCGGTCGTTTTGGAACATTTGGTGCCCATGTTGCTGCGGACATCGACGAGGTGCGGGTAAGCAACGTCGCCAGGTCGGCAGCCTGGCTGAAGTTCACCTATCACAACCTCAAGTCGGCGGGGAACGAACTCACCTTCGGCTCGGAAGAGTCCGACGTGGTTCCCCCGCCCAGGGTCTACCTGCCCTGGTATCTGCACTGGATGCCCTCGGAGGAGTTCATCCAACCTGCCACCTCTGGACCGTTGCCTCCAACTGGAAACCGTCGCCGTCGCCTCATTCTCTGCGGGAGCCGCTAATGATTATTGCCAGGCAATCCACGGCTCGAACCGTTATGGTTGGACCAGTCCTTGATGCGGATGGTGTAGCCGTTACAGATGGGGTTGTGGGGGACTTCAAGATCTCCGTCAACGGAGGTGCCCCTGCCGCCCTGAATGGGTCTGCAACCCTTACGCACAGGAACACAGGACACTACTCTCTTGCCCTGACTGCAACGGACCTGGCCACGGTGGGGCAAGTTGAGATTGTTATCGACGACACAACGAACGCCTGCCCGGTCAAAGAAATCACCGTAGTTGAAGAAGCAGTCTATGATGCATTATTTGCCTCAGGTGCTTTGGGCTATGTCGCCAATGCCCCAGTGAACGTCGCCCAGATCAGTGGGGACTCTGCTGCTGCCGACAACGCCGAAGCGTTTTTCGACGGCACCGGCTACGCGGGCACCAACAACGTCATCCCGACCGTCACCAACGTGACCAACCTGCACGCCAGTGCAGCAACTGCTACTGCCCTGGCTACAGCCCAGGCTGATCTCGACATTCTAACAGGTTCGGATGGTGTCACTTTGGCCACCAGCCAGCCCAACTATGCTCCCTATACTGGCACCCCTCCCACGGCTGCTGCCATCCGGGCTGAAATCGACAGCAACTCCACCCAGCTTGCTGCCATCCTGGCTGACACCGCTGAGATCGGTGCTGCTGGTGCTGGTCTGACTGCCATCCCCTGGAACATTGCCTGGGATGCTGAAGTCCAGTCGGAATGTGCCGATGCCTTGGCAGCCTATGATCCCCCGACTCATACTGAACTCACCACTGCCTTTACTGAGATCAAGGGTGCCACCTGGAGCAGTGTGACTGATACCCTCGAGGCCTTGCGTGATCGAGGTGATGCTGCCTGGACGACTGCCACTGGCTTTAGCACCCTGGATGCTGCTGGTGTCCGGAGTGCCGTTGGTCTTGCCTCGGCTAACTTGGACACCCAACTTGCTGCCCTGCCTACTGCCTCGGAAAATGCCGACGCCGTCTGGGATGAAGCCCTTGCTGGCCATCTGGCCGCAGGCTCCACAGGCGAAGCTCTCAATGCTGCCGGTGCTGCAGGCGACCCCTGGACCACCACTCTCCCTGGCTCCTACACCGGATCTCAGGCAGGTAAGATCCTGTCTGACATCCTGGTAGATACTGGCACCACTCTCCAGGCTGAACTGGATGGTATCCAGGCCGACACCGAGGACATCCAGAGCCGACTACCTGCCGCCCTGGTCTCAGGCCGCATCGACGCCTCTGTGGGTGCCATGGCTGCCAACACCCTGACCGCCTCTGCCCTGGCCACCGATGCTGTTACTGAAATCCAATCTGGCCTGGCCACTGCTGCCAGTATCTCGGCCCTTAACAATCTCTCCAGTGCCGATGTTAACGCAGCTTGTGATGCTGCCCTGGCTGACTACGACGCTCCCACCAAGGCAGAGCTAGACGCTGCATTTACAGAAATCAAGGGGGCAACCTGGTCTTCCGTCACCGACACCCTGGAAGCAATCAGGGATCGCGGAGACGCAGCCTGGACCACAGCTACGGGGTTTAGCACCCTCGATGCAGCCGGGGTACGAACCGCTGTCGGTCTGGCCAGTGCCAATTTGGATACCCAGCTGGCAGGGATCCTTGCCGACACTGCAGAAATTGGAGCAGCAGGAGCAGGCTTGACCGCCATCCCCTGGAACGCTTCCTGGGACGCGGAGGTCCAGAGTGAGGTCCAGGACGCCATCGAGGCCAACCACCTCGACCACCTCCTGGCCACCACCTATGACCCTGCCACCAAGCCAGGAGCAGCCGACGCTCTCCTCAATGAACTGATTGAAAGCGATGCTGGCGTCTCTCGCTTCACGGCCAATGCCCTCGAGCAAGGCCCTTCCGGTGGTGGAGGCGTTGCCGACTGGACTGCCGACGAACGCACTGCCATTCGCTCTATCCTGGGCATCCCTGCTGTGGGCACCACGCCAGACGACCCCTCTACGGGCATTCTTGACACCATCCGGGATGCTGTGGGAGTGGTCGATGGAGTGGTCGATGCCATCAAGATCAAGACGGACAACCTCCCAGCAGCTCCTGCAGCCACCGGGGATATCCCCTCTGCCTCCACAGTGGCTTCCCAGGTTCGCACCGAACTCACCACAGAGCTGGCTCGCATCGATGTGGCCACCTCCACCCGACTGGCATCTGCTGGCTACACTGCCCCCTTGGATGCCGCTGGCACCCGTACTGCCCTGGGAATGGCTTCTGCCAATCTGGACACGCAGCTGGCTGCTCTGCCCACCGCCCTGGAAAACGCCGACGCTGTCTGGGACGAGGTGATTACTGGAGCTCAACACAACGTCAACAACTCGGCAGCCAAGTTCCTGCGACAGTCGTCCGAGGCGAACGCCATGTTGACTGGCACGGCTCAAAGTGCTACCAACAACACGATCACCCTGGAGTCGGGAGCTGTCGCAGCCAACGACATCCTCAACGGGGAGCAAATCTCCATCATTGAGGGTACGGGTGTGGGGCAGTCCCGGCTGATTATCGACTCGGCAATGACCACGGACATCGTCACGGTGGCCCACAACTGGACGGTCAACCCGGACGCCACTAGCGTCTATGCAATTGCAGGCGCTGAGGTGGACATTCGAGCCGTGGCCGAACAGCCCGTAACGGCGACGACCACCGTTGACTTTGACGACCTGTCCACCATTCTGGTGGATACCAACGAGCTTCAGACTGACTGGGCCAATGGCGGTCGCCTGGATCTTATCCTCGATGCCCGAGCTTCCCAGACAAGCGTCGATGATATTCCCACCAATGCCGAACTGACGGCTGCCCTGGGCACCCTCAACGATCTCTCGGCTGCTGAGGTGCGGAGTGCGGTAGGTCTTGCTTCTGCCAATCTGGACACTCAGCTAGGCAACATTGTTGCAGATACCAATGAGCTTCAGATCGACTGGGCCAACGGTGGACGTCTTGACCTCATTCTCGATGCCCGGGCTTCCCAGACCAGTGTGGACGACATTCCTACTAATGCAGAACTGACTGCTGCCTTAGGCGCTCTGAACGATCTCTCAGCAGCTGAGGTTCGCTCTGCGGTGGGCCTGGCTTCTGCCAATCTGGACACCCAGCTTGCTACTATCGTGGCGGATACCAACGAGCTGCAGACCAACCAGGGCAACTGGGCTACTGCCACAGGGTTTAGCACGCATAGCGCGGCCGATGTGTGGGCAGCAGCAACGCGGACACTGACCGCTAACACCAACCTGAGCATTCCGACTACCGCAGCGATAGCTGACGCTGTCTGGGACGAGCCCACTTCGGGTCATGCGACGGCCGGGACAACCGGCGCCGCTCTTACTGCAGCAGGCTCCGCTGGAGACCCCTGGGCTACATCCGTTCCAGGGGCGTACGCGGCCGGAACCGCCGGTTACATAGTCGGCACGAACCTGAATGCTACTGTCAGTAGTCGAGCTACTCAAACTAGCGTCGATAGCCTTACGGGAGCTGGCAGCGGGAGCGTCCTTGTGGATCATGACTACGGTGGCACGGACGAGCTGGCTTACAAGACCTCTGGAGGTGACCCAATCGCTGGCGCGACAGTGGAGATATTCCTTACTTCCGATTATGATGGTGGAAACCGAACGTCTGAGTACCGGCAAGGCCGAACCATTACGGACATTAACGGTCGCTGGTCACAACCGGTCTATCTTGACCCGGAAAGCTACACGGTTGTGTTCTACAAAGTCGGTTTCTACGGCCCCGACGTCCAGGAAATTACGGTGGCCTAACGGGTCACCAGGAGGCAAGGATGCCTGTAACTGGAACGCCAATTGACGTGCCTGAGCCAGGTACAGAGGTTTGCTCTGACCAGCTCAACGTTGCACCAATTACCACCGCCGTAGAAGGGCGCGAAGTACCCACCAAGATGCGATCTGTAGAGGTCTCAGCTGGCCAGGCTGCGACCATTCAGTTCGTAATGCGGAACAAGAACGGAGACCCGGTCAACCTTTCGACCTGCATCCCGCCCGGATCCGTTGAGCTTCGCTTGCGCGAATCTCTGCAGCCAAACGCTGGCAGTGAAATAATCACTATCGTCGGGTCCGTCGTTTCCGCAACTGAGGGCATTGTCCAGGCGACCCTCACTCCGGAAGCAGTCGAAATGCCTGGCATTTCAATCGGCGAGTTTGGCGTCCTGAACGCCGACGATGAGCTGATCTTCTCTAACATGCTGTACATCGTCGTCAACCGTAGCTTCTGGGCTAACGAAGTTAACGACTACGGACCTCTGTCGATTGCCGAGATTCGGCTTCAGTTGCGCGATTCTGGGCCAGAAGACAACATCTGGCTGGATGTTGAGGAATTCGACCTTTCTGAAATAGCTGCTAGCATTGAGCGACCGATTCGTTACTGGAACGAATCCGCTCCGCCTCTGGATATCTTCTACAGCACTGCCACCTTTCCTTTCCGGTACCACTGGATGGAGGGAACCGTGGCTTGTCTGTACAGAATTGCTGCCACACACTATCGCCGGGTTCATCTACCCTACTCGGCGGGTGGCGTCTCTGTTGACGACAAGAACAAGGCCCAGGAGTACGAGGTTATCGCAGAAAGAAAGTGGAAGACTTACACTGACTGGGTGCAGTGGAAGAAAGTCCAACTCAACTGCGAGGCCGCGGTGCAGTCAACCGGGTCTCTTTACTCAACTGCTTCTTGGGTCTGGTGAGGTAACCAATGGCAATCACAAGCAGCGACCTGCGGACGCATTTGAGTATCAAGACCGGTACAGCTGGCAACCAGAGCGTACAGCCAAGCGCCAACAGTAGCTTGGGTAAGTACTTCAGTCAAACTGCCTGGACGGGTGGTGTACTTCATGACCTGTTCGACATCGTTTCCGGTACCGAGAATGCGGCCGAGAACGCGGAGTATCGGTGTATCTTCGTTTACAACGCACACGCGACCTTGACCTGGGAAAACGTTGTTGTGTGGATCTCGGCAACGACTTCGGGTGGGGCTGACATCGCTATAGGTGTCGACACTACGGCTGCCAGTGCGATAGGAAGTGCTCCTGCTCAGGCTCTGTCTGTTGCAGACGAAGACACGGCCCCCACAGGAGTAGCTTTCAGCGCACCAACCACCAAGGCAACCGGGCTGGCGTTGGGGAACATTGCCGCTGGTTACTGCAAGGCTCTGTGGATCCGACGGACACCGCTCAACACGGGAGCTGTCGACAACGATTCGGTGACTATATCGTTCTCCGGCGATACTGCGGCCTAAGGTGAGCTATGGCAGAAGTCGGTATCGACAGATCGACTGCCTGGAATGTCCGGTCAGCTGTTTCGCTGAACCGGAACTTGCGCTATTCCGTCCGCACACCGGTCACGTTTACCCGAACAGCCTACTTCCAGGTTCTGGCTACGCTTACGAAAGTTGGCATAGACCGGACAATAATCTGGTCGGACAGACAGGCCGCGGAGCTGACTCGAACGACTTACTGGCAGGTAATTGCACCCCCACAATCTTCGAGCGCGACGGTATATGCCGTTTACCAGAATGCTTTTGATCGTGTCCACGTCGACTTCATGGTGATAGGCAGTACTCGCGTCACCTGGACCCTAGCCAACCACTTTATCGAAGATACCCCGTACGTGTTCCAGGTCCAGGCAGGATACACAGGTTTGCCCGACGGTGACGACTGGGTGGACGTAGGCAGTCCGGTTACGGACACGTTTGTGGCCACGGACACAACCAGGAGATGGTACGGTAAAAGCCGGACGGCACACTACAGAGTTCGGCTGACGACTGCCCAGGGCAACATTTACTATTCGCAGCCAGCAACGACTCTGGGCGATCTTAACTGGCGAGACTGGCACATAGCTCAGGAGATTGTTAGAAAGGAAAAGCTTAGACACAAATGGTTTACGTCTCCAGAGGGGTATCTCTTGAAGCAAAAGAGGGACGGCGTACGCTGTTCTCGGTGTATCGACGCAATGACGGATGCTCCAAAGGATTCTAAGTGCCCAGTCTGCTACGGGACTGGCTGGGACGGCGGTTACTTCTCACCGCACCCGTTGTCTTATGCAGATATATCGAACGAGAAGGCTCGCGAGGCGAGGAACGCCCAGACAGGAATGGAAAAGAGCGTCGTCGTCATGGCGAGGTTTAACGGAGCACCCCAGTTGGACGCTCAGGATGTGTGGGTAAACAGTAAATCTGACTATCGGTATGAGATCCATGCGATCGCTACCGAAGCTCAGGTTCGCGGCGTTCCCATTGTAGTGACGGCAGAGCTACGGTTGCTCCCGCCGCACCACATTATCTACCAGTTTCCGCTGTAACGAGGTTAAGGTGGCCGTCCGACTAGACACAGCCTGGGTACGGGACGTCTGCGAGCTTGGACCTCGTCCGCTTGTAGTTACTGGTTGGCTACGCAATTGGCTAACAGGTCATTTTGCCACCGCAGCTAATCTCGAAGACCAGGACACAGACGGTCCGGTACAGAGAATGCTCTGGAAGGCTGACAAGACGACGGGAATCGTTATCGAGAGTATTACCAGCTGGAAGCCACAACATACAGAGAATCGCCCGGCGATCATAATCAAACGCAACGGCTGGAAAAAGGTCCGAGCTGGTATGGACGACCGGTTGCAGGGAACTACGCCGGGTGACGGTTACTCGCGTTTCGAGAATATGTGGCAAGGCAGCCATACGTTGCTGTGCATTACCAACGACGGCGCTGAAACCGAGTTACTGGCCTGCGAGCTGTTTCGAGAACTTAATCAGTTTAGCGAAGCCATTCGGTCGACATTGAACCTCACCAGGTTTGAGGTTCTGGAAGTAAGCGAGCTGAGCCTCCTTGAGGAGGCCCACCAGAACTATGTGGCGGCAGTTTCGGTCGCTTACGTTTATAATGAGACCTGGAGAGTCAAGCAGGAACTCCCCAAACTCAAAAAGATTGATCTGGCTATGTTCCAGCCTTAAGGACGCCGGAGACTGAAATGAGCAACGTACTGGATCAAGAAACCGTCTTCCAAGAGTTCAACGACATCGTTCCTGCCGAGATCGTTGCTCCGCTGCGTCCGCACATAGCAGGTGGTCACGCTGAATTGCGGCGCTACTCCGACAGTACCGAGAAGTCTCTTTGTCTTCTCGGCGATTACGACGCTGCGTCTGAGACCGTTTACAACTGGCCGAATCGGTCTGCTGGGTCAATTGTCGACCTGAGCTACGTATCGTTGACGATCGAAGATGCGCTACTTCGGTATTACCAAGACGAAATCGGCTCTGGTGACGGTACGGTTACCGCCGTTGCTGGGTTCAAAAACAGGATCATTACTTCCGCCTCCCGCGGGTTCTTGACCAACACCGCGACGTACCCGAGACTCGCTTCACTGTACGACCGAGATGTTGCACCTGGTGACGTCGTTCGGCTTCGCGTCGGCGGCACGGTATTCGACACCAGTGTGGTAGAACTGATTCCATCTGTCGTTGCGGCATCGATTGGGTCTGCCTCATCGGACGCCGCGAACAGTGTCAGCCAGCCGAACAACCAGCTTGGAACCGCTCCCACTGTCGACCCCACGGGCGGTGGCGGTTCAGGCGGCAGCTTGCAGGCAGGTGTGTACTTCATTCAGTACACGTTTGTTGGTCCGTTCGGCGAAACGTGGGGATCCGCGGGTCACACTGGCGCCTCCCCGGTGACCTTTACCGTTGGTGCTGGCGAGATCCCCCGAGTTACTTTGCCGGCATTGCCGACTGGGGCCACGTCGATCAAGATTTACCTGACGCAGGCTGGTGAAGCTGCCGGAACTGAGACGCTCTACGCCTCTGGTATCACTACCACGACGCACGACCTGACGGCTGCCACGACGACGGGAACTGCTGCGGTTCCGACCTCCATCTCCCAGACGGACGGAACGGAAAACAACGTTGCAGCAACCGCACTGTGCGCAAGCTACCGTGGCGACGCTGTCGGCGATATCTCTGAAACCTACACCATTGTCTGCACGCAAGCGTCTACGGGTGGAGACGCTACAACGGCTTTACTGAAAGTGACCAGCGCTTCTGGTCGAGACGACGTTGCTTCGGTTACTCCAGCTGCGTTCGCTTCTCCAACCACGATCGGAACGCGAGGCGTTACGGTCACCTGGACAACCAGTGCTAGCAACAATTTCGTTGTCGGACAGACCTGGCAGATTACGGCACGGCAAGCATTCGTAGCCCCTTCCGGGACCTCCGCAGGTACCTATGTCGGGGAAGAAATCGACGAAACTTTCGACTACGTGATTACCGTAACCCGTGGCGGTTACTACGCTGATTCGGAAAAGCCTCAGATTACTGTCACTCGAAGCGATGGTGGAGATACTAGCGGTCCAACGAATGTGACCGGACACACAACTGCCATCGCGGTCGGCGTAAACGGTGTCACGTTGTCTTTCTCCAACAACGGATCCAACCCAGGGTTGCGCAAGGGCGACATCTACTATGTCGGCGTGACTTCGTCCAAGTACGGTCACTACAAGACGTTGGTCCTTAACCATAACCTTTCGACCACGTTTACTGACGCAGCCGATATCGAGCTCAATCTTTGTATTCGCAAAGACATTACGGTTCCGGTGAACCGGCTAAGTGATCCGCCCACGACGAACTGGACCGCTGAAGCGGACACGATCACTGTGGCGGACGCTATCGATGCTTACGACAGCACCTTGACTGATGGTGGTGTAGAATTCGCTGTTCCTGTCATCGCCGGACAGGTTTACGCAACGTATCGAGCCTGGTTGGACACAAAGGCCAACAACGTTTTCACTTACACGCCTAGCTCGACGGACATCGACGAAGTCAAGGCCGAGGTAGAGGCGATCCTGGGAACTGTCGACCCGGATAACCCACTGGCGTATGGCGTCTGGAAAGCTGCGCTTAACTCCAACGAGCAGCCAGTTCTCTATACGGCCATCGCTGATCCTGATGATACGGACGAGTGGCAGGATAACCTGGATAACCTCAAGGGCTACAAGAACATCTACGGTCTCGTCCCTTTGACAAACAATGCGACCGTACTTAATAATTATGTCGAACACGTTGAAGCCAGATCGGAAGACGAGATCGGGGGTGAATGGCGCGTTGCTTGGTTTGCTTTCCAGGCAGACACGAGCAGTGTAATTGTGGACGCCACAACGACTTCTGACGGCGCTGTTGCCACGGCTACGCTGGCAGACAATCCGCTGGTCTCCGGGACGCAATACACACAGCTAAACTGCGCTACGGCAAACGCTTTCTTCGTCACCAACGGAGTAGCAGCAGGGGACATCGTTCGCTTTCTTTACACCCAGGACGCCTTCGGTACCACGACTTACAGCGAATTCACTGTGCAGTCGGTAACGAACGAAGACAGTCTGATCCTCTCCTCTGGCCACGTTGCGGCTGTAACGACCGCGCAGCGATTTGAGATCTGGCGAAATCTGCGTAAGAGCGAGATTGCCAGTAACCTGGCTGCGCAGGCAACGGCTGTCGGCAACAAGCGGGTTCGTTATGTCTGGCCGGACCAGATCGAAGACGGTGACCTGACTGTCGATGGTTACTTTGTCGCAGCAGCCTTTGCAGGCATGACTTCCGGTATCGCACCGCACCAGGGCTTGAGAAACGTCCAGTTGCGCGGTTTTGACGGCGTCAGCCGGTCGACGAGCTTCTTCAACAACGCTCAGCTCACTACCTTGGCTGACGCGGGTTGTTTTGTCGTCACGATCGACAGCGAAGGCTTCGTCTACGCTCGCGATGCCCGGACGACCGACACAACCGACGTGGACTCCCGGGAGGAAATGGTCGTCCGCAACGATGACGCTCTCCGGCACCTGATGTACAGTCGTGTGGCCAGCTACTTCGGTAAGGCCAACACTTCGAACGAGTCGCTGATCCTGATCCGCGGTGCGTTGCAGTCAGCCCAAGAGCTGGCCAAGAACAGTACCAGAATCTCCAGAATCGGGTCTATGGTCGAGGACACGACCCTAACCGCAATCCGGCGGCACAGCACGATTCCTGATAGAATCGTGATTCAGCTGACTTCTACCCGGCCATACCCGGCGAACGACGCAACGGTGACGTTGGTTCTGTAAGACCCCGCAAGGCAAGGAGGCCACGGTGGCGTACGATATCTTCGGTCGAGTCCCGGCTGACTACGGCGGATCCTTTGCCGCTGACGCTGCCTTTGTGGCCTTTTCCCTGGGGCCTGGCGTCGAAGGTGGCGTTGGGATGCTGACACAACAGATCAGCTTCTCGTACACGCAGCAAATCAGCTTGGTTTATGAGATCGGCTCCAGATCGGTCTTCTACGTTGCTGGGCGTGCCAAGGGTGAAGGGCAGATTGCCCGAATCTTGGGACCTCGCCCGGTCCTACCGGCCTTCTATGCGGCCTACGGCAATATCTGTCGAGCCAACCAGAACACGTTACTGTTCCAGGTCGTCTCTGGCTGTAACAACCCAGGTGATGTCGGCGCGGGCTTGGCCTTTGCTTTGATCGGCGTGGTCATTCCGTCGATCACGATTTCTGTTCAGTCGCCACAGGAAATGATGATCAGTGAACAGTTGAGCCTACTGTACGTCGCCTTGATCGTCTAACGGAGAATCCAGTGCTGGACCGACGCGCGTTACAGCTAGAACTCCGGCAACTGGCTGCGAGTCCTAGAGGTACTGCTGGATTCGGTCCAGCAGCAAACCCTCTGACTTCGGCCAGTTCTGTTCGCTTTGATCTCAGTAAAGGCGCTCAGATCTATTACGGGCGTGTCATCGAAGGCATTCCTTACGCTCGCACCTACAAAGTTCAGATAGAGCGACGTAACACGACCATTGTCTGCCGTGATATGGCACAAACGTCGTTGCTGCCATACGGCCCCAAACAGCTAAACACGTACTCACCCGGAACCGGTGTCTACGTCATCTACCACCCAACTGCAGCCGAAGGCTTCATCATCGGAGCGTTTCCGGACCCATCGTCCGACGCCCGTCGCGGTATGGCTGACATGATTGCACAGGGCAGTCACGTCGGGTTAAAGATTGACGGCGTAAACTCGTTTGCGTTTCAGCTGGCTCACAACGGTAACATCGGAGACTACTCAGCCACCCGTCCACTGGATAGCGTTGGGGCTGAGTGGGGAGCTATGACAGAAACTGGTCTGGGATTCTTCCTGGATCCGTTCATGGCATACATGCGTGTGGATGAAGCCACAGGCCTGTTCCTGTTCTACCACGACCAGTTGACCCGTCTGGCTGGCTACAACCTGCAGGTTCAGACGGCTGGAAACGACCGCGAGGATCTGGATGACCAGAGTGAGTTCAGCAGTTGGGAAGGCTGGTCTCCGTACACCTGGGAGGCTAAGGGCAAAGTATCTCCCGGTTCGTACGGTTATCGGGAGTACACAGCGACCGAAGCCCAGGTTGACGAGGCTTACTACAGCCGCTACGAGCCGTATGTAGACGATCAGCAGGCCTTTCACCGTCTGATGAAGTTCCACGGTTACCTGGGACAAGCGGAGAGTGAGTTTTTGGCGCTGCCGCCAGACATAGTCGGCCCTTACCGGTATACGAGCAACACTCCGCTGTCGTTCGTTTTCGAGCGGCATCTGGCTCAAAGTGGTCGGTACACGCTTCGGTCCATGAAAGGCGTGACCATTGGTAAGACCAGCCTCATCGCCGGGCCGAAGCAGATTCGACGCCCAGAGGATCCAAACGGCGACAACCCGAACAACTACAAGTTCAACTCGACCACTGGTTCTGGCCGTGCGCATGTTATCACTGGTGACATTGCACTCGAGACGGGCTCGACGGCAGCCCATGGCGGTTTGATCCGCGCCGCAGCTGTGTTTGACCAACTCTCTTACCAGTACAACTGGGAGGGTCTTCACCCATTCCACTACCACCGGTACGACTGGTACACGCCGGAAGAGACAGCGACTGAGGCCTACACTGAGGCTGCCAACATGCTACCAGACTTCACCAGTCTGACTAGCAATCAGTACCTGGCCCTGCCTCCTGTGACTGCAATGACTGTTGACCATCGGTACGGTGCTTCTAACTACTACGCCAGCGAATCGTTCCTCCATTTTGCCGACGACGGAAGTATCGTCCTGGCAGATGGTTATGGCTTCAGTCTGGTGACTTCACAGGGGTCGGCCTTTCTTAGCCTGCCCGGCGACCTGTGGCTAATGCCAGGCAAGAACCTGAATGTGTGGGCTGGCTACGATACGATCATCAAGTCTATGAACTCTGTGGACATCACGGCCAGCCAGAACGATGTCCGTGTCGCAGCTAACTACAACGTCATGGTTTGTTCAGGCCTCGGCGGTTGTGGCGGCACCTTGATTGAAAGTCGGGCAGATTACACCAGCTTTGACTTTACCAGCAAGATCGGCGAAGACGCGGTCTTGACTGGTGTGGTCCTCAAGGCCAAGGCCAGCCCGATCGTGGCAGCCGGTAAGCACGTCCTCGTGACTACCAACATGCAAAAGTATGCTGGCGAGATGCACGGGGTAGAGACAGCGCCAGACTCGGCTTATGGAGAGTTCTCTGGTGGTCCGGTAGTTATCGATGCCGGGCAAGGGAACCTGATTGAATACGGAAAGACAGTCCACCGACACATTGGTGGGTCCGCCATTGACGTGTTCTACCAGGCTGAAGAGTATGTGGCGAACGAGTACTGGTTTGACAGAGCCAGCATCAACACGCCCCTGGATGTCAACGGTCGTGTAGCTATCAACGGCTGTTTGATGGCCTCTGGCGACCTTCAAACGGCAGGCGTCGTGGCCAGTCCCGAAGAAACGATCTACGTTCTGTCGGATGATACAGCCATTACCGCTGAGGCGACCGCCATCGCTACCCGCCTGACCGAGCTGCAAACCTACGCTGACGATGCGAAGCAGGAAGGGCGAGACCTTATTGAAGGTACGGCTGACATCCGTATGGTGGAGTTTAGCTTCCGGAAAACTTCTCAGTACAAGACTTCCGGTCTGGTGCTGTACGAAAGCCGGTGGCATCAGATGGCGCGCCTGAGCGCCCAGACGTTGGTTATGTACCCCTGGGTTGAAATCAGCAGCGAACAGGTCCAGAAAACGGCACCAGATGACGAGACCTTTCCGTTTCCTGGTCGGGAAGCGTGGACTGGTTATGGCAGTACCAACGCCTACCGCCAGCAAGACCTGCAGCTTATTGATCTGTCAACCAACGAAAAGGCTTTCCGAGGTAACGCGGCATCTGCTAACCTCTACGAGGCAGCCGAAATACCGGCAGCAACGCCAGCCATTCTGGCTGAAGAATACCCAATGCTGTTCGAATCTGGAGTTTGAGAATGAGTCAGAAGAAGAAAAAGGCACAGAACAACGAGCTGCCGGTCCGCAAGGTCGGCGGTCAGCAAGTACCGTGGCGGGCCGGTCAGCTGATTCTTACCGATCGCGAGAGGCGAGCATCGGAGGCAATCGGTCTCCAGGATGGCGGCGACATCCCCGAGTCGCTTCGGCTGAATATTGAGAACGCTCAACGGGAAATCGCCAAGGAGATGCAGGAAGCTATTCCAGGCCCAGCCGACCTGCCCCCGCTGACGCCTCCGCCGATCGCGGCGATGGAAGACTTGCCGGAAGAGAAGCAGAAGGAGCTGGCCGAGTTCCTCAAGTGGTCCAACGACCTTAGCCAGGCGCCCGGTAACATCCAGGTCACAGACAGCCGTGAAGAAAGCAAAGAAGAGCTCGACGAAGAATCTGTCAACGAGGTTGGTCAAGAGCTTCTCGACGACGGTCTTCGCTACGTTCAGTGTCTTCTCGGTGAGCAGCCTTTCGAGAAGACTTACAAGCTTCTCGGGGACAAACTGACGGTGACCTTCCGCAGTCTGACTATGCCGATGGTCAGTTGCTGCGAGAACCAGGTGTTTGCGGACCGGAGAGAAGGTCGTATCGACAGCGATATCAGCGCGGCCTGGACTCTGCTCAACTACCGCATGACGCTGGGGCTGAAGACAATCATCCGAAACGGCGAGGAAGTCAACTTTGCCGCGGGAACAGAGGCGTTCCTTCAGAAGGTATCTGGAACGGACGTAGCCAGGCTTCACCAGCTTTATACCCAGGAAACGATGCTTTCGAGCGAGACGCTGTTTCGGTTGGTCCGAGATAGCTACCGCCAGTTCGAGGAGACGGTCGACTACCTGGAGGAAGCGGTAAAGAACCCGGATTTTTTAGAAGCGATCGAGAGCTGTCTTTGATCCGACAGGCCCACTTTTCCGGCCTTATTGATTGCAGTAAGGCTGATCTCTCTGATCGCAACTGGCAACTTAAAGCTAGCTGGGCCATTGACTATCTGGAAGAGCAGAACCTGTTGAAGCTCAGTCAGATGCGTCATGAGCTCAGCTGTGCTATGCTCGCTAACTCAGAGATGACTGACAAGGCTGGAGACAGCTGGGAAGCGGCCATGACCCAGCAGGACTTGGTTACTGGCTGGTTATTCCCATGGTTGCGGCCGGAGACCTACGGTCAGTCTAGAGAGCACAGTGTTAACCGTCTTCGGGCTCTTTGGGAGTCTCGCTGGGGCAACCCAACTGACCCGGAGGTAGTCAAGAAGATCCAGAATACGGTTGAGTATCTCCAAGGCATGGTCAGGAGTCGCAACGATGCAGCTAAATGAACTGCCCCTTCTAAAGTCGATGCGACCGATCGTTGCCATGCCTGAGTCTACCGAGCTGGAGCTGCCGCCAGTCAGGCTTCCGCAGATCAAGGAGCTACCACCCAACGTTAAGTTGCCGGTGAAGCCCAAAAACGTGGAGGTACCGAAAGACGGTCGTTTGCCAGAATCTGTCGTGAGAGCCGTACAGCGGCTGCCGGTCTTGCCAAAGCAACCGGCCGGGGCTCCGAGAAAGCCAGAGCAGCCACCCGCCGCGCGTTTCCTGTCAAGAACACCGAACCGACCGGCATTGCGCATTAGGCAACCGGCGCAACGGGTTCCAGCGCCACAACCGCTACCTGCCAACGAAAACAAGGACAATCGCCCTGGAATCGTTCCATTGCCCACTAAACCGGTTCAGCGTGCCCAAGAAGTCCTCCAAAGGCGCCCTATTATGCCCACACGGCAAGTAACACCGCAGGAGGGAGCTAAGAAAGACGTCGTGCTGCAGCCGAGACCTCAACCGGTTAGAATTGAGGGGACTCTACGGCTGGAGTCTGACCGATCTGCAACAATTACAGGCACTTTGCTCGGTGGTGTGCCTGGCAGCTAGGAGGCGCTGTGGCAGACATATTCTCAGTAACACCGGGCGCAGTCGTAGCTGTAGCCAGCAGCGGCATCCCTCTGGGTATGTACCTTGAGGGATGGTACGGCTACCCAGTCTTCAAGAGCATCATCACCGGATTCCAGGTTACGAGCCAGAGTGGCGTGCAGTTTCTGCACACGCTACGGGATTTTATCTACGTCTACTCGTTCGGTGAGCGGATCGGCAGCTTGACCATTAGCGGGATCTCGTTTGCCTATCAGTGTGAGACTGGCAATGTAGCCTACCACGGCATCGACTACGTTTCGGCCTACTACCTCAGAAGCAGGGCGTCGTCCTACCCAAGACCAGTAATCGCCGTCCTGGGCGGCGCTACTCCGTTTGCCGGCTTTCTAACGGGTATGCGGCTCGGCATCACAGACACCGAACGGATCGTCGGCGAGTTTTCTTACGAGTTCAAGGTTGTTCCGAGCTTGAGCACACTGGACGTGTTCTTTGGGTGATAAATGATTAACCACATTAGAACACTGTTGCTAAACACGGATGGCACGAACAACCCTGGTCCGGACTTTCCCGGCGAGGAATATGTGCCACCGTCGTTTCGTGCCAGGGCCATCCCGGCCTCACTGCAGTCGATCTACTATGCGCTGATATCGCGAGATAGCGACCGCCTAGCCAAGAACATACGGCTTCACCAGTACATGGCGATACTGCACGCCTCGCCACTTAAAAATTATGTCACGGCTCTGGACAACCGGATAACTTACGACCCGACTTCGTCCAGTCTGTTTAACGCCATGTTACCGGTGGTCACAACCAAGCAGACCGCCGGAACGGCAAAGAACATTTACGTAAACAGCAACAACGCGGTCTTTGGTTCGGGTCGGCTAAAGCTTGAGTGGCAGGTCGACGTTGTCGACGGGACAACCGTCAAAATCAGTCAGTACAGTGCGGATACCGGATCTACAACGGAGACATTTGCCGCATATTCATCTTCTTCAAGCCTGTCGAGCGTTTTGAGCTTGCCTGGGTCCGAGCTGACGTTCAGATTCGAGACTGGAGTCGGATCCAAGTGGTCCATAACTGTTCTGGCTTATCCCATCCTCGGGATTCCAGAAGTCTGCCAGAACGTCGAACGAGTAATGAATCCGGCAAGTACGACAGCACTGTTTGGTCGGGCTTCTGAAACCCAGGAACCGTACCTGTCTTGCCGGAACACCTGGTACAGACAGCAGACGTCGCATATTGCCCTGTCTGGCGTAATCTTGGCCATGGCGTACCGACTTCACGAAGCGAGGACGTAATGGCTGTTTTCAACTGGAACTTTACCAAGTTCAAGCTGTGGGCTGTCCTCTACTACCCGACCGTCTACGAAAACGGTGTGGTTAGTTTTTTGCCGGTCGGTATCGATGTGTCTGCAGC